AGTAAATGCAAATTCAAATGTTATTAATGGTGCTACAGCATATAGCTGGGGTAATCATTCAACTGCTGGTTATCAACTAGCATTAGGTTATACACCAGTAAATAAAGCTGGTGATACTGGTATAGGAGCATTACAAATTAGTAACACTACCATCTCTACTTCTAGTTCTTCTGGTGCGCTAATTGTTGCTGGTGGTGTGGGGATTGGGGGAAATCTGAATGTGACAGGGCAAATACTATTTGTTTCTGGATCTTTATCAAGTGGATCAAATATAAATTTAAACTCAACAACATTAAATTTACAATCTAATAATTCATCAGGAACAGGAATTGGTATATCAACTATAAATAATAGTTCATATGCTTATTTAAAAACTACTTCGTTAACACAATCTGAAACATTCGAATTTCCAAATAAAAGTGGGGCAGGTGGAACATTTGCTATGTTATCTGATTTAGCTACAAAAGCTAACAATAGAACTTGGACAACTGTAGCTTGGCAAAATGCTGTTAATATTAATTTAGTAAGTGGATCAAATTTTAAAAATATTACAGGAGTAACAGGAAGTCAAATTATTACTTATGATGGTGGTAATGCTTTAGTAAATGGTGCTAATACTGCTTTCCAGATAAATAAACCAAATACTGGATCCATAGCTATTACTTTACCTACAACAAGTGTTATATTTTTAGATATAGCTCCAAGTGAATCATCATTATCTACAAATGTTGTTACACTTACTGGTTCAGCAGGATCTAAATATTTATTTGAAATAAGAGAAGCTAATGGTGATATGGTTACTTTAATATCTAAAATAGCTTCTGATTCGGTCATTAATTCACCAAAAGTTTTCTATTGTAGTAATACAATTATAGCCGTTGGAACAAGTACTTTAAATAGCGATGTTACTTTATTTACAATTCCTTATATTGCTAATAGTTGGGGAACAAATACTACTATAAGATTTTTAGCTACTTGTATTGGGGGTGCTAGTACTAATAGCAAAACATTTAAATTATATGATCAAGCTTTAGGTGCTACAAATGGATTAATATACTCTTTCAATAATGCTGCTGCTTCACAAGTATTAAGTAGAGAATATGTGATGCTTTGTCATACATCTAATAGTCAAACAATATCTAACGTAGGAAGTAGTTCAGCAGAAGTTACTAAAGCAATTGATTTAACTGTAAATAGAACTTTAGTTGCATCATGTAACATAAATAATGTTAGTGAAGCCGCAAGTGCGTACAAAGGATTATTAATAATTCAATATAATTAAAAATGAGAAATAGACATTCAAATAGAAGAAAAAGCTCTCCCTCTCGTTCAGAAGAAGCTACAATACCTCTAATTATTAATTTTAGTGCTACGCCAACTACATGTATACTATCTTTAGCTATATTAAAATATGATAAAGATTTTGCACATAGCTTTACATTAGATGATGCTTTAATTTCAGCATTAACATCTGGATTACCCGTGTTATCTGGTGGGACTGCTGGTGATGGTTTAACTTATCCTGCATTATACTATACAGATGGATGTGGAAATAATCTATTATTTAGAGCTGCTATAGCTTTTTATACTGTCAATTCATCTGGCTCAGATCTTCATATAAATACACCTGCTAATTTAACTTACGCTCAAATAAACACATTAAAAAATTCAGGATGGAATATAATAAGTCATAGTTGGAGTCATGCTAACGGAAGTGGTAATACACCTGGTTATCCTGGTGTAGGACATCCTACTTATAATGTAGAGATTGATAATAATAGATTAGCTCTTATTAATAATATTGGTGAATATTGGCCACATTTTATTATTCCTGCGGGCGATTTGAATTATGATAGTGTGGCATCTACTTCAGGAATAAAATGTATTTATAATCAAGCTGGTACTCAATATTTAGGTGGTAATGGTGGTTTACAGATTGATGGAATTGGCTTTGAAAGTCCAATGAGAATATTTAGAGTTTCTCGACAAGAAACAGATACTTATCCCACAATAAAAAGTAATATTGATACAATCGCATCAAAAGCTATTAATGGTGCTAAATTTATATTTAATGATTTTACGCATTCATTAACACCGAGTTTATTTGCTGGTGGTATGACCATAGCCGACTTTGCATCTTATATGGGATATGTTGCATCGACTTATGGTGCTTCAGGAACAGATAGAGTTTGGATGTCCCCTTTACAAGATGTGTGGGAATATATTAACCTCAGAGAAAATACAAGAATTGACATACCTTTAATATCAGGTAGTTCTGCAACATCAGCTTTATACCATACTGTTTCTAATTCCGATAGTAAATCATTTGGATGGACTATTAAAATAACTTCTGATCAAAACATAGTTAGTGTAAACCCTATTACTGGATATAATATTACATTTAGAGGTACAGGTAGCAATAAAATTATAAATATAGATAAGATATAACTTATATTATTTATTGTATACATTTTTTATTTTAAAGTCAAATTTCTCTGCCAGCCAAATAATTCTTTTCATATTAAATCCTTCTGAAAAATCAATTTCAGTTTCCATAACTACAACACATTTATCATTAATTAATTTAATAAACATTGTATATTTTTCTTTTTCTATTATTTCTAAAGAAACATCTTCCATTACCCTACTTTAGAACCTATTGGTGTATGTTGACCTAAATTTATTACAAAAGGCATTCCATCTGGAGTTTTACCATAAAATAACATACCATCAGATTTTATACCTTTAATAACAACACTAGGAAAATTTGTTATAAATATAGTATGTACGTTTACTAATTTTTCGGGGTGAAAATGTTTTCCTAAATTAGTAACTATAACTATGTCTCTATCACCACAATTAACATCTAATCTAATTAATTTATCTGAACCACCTACACGATTAGCACGATATATTCTACCAACGGTAAATTCAGCATTTTCATAAAAGTCTTGTATATTTATATTCTTCATTTTAATTCGGTACGGAATCCAATACAAAAATAAACAATATATTGTAGAAATGCAAATTATTTTATTAATTAAATCATATTAAATCGTTTATTATTGCTTTTCTGAAATAACTTCTAAGTAAATTAAAAAATTTAGAAGTATCTTCTCTAAAAATTACAATATTATTTATTGTAAATGTCCAACATTCAATAGAAATATTCGAATCTACAAAATAACCTTGGTAAATTATCATATTATCTTTATACCATTGTCCCATTATTAATTCAAATCCTAATTTTTTAATAAAATTTTCCATTATTTTCTTATAATGCTTCTATCAATCACCCAACCATCATGCATAAACTTAGGCTTCATATTATCTAAAAAATGTTGTCTCCATATTCTAACAAAAGCATCCAAATCATCTATTTTATCAACACATTCTTCTCCCCAACTTTTCCATTCTATATCTTCTTCATAATTCATATAAGCAATTTTTTTTAACTCTTCATTAGTTAAATATTGCTGTCCTAAATAATCAGATATTTCATTGTGCATTTTTTCAAATACTTCACCAGGTAAGTTATCTAAATGGTTTAACAATATATTAGCATAACTCTTTATAAGAGATATTTTAACACCTGATCTTTTATTTACGTTTACACCTAAATCATCAGCAATTTTAAATTTTAATTCCTGTGCATATACTTCATATTCGTTATGACATTCTCTACACAATTTTACTACATCATAACAATTATGATTTTTATAATCATCAGGCATATATTTTCTATAACAATATGGAACTATATGATGCTTCGTTAATTTATCTAATTCATTTGTTCCACAACAGACACATTTATCTTCTTTAGGAGTAAAAAAATATGTGTCTTGTTCATTTGAATAACCCAAACCTTTTGGTGTAAATGTTAATTGAATTTCTTTAATGAGTTCATCATCTTCGTTTAAAATTGTAGCAAGTTTTCTATCTAAATACCATTTGACTCTACTCATATTACATAAAAACATAAGCTTTCCGTCTGGTGAAAAAACTTTACAATTGCCATATTTTTTATTTTCTGAATTCATTCTTCTATATATGAAGAATTTTTATTTTGTTGAATTTTCTTCATTGAATAATTTTTCTATTCTACTTTTTCTATTATTAACTAATTCTAAATGTGTGCTATGAATATTATTATCACCATCATAAAATTTAACATTCAATCTAACTATTTGGCCGCTTATATTATGTGATTGTGTATCTATTACAGTAAAAATACCTTCTATATACCACGATGAATTTTTACGTATATCTAATATTTTTACAGTATCGCCTATTTTAAACATAACTAATTAGAAATATTTTTATATGATACACCCCAAACCAATTCTACTTTATGTTTAGAAACTCTTCTAACATATTTATCATAAATTCCTTCTACAAATGTTTTAGTAGAATAGAATTTCTCAGCATCTTCTATAGAATCAAACCACAATTTAACAGATACACTCTCGATTGTAATTTTTCTTATTAATTGTATATGTGGTGATTGTATTCTTCTCAATTCTTTTACGAAAACTTCTAAATATCTATCATCAACATTTTCATTATCAGGAAAATTAAAATATACAGATTCCAAACCCTCTATTTCTAAAGTTTCATCTCCATATACATTTTCGGGTATCAATTCATCAAATGTTGCAAAAATAGAATCTATTCTTGCTCTAAATTCATGAAAATTAAGTTCTTCTTTCACTAAATCTCTTTTTTCCAATTCTATTTCTTTTGGATAATGAGGATTATTGTTATTTAACTTTCTCCACTCACTGATTTTATTCTTAATATCATCATCCTTTTTACTTAGTACTTTGCTATCTTCTTCAAATAAAGTTTTTGGATAAATTGATATTATATGATGTTTATATTCTTTTAGAATATCTTTTGATAAATGATTAAGAAGAAATTTGACTCTAGCTGTTTGATTATTCCCACCTGTTCTATATTCAATAGTTTTTAATTCGAGTAGTATTAATCCTTCTGGATTATTTAATAAAGATTCTGTATCTTTATTCAAAGAAACCATCTTAGATTCCATAAAAGATTTGAAATCTCCTTTCGTCTTAGTAATTGTATTAGTTGATTTCTTGAAATTACTCAACATAAAATCAAAATCATCTTCAATTTCAGCCATATTTATAAAATTTATACCATTATACCTTTTAAAAAGTTAAAAGTTTGAATTTTAACAATGAATTAAAAATTAAAAAAGTTAAAAATACAAGATCATGATATATAATATATTAATAATATACTATATTAAAAGAATAATTATATATTGAATGATATAGTAGTTATAAAAATCATTAAATGTTAACTTATATGATTATCTGGTATAGCAGTTTGTTTTAATCCTTTTCTTTTAGCTATATTTTCTTGATGTTTAGCTTCTATTTCAAGTTCTATGTCTAATTGTGATCCTTCATTTCCTAATGAAGTACCTTCTATGTCTATTAAGTTTTCAGTATCTACTTTGGGATTTTCTATTTCTGTTTCAGGAAGAACAGCTTCATTTTTCTTAAACTCGTTAAATTTCTTAATGTTTCTCATATTAAAAATAATCTTCAAATTTTACATCACCATTTTGAACTACTATTTTTGAAATAGTTTCGCCCTCATATTTATCACCTTTTTTATATTTTTCTTTTAGTTTTTCTAATTCTTCTTTATTGTCCGCTTTAAAATGTTTTCCTATTTTATAAGTATTAGTCATTTTATTAGCTTTCATAGCTTTTTCCAAAGCTTCTTTTGTAATTATAGTTAATATATATCCATCACCTTCTTTTTTATGTTTAGAATTTTCTTTTTCTCTATCTTCATCGGATAACTTCATAAGTTTCTTTTCTTGAAGAAATTCATTGAATTTTTTAATACTCATTGATTTAGTTATATTTTGATTATATATAAATATTCACTATGCTTATTTTTAATATATAAAGTATGAAAAATATTAAATCATTTGAAGCTTTTGATAATGATATAGAGAATAAAAGACTTTATTTAAATGTAGATAATGGAATTACTATTAAATCTGATGTGAATAAAACATCTAAACAAGGTTTTATTGAAAAAATGAAAGATAAATTTTATAGTGTATCTAAAGTTAAAGAAATAGTATCTAAAGTTAAATGGGAAAATTTAATAGTTAAAGATGTGAATATGATATCTACAACAGATGGTGAAAATTCTATAATAAGAGTTTTTTTACCTGATGAAATTCAAAAACAAATTAGATTATCTAAAATAGATTTTGATTATGTTGAATTTAAAATTGATAATATAGGATTTGATAATAGAACACATACTATTGGTATAGATGATAAGTTAAAAGGTTTAGGATTAGGATATAAGTGTTATAAAGCTTTAGCGAAACATTTGGGATGGATAACATCACATTCAAATGCTTCAAGTGATGCTAAAAATGTATGGTTAAAATTAATAAAAGATAAAGATTTTTACTCTATTTTATCTAAACTTTCTGTAATGATTATTAATAAAAATTTATCTAAAGAAAATATTAGAACTGCTATTTTGAAATTTTTATCAATTAATTTTGTTAAAATTGAAGGTGAGTCTGATAAAGAAATAATCAAAAAATTAGCAGGAAAGAAATTTCCTATTAAAATGGACGATGAATTAAAACAAATGTTCAAAGATGATGTTTTAATTAGAAGATTAGATATTGACTATTTTGATAGAATAAGTAAATTTATAAAAGATGAGGATGCGGTAAATATAAAAGATGATGATATGCAAATTCATTATAGAAACAATACTAAAAGAGATATGAATAAAAAAAGGGAGAATTAATCTCCCTTTTTTCTTTTTTTCTTACGAGTTTTAGTAGATATCATTTTATCAACAACTATCATGTTTAAAACTTGAAGTTGTTTCGTATAAAGTACTAGTTCAGATTTTAAATAATCTGATACTATTTCCTTGAATGTAACTATTTCTATTCCCATAATATTATAATTTAGATTATTTTCTTTTTTCCGCAGGTTTTTCTTCTTTAGTTATAACATTATCAATTAGTCCATAATCTTTTGCTTGTGGACTACGCATCCAGTAATCTCTTTCGCAATCTCTATAAACTTCTTCATAAGTTTTTCCTGAATGATTTGCAAGAATTTCATAAAGTTCTTTTTTAAGAATATCAATTTGTTGTGCAGTGATTTGAATATCAGTTGCTTGTCCTTGTGCGCCACCAAGAGGTTGATGAATCATAATTCTTGAATGTGGAAGAGCAAATCGTTTTCCTGCTGCACCACCCGCTAAGAGAACTGCACCCATTGATGCTGCTAAACCTGTACAGATAGTAGATACGTCTGGTGAAATATAATTCATAGTATCATAAATACCCAAACCTGCATAAACTGAACCACCTGGACTATTTACATACATTTGTATATCTTTATCTGAATTTGCTGATTGTAAAAAGAGCATTTGTGCTACTAAAATGTTTGCTACGTGATCATCTACACCAGTACCTAAAAAGATAATTCTATCAGCAATTAAACGAGAGAATACATCAATTTCTCTAAAATTAACATTACGTTCTTCTATAATTGAACGTGTCATATTACTAATGTCGGGTACTATATGTCCGATATAAGGAACATTCATAGTAATATTTGGAATATTACTTAAACTTTGTATTGCGTTGGTTTTAATGTACTTATCAACGTGAATACCACCAATACCCATATGCTTTACGGCATAATTTCTAAAATCTTTTCCAATTTTTAAATGTTCTCTCATATTCGTATTTGATAAGTGGTTAATTATTTTGTATTATATCAAATATAATTAAATTATTTATAATACCAAAATATTTTAGAATTATTTTTTAAATAATTTTGTATAGTTTAAAAAAGTATGAGATTTTTATAAACTTTTAAGTATTTATTAGTAAAATAAATACAATTAATTAAAAAAATTAGATTTATATAAATGATACATATTACAAATACATTAGGAATGAATTATAGAGAAGCTTTAGTTTTAAAATATAAAGCGGAAATCGCAGAAGCGGAAGCAATATTAAATACTTATTTTAATTCATCTGTTGGTATCGGTGAACATTCAGATTTACTCATTGAATTTGATAAATGGATAGAAAAGTTAGCAAATGCTAAAGATAAATTAAATACTATTGAAAATATTAATGGTGTAGTATTAAAATCATAATAATTTGTATTATTTGTATATACTCCAAAGAAAAATAGCTTACTTATAGTAATTTAGTAAAATTAGCCCCTAAATAGGGGTTATTTTATGCTGACATTTTTTTACTAAATATATCCAATTTCTTTTAAAGCTAATATTTTTTAATATATAATAAAAACAATCTCTAAAAAGTTGGCAGATTTTGATATTTACAGTAAGTTAAATCCTGGTATTTATATTTCTGAAAGGGATTTATCTGTATTTAATGTAACTCAATTTTATAATCAAATAACTCTTGTATTAGGATGTTCAAAAGAAGGTCCATTCAATGTTCCTATTATTAATATTAGTCCTGATAATTTTGAAAAGAAATTTGGAATGCAAGATTATGCATTAGAAAGAAAGGGATCATATTTTCATAGAACTGTTAAGGCTTTATTACAAGAAGGACCTGTTCTTACTGTTAATCTTAGAACTACTGATAGAGAACTTGATAAATATAATTGGATAAATCTTTCTACGAGTTCTGATAATTATAATTCGAACACTAGGACTAATCCAATAGAAGATTTTTATAATATAGCTGATGGGTTTTGGAGAAAAAATGTAGACCAATTAATTGGACTTGCTGATGATAATATACCTGATTCAAATAAAAATCCATTTAATATAGTAAATCAAAGTGCTAAACCAGTTTCTATTTTAGCATTTAAATCAAAAATAAAAGGCTTTGATATTACAGTTGAAGATTGGTATAATTCAAAAACAATTCCTCAATATTTACACCCTAAAGATTTAATTTCTGATTATTTGATAGATGTATATGCTATACAAGGTAGATGGAATAATTATGAAAAATTAGCTCTTGATATTAAATGGTCAAAGTATTTTAATAAAAACGGATTCAAAAGAGAAACTTTAGATGCTTTTATTGGAGAAGCAGAAGTAGTACTTGTTAATAAATGGACGGGTTCGGTATTACCATATTTCAAGGATAAGGCTGGTAGAGATATGTATATTCAATCAATTATTAATAATGATGTTGATGAAACTGGTATATGGACTGCTTATAATTCTGATATTATAGAAACTGATTATAGAAATGGATTGGTTGATATATTGGGTGATAATCTATCAGCAAATAAAAAGCCTAAAATAGATTTTCTTTCTTATAAGAAAAATCTTACAGATTTATATTTAGTAGAAGAAAAACTTCTTGACCAACCAGGTAATTCATTTGGTAATCCAGAATTTGTATTAGGCGGAAGAGAGCAGTATAATTCAGAAGGATATGTATATGGATGTAAATTAAAGAATATTATAGTTAATACAACAAATACATTGAAAGTAAAACCATTAGATTGTTTTTATGATGATGCTTATGGTATAATTAATGGTAAGAAAATAGAATTAAATAATGATATTAACTATGATTTAGTATTACAAGAAATATTAACACCTGGTAATAAAATAATATTTGCTGTTATATTAACAGAAAATGGTATTAGTTTTAAAATAGGTAATATGATTCCAAATTCATATACATCTATTTTACCTTTGGTAGATTATCATACAGAAATTGTTCTTGGATATTATATTATATCACAGGATTTATTAGGTTATGAAACTGAAAATTATAATGTACAATTATTTGGTAATGTTATTGACGCTGTAGGATTTGTAAATCCATTTACTAAAAATTTAAATTCTAAAATAACTTTAAGAAATACTAATTATATTTGGCAACAAGAATTAGTATTCTATAATATTAATAATTATAGTTCACAAGATTATCAACAGTTGAGAATATACCACTTATGGTATTGGTTAAGTAAAAATTTAAAAGAAAAAGAATCATTATATATTGATATTGATGGTAAAAAACAATTAGTTGAATTTGTTGAACAGTATAATGAATCAAACAATAAAGTAATTAAAATATCAATTCAAAATAAAGATTCTAATATAAGAGATACTGATGGAACTGCTGGTACATCAGGACTTCTTAGTATTTATATGGAAGATTTAGAATTCCTTTCTCAAAAAGAAATTGAATGGATTGAAAAAATTGAACCTTTTGTTGATGGTTCAAATGGTATTATAGGTGATGATTCATTCATATATGATTCATTTGTTAAAGGAGAAATTAATAGTGGTGATCCTTTCTTTAAAAGTATTGGTGAAGAAGATAATGTAGTATTTTATACAGACTATATTAATAATTATATCATGTTGAAAGATGGTCCAAATGCTAATTATGTTGGAAGTAAAGTAATTGTGTATGGTAGTACAAAAAATGATGGTATATTTACAATTTTAAATTCTACTTATATAGGTGGTGAATTCGTATTATACGTCAAAGAAGATATTACACCTGAAACTGTTGACAAACTTAGAATATATGATGCAGAGAATCCTAAAATAGTTAATTTATATTTTATTGGTGGTAAAATGAAAGCTAAAGTTGAGGATTATAATGGTGATTCAGAAGAATTGTATCGTAGAGTATTTGGTAAAATTGATAGATCTCAATGGAAAAAAACTTTAGAAATTGAGCAAGTAATTGATTCAAATAGGATACTTGTGAGTGCTCAAACATATGGGAAATTACTTAATTATAACTATTATTTACTTGCTAATAATAAATCGCTTACTGATGATACGAATGAAGTTAAAAGAAATTGGACTCGTATTGTTGATTTAGTTAGATGGGCTGATGATGAATCTTTAATGCTTGTAGAAACGGATGCGCCTATAGCAATGAAAACTTTTGATGGTGATTTACAAACCGAATATCTAATACCAATTGATGAATGGGTTGATACATTAGATTTTAAAGTTCTTGAACCATTTATTGTAAGAGAAGAAAGTTTACCTAATGGGACAGAAGAAAGACAGAATCAAATTTTAAATCTTATTAGTAAAGATACTAAAATGGCTAAATCTTTATGTGTTGATAGAATGGAGTGGAGATATTTGGTAGATAGCTTTGGATTAGGATTAACAAGTAATTCTAAATATCAATTAGCAGAATTATGTTCTAATAAACAATTGGCGATGGGATTTTTGAATATGCCAAGTATTAAACAATTTAGAATGTCAGAAAAAACTTTATTTACTAAAGATGGTTCATTCGATACTAAATTACTTTTAACTGGTGGTGATAGAAGAAATAGTGCAGGTGTAAGATATAGTTTAACCGAAGTAGGTAAATCATATGTGATGTATATTACACCTTATGTTGTAGTATCAGAAAGAGGTAGAAAATTTGAAGTTCCACCATCTCCTTCTATAGCACAACTTTATATGAAAAAGCATAATAATACCAAAGTATTCCAACCATGGACTATTATGGCAGGTGTACCAAATAGAATAACTCAGATAGCTGGATTAGAAGAACTATTCTCACCTGAACAATTATCGGATTTACATAGATTGAGAGTTACTCCAATAACTAATTTTCAGAATATTATATTTTATCCTTTTGCTGAAAATACTTCTGAGATAATAAATTCATCTTTAGGATATGCTCATAATAGAGAAGCATTAATAGAGTTAGAAATAGTTTTAAAACAAGAATTGAATAATTTTCAATGGGATTTTTATACTAAAGAAAATGCTAAACGTATTGTTGATATAGCTAATAGTATATGTGGTAATTTTAAAATAGTAAATGCTATTGCTGAATATAGAAATTATTTTGATTTTGATCCAGAGCTTATAGATGCTCAAATAGCAGTTCTTAATACGTATATTGAACCTGTAGCTGGTATGGGTTCAATAGTTATTAGAATTAACATCCTTAAAACTAAAGGACTTGAAGGTATTTAAAATATTTCAATTATTTTTATTTTTATTTTAAATTTTCTTCAAACTTTTATGGGTTCTTGTGTATAATCTCTGATTACAAATTAAAATATTTAACAAATTAAAGGCAATTAAAAGAAAAATTATGGCAGATTTATTTAACATGGATGACAGTATGGGTATGGGTTTCTTAGATAAGAAAGCAGGATCCAATGATGGTATTTACAGACCAAATTTAAAAAATGCAAAAGATAAGAAAAAAGGATACAGAGCAGTCCTTCGTTTCTTACCTAACTTCACAAATGAGGGTAAATTAGGAGAATTCCAAATTACTAAATTGGTACACTACGCAAACTTCACAGATTACACTGATTTGAATGGTTATTATGATTCAATGAAATCATTCGGTAAAGCAGAGAAATGTGATTTGTATGACACATTTTGGCAATTGAAAAATTCTAAGAGTGTAGTACAACAAGAAAGAGCGAAACAAATCGCTTATAGCACAAAGTATTATTCCTATGTTCAAGTTATCGAAGATGAAAATCAACCTGAAATGGAAGGTAAAATTATGATTTTCCCATTTGGTAAAAAAATTAAAGAAAAAATTGCAGCTGAGTATTCAGGTGAAATTACAGGTGAAAAATGTAATGTTTATGACATTGCAAATGGTAAAGATTTTGTTCTTATCATTAGAGAAGTTGGTGGTTTTGCTAATTATGATTCTTCAACATTTAAACCAGAAGTATCAGCAATTAAAATCAGTGGGAAAGAAGTTCCTGTAGTTGAAGATTCTAATGGAAAAAGAAGCATCAATGCTAAATTCCAAGAACATGTAAAAGGTTATCTTTTAAAGAGAGATAAAAATCTTGAAGATTTTGCTCCACAAAGATGGACAGAACAACAAAGAGGTAAAGTTCAAAGAATTGTTGAAATTCTAACTGGAAATCCAGTTTCACATGCAAATACATCAATCAATACAGCATCTAAGACTGATTTCTTCAATGAACCTGAAGTAGTATCTACTTCATCAAGTTCACATTCTGACGATGTAGATCCAGATGATTTTTTTGATAATATCTAATATAAAGAAAGCCCTTTAAATAGGGCTTTCTTGTTTTAGGGGGGAATATATATTGGATATATAATTTACACAATTTTCTACTTTTAGAAATTAAAAAATAAAATACATTATTATGGATAATTTAATAGGCAAACAATTGAAGTATAAATCAGGACCAAATGAAGTATATCAAGTAATAGATCAAAAAGATGGTATGATTACTTTTGGAAACAATGCTAAAGTGTCAGAAAATAAAGTATATGAACTTTTTGAAGAAGTTAGACATAATTCTGATGTTGTTAACCCTGATTCTTTCTTCAATACAAATGGTTTAAGTGGTATAGCAGATGCTATAAGAAATGGACAAACATCAAAAACTGTTGGTATTCCAGATAACCATATACCAGAAGTTAAAACAGAAATTAGTGATGATACTCGTAGACAATATGAAGATTATCAAAGAAAAATGACAGAAGATCAACGTAGATATAATTCATCACATGGTTTGTCGGAAGAACCTATTAGAAAAGTTATGGGTGAGTCTATGCGAGAATATATGAATGAAGATGAATACGAGCAATCAAATCATCATACAGTACAGACACATCAAAAAATAGTCGTAAGTGAATCAGATAGTCTTTTTAAAAAAATGAGAAGAACTACACCAGTTAAAATCAAATTAATACTTGATGAAATGTTACCAAAGAAGGATTCAATCAAGCATTTTAATGATATGTTTGATGAAGATGAATCTATTATTGATAAATTAGCTAAAGAAATTTCCCAAAAATATCTATCTAATCCAAAAATGATCCAGGATTTAATTGCTGATCAATTAGAAGCTATGATTTATCCAGGTAAAAGGAAAAAAGTTAAGAAGAAACCTGTTAAAAGAGTCGCCGCTAAAAAAGCACCTATAAAAAAGGTAGTTGAAAAAACAGAAGAAAATATTTAATGATAAAAGCATTATATAGAAAACGTGCTGAATTATTAGTAAAAGAATATATTTTATTTAAAGATTATTCGGAACAAGTAAAATTGAATTTAGATAAATTTGAGAAAGATGCTGAAATTTATAAAGAGGAGATTAAAAATATCACTTTAAATACTGATATACGTCCTTCTGAAAAATATGAATTAATAAATTCTAAATTGGAGAATATAGAAAAAATAGCACTTAAAATAAGCAGTGTATATAATACAATGAATGATAAATTTAATGGTTTAAATAAAGAACGAGATATTTTAATAAAAACTTGTATAGAAGATAGTCCAGAATTAACGGAAGATAGCATTATTAAAGAGCTTGCTAAAATGATTCAAGAAGGTAAATAGCCTTCTTTTTTCATTTTAAAAAGGGGATTGTTTTTTAAATATATAAATCAAATAGTTTTTAAACTAATGCAAATTTCAAAATTTCAAAAACTTGATGTTGATATTCTATTAGAATGGATATACGATGATTCCAATTATATAGCAGAAGATTATAGAATTATAGTTGACACACTAACAGAAAATAGAAGCTTTAGTCAAAACGAAAGAACTGGTATAGTTGATTCTATAACCAATAATACGACAGTAAAACAATTATTTCTTTTAGATAGAACAAGTAATAAATGGGGTATAGTTGACCCAAATCCATTAACAAATAGATATCATTTTTTACAATATCAGAATTATTCAGGAAACGTACCTGTTCGATATGATAAAGTAAGAATACACTTCCCTGTAAATTACACTTTTAAAGATAAAATTGGTATGTTATTGAATATTGAATTGTTCAATAAAACACAGGATGTATTATATCCAATATCGAATTATTTTTTCGATAAAACTGATCCTAATAGAGTACTTGAATTTAATTTTGGAACACCTTTTCAATTTCAAGAAAGAATTTGGGGTAAATATTTAGAATTACAAATTCCATCACCATACGCATTAACAAAAGATTATCAAATAGTAAATTCTAATATTATACCAAGAGAAGGAACTATTCATAAAAATTTAGTAAATGATGATTTTAATATTTTAAGTTTAGAAACTCCTATATTTGTAACATTTCAGTTCTTAACTAAAAGAGAGGAAAAACTAAAACAAGTTTCTTATTTAACTACAGAACCATTTCAAATTACTTTACCATTAGTTCCTGAATTTGAAAATTTAGGAGTTAAGATTGAACATGCTACTGATGGAGATTATTTTGAAATATTTGGTACATTTAATAATAATATAAGTGATTTTAATGCTTTTATTAAAAATAGTGAAAAAGAAGGTAAAAGATATTACATAATATATGAAATAACTCAATTTGAAAAGAATATTAAAACAAAAACTTTAAGCTTCTTCAAAGACGATAATTTTGATATTCCAGAAGAATTTAGACCTATAATAAAGTTCTCTACAACAACGGCATCTATTGACGTTACATTGAAAGTAATTAATAGTGCAGATGATTCTATCATATTAAGAAATGCTCAGTATACAATGCTACAAGATGAAGCTGGAAGGTATGCTAAAAAACTCACTAAAATTAATATTAAAGATACATATAAACCAAAAGTTTATAATGCTAAAGCAAATGAAATTAAAGTTGATGGTTTTTCTGTATTACCACAGCCAGAAAAAGTACAAGTTCCATTTCCAATAATGTTTGAAAGGTTTAATATTGTTTCATCTAATAGATCTGAACAAATTAATGATACTACTTATTATGGTATGGGTTTGAATCAAATACTTTTACACCATACAGATAATATAGTTGAGTTAAAAATTGCTAAAGGTACTAATTCTGCTGGTTTTGTTCCATTCGCTATTTTGGAGGGTACGCCAGTATTCTTACAATTCAAATCCAGTAAAAAATTAGTCGAAGTTCCTTTATTTCAGGAAAGTGGTAGAATTAATTTAGCTGAGGGTAATGTAGTATTCAGAGTACCATCAAGTCAAATGCCTATAATATCAGAAATTAAAAAAGATGGTTTTGATCAATTCTATATTTTACTAAAACCTACAACAGGAATAGTTACTGTAGTATATTTTGGTAGATTTATTATCTCCAGTGATTTTTAATATATAATACAAAATAAAGTGTTATATGAGTGCCAGTTTATCAAGTAATGGTGATAATTTTATATTTAATCTACCATCAGACTTTATTCCAAAAGTATTAGAAGATAGATATAAAATTCATTTAAATAATTTTAGAAAACCTTACGCTACAGTAATTGATTATATTAATTCTTGTATTAAAGATATTAATTTACCTGGTATGAATGCACCTACTGTAGAACAAAAAGAATTTTATGGTAAAGCTAGGAATTTTAGAGGTTCTGCATCACCATATGATATCTATACTAGAGATTTTAATATCACTTTTAAGTCTGTTGATTTTCATGTGAATTATTTTATAATATCTGATGCTTTTCAATATCATTATCAAAAAGCTGGTAAACCATTCGTTGAACCATTTACAATAACAGTGTTAGATTTTGAAAGAAGAGAGCATTTTAAAATTTATGTTAAAGAAATATTAATTAAATCTCTTTCTGATATAAGAATGGCGAATAATGATAAAGGAGTAGATGAAAAAGATTTTACACTTTCACTATCATTTAATTATATAGATATGGAATATATGCCTAGATATGGAGAAGGTACAACTGACGGAACAAAGATAGAGGATTATTCAAATCAACTAAAAAAGAATGATAATACATAAAACAAAAGAATTTATTCTTTTATAAGTACAAAATGATAATATTATGGATGATAAAGAGAGAGAAGATATTTTCAAAGCACATTTAACAGCTTTATTTTTTCAATTTAAAGATAAGCCACATTTATTAGCAAATTATTTTTCACAACACGATGCTTTAAAAGAAACATTTAAAGATAGAATAATAAGTAATAGCAAATTAAAGAATATACATGAAAGTATGAAAAATAATGAGGATTTGGACAAACCATATTTTCACAATTTAGAAGAAATGCAAAAATACTACAATCAATTATTCGAAAAAGATAAAGAACCTCAAAAGATTCACCCTGTTTTAGGGGCTTCTACAAAAGAAGAGGCTTTAAGAGTTCAATTACAAGAAGCTATCGATAAAGAAGATTATGAGAAGGCTGCTAAATTAAGAGATTATATGAAGCAATTAGGAATAGATTTTTAATAAATAAAAAATATAATAATTTTTAAAATATCATTTAAATTTCACATAAACACTAAACTAAAATTGTATTATTTGTATAATTAGGGATTAATTCAAACTGTTTAACTAATATAAAAAAAGAAAAATGAAAAAAACAAAAGTAAGAACATATTCAGAAAATTATGATGAAAATCTTTTGAAAATGTACATGGAAGCAGGTTTTAACTATGGTATGAAGCTTGAAAATGGATCGGTTGTAGAAGGTGTATTGTTGGGACAAACAAATAGCCATATCTTAGTAGATATTGGTTATAAAGATTGTGTTCTTATTGATATAAAAAGAGATGAATATTTAGCGTTAGAAAAGTTAGGTAAAACTGTTGGTGATACTACAGAAGTAATGATTATTAATGTTACGGAAGATCCATATCTTATTATGGGTAGTTTTACACAGTTAAATAGAAAAGACGCTTTTGCTGAAATTTTAGAAAATGCTGATAGAACAATTTTTGTATCTAAAGTAATGGAGTGGTCTCCAGCAGGATTTAAATTGGACATCACTTATGATGAACATAAAGTTCCAGCATTTATGCCGAATACGTTAGCGGGTATTAATAAATTATCACCAGAACAATCACAGGAATTAATAGGAAAGGAAATTCAAGTAATGATTGAGTCTTTTTCAGATGATAGAGGCACTTTTATTGCAAGTAGAAAAAAATATCTACAAACATTAATTCCTACAGCATTAGATAATTTAAAAATCAAAAATGATGATGGTACTTACGCACTTCTTACTGGTACAGTAACAGGTACAACTAAATCAAGTGTGTTTGTAGAATTTAATGAATGTTTAACAGGTATGATTCACATTTCAAATTTAGAATCTTCCGTTGCATCTAAAATAGACAATGTTAAACCAGGTGATTCAATTAACTTCTATGTAAAAGAAGTAATTAAAGGGAAACTATTCTTAACACAAGTTATTAGAGTATCTGCGTGGGATTCTGTCACCAAAGATGATATCTTTTCTAATGTTAAAATTAAAGATGTTAAGAAATTTGGAGTATTGGTTCAAATTGATCAAGAAACTGTTGGTTTGATTTCTAATAATGAATTAGAAAAATCTAAAAAAACATTCAAAGTTGGAGATTCGGTAAATGTGAAAGTTACTTATATTCAAAGAATGGAAAGAAAATTGAGCTTATCAATTGTCTAAAGTTAAAAAGTCCGATTAATAAAAAATCGGACTTTTTACAAGTAATTCAAAAAAATAAATTAGTTAAGATGCGTAATAAAAATAAAAATTCAGCACATTTCAATCATCCAGACTGGAGTATTGAAGCATATGATTTAACAAGAGAATTTATTGAAACGAATGAAACTTTTCCTAATAATACAATTTTTGTTGGAGCTAATTATAATAAAGGGTATATAAGTTTTGATAGATTAGTGAAAAAAATTATTGAACTTGGTGGTGAAGTTATTTTTAAATCATCTACATACAATTTAGGACCAAGAAAAGTATATTATTTTGTTGATGATAGATATTATATTTTTGAAAATGTACATTATAGAAAACATGATAATTTCATAGGTGTTAATGATGACGAGAAAGGTAAATTGATGTCTATTGTTGGGTCATTAACAGTAATGCATAAAGAAGAAGTTTTGGATAAATCTGTTGTAGATATAATTGAAGGATGTTTATTAAAAACCGAAACAGTCCCAATGATTGGTATTATTTCTAGAGATCAATCAGGTTTCTTCTTAAATGAAATAAAAATGGAAGCTGATGTATCAAATGAATTGAATTTGCATTATGGTAGCACTTTTGATAAATTTCACGAAAAACTTCTTGAAAAATTAATAAACACAAATAAAGGTTTAACTTTACTACACGGTGATCCAGGTACAGGTAAATCATCTTATATTCGTAAATTGATTTATGATTTAAAACAAGAAACAAATAAAAAGATTATTATTGTTCCAAATAATTTGATTGGATATTTAGTAGATCCAGAATTTAATACTTTTCTTTTAGATACAATAGAGTCATATCAATATGATGATGAAGAATATGGTGAATTTTCAGAAGATGGTGATGATGACACAGAAGATGAGAATATTTTAAATGGTATGATTCTGATTCTTGAAGATGCTGAATCGGTTCTCTTAAAAAGAGAAAGAGGTGACTCAAATCAAGGTACTAGTAATATTCTTAATTTAACTGATGGTTTGCTAAATGATATTTTTGGAATCCAGGTGATCTGCACTTACAATACATCCGATGATAATATAGATCCAGCTGTTATGAGAAGTAAAAGATTAATTGCGAAAAGAAATTTTAAAAAATTATCAATTGAAAATAGTAAAAAACTAGCTATACATTTAGGTGTTCCTGATGTTAAATTAATAACGAAAACTATGAGTGTAGCTGATATTTATTCAATGTTAGATAAAGAAAGCGAAGATATACTTATACAAAAGGACGATAGCGATGTGGAAATTGGATTTAAAATATGATAATATCAAATAAAATAGAAATTATATGTCTTAGAATTGATAAAAAAGGTAGCTTGTAGACTACCTTTTTTATTTAAAAGACTCTTAAATAGTAAAAAGAATGTTGTAAAATAATATATAACTAAAATAAATCTTTTATTTTGGCCAATAGTGTTAAATTACTGAATTACTTAGATCCGCAGGACAATTACTTAAGATTTTACACTGAATTAGATTCTGATTTCGAAGTTGGTGATAAAGTGTTCATTATTGGTGGTAATTATGACAATACATTTTATACAGATAAAACTCATAATGGATTTAATCCATTTCATCAATATGCTGCTGGATATGTAATTTTAGATGTTGATCAAACAACTGTTTCTAATGCTATCACATTAAATATTAAGTTTAGTGATGCTACATTTAATTCAGGTGGTATACAAACATTGATTTTTGATCCTAAACCTGTGTATAAAACAGAGATTGAATTATTATTAGAACCTAATCAGGTAAGAGAGGCTTATATATCAAAGACATATTTTAAAAGAGGTGAATTTAATGGTGGTAAATTCCAAGATGGTATTTTTGGAGAATATAACATTAAAGGTACTCACGATTCAAATAAAGTATATCAAAGACAACATTTTGTTGATTTATTACGTGCTACATCTGTTGTAGCAAATGATATAGTTACAGTTAATGCTATCGATGCTTATGATTATACTACATTGGAAACGCCTGTAAATAACAATAGAACTAAATTCAATAACAATTTTGATAATACACCTGCTGAATGGACAGGTGGTATATTTTTAGGAGGTGATTTTCAATGGGGTGAATGGAAATCTAAAAATAGTGATACTAAATCAGGTAAATTACAAAAACTCAATGATGATTTTGGTATTAAAAATATATTAGATAATTCTAAATATGATATTGAAACATTCACTGATAATAATAATGGTGTTGGATATAATCAATTTATATCTGGTAATTTTGCTAGAATATATTCGGGAAATTTAGAAATAGATTTTGATGTAATCAATAAAGAAATAATTTTCACAACAGTTCCTTATGTAATATCAAAAGCATTTGAAAATGGTTTTGATATTCAATTAAAAATAAAATCATCCATTAAAAATAGTAGAATATTTGATGTTGTATATAATGGTTCTAATGCTTTAGTATTGAGTGAATATCAAATATTTGATAATGATTTTACATTAGAGCAAGAATTATATTCTGAAACACAAGCATTTCATGATATAGAAATTTATGCTAAAGATAAAGTAGGAAAACCAGTTAGATTCTCTACAGGTAGAGTACTTTCTGCTGATTGGTTTGGTGGAGTGTTTGAAAAAGGTAGTTTTGAAGGTGGTGATTGGTATTGGGGTGAATTTAAAACAGGTACTATATCTACATCATATCAAACATCTAATTGGTGGGATGGTGTATTTAATGGTTCTGTAGATGAATCTTATGCTGAAAATCTTAGATGGTATAATGGTAATTGGGTGAATGGTAATTGGAAAGGTGATAGTAAAATTTCAGTTGAATCTATTATATATGATAATAGTGGATATATTAAAATTGATGTTCATACGAGATATAAACATTTATTTAAAATAGGTGAAAAGACATTTTTATCGTATTTTAAGAAAGGTATTACAAATTCATATTTAGAAAATTATACTGATGTAATTAATGATTATGTAATTAATTTTCAAACATTTAATTTAATTGATATTATTGAAGATAGTGCTAATAAAGCATTATTTAAAGTTACTCTACTATTACAAGGTAACTTAAATCCATCTATTCTTAAAGATATTAATTTACAGTATGCTAAAGTAAGTCAATCACATTTTAAAAAAGGTATTTGGAGAAATGGTATTTGGGAATCTGGTTTAAGAGAAGTTCAAAATTATAAAATTACTGATTTTGATGCTGGTACTAATTTCTTGCCTAATAAACAAATGCAGTTAACTATTAATACTATTGATAATTTAAAAGTTGGTGATAAAATTGAAATTACAAATTTTAATTTAGTAAGAGATATTGATATTGAATATTTAGAAGATGTTGTATCTACAAACGATAATAGACTTGATCAAGAATATTTTCAAAGTTTGGATTTAACTCTTACTGTTATTAATATTACATCAGGAACAGCAGGAAATAATGTTATTGTTAGATTCCCAATAAATTCTACTACAGGTGATATAGATTTACCAGAAATTAGCAAGGATAATTTAGCATGGTTTACTGATGATGGATTGAAAAGAATAGATTTAATTAATATAGAGAATGGTAAAACTGAGCTAGCAACATGTTTATGGATGAATGGTGAATTTAGAAGTGGTGCTTGGAGAGGTGGTTTATGGAAAAACGGAATATTGTCAAATTTATTATATTTTGATAATGTTAATACACAAATACAATCTGTATGGCAATCTGGATATTGGAAAAATGGTACATTTACTAACGGTGCATTTTTATCAGGTGTATGGCAAACAGGTGTATGGAAAAATGGTATCATGACAAATTTATTTGAAAATGATGATATAAATAGTGAAAATATTTATTCTGATGGTGATTCAGTTTGGATAGACGGTATATTTGAAAATGGTACTTGGAGAAGAGGATTATTCTTAGAAGGGAAATTCCTTAATGGTACGATTATTAATGGTGGTATCAATTCAATTGAGTGGACAAAAGGACAATATACTAATGGGTTTGGTGAATATGTAAAAACAAATAATATAAATAAAACTGGTAGATTTATAGATAGTAAGAATGAATATGATACATTATCAGCACCATCATTAATTTATATTGATAGAGATGGTTGGACACAATTAGATCAACCCTCATTTTATCAAAAAGGATATAATATAATTTTTCAAGATTTAGATTTACATGGTAATAATCCATTCAACAATCAAATGTTTAGTGTTCAGAATCGTGATATGTATGGTTCTAAACTTAAAATTGTTGATTCTACATCAGGTGATAACCCATTATTAAATTCACTATCATTACCAATAATAGCAACCGATAATATTGTTGATATTGTTGAAATGGGAACATCTGGAAATATATGGATAGCAGATAGTGGTAATAAAAGGATTCTTGAAGTAAATCAAAATACAGGCTTAGTAGATGTATTAGGAAAAGTTATAGGTGATTCAATAAAAGATAAATTTGATTTTTCTAATATTAAATTTATGTTTAAAGGAACAGCATTTGTTTATGTTGTAGATGGAAGTACTGTTAAGTTAATTAATGAAGATAAAGATATTATAATAACACAAACACCTGGTTTAGCATTGGGTGAAGAGATTGTTGATATGTGGGTAGCTTCTCAAAATCAAGTATTGAATGAAGTTGTATATCTTCTTACTAATTTAGGTAAAATATATTACTGGGTTCCTATGTGGAGCTCATTCAAGAGTTTAATAGCATTATCTTACACAGTTGATGTTCCTGTGTCATTTGTTGGTGTTAGACCTGATCAAAGCTCAAGAACTCACTTATTATTAAATACTCTTAATAATGGCATATCAAAATTAAAATATGCAGTATTGGATTATTCATTTAGTAATTTGACATATACAATGACATCAATCGTTGATACTGTAATTACTTTTAAAAATGATACTGTGGAAGGAACAGATATTAATAAGATTGAAAAAGTAACTGCATCATACGTAAGTGGTAAATTCAATGTATGGTTATTGTCATCTAAATATGATTCATCTGTACAAAATATTTATAGAGCACCGTATGATTTCACATTAAATTTATTCGATTTTGATGCTGAAAAATTAAATAGTAATGAATTAGATTATCCTGTTGATAGATTTAGATTGGGATTAAATAGTGAGCATTTGACAATTATTGGTAAAAAAGATACATATAATGTATTTTTCTCTAAAGCTAAAATAGCTAAAAGTGAGTTTGGTTTGGGTAATCCATCATCTACAATTAAATTGTTTGATATACATCAAAATCTTACCGATAATGTTAAATATTGGATTTATGACGATGAGCCAAAAAGTAAGAGGATATTATACATCACTGAAGGTAATGATCCTGAAAATTTCTATAATAGCGAATTATCTGATACAATAGAATCTGATGTTGATGTAATTCAATTAATACCAGGTGAATCTACAAATATTGTATATGCTATAATTAAAAGAAGTACAGTAACTTCTGAAGAATATAAAATAAGAAAAGTTGATAATAGTAAGATAGATAGTGAAAATAGTATAGAAAATGATACAACGTTCACATTCAGTTCTATTTATGATGGTGTATTTATAAAAGATACTTTGTATATAATTGCAAATGATGGTAGTGGTGTTAAAGTATTTAATGTTGATACAAATCTCGTTGTTTCATTAACAACATTTTCAACAAGTTTTAGTGTATTTACTGGTACAGGATTTAGAATGCATGGTGTAGAAGATGGTAGTGATATTATCTTAATGATTTATGAAAAAGGCATCAATAAAGTATGGGAAGCTAGAGTAAATTCTATTATTACTAATATATTCTTCTTATCATCAACTTTAAATGGTGTGATTGATATAGCAGTTGCTAAATCACCATCTTATGTACATTTATATTTAGCATATGCAAATAAAGTAGTAATGTCTATTTCAGATAAAAGTGTAGCGGGACATTATTCATGGACAGAAAACATTAAAGATATTGTTTATAATGGTAGTGGTATTGAAGAAATTGTAAAAACAGAATTTAATAAAATAGTTGTTAAATATGGTATTGATTTTGATATTTTTGATATTGACTACACAAGTACAGATAAAACTATTGAAGAGGCTGTATTAAATGGAACTAATTTTTGGGCTATTTCAAATAATACTATTTTAAAGGTAAATAATTCATCGACTGGTGCGGATACTTATGAAGTATTACAAGGTAAATATAGACAAATTTCTAGACCACATGTATTTGCAGCATCAGTAAATAATAATGATAATGTTTTAGGAAAACCTAAATCAATAATACATGCACCTTCATTTGGTGGTGGAAGCTACATATATTTTATAGATGAATTCTCAGGATCATCTTCATATAATATAATTAGAAGAATAAATACTTCAACTAATGCTACATCAATAGAAAACTTTGGTTCTGATAAAACTAAGTACATATTAGATTTATCTTATGATATAGCTAATAATAGACTTTATGTTTTATATAGAAGTGGATCTGATACTAAAATTGGATATTTATCAACAGTTGATGGCAGTATAACAAATGGTAATACTTTTGTTGCAAATACAACAATAAGGAAAATTAGTGTTATGAATGATAGTGGTACTATTTATGTTGCGATGCTTTATGTGTTGTTGGATGGAACAAGCCAAATAATAATTTATAATACATTTTATTCAATATTTAACACATTAAATATACCTTCTATAGTATCTGATATTAGTTTTATTATTAATAACTCATCTATATCAAACAAGTATCAAATATTTTTTGTTAATGCTGATAAAAATTTGAATTTATTTTCCAATAATGCACTTACTGGTACATGGACTAAAAAATCAATGGGATTATCAGTTAATACAATTAATGAAAAATTAGATACAAACGATTTAATTTATGTTGATGGTAGTCAAACTATAAATTATATTAAAACTACAGGTGATACATCAGAAGATAGATTATCTGTTAAAGATATGGCTTTTTATAAATTGGTATCGCCAGAATCAATATTTTTCTATAATTTACCTCAAATTGGTAGTAGCGGTATTACTAGAGAATCTATACCATCGAACTTAAGTGATGGTATAGATTTATCATTAACAACACAAATAGATAATGATATAAGTGTTAATTCATCATCATTTAAAAAAATGGTAGCAATATCGAGTGATGTTGTATATGCTATGTTTGATAATAGTATTTATGAATATAATTTCAATGCTGTATCATTAACTAATTTAGTTGCACCTGTACTCGAATATAGAAATTCTCTTGATCAAACACCAGTTGGTATAAATAGTATCTATCACCATAAAGCTATTGATATAGCTGTTGTTAATGGTGATTTAATAACTATTTTTGAAATAGTAGATACTTTAAATAATGGTACAGGTAAATATAATATTTTTAGATATATCGGAACAGATTTTGTTAATATAGATTATTTATATTATAGTTTAACAGAATCAATTGCAGAAGATGGTGGAACTAATGGTGAAGTATTCCCTATGGGAACTGGTGGTATTAAATATTTATTTAATTCTGTCATAGAGCCTAAAATAGCAGGGAAAACAGAGACTACTGATAGTGATACATCAGAAAGCATTTACATATACATGAAAGAATCAATTTCATCATCTGAAATATTCTTAAAAGTTATTCAAAAAGTGGGTATTGATATAATTCAAAATTCACAATTTGCTGATTTAGTATTTTTATTAAATATACCTGGTTTTGATTCTTCTATAGAAACTCTTACAACAGCTTATATAACACCTAATCCGTTAGGTGGTTCAACACCATTAGCATCAACATCATTTGTAAATGTTTATGATTCTGTACCTGTTTCTGATACTCAGAAAATGTATGTAATATTTGAAAAACCAATTGGTCAATTATTTCAGATAGATACTAATTATACAATAAGTGTTAAATTTGATAGTAATATAGCTACAAATCCACCATCATATACAGACGTATATGATTTTAGAGTATATAAAAATAACTCTTCTGATGAATTATTAATTAGAGAAAATGGTACTAATTTTCCTATTAATACAGTAATAGATGTACTTAATAATGGATTTTGGGAATTAGTTAGAACACAAGAAGGTAAATGGGTAGTAGATAACATGGATGCTATAATTTCACCAACTCTTACTGATGGTGATGATTTAGAAATTCGTTCTTTAATTAAGGCGAGTAATTTTACAGTTATAGAACTTGATATTGTAATAACAAATAATAATACTATACAACTTGATTTATTGATTTTACCAGCACTTGATAAATCATATCATTTCGATTCATTCAATGGTATTGATAGAGGTTATAAAGTAATTAATACCCGCGGCAATCAAGTATTATCTCCTTATGTAACAGGTAGAGTATTATTTGAAACTATTGTTAATACCGATGTATCATTTAACGCTAATGGTACTGCTGAATCTGGACACGTTGTTTCTACAAGATGGAAGAATGGTTTATTTATTGGTTCATGGGATGCACCTCGATATTTAAATTATAATATAATTACTAAATATTCAGTATTTATTAGTGGTATATTTGAAGGTAAATTCTATGATGGTTTCTTTTTAGGTGGTACATTTAGAAACCCTGTTAATTCAGAGTCTATATTACTACAAGGCCATTTCATGTCTGACGGTGCTAATATTAATTGGGAGTCTGGTAAAGTTCAATCTGATTATCGTTATGATATTCATAATATTAAGTGGGACGATGTTAATAATGGTATATTAAAAGTTTTAGTACAAGGATTAACATATGACGGTGATGATTATATACCACAAACACCTACTCAAATAGCATCAGGTTCATTGGTTCAGATACCAACATTATTTAAGAAAAATGAAATTGCGATTGAAAAAATCACAAGAGGTAAAATTTCTATAGTGAGTGGAAAAGATGAAATAATATTAAAAGTTTTAGCACCAGAGTATTACGATGAAAAATTATGGGTTAATAATAATATATTTATAAGCTCTTCAAATTATACGGAATATCTCTTTGGTGAATTTATAGTTAACCATTCATATGTAAGTGATGGATTTTTATATCTTATCATAAACTCTAAATTTAATGCGTTTGATGTTAATGGTGAATACGAACCATTAATTAAGCCTAAATTACTAATTGCGTTCTATAATAAAATTATATCTAAAACGGATTATACTGATGGTTTTACAGAATTTGAAATAGCTCTTCCTGTTCCAAGTAACATAATTAACACACTTAATACTTATTCCGACAAATTGAGATTAGTTAAATCATATTATATAAATGATAATATAGATGTATTATTGTATGGTAATTTTGTTGGAGATTTTATAATTCCAAATTATTTACAAATGTTTGCATTTACATTTAATAAAACATATAATGATGTTATATTAAGATTTAATTCAAAAGCTACTAATTTATATTTAAATAATATTATAAGTGATAATAACACATCGTATGTTTCTGTTGATTTGAATACATCTTCAGCATCTTTATTTGCAATAGATGTAATGGTTAAAAATTCATATTTAACATCATCTAATGTTAATAATTGGATAGAAGAAAGTATTTTCTTATCAGGTAAAACTGATAGAAGATGGGTATCTGGTGCATGGTTAAATATTGATGATAAAGGTTTCTCTAATGGTAAATCGCAGTTTGGTGATTCGACTATAATGCCATTATTTGATGGTGAGCCTACAAAAGTAATTGACATTGCATTCGAAAGTAGAGAATATATTTGGATTCAATTAGAAAATTTAATACAAAATGTTGATAAACATAGATATATTACATTAAGAGGATTTACTGGTAATAAATCTAATTTAATTGGTTCTACACGATCTAAAGTATTTAGAATAGAAGAAGTGGATTCATATTGGATTAAAATTAAAAATCCATTTAAATATTATTATGGTTTAAATTCTACAAATTCATCACCATATTTGAAAGATTTTAATGTTGATGAATTACAAATTCAAAAACAAACAATGTCTTTAAAAGCACTTACTACTTCTTCTATTGATGCTAAAATTGATACGGGTGGAACAAATTTCATATTTGAATACGGTTGGGCATCAGTTTCATCATGGAATGGTGGCGACTTCTATGGTGATTTTAATTCTATTTGGAATGCTGGTAATTTCAGAGATGGTAATTTTAATGGTAAATGGTTTGGTAGTCCAGAATCTTCTAACTGGCAAGGTGAGATACAATTAAATAGAGATGATTTGGGTAATAAATTCTTACTTACAATAAGAGGGTTGAACGGAATTGTTAGAGAGAAGGATTTGATATACATTAAATTTAATTCAATTTTTAATAACATTGAATTAGTTGATGTTTTAGAAGGTTTTTATAGTGATGTTCAATATGATGGTACTAGTGGTAATTTAATAGCTGAGTATACAACTAATATTTATTTAGAAGAAGGTAACTATCCAGTAAATATTACAAGATATAGAGTGGATTATAAAAATTCTGATGTTTATACATTAGAAGATAATACATTAATTGTTGATTATAATGTCAATTTAGCATCAACTAATGATGTAAATATGCATACGTTAATGGATAAAAATATCGGAGCAACATCAGGTGGTTTAGTAATTAATTTTAATGGTGATAATAGTATTGCAACAGGTGATTTAGTTGATTTGGCATTAAATACTGGTAGTGTAGGTGAAATGACTGTTGATTTAGCATTTAAATATAATACTTTGTTGGAAGGTGATAGGAGTTCTATATTTGGTTTTCATAATACTGAAACTGTACAAAGAACAGGATTTAAATTATACATTAAAAAAGATGGTGGTATAGATAAAATATATTTAGAATATCAAAAAGATAAAGGGGCTGTAACTATAGAGTTAGAACACGGTGGTTTAACTAGCGGAACATGGAATAATATCTCATTATTCGTAAATAATAGCACTGCATCATCATCACTTAAATATATTGTTAATTCATATTATAATACCAAAGATATTTCAACATGGGATTCTTTTGTAGATAATGTTAATTATGATTTAAATTTAATTGGTCAATGCGTATTTGGATTATCTAATAATATAGTAAGTAATTTCTTAATTGGTCAATTGGATGAAATTAGAATTTGGAATAAAGATATGTATGATTATTTCTTATCTCCACATTTATTTCAAAATAAAAGATTTATAAATGGTTATATACCTCAAATTGTAGCATACTTTAGTGGTGAAAACTATGATATTGATAATGCTAAATATTATCCTAAAGAAGAAAATTATTTTGCTTTTGATAATGAATTTAAAAAAGTTGATACTTTGTCATTTACTAAAGTTAATAATGCTATCTATGAATTTGATATGTTAACACAAAGTAGAAATGGTGCATTTAAAATTATAGCTATAGAAGAAGAGAGGTTTGTTGAATCGGGAGTATCAGGATTTAAATATATTGTTGAATTATTTGGTATTGATAATGATGCGTCATCTTCTGGTAGAAAAGGAACATTTAGTTTTAAATATAAAGAAACCATAGTTTCTGGAAACAATGTAGTTGCGGGCAGAGAAAATTACTATTCAATTCCTTGTGAAATAGAATATTGGAAATGGCATAATGTAATAATAACCGAAAATGGTATTTATATTAATGGTATTGTTATACCAGAATCGAAAATTTCATTTAGAAATAGAGATATATTTAAACAAACAGTTAAAGTTAGAGTATCTTTAGGTGATAGTTCTTACTCACCCACTTCTAAATATGATACAGTTGCAGCGCTTTATGTAAATGGCGTTCAACCAACATATTTAAGAGGTTTCATAAAGAATGTAAATATATTTGAAAACAATAATACTAAAGAAGATTATATCATCTATAGAATTATATCACCAGAGGATATAACAAATTTCTCTGTTTCGGAGTCGTTTGGAACTTCTGGTAATAGAATTATATCTAATAATATATCAGCATCTACTTCATCATTAATTGAAATACCTTATTTTAATAATGATGGTTCTATGAGTTGGGAACATTATATTTATACAACTGAAAATTATTATAAAAGTTCGGTATCAGGAGATGAAATAATTTATAACAAAGATATTAGAGATAGTGGATCTATTATTTCATCTGACTTTGATGATAGTTTAAGATTTATTGATACGGATAAAATTTCAACAGCTTTACCAAGTTCTACTTGGCTAGAAGGAACTGACTTTATAACAGTTGGAAATATGTTAGACGATTTCTCAACTGTTTTAACAATATCTAATATGTCAAATTTTGAATTATTTGGTAAGAAATTTGCTGATACTTCGGGTAATGCTAAAATGAGAATATCAACAAATGGTATTATGACACTCGTTGATGATCCATTGATTGCTACTCAAAACTACTTCAATGCTTATAGTATGAATGACGTACCATTCGTTGATTATAGATATAAATATATAAGCTCTATTGATATTATATACATGTTGTTTACTGATTTATATCCACCTGCTACTGGTTCTAAATGGGAAATAGCAGATAGAGAAGATGAAGTTATACTTAGATATTATGTTACTTTATATAATGATAGTTATAATTCAACTGTGGTTAATGGTGTTGTGAGAAACAGTGGTTCGACACCACCATATCCTACTATACAATCAAACTTTAATTATTTTGCAATAAGACTTGATAAAATAAATTCAAATATTTTATTTTATAATAGAAGAATTAAAAATGATCCTTCACATCAAAAAATTCAAGGTATTAGAAGAAGTGATGCTACATGGAATTATGTAAATGATTTAAATAGATTTAGATATTATAAATATAAAAATACAGATAATGATTACATAGTAGGATATGATGATAGTATTTTAAATGTTAATCATCCTTCAACTAATACAAATAGTAAAATTGTATATGAAAGTAAGAATACTGAGTATATTCTCTACGTGCCACGTATTGTAACACATGATGATAATAATTTTATTGGTAAAATAATAACTAAAGACTATGATTATTTGACTTCTAATTTAAATATAAAATTAATTACATCATATAATAACAGTAAAGTTGGAAGTGTGATGTATGATTATGTATATGATTCAGCAAGAATAATAAATGATTATTATATAATTAATACAGTTGAAGGTAATGAAGGTACAGATTTTATTCAATATGGTAGTACAAGCTTTATACCATTGTCTTATACTTTCTCAGAACAATTTAATTTAAATCAATCTGATATTAATGTTTCAAGAAATTCATTTTTCTACGGTGGTAAATTTAATTCAAAAGTATGGTATAATGGAATTTTAGTGAGTGGAAATATAAATCTTGATGGTATAACAAGTTCTATATGGAAATATGGTATTAAACATAATGGTTCTATATCTTCTGATAAATTATTACCAGTTTATACACATTTACATTGGTTAGGTGGATTCCATATTGGTAATCCTACAAGTATTGTTAAAAATATTATTTGGTATCGTGGATACTGGAGAGGTGGTGTATGGAATGGTGGAAACTGGTTATCATTGAGTCTTAATAATCAATATACTTCTGATGATTGGTCGGTGTGGAATAAAGGTGAGTGGTATTCTAAATTTAATTTTAGAGTAGTTAGAGTTGCTACAACTATAGCATTTGCAACAGGATTGCCTATAATTGATGGTGTTCTTGTTAAAGAAGGTGATAAAGTATTAATTAAAAATAATGGTATGTATACAGCAAGTGCTATTAAATGGATTAAAGACGCATCTATAACTGATTACACAAATACTGTGGTGTTTGTATCTGAAGGAATTATTGAAAAAAGTAATACTTATATTTTCACAAAACCTACAATAACAACATTATATACTACACACTATAATCCTTCTATATGGCATGGGGGTACTTGGAATTCTGATTTAATTGGTGATAAAGAATTTACTTATCAAAGTAATGAATATAAATTTTATAATTTGAATGATGGTAAACAAATAGAATTACCTGTTGTAAATTCAATTTGGTTAGGTGGTGAATGGTTAAGAGGTGTATGGAATGGTGGTATATTTGCTAATGGTACTTGGCACTCTGCATCTGCTGCCACATCTGGTTTAATTGGATATGAAATAGATCTTGGATATAAATATCATAAATCATTTTCTTTATGGAATAGTGGTATGATGATAAATTCTATATGGGAGGGTGGTGTAGTAAATTCAAATACTTCTAATTTGGAAACTGTATTTGGTGATATTACAAATTTTGATATTATCACACCAGGTAGTGATTTCGTTTGGGATTCAACTAAATTTAAATTTAAATTATCTAATAATTCAACAACGATTTTAGGTAAAAAAGTATTTGATTTTAATAAAGATACACTAACAGTATCCAATTCTAAAAATAGAGTGTTGAGTCAATTTAATAATGACGGTATATTGTCTGTTTATTGGAAAAGAGGTGAATGGAGTAATGGTATATTCCAATTCTCATATTGGGATAATAAAAGTATTAATAATGTAGATTTGGGAATTATTTCTGAATCAGGAAATGAATCTATGTTTGATAACGGTTGTTTCTATTCATCTTATTGGAAAGGGGGATTATGGAACAATAGATCATCAAATAATACCACAAATTCATCTACGATAATTCCTAATAGTTTATTCTATCGTTCACAGTGGGAAAAAGGTTATTGGAAGGCTGATGGTTTAACAGGTACTACAGATAACATCGAAATTACTGACGGTATATTTTCACGTTCTGTTTGGAATGCTGGTGTGTGGGAAGGTGGATTATTTGACTTGTCTGTTTGGAGAAGTGGTGTATCATCAAATACAAATTTAACATACAAAGGAACAACTTTAGCTCTTACTACAACAATAACTGGTAAAAATTATACATTTGCTGTAAATCATGCTAATATTCCTACAACTATGATAGGTGATCCAACAACATTAACATATAATAATGATAGTACATTTATTACAAATATTGATAATATAATAAGTACTAAGAGTTTGAGATATTTGGGTGGTGTAGACAATCTTGCATCTGTTTGGGTTAATGGTTGGATGCGTGGCTCTGTGTGGCATGGTGGTGTATGGCAAAGAGGTATGTTTTCACATAAAGAAATAACAAGCATAGATTCATTTGATTTCTTTGATGATGGTGAAAATAATAAAATTTCACTTGGTGTGTGGGTTAGAGGATTGTGGCTATCTGGATATTTCTCATACTATAATGATAAGAATGTTATTGGACAATCACCATCATATGGGACAACATACGAATATTTAAATGAAACGAATGGTCATAGATGTTTATTTATGGGTATTAAAGCAAATGCTTATACTAGCGAAGGTGATTGGGATTTAGATAATATGTTTGGTATATCTAAAGCTAAATTGGATTTTGAATTAAGTAGTGTAAATTTGGCAATAAATAATATAGCGTCATTATTTGGTAAAGCAATGATAAAAAGTGGTTCTACTAGATATTTCTCTATTTTCAATGGTACATTCGTTAATGGTGCATTGTTTGATGATAATACCAATGTTAATGATTCTAATAGACCAGTATTATCAATATTTGCATCAATTGGTAAATACTTTTATAAAAATAATACAACTGGTGAGATTTCAATCGATGGTGTTAGTGATAAATTTGTTAATGAAATTAAGGTAACTAAAACAGATAAATTGATGTCGTTGTTTATACCATATGATTTATCATATCCTATTTATAATGATGGTGGAGTTTGGAAAAATATTACAAGTACCAACGCATCAGTTTTAACATATTTAAATAGTTTCTATAATGGTCATTATGCAGTATCTTCGGTTGACTGGGTTAAGAGTATATGGAGACATAACCACTCTATAATAGGTGATGGTGGAACTATTCCATCTATATTACAAGGAGTTGGATATAAATGGAATCCTACTCAAACCAATGTTGGTGAACCAAATTATTCGGATTTTACATCATTGGAATTAACAATTTACCGACCATAAAATATATAAATAGGATATGAATAAAGGGATAATTAGAAGTTCAGAAAATATTAATGAAATTGCAGATTTCATTCTATCGAAATGGGATGTTAGATATAATAGTAAAACTTATCTTGATGTGGAATTAATTTTTAATTCTAATTTAGATAGTATTTTTGCTGATTATAATTATATTAATTCTACATCTGGTTATAATGCTTTAAATGTTTATATAAGAGAAGCTACTAATATTAGTGCAACAGAAATTCAATTAATTAAAAATGGAAATACATATTCTACATCTAATGTAAATGGTGATGTTGCAAATACATATACTATTAGCTCTGCTAAAAATAGTTTGAGATTTAATTATAGCCCGTCAACTTTTTTAACAGAAATTGCATATACTATTATAATTAGATTAAATGAAGGTATTATTGATTTTGAAAGAGATTTTACATTCAACATTTCAAATTCATATTATGCTGATGCTAATGGTAAAAAAACTTTTACTATATCACCAATAACAATACCAACACCATCTAATAGTACATTAGATATTAGTTTAGCATCATCATCAATACCCGTAAAATTACATGCTTATGCTATACAATCAGATGATACCATTAAATTTACTATACAAAATAAAACTGATGGTATTATAAGTAGTGGTTCACCAACAACAATAAATAATTCGAGTGGAAGCCCTATTTATACAACTACACCAACACATTATGGATATACTTATGATTCAACTGCTAATTTTCCATTTACTATTTCACCATTAGCACAAAAACCAATTTTTACTATAGACTCAAGTAAAAAACTTAAAGTGTATGTTATAAAAACATCAGAATCATTTAATATTAATTATACATATTTAACATGTCATTCTAATATTAATATAGATTCAACAAATTTAGCAGAGTATCAATCTACATCAGGATCGTATACTGTATACATACCTGTTATGAATGATGTTAATGATACAATGAGTGTAATATTTAAAGATAGCGGAAATGTGTCGAATAAACTTTCAAGCAATAGCGGAAGTTTTAATGCTACAGTTATTACATCCCCAATTACAATGACAAGTGGTACATTCACATTTACTGTTAATTATGATTTAGTTCCATTAGCAACTAATGGTTCTGCGTGGGGTGTTATTGAAATAAAAAATTCAACTAATGATATTATACTTACAAAACCATTGAATTATACTGTAGCACAAAACACTACACCCATAGTTAATACATTCACTGTTTCATCACCTGTTTATAATAGTACATATTTTAGTGGAGATTTAGTAACTTTTACATCAACTGCAACAGATGTTGATGGTACAATTTCATCAATAAAGTTATATAAGGGTGGTATTTATACTGGTGATTCTGATAATACTTCACCATATCAAATAGTTCACACTTTACCATCAGCAGGAACATATTCATATACAGCAAGAGCGGTTGATAATTTGGGTGAAGAAGGAATTAATTATTCACCACCAATATCAATAACTACAGTAACTAATTTACCACCTAATTCGGCAGTAATGTCAGATCCATCAGGTGCAGGAACATGGGGTTCTGCTGGACAATCACTTACGTTTTCAGCTACGGCTACGGATATTGATGATGGTATTAATTATGTCGAATTCTTTGTAGATAGTATTTCTATAGGAAATGGTGTTTATTTATCTGGTAGTACTTATACAAAAGGTTGGATAGGTATTATAGGAGTACATACTGTAAAAATAACTGTGTATGATAATCACGGGTTATTTTTAATGAGTTCAACTGTTAGTTTTACTATAACATAATATTATTCATCTTCAGACTTTGATGGAAGTTCGGTGGGTTTCTTTTTATTATTTTTAAGAAATGTGAATACTTTCTTATCTTTTAAATCGTCAATAACTATATTGAATTTATCAGGAAGTATATTTATTTGTCCGCCACTGAGTTTGTGTAATAAAAATGAAATTAATGTATAACTAGTTAATACACCTGGTATAGGCATAAGCAATAGTGCAACAAATGGCATTATTTTAGGTACATTCTTCAATTGTTTTAAAGCTTCTTTAACTTCTTCCGTTGTTGGAATATCTTGTCTATGATTTATATTTAATTTTTCCATTAATAAAATAGAAAAGATATTCATCATATCCTTAAAGTCTTTTCCTTCTAAGTAGAATGCTTTCACCAATGGAAAATTCATAAACCATTCAGTAGCATCTTTGAATGTCCATTTTTTTATTCGATTCTTATTTTCTTTTAATTTCACTTTTTATATATTAATGGTTTAAATCTTTTATCCAAAATAAATCCATTTCATCAACAGAAAAGTGTTTTTCCAATTCTAATGATTTATATGGGTTATTGATTAGCCTCCCTATATCATTTAAATCTACTATATGTGATTTTAATTTATATAGAGCCGATGTTGGATTTTTGCTTGTTGATGCCCACTCTTCGAAAAATCTTTCCCATAAGAATACGCTTTGTCCATCATTAATCATTTCTTTTTGTTTTTTTAAACCTGCTTTATCATAATCATAAAAGAATCTAATTTTTATATCTTGATTAAGAAGGAATGTAAGATCGGTGTTAGTTCCTACGCAACCTATAGCATTTGGAAAGAACTTTGTATCCAAAAATCCTTCAAAAACTGTTATCGGTTGTTCCCAATTAACTTTTAATATGTTGTATAAATAGCTTAATTTATCATATCCTAATTTTTCAATATCATCAATATCTGTTTTATAAACTCTTTTATAAAGCTCTGAAAATGCGTAAATTTTATAAAAACGAGTATCTCTACCTTTAATATTTCTTACTTGAATACCAAGCACTTTACCTTTAGATTGATTTATATTGATTAATATTGGCTCACACCATTTTCTTGTATGCCAATATGTACCTTCGTAAATATCATCGTGATTAAATATTTTTCTATCATTTAGATAATTAAATATTTTTCCTCCTTTTTGAACTGGTCTAAAATCAGTTATTGGTGAATTTTCATTAGTTTCGAAATATTTTGTTAAATCTTCTATAGGTATTAGCTTATTTAGATTATTTACAACAAAATCATCTTCTGTCCATCTGATTTTATCCATATTTTCGTTGATATAATCAACCATTTGGATTTTTTTATCTAAATCTATCTCTTGGTCAAATCTTTTAGCAAAAGAAAAGAAGGTTTCGGTTTCACCGCAGTTAAAACATTTGAATCTTAGACTTTTAATGTATAAATTACCTCTTTTTTTAGAAGTGTTTCTCTCCGAATCTCCACAAATAGGACATGCAAAATTTAATCTGTCTGGATTAGATGATGTTGGAGATAGCCTTACTTCCTTCTTACTCTTGATATTATGATTCGTTTCTAAGATATTTTTTATTACGTTTTTTATGTAGTCTATGTCTAAATTCATGTACTTTATATCAAAATAATGTAAAAGTGTTTTATTATATGTACAAAATTATTAAAATTTTTTAATGTGGTGTAAGAAAAATATAAAAATATTCAAAAATAGTGATAACCTCATGCTATTTTGTAGAATATATGTAAAATTAAATCCACACTAAAATCCACATATGTGGTAAAATTGACACCATTATTACGCTCAAACACAAACAATAAAATAAGTAAAATTAACGGAACAGAGGGACAGCAATTATGATTGAGCAATTATTCTACGAGAAAACTGGAATAAATTTTGATGATTTTTATAAAAAATATAGACCAAAATTGATTTGGTATTTAATGCGAATGTCTAATGATTTAGCCGAAGCAGAAGAAGTAGCTGATGATGGTTTTGAAAAAGCATTAAACGAAATCAGGAAATATGATTTTGAAAAATCACAGTTTTCAACTTGGTTATTCACTATTACTAAGAGACTTATGATTCAAAGAATGAAGGTGAAAAAGAAATTTGAGTCTATAGAAGAAGATCATGACGGTGCTAATATAGGAGATTTTCTTATGTCGGATAATAGAAATATGAATATGGTAGATACCATGATACTTAAAAAAGCTGAAATTATAAAAAGAAAAATACCAGATTTACCAAAAAAGTATGCGACAGTATTAACAATGAGAGAAATAGATGGATTTACATATAAAGAAATCTCAGATGTTTTAAAATTGAATGAAAATACTATTAAATCGAGAATTCGTCAAGGTAGATTATTACTACAGAAATATATAAAACCTGAGTTAGAAAGATTGGATAAAGGCTCATTTTGGGAAATTGATCATACAGGTGTATAATTATTAACATTAAAAACATAATTTTACAAGGAAATAAGAGTATTATTTTAATATTCTCTTATTTCCTTGTCTTTTTTTTAAAAAAATAATATGAAGTTTTTTGCTTTTCTGTAATATTGTTTGTAAATTTGTATTGTTATTCAAATTCAATTAAATTAAAGCAAAATATGAAAACTCTATTCACGCTAATTTTAATGTTTGTTTCTATGATTATTACTTATGGTCAAGTTCTTAATCAAAAAACAACAACAAATTCTAAAATTCCATCAAACAGTGTATATAGCATTGATTTTGATGATAACGGAAATGTATATGCTGGTACAACAGAGGGCGTATATAGATATAATAAAAATAACCCAAATGATGAAGCTACATACAATCTAGCAACAAGTACTTCAACAGCCCGCACTGTTAGTTATATAAAATGTGTAAATGGTAATGTTATTGCGGGTAGACTTAATGGTGTTTCTATTTTTAATGGAACTACTTGGACTAATCATAATGTAAATATGGGTTCATCAAGCGGGTATGTTACAAGTTATGCGCCAACAAATAGTGTAACTGGTGTTGATTTTTGTGGCGGTGTAATGGGACTATCTTCAAATGATGGTAGTGGAAACTATGCAGTTGGTACTATAACTGCACCAATTTCTTATAATTCAATTTTACTTGATACTACACGAAGACATATTTATAAAGAATGGGTAGCAGGTACTACTACATCAACAGATTGGGGAGACCACGTATGGTACGCATCAGGTGATGGTGTACTAATATCACCAGTTATAGTGGATTGGGATATTAAAAATGATACTAAAACTACATATTATACTTCGGGTGTTGTATCCAATTTATCAGTAAATAGTGATTTTACTAAGTTTGTATTTACATCTGGTGGTTATGTTAGAATCTTTGATATTGCAACTAAAACTAAATCATTTATTACAAAAGATGGTATGCCAATCACTAAAGCTACCTATGCTACCTATGATAAAGATGGTAATATTTGGTATACTTACAAGTATGGTACTACAACTATGAAAGTTGAAAAATATGATGGTACTAATTTCTCACACGGTATTGTTTTATCAACAGGGATTAGAGATATTGAAATTAGTGATGAAGGCGATTTGTATTTAGCTACTACTACAGGTATTTATGTATATGACTTTGATGCAAATCCAATCATAACTGTAGATAATAATACATCATTGTCCACGATTGTAGTTGATAATGCTTCGTATAAATGGTATTATTCTGAATCTGCTCCTGGACTTAGAACATCTTCAACATTTACAGAAGTTTTAGGTGCTACATCATATTCTTATACACCAACACAATCAGGTTATTATAAAGTGGGTATTACACAAATATCAGGAATTGCTGAGTCCGATTCAGTATTATTTGGTAATGTAACGACTGGTGTTGAAAATAAAATTTCCGAATCAGATTTAATATTATACCCAAATCCAAACAGTGGTACATTTAATATCGCAACTTCCTTTGATGTGGTTGAAGTAATGTTAACTAATCAATTGGGACAAACAGAAAAAGCAATTTTCAATGGCACTGATATAACAACTGCTATGAAAGGATTAATAATTGTATCAATAAAAACAAACAAAGGTGTAACTACTAAGAGGATGATTATACAATAATAAAATATTTATATAAATATAGAAAAGGGTTGTAAAATAGAAGTAAAATTACAATCCTTTTTATTTTAAAAGAATATTCACACTTTTATATATATGAAATGAAGCAAATATTTATCATTATCGTTCTAATTCTGTTGAGTTTCAGTGTAAAAGCGCAAGACACAACAAAAGTGTATCCTGTTTTAAAGGAACAAAAACTATCATTTTTTAAAGATAAAACATTTGAAAGTGGATACATTGAATTTTATGATATTCATATTAAAGGTGGGCTACCATTAAGAGCGACAATTACAATATAGCATTCATATAAGTCTCAATATACAATAGAAGAAATGTTATTTAATGGAAGTAATTTAAACTACTATACATGTAAGAAAATTAATAATGGCTCAGTTGAATCGGAAATTATAATATCATTTGCTAGTGGAGATGTTTCTATGGTATATAATGGTAATATGATTGTTGATAAAGATGAAAGACTTGCAATAATAGATAAAGTGAGTCGTAGCCTTAATACTGTTAATAGCTTATTAAAAAGTAAGGAATAATATCCTGTTATTTTTTATATATAGTTCATGTCTATTAAATCATTCGAATTATTCCAAGAGAAATATAATGCTACGGGTGCTAAACTTGATTATTATTATATTTTAGATGATTTGTCTACTACTAGATTAAGAGATATTTATAAAGTTGTTAAATTAAACAATTTTAGAGCAATTGCTACATTTTCTGAAAATATAGAGCATTTTGAAGAAATACCATGTAAGAAAATAGCATTAGTAAATTATCCTAAATTATTCTCGTCATCAAGAGTTTTTAGAGAAATTGAAAGTGTTAAAGCTGATGAAATTGAATTTCCGTGGGATAAGAAATATATTTTAGAAAAAGAACAGTGGAGAAGCGTGGTACTTAAAGCCTTATCACAAGGTAAAATAATTAGACCAATGTTAGAATTTGGTATAGATTCAGCAGATTATATTAAAGATACAATAGAATTTTTTAAAGAAGTTGGAATTAAAGATGTAGTAACTTCTTCTGGATTAATAGATAAAACTACCACATTGGAAAAATTCACCGAATTTAAAATGTTAATTCCTAATATTTTTAAAGTTAAAGTTATAGCCGAAATTAAAGATATAGATAAAGCAAAAATATTTTTTAAAGAGGGTGCTAATTTAGCAGGAACTACATTCACAAAACTTAATATTTCTTTGTAAATAATATATAAAATAATTTGTATACATTAAATTTATTTGCTAACTTTGTAGAGTAATAAATGTATATGGTAAATAACAATAATATATTAAATTCCGTTAATATTTTGAATGAGGTTGATACTAAACCTTTAAATCAATCAGAGATGGATGCTATGGATGAAATTCTTATTGAACATGCCGAAATTTCAAACTTTGTATTCAAACACTTTACAGGAATTACACAATTTTAATAAAAAAGGGCCCTTAGCACAATTGGTGGTGCAACTGTCTCATACACAGGTGGTTGGTTTTGGGTTCGAATCCCCCAGGGCCCACAATAGCCTTAAAAGTTATATGTATTAAACATAGCTAACAATTTTTATATATACTAAAAAAAGTATATAATGAAAAATTGTAATAAGTGTAATTCTGAATTTCCGAATACCATGTTAATAGATGGTAAAAAAAGAAATTTTAATAATAGGAAGTATTGTTTAGATTGTTCACCTTTTAATTGTCATAATACTACGGTATTATACAATAATCTTAAATGTAAAATTTGTAATAGTAATTTACAAGGAAATAGAACAAAATTTTGTTCTAATAAATGTAAACAAAAAGATTTTTATAATAATGGTGGAAAAATAAGTGGAATACATTATAAAGAATTAAAAGGATTTCAAAGAAAAATAAATCTTATTGAATTAAAGGGTGGTGGGTGTGAAGAATGTGGGTACAATAAAAATATAACAGCATTAGAATTTCATCATAAAGATTCTAATATGAAAGAATTTTCTTTAAATACAAGAATATTATCTAATAGTAAATGGTCAAATATATTAAAAGAAGTAGATAAATGTGATTTATTGTGTTCTAATTGTCATAGAGAAAAACATTATTTTGAAAATACGATAGAAAACATAAAAAAGATATTAGAAGATAATAATTTAAAAATATAAATAGTGGTATAAATATGTTTAATTGCTACATCTATATATATGATATAAAATTATAAGATAAGTAATATGAAGCTACCTATCATAGTTTATTTTACTTCTTCTTTGTAATAGTTTTATTTTTATTTCCAACTTCTACTTCCGAGCTTAAATCTTTATATAAGTCGGGGTATACAGAGCCGCTGGCATCAGCAGGATATTTTATTTCATAAAAATCATTAAATCCCATCAGCTTATCTTTATCAATCTTTAATTCTCTTTCAATTTTTAATTTCTTATCAATTGTTGAAGTTATTCTATCAACTGCATCATTAAAAATTTTCAAAGTTGTATCATTAAATACGCCAATAGCTTTTTTCTTTTTATGTCTAAAAGAACTTAAAATAATTTTAAAGAAATATTCAAATTTAGGATTTTTTGATACCCAATAACGTGTTTGGGTATTCTGTACTAAATCGATATTAATTTTATATTTATCTGCTTGAAAAAATATGGGAATATTAAAATCGAAATTTGTAATTTTTATTTCTCTATTTTTACAATAAGAATTAAATAAAGCCGACATTAATTCTAAATATAATTCATCACCTGTATTAGATTTTAGTGGTAATTTATCAAAACTTACTAATTGAAGAAATTCTAAGAACTCAGCTAAAAGTATAGTATATACATCAACATGTTCGCTTTTTTCTGCCTGTGCTTGTTTGTAAAGAGGATTTAACACCGAAAATGCTATCTCTTCGTCACTATCAATTCTTATAATTAATTTTTCTAAATTTGTTTGAAAGTTTCCATCATCCATCAAAATGGAATTTGATATTTGGGGATTTAAAATTTTGTAGAAAAAATATGCAAAGTTATTTTCTCCGAAAATATATTCTAAATCATCTGGTGATGTATTTAAGAAATATGTTATTAACTCTAATTGTTTATCTGTCATTTTGCCTTTAAAAATAACAGGTTGAAAATCTATATCAAATAAATTTGAATATTCACACACTTCATTATAATCAAATATAAATTTATTGTCTTTAACTATTGATGTTAAAATTAAATTATTCTTTGGTAGTTTATCATATCTAACATGTGATGGTTGTTCATCAAAGAAAAAATTACAACAAAACCACCAATTTTTAGGTATTAATTTTTTAACTCTTTCGTCTAATCCTTCAAGATAATTCCACACAGGATTGTAATACTTTTGAAGTGCTAAATCAATTCTATTGATTGGATCGGAGTTAAGATTCCTAGCTTTAATAATGATGTTATTTCCATCATATTTAAAAAATATCTTAGAACCTTGTATATTTTCATATACTAATATTTCAGAATCTTTTAATAATTCTATAAAGTTTTCGATGTTTAATTGAGTAAGCGGTATTAATTTAGACATTTTTTTCTCTTGTCTTATTTTTGTTATATATATAATATATATACCTATATGAAACATATAAAATCGTTTAACCAATATACTATCAATGAATCTACTGAAGGATTTGGTGATGTATTAAAATTAATCAATAATATCGATTTGTTAAAGAAGATATTTGAATTTGCTAATGAAATTGATATTGACAAATTGATTAAAAAATTTGGCACTATGGATGAAATGATACAAGTATTTAAAGATGCTAACGAAAGTGTTGATAGTATGAAACGTGTAATATTAGCATTATTTTCTAAAAATCCCAAACCAATTTATAAAGATAAATTAGATATTATGTGTAATTATCTTAAAGTTAAGTATAAAGCAACAGAGGATAATATAAAATTCCTAAAACAAGCTATAATTGATTTTGCTAAAAATTTTAATGTTCCTGTAAAATAGAGTTTATCATAGATTTTTAATAAAACTTGACAAATACAATTTTTTTATGTATATTTGTTAAAATATTAATTATTTCTATGAAGAAAGAACTTTCTGTACTTATTGAAGTTGAAAAAACCACTGGAACAGGCTCACAAGCTATAAAACAGCAACTTATAAGAGAGAATTATAGTAATATATTGGAATATTTTTTACAAATAGCTTTAGATCCTTTTATTAAAACAAATATTAACAAAATTGATGTTCAACGTGAATCTATAACAGATATATCAACTACTATAGATTCTACAAAATTAGTATTGACAAAACTAATTAACTCCAAAGCTGCTAATAATGATTTACGTACTGAATTACATTTAGTATTAAATGGTGCGGGACTTTCTTATGGAGAAAGAGAAATGCTTGGTAAAATAGTATCTAAATCGCTCAATATAGGTATTGGTGCTAAATCTGTTAATAAAGCAGTTGGTAAAACGCTTATACCTGATGTCGATGTGATGTTAGCAGAATCTAACGAAGAAGAAATAAATAGATGGCTTGATACTTATGGACATGTGTGGGTAGAAGAGAAATATGATGGTGTTCGTGTAATAGCAATTAAAAAGAATGGTATCATTACATTTTTGACAAGAAATTTCAATCAGCTTATAGGGATGTCTAAAGTGGAAAGTGCTGTTGAAAAATTACTTGAAAAATATAATAATGTGTTTGTTGATGGTGAGTTGACAGATTTGGACAGAAAAAGTGTAAGCGGTAAAGTTAATAGAATTCTTAAAGGTACTGCTCCTGTAAATATAGACGATGATTTTTTATTTCATCTTTTTGATTTTGAAGATGTTAGTATTTTTGATAAATTGACTAAAACTCCTTATGAAAGAAGGAGAGATATGTTGAATGATGTTCTTAATGAATATCATGTTGATAACAAAGATGTTCTTAGACTTTCTACACGTTGGAAAGCTACAACACCCGATGAAATAATGGATATTTATAGAGATTTAATAAAAATTGGCGGCGAGGGTGTAATTGTTAAAAAACCTGAACACATTTATGAATTAAAGCGTTCTAAAAATTGGAATAAAATAAAAGAAATTCAAGACTGCGATTTAAAAATTACAGGTTGGTACGAAGGTAAAGGAAAAAGAAAGGGTAAAGTCGGAGGATTTTGTTGTGAATCTTCTTGTGGTGAATTAAAAGTTGATGTTGGATCTGGTTTTTCTGATGAATTCATTAATGAAATTAGTGAAAATCCTGAATATTATATTGGTAAAATTGTAAAAATTATATACAATGTTAGAATAGTTGATAAACATGGAAATCATTCATTATTCTTACCGAGATTAGAAGAAATTAGAAATGATAAAACAGAAGCAGATAATATAACTAAAATTAAATAATATGGATAATAGATATAAAAGATATGAGAGTCCAATTAGATATGAAAAACCTATTTGGAAAAAATCACTATTATTTATAGTGGTAATATGTGTTATAGGGTTTTTATGTAGAGAACAATTTTCTCAAATTTTTAAAAAACCATTTCATAAAAATATTGATAATGCATACACTATTACTATTATTGATGACTTTGGTGATACCACCATTGTTTCGGTAAGTCATATTCCAGAATCTACTATTTTAATCCCTGTAGTTGAATCTAAACCATTAAAAGATACACTTAAAATTAAAAAAGAAAAAATTGTAGCAAAGGTAAAGGTTGATACATCAAAAGTTTCTAAAAATGTAATTAATAATGATTATATACAAACTGTCCCTAATATTTCGGAAGAAACTATTCAGAATACTGATATAAAAGATGATATTATACCAGTAGAACCCATTAAAAAAATTGATTCAAATATAACTGATAAAATAGAAGAAAAAGTAGTTAAGAAGAGAAGATTTAGATTATTTAAAAGACGAAATTAATAAATATTTATGAAAAAATTTCTTATTATATTGGCTTTATTACCAATATTAACCTTAGCTACAACACTAACATTATCATATTATGAATGTTCTAAATGTAGAACTTTGATTCAATCTAATGCATTTCCTTCTGCATTTAATTGTCCGAGTGGTTCTACACACAATTGGTGTAATTTAGGTGAAGTTGGTGATAGAAATTATCAATGTAGAAAGTGTGGTATTTTAGTAAAGACAAAAAATTATCCAAATTCATTTAATTGTCCGATGGGTTCTATGCACTATTGGTATAGTTTATAAAATTAAGTAGTTCCTTCTTTAGAATTATCTGATTTTTCAGTTCTTTCTTTATAGTGTTTTCCCATTTGATTTATCTTATTAGTCATTTCTTCAAATTTGGTTGGTTTATTGGGTTTAACTTCTTGACTTGGTTCAGCTTTTATTTTAGAAGGAAGTTCTTCAGCTGCTACAGCAACTTCTTCTTTGGGTTCTTCTTTTTTAGGCTCTACTTTTATTTGTTCGGATGGGCGGTTAGGTGCGAATGCTAATCTTTTAATGAATACCAATAAATCAAATTCAGTTTGACCATCAATATTTCTCATATGAGGCTTACCCAAAGCATCACCCATAATCCATTTTAAGACTTTATATTGACCCAAATACTTATCACGTGAATATACTCTGACAATTTTGTTCTTCTCACCCAAAGCCCCCAAAATAGCTATATAATGATTTGATGTAATAGACTTTAAGAAAGTCATTCTAATGAGTTTTTTATCATCTTCATTAATATTTGGATTTACGAAAGGTTCTCCTAAATTTAGCTTAGTATCTGTTTTATCAACTTCTATAGAATCATTGAGACTTATTTGTTCTTTATTTTGAATAATGTTTTTTTGAATTAATGTCTTTTGATTATTTCTAATTTTATTGAAGTCAGCGGCAGCAATAATACCGCCTCTCATACCCTTATCGTTCATATTATATCCCGCAGGAGGTAGTCTAAAGAAATGTCCTGTAAAAGACATTGAAAGTATTCTGTCTGTTCTAAACATTCTCCATGTCTTATCAACTTTACCATTTTGTGACAATGACCATCCTTTCAAGTGATATGCTCTTAAAAGTGGTTTACCTTTACTGCTTGTACCAACAACCATTGGATAAATAACTCTCTGTCTTCCTTGAACGAAATCATCTTTATCACCTCTATATTGAATCTGTAGAATCATACCATAATTAATAGCTATAGACATTAATTCTTTGCTATATTTAAGCTCTTTATTTGGTGGAAATTTAGTAAATAATGGATTTGTATATTTTTTAATATTAAATCTCGGAACATATGTATTATCTTCATTAAGTTTAATTTCTGGATAATAATCATGTCGTAATACAAATTCTACTACTTTTTTATTATTATTTTCATAATATTTTATATCATTAACCTTTCTTTCTAAATGTAGAGTTGTGTGCGCGGTTTGAACTTCTACAATTTTATCCCAATTTCTCAATCTTGCTAAATTTGCTCTTCTAGCTGAATCCGAATATAAATAACCCATTAAATTGATTTGGTTAATTTTTATTATATATTAAATTTTAACTGTCCAAGAATAATATATAGTTCATGAAGTACTTAAAATTATACGAAAATTTCTCAGAAGAATGGGATGATGAAGATGAAGAGGAGGAAGATGATACGCTCGATTCAGTATTTGAAATTATTAATGGGTATGGTGGTTATGATACATATATTAAAGTAAACTATAATGAATTAAGAAGATATTTTGAAGTTAACGGTATATTAATTGAAGGTATAATGGTTGAAAATAATAAAGATTGGGGTGATGAACAATTTAGTGAATATGAATTATATTCTCATATTTATCCCCGATATGATAAAGTTGATGAAGAAGTAATTTTAAAAATAGATAATGATTTTAAGAGTTTATCTTTTATAGAAACTATTGTAAACAATATAAAATACAATACATTTATTTTAAATTTTAAACGTGGAATTGGTGTAGAATTATGTTAAAAAATAAATATTAAAAATGAAATCATTTAAAAAGTTTGTTGCTGATGCAAGTAGAAGAAAAGAGAAAGAGGTAGAAAAGCCTTTCGAAATGCCAAAAAAAGGAAATACTTTGGAACCTCTTACTAATGATTTAGAGCCCATTCAAGATGAAATTGAAAAACAACAAAAACCTATCAAGTTAAAAGATAATGATTGGGAAATTGTGAGCATAATTGATTTTACAAAAGAAGAGCCGCAAATAAAAGAAGCTGTTATTGTTAATGCTGATTTGGGAAATACAGAAGTTTCGCGCGGTGATATTATATACATAACAGCAATGCTTAGAAAAAAGGATGCTAAATATTATTCACAAAATGTTATTGGTGTTCTAAAGACTAGAGTAGTGGACATATATAATTCGTTATCAATATTGAACAATCTAAAATAATTATTTTTTATCATTTAAGTAAATGAATTTAATTACCAATAAGTAAATGAATGCTAATACCATATTCCAAAAAGGAAATAGAAAAAACATTTTATACGAAAACGAAAGATTAATTCTTTTCTTGGTGTCAATATGTCTTGCCCATTTACAAAGTAGAAATGTAACAGGGTAAGAAGCCATCATTATATCAATATAAACCTCTCGCATTAAATTATTATATCTTTAATTATTTTATAAATAGTTTTGAATCTATTATTTTTACTGATGGTGATGCTGTAATAGTATACTTTTTTAATTTTTCAATAAATGTATCAAATTCGGTAGATTGTGCATGTATTATGCCGTTTAGAGTTCTGATGTGTCCCTTTTCAAGCTTTGATTTATATTTTTCAAAACTTTCATCAAGTGTAATCAAATATGATTTAGAACCTTTATGTACGTCTTTTAACATCAATGATTCAAAATCAGATTGTTTATATCGTTCTCTCAAAGTTGTTTTTGCACTTATACATAAAGGACCAACTTCTTTGCTGTACATCATAATATCAAAATTTATGTCTGCAACAAAAGATACTTTAGCACCCATGTAAAATGGAATTATGTTTTCTCTATATAAAAGTGTTGCTAAAATGTATTCAAAAATTTTACCATTTTGGCTATTATTTTTATTTTTAATTTTAGTTGTATAGCTATCCCAATATTTTTTAATGTATTCGGATGGAGTATTGTATTCTAAATTTCTGAAATCTCCTTCTAAACTTTCAAATATCACTGCTACTTTTGTAGATTTAGATTTTCCAGTTACTATACCTATATCTTGTAATAAGCACATCGTGTAATATAATATTTTAGTATTATACACAGAAAAAGAAATCAGTTTGATTAAAAACATAAAAAAGACTTGTAAATTTACAAGTCTTTAAATATTTACATTCAGCCATCGTCTTCATTACCGTCTTCGTCATCATAATCATAGTCATATTCATCACCAGGTAATTGCCTATCTTGTATTCTATATGCGAATAAATTATCTGTTAAAGGTATTTGAATATCGTCAACAGCAAGTTTATTACGTTTATTTGCAATTTGTTCAGGTGTAGTTCTTTCAGCAAAGAATATAGGATCAATAAATGGTTTCATTGCACGATAGAGATTGTGTTTAGTAATTCTATTTTTCTTATCAGGTACAGGAACTCTTTCCACAGTACCATCTTTCTTCTTAACTTTTTTGAATGGCTGTTCATCTGCCCATTTAGCAATTTCATCAAAATTAACAGACCCGTTATACCATTTCAAAAGTTTTTCTGTAGACTTTCTATTTCTTGTTTTTGTGTCAGGTTTTAATTCTGATGTTTCTATATTAGCATCATAAAATGCTTGAACATTTACATAATTTTTATAAATATCTTGTCTATAAACCATTTCATCGGTTAAATAACTATAAGTAGCTTTGTTAGCTTCTTCCTCAGTCATTACTTTGAATGTTCCTTTATCAGTGACATATATGTTTTTTTCAATTTCGAAAATATCTTCTGGTGTATGGTTTAGATAAGTAGCGAGTGCCATTAATCTACTATCTTTAGTAGCATTTGGATTAGTTTTAATACTTCTCGCAGCTAAAGTATCCATATACGGTGCGCCCAAACCAATATTAGTAAAGAAATAATTTCCACCTTTATATTCATTCTTCATTCCCGTATATTTCGTAACAATTTTATGGAAGAATTGTTTTAAAACACCAGGATATACCATATCAAAGAATATTTGACCTTTAACATTTCTAATTAAACATCTTGAAAATATAGTAAAAGGTACAATGTTTTTCTTTTTATCTGTGAACGGTGTATTGAATTTTAGATAAGCAATTTTAACGTTTGAATCAAATAAATTTGCTGGTAAATGCTTATTATGTGATCCACTATAAAGATTTTGACACGAATCATAAAATTTTGATATGGACATATTTAACATATCTTCTGACTTAGAAGATATGTAAAGCTGTAAGTCGTATTTAGAAAATAAATCAATGTCAAAATTTCTATCAACAGCCATTGAAAGAATATTAGTAAAGGCTGGATTAATAAATGGGTTTTTCATATCATTCTCTCCAGGGAAAGCTAACATATAACTTTCATAAAAACCATTGAAGTTGGATATGTTATTTGATAGAATAATTTCACCAGGTTCTTTATTTCTATATGTTGGTAGATTGTCTTCACCTAATAATGGTTTTCCATTATCTCCTTTTATCATTATTCTATTACCTCTTGTTTCTCCAATGCTAATTAATTTATAAATATTAGAAGTCATTAATTTTAAATCAAGCAAAGATGGTTTTTCGATATCAATAACACCATCTATGGTTTTAGCTTCTTTTATAGTGTTGATAAATTTAGTTGATGGTTTCCATCCTTCGAGAAGCAATTCAATTTTTTTAACGTTCACCATAAACATCGATTGTATTGCTTCATCTTTCTCTTCTTTGGTCAATATCCATTCACCCTCGGTTAAGTTTTCGGCTTTATCAGGAACTTCCATATCAAGATATTTTTTACCAATCCTCTTGGTTAAAATCTTTTTATGGTGATCAGGAATTTGATCTTTTAGTGCTTCTTTTACTTGAAATTCTTCAAGAGATTTAATATTTTTACTATTCTTCATTGAAAATAAGTTTTTATGATATATAAATAATATATTGAATAAATATAAATTAATTTCTCTTCTTTATTTCTTGTTTGTATGCGAAATAGTCACCCATGTTAATTTCATTTTCATCAACTGAAAGTTTATTTCTTTTACTTGAAATACTTTCATCGGTTAATCTTTCTTCCCAGAATTTTGAATCCAAATACGGTTTCATAAAACGATAAAGATTGTGTTTGGTGATATTATGTTTATTATTTCCACCAAATTTTTTAGGATCAAATCCTAAATCTGAACCACGCCTTTCATCATCATCTTCATTTAAATCTCTTTTTTTCTTTTTTTCTTTTTTAGGTGTTGGTGGTTCTTCTGCCCATTTAGTAATTTCATCAAAGTCACATGATCCACTATAGTTAACCAAACATTTACTTTTATTTTCTTCGAAGAATTTTTCGATATCAACATATTTTTTGTAAATATCTTGCTTATAAATCATTTCTTCTGTAATATAATGTTTAGTTGCATTTAAAGCTTCTTCGATAGATAACACAAGAAAGTCTCCTTGGTCAGTTCCATAAACATTCTTATCAGCTTCGAGTATATAATCAGCTTCAGTTTTTAAGAATTTAGCTAATGCTTGAAGTTTTATGTCTTTGTAAGCATCAGGATTGAATTTAATAGGAACACCGATTACACTATCAAAATAAGGACGACCTAATCCAACTTCGGTATAATAATAAGTCTTTGATTCTTTATCAGCAAAAGAATTCTTCATTCCTGTATATTTTTCAATGATTGAGTGTACAAATAATCTCAAATCATTTGAAAATTTAGGGTATACCATATCAAAATAAATTCTACCTTTAATGTTTCTAACTATGCATCTTGTAAAAGATGTAAAGGGCATAACATTTCCATTTCTATCGGTATATGGTGTATTAAATTTTAAATAAGCAATTTTACAGTTCTTATCGAACAAATTTGGCGCAAGACAATTATTTTGAGCACCACTATAAAGATTTTGACATGAATCATAAAATTTGGAAATTGACATATTCAACATATCTTCTGGCTTAGATGATATGTAAAGCTGTAAGTCGAATTTGGTAAATAGCTCAAAGTCGAAATTACCCTGTTTTACATAAGAAAGAACTTCTGTAAACTCTCTACTCATGAAAGGATTTTCTATTTTAGCGTCACATGCAGAATTATAAGACTCTAAGAAAGCATTGAAGTTAGATTTATTGTTTGAAAATACAATTTCACCTTTCTTTTTATCTACTTTTTTAGGCATTTTCAATAATCCTTCCGTAATAGGATGACCGTTATCATTTCTAAGAATCATTTTATCACCTTTTGTTTCACCAACATTAATAAGCTTAAAACTGTTAGAATTAAGCATTTTAATATCAATAATTGATGGTTTTAAAAGATTAATTGCGTCTTTAGTAGTTCTTGAAAGCTCAAAAATTTCTAAAAAATGCTCAGTTGGTTTAAATTTAGCCAATACTTTATCAATACCCTTAACGTCAACACCAAAAAGAAGTTGGATAACACCATCCTTTTCCTCTTTAGTTAATGTCCATTCACCCTCAATAATGTTTTCAGCCTTTGTGGGTAATTCAAGATTTAGGTATTTTTTACCTATTTTTTTATCCATCAATTCTAATTGATGTTTTGGTAAGAGGTCTTTTAACGACATATGTTATTGCTTTTTCAAATACATTTATACAAATATACCATAAAAGTTTTAAAAACCAACATTTTTTTAAAAAAAGTTTAAGATTTCTGAATAATTAAGTAATCACCTACTCGAATTTCTTTGTTTTTCCCACCCAAAACCCTGACTATTTGATTTTTCCAATCTAAAAGTATTTTATCATAAAATTTTCTATCAATAAAATCATAAAAATAACCTATAAGATTACTTCTACCCAATATTGACCTGAGATATTTATAAACGTCTTCTGCTTCAACATCTTTTCTATCCATATTATACTTTTTAGCTGTTTCATTAACAGTTGTAGAAAATTCACCTCTAAATCTATCCATATCAATATAATGTGCCCAATCATCTACAGGATAAATTTCAGTGAAATTATTCTTCAACGAAGAAAACATTTTATCAATAATTACAGTTTCATCTTTTGTAATATCAAAAATATAGAATGTTTTAGACTCTTCATCAACATAGGTATATTCACATGACTTATCTTTAACAATATATTCTATATCTAAATTAAGCTCTTTTGATAATAAAATTGCTTTAGTATCATTGAATGCTGATTTTATTTCTTCTATACCTAATGTGTCCATATAAGGTGTAGCTAATCCTTTTGTATTTTTGTAAAAATATCTATCACCTTTATAAGTATTTTTCATAGAAGTATATTTTTCTATCATTCCATGATGAAACTCATTCATATCATACATTTTAGGATAAGCTGATTCAAAATATAATTTTCCTTTAATATTTCTTATAAGACATCTTGAAAATGGTGTGAATGGTATTATATTATTCCCTATATCTATAAATGGTGTATTAAATCTTAAAAAACAAATTTTACAATTTTTATCAAACACATTTGAAGGTAATTGATGTCTATATCCACCATTATACATATTTTGACAAGAATCGTAAAATGCTGATAAAGACATATTTAACATATCTTCTGCTTTTGATGAAATGTATAATTCTAAATCAAATTTACCTAAAATATCAATATCGAAATTATTTCTAGTAATATCATTAATCCTTGAATAGATATTTTTGAAAGCTTCTAAAATATATGGATTTGAAATATCACCACCATAACAATTGTGATAACCCATAAATAAGCTATTAATGTTAGATTTATTATCTGTAAATACTGGTTCACCTGGTAATTTATCTTCATATGATAACTCACCATCTTTTCTTAGAGGTATACCACTTTTATCACGTATTACTTTTCTATCACCTTTGGTTTCACTTATACTCAGCATCCTAAAATTATTACCATATAACATTTTTATATCTTTAATGGTAGGTTTAATTATATTAATTTCATTATCGTGTATATAGGATTGCTTAACTATATCTAAAAATCTTTCAGATGGTTTAAATTCTTTTAAAGAGTTTTCTACAGATGATATGTTTATGTTAAACATTAGTTGAATTGCCTTATCTTTATCTTCCTCTGAAAGTTTCCATAAGCCATCGGTGATATTATCTGTTTTCTTTGGAACATCAGTATCTAATATATCATATGCATCTATATTATAAACTGAATAGTCATCATCGTCTGGATCATACTGTAAAATGTTATTCTTTAATATGTCTTGTTGATGTTTTGGAATCTCATCCTTTAATGCTTCCTTTATAAATTGTGTGAAATTGAATATACGTTTCATAATAAATTGTAATATTGACTATATATTATTTTTTATTTTATAATATCCACAATATTTGATTCTAAAAATAGTAATAAGAAAAAAGCATCATTTATATCATCTAATGGTTTTATAATAGAAGACATTTTATAAATTTCTTTAAAATTTTCTCTAATAAATTTTGTTAAATCATTATTAATATTCGAATCATTTAAAGCTTTAAAGATTTGATGTTTTTTCATAGAGCCCCCACTTATACCATCTGATGTTTTTGTGATTATTTTAATAATATTACCACTTTTATTTTTTTTAATTTCACCACCATATACTAAATAACAAGCTTGCATTTTTAAAGTTGATGGTGATATAACATTCATTTTTGCGTTTAATATATTTTTCATTTTACTTCTAAATAAAGTCGTATATGTTACTATGTCAATAATTGAAGATGTTTTACCACCGCTGCTATAGGAAAACCCTTCTATATTATAAATTATATTATCATCACCTGTTATTTTTTTAATATCAAAAATTATTTGATCAGTTATTCTATCATAATCAATTAATTTATTGTTTTCGTTTGTAGAATAATTATCACTAATTTTAAACTCTGTACTCGTAATATTAACAAAATTCATTAACTTAGTCCATTTCCCATATTTGAAATTTTTAACATATGAAAGATAGTGATATACACCATTAGTTTTGATAACTAATGCAGCAGATGTTAACGATAAATCAACTCCAATATAACTATACATAAAGTCTATACTTTTTTAATATATATTAAAATATTACTATCTATGGATAATGAGATGTAATATCAAAAACTAAATGAAAAAAATAATTAAAAATATATGATAACTAAACAATTTACTTACAAAGGACAAAACATAACGTTTAATGAAACAGATGTTATTTTGGTACACAAAAATAAAATATCATCTATAAGTGATATACCTTCACCAGTTATTAGAATGTTGACTAAATGTTATTATAATCATGCTGCTTTAGTTGTTAACTATTTAGATACTTTATACATAGCTGAAGCTGTAGCTAATGGTTTTGTTGTCACTAAACGATTGGATAAATATATGACAGAATTAGGTGATGTTAGAGAAATAGCAGTTTTAAGAGCTAAACCAGAATTTGGATATACTGTTGAAACGGTGTATAATAATATTACTGATATAGTTAATAAACCATATGCTTATGGTACACTATTATTCACACAAGTAATATATCTATTAACTAAAAAAGTATTTGGTAAAGGTTGGTGGACAGGTAAAAATAACGAAGACGGAAAAAGAACAATTGAATGTTCAGAAGTTATTGCTAATGCTTACAATACATTTTTCACAGGTACTATAGCTAGAACAACCCCTGCTGATATATGGTGTTGCTCTAAATTTGATGTTATTTTTGAAAGTGATTTAACAGATAGGTCAGCTTTTGATAAAAAATACAAAAAATAACTATTTATAATAAAATATTCATGAAAAAAGAGATTCTATTAAAATTTCAAAAAATTATATTAGGAGTAATAATATTGGTTATAGTATTAATATTGTCAATATTTGCTATACCAATATTATATCTGTCTAAAAAATTTAAAAAATGTCAATACTGTAAAAAGAGAGGTAAAATATCATACGAAGAGAAATATTATAATACTTTTATACCTGTTTGTCAAAATTGCTTAAATTTTAAAAATAAAAATGTTAGAAGGAAAGTTATTATAGATGATATTGTTAACTAGTCTAATTCCTCATTTGAATCTAATCTTTTAAAGCCTATACCATTACACTCTGAACAACCATTTCCACCACAAGTACAAATTTCACCTTTTTTAAAAATTTCTTCATCTTCTTCTATTACACCATTCATAAAACAATCTTGGTCATTATCAAAATATGATATTCCCATCGGTGGATAATTTGGAAAAGAAGGCTTCAAGAATTGATTGAATGACTTCAAGTGTTTTCTTTTTTTATTTTTCATGTTGTATATATTAAACATATTCTCAATATATTTTATCGACACTTAAATTTTTTTCTCATTATTTATATAACATTTATATTAAAAAAAACGTTATTATGAGCAATGAGAAAAAAGACAATATCAACATTTTATGATGAAAGAATGGTTTTAATGGACGAAAATGTGCCAAATATTTCCAAATCACCATTAAAACCAAAAAAAATTATAGAATACATCCATAAAAACGGATTATTGGAATATTTCGACATCAAGGAGTTTGAACCTTTCGAAAAAGAAGTTTTTTATACAGCACACTTCGAAAAATATGTTGACAATTTTTTTAATGGTATAGAACCACAAGCATCATCAAATGGTTTGAAGTGGAATGCTCAATTTGCAGATTCGGTAAGATATACTAATGCGAGTTTATATAATGCTATTTTAAATTCTATAAAAAATCCAGATGAAGTATCATTTAGTAATACTGCTGGTTTCCATCATGCTACACCTGATGAAGGAATGGGATTTTGTACATTTTCAGGACAAGTAATAGCATCACTAAAAATTTATAGAGAACTTGGATTATCTGGTGCATATCTCGATTTAGATGGGCATTTTGGAAATAGTTTAGAAGACAGTAGGTATTTTGCACCTGATTTAAATGAAGCTGTTCCTACAGAATGTAATATTAATCCTCAATATCATAGTAAATATTACATTATTGATTTACAGGAAAGATTAGAAAAATTAAGAGAACGAATAATTCAAGGAAAAACACATTATTTAGTATTCTGTCATGGTGCTGACTCCCATTTTTGGGACGACTATGGTACACAATTAAATACTGAACAATGGATAGAATGTTCTAAAATAGTATACAACTTTGTTAAAAGTATTGAAGAAGAATTAAAAAAGCCATTTCCTTTAGCTCTTTCACTATTCGGTGGTTATAGAAAAGATGATTATAATAGTGTACTATCTCTACATTTAGCAGATTTAGTAGAATGTTTGAATATATTATGTGATAATGACATTAAATATAAACCAAGCGTAATAGAACCGAGATATTAAAACTTACAAATGATATTAAAAGGTAAAAAAATTCCTAAAGAAATTTTAGAAGTTTTGGTTATTACAACTGTTAAATATTATGGATTTGATGATACAATTCATCAAGGACAGATAATTGTGCATAAAAAATTAGAGGATGATGTAAAAAGAATATTTCAAGATTTATTTTCTATTAAATTTCCTATACATTCAATTATTCCTATTTCTGAATTTGAATGGTCTGATTATCAGTCTTGTAAAGCAAACAATACTTCGTGCTTTAATTATAGAGTCGTAGTAGGTACAACCGAATTATCTGAACATGCTAAAGGATGTGCCATAGATATAAATCCTTTTCAAAATCCATGGATACATATAAATGCACATAAAATTGAAGGTAGAGTGTATAAAATAGGAAATAAAGGCACTATAAATGATGATGTAATCCAAATTTTTAAGAAATATGGGTGGAATTGGGGCGGTGTATGGAAAAATCCAGATTATCAACATTTTTTTAAATCTATAGAATAAATTTCTCAAAATAAGTTATAAAATATTTGTATTAGTCTACAATATTTTATAACTTTGTTCTCTAATTATAGAAATATGAAGAGATTGTTTATATTGTTAATTCTATTTTCAATATCCATTACAGGTTTTTCAAAAACTTTAAATTTGGATACCTATCTAAAAACTTATTACGATAACGCCGAATATAAAAAGTGTTATGATTTAACACGTGTGATAGCTAAAGGTAGCTATAGTGGGTATAGTTTAACACCATTTGGTATAAAATTTAATGATAATATTACTTATATTTCATCTGAAATGAAGTATTATGAGCTTCATAGTTTATATAATATAAATTCTGATGCTTTCTATTATAATTATATCGTACAAAATGATGCCATATTAAAATATTTTTCCAAAGAAGATGTGTATCCTAAGTTTTTAAATTGGATAGATAGTCTATATAACACTCCCATTATTGATGAGTTTAAAATACTTGTTGATAATGCATTATCAAGTCATCCTATAGAAATTGATGATATTAAAGAAATAAAAAGTGATATTCGACAAACACTTAAACTCAGTGAATTGTATAATTTCCTTTCGAAAAAGGATACTATAGCAAGAGATAAAATATTTAAAGTTAATAATTCGAATTTAGTAAAATTCATGAGTAAATATAAGAATGTAGATTTATTAAATTTATATTCCGAAGATTTTGATTTAATGAACTCTACTAAATCTCCTTCTGGTAAAGTAATGTCAATTCAAAATGATGCATATGTTTTCTTTAAAAATGTAATTAGAACTAAACGGTTTATAAACGAAAAACAAATATGTGATTATTTATACACAAATACGAATTTTAGTGATAGTGAAAAGATATTCGTAACATATTATTTCTTTAGAGCATTTTTATCATACGCACAAAAAAATACTACTACATATACAAATTACACTAATATAGAAAAAATAATTCTATATCGAACTACTATATGTAATGGGTATGCTATCATTTTAAAGCATTTTCTAAATAAAAATAATATAGAGTGTTATCATATAACGTTGAGTACTAATAATGGGCTACACGCTAATAATATTTTGGTATTTAAAAATAAAGTATATTATGTAGACTTGACATGGGATATTTATTTTAAAAATATTAATACATTTTCTAATAGTAAAATAAAGTCGTTGGGTTATATAATAATGATTGATGAATCTACTGATTGTAATCGAATTAATTATTTAAAAAATGTAATAAAAAAAGGGAGTTAAAAACTCCCTTTTTTATTTAACTTTTAAGCTAAGTTTAACAAATTGTTCAGCTAAGAATTTAGGATCTTGTGGATTGTCTGTACCTTTCACGTATGGTGTTTTCCCCATTACTGTAGTTACTGTCGCAACTTGTGATATAAATCTCGATAAATCTGGATTGGATGTTTTATATAAAGTAATGACATAATTTTTCAAATTGTTAGCTCTTGCTTGTGCTAAAGCTTGGTTTCCACCTTGATATGTAGTGGCAACTTGTGATGCACCACCAACAAAAGTAAATGTATACTTATCGGTAGCACCTGGCGCTCTTAAAGCACCTTTATTTTCAGTAAAATATGTTTCAAATGGTTTTAACATATCATTTAATTCAGTCTTCTTAGTTTCGTCTATAACATCAACATTGGGTGCAAAGAAATTTCCTAAATCTAATTCAATTGGTTTTATTGTTACTGGATTAGCACCACCTGGTACTATAATACCCTGAGCCATCCAAGCAGTACCATTTTTATTAAGATTTAAAACCCATGTGTTTTGTTCTGTACCATAATTTCCAATTACAGCTTTACCATCAGCACCGATATTCTTTTTTAAGATACCCATTTTAAATGGTCCATGAATAGAAGAACCTGTTGCAATATTAAAAGACTCATTAGTAGAGTAAATGAATCTATCTTCGCTATCAAGGAAAGTAAAATTCATTGGGGCTGTGTTTAAAGGCTTTCCATCATAGAGGAATGTGCATGCACCTGTAATACCTTTTTTGTATTTTTCACCAACAGCATACCCAATAAGTTGAATTGATATTTGTAATTTAGCTGCATCAACCGCTTCATTTATTTTACCATAATCTTGATACTTCTTTAAATACTTCATTATTAAAATGATAATTTTTATTATATATAAAAATGTAAAGGTTAAATTCTAAACATTTTATCATTTTCATATATAATTTTTATGAACAATAGAAGGAATATTTGCTTCCAAGATGGTAAAACGACTGAACTATTATTTGAAGAATTATTAGCTAAAAAAGGTGTATCATTTGAAAAAAGTAATTCGAATGATGATATGGTAAATAAGATTGATTATTATATGGGTAAAACTAATGTATCAATTCAAATAAAATCAAGCCCTAAGACAGACGATAATACAAGATGTGTGGAATTCATAGATGTTAGAGGAAATAGTGGCTGGATGGCTTCTAAAGCTGAAATAATAGCATTTGAAACATCTGATAGTTTCTTGCTTGTGAAAATAGAAGATATTTGGAATTTATTGAAAGATAAATTACAGTTTTATACTACCGATAAAACAAATTTCCAATATGATGATAATTTAACACTAAAAGAAAATATTTCGAATCATTATAACTTAATGAAAGTGTCTAATTCTTTAAATAAAACTTATTATAAAAATGTGGAAATTTACACCCTTTATACGAGGGCTGATTGGGATGGTCAAAAAAGATGGGATTTTTGTACTAAAGTACCCATCTTCGATTTAGATGAAATATCCATAGCAAAACTCAGAAAATAGAAAATTTTAAAGGTTTTGTAAATAAATATTGAAAAAATATAGACTTTATAGAAAAAATTTAGTATATTTAAGTATAAATCAAATAATTATGAAGAAGCTATTGGTATTTATAATAATTTTTATATTAAGTATTAATATAACATTTGCTGTTTCTAATGATAAGGAAAAGAAGCATAAATGTAAAAACTTGGGTATGTCCAAACTTAATCCTAAGAAAGCCATTCGTAGAAATGTAAAAAGTTTACACAGGGATATGAAAATGGCTAAAAAAATTAAGAAATATGAAACTACCCATAAAAAGGAAAATATCATTATGCCAAAATTTAGATAAAGTGGATATGGAAGCAATAGTTTTTTGAATTATTGCTTCCATATCCACTTTTCATTACCACTATTATAAATTCTGTATTTTTTATTTTCTAACATAATATCTTTTTCTGTTTTATTTTTATCATAACCCAATTTAACTAGTTTACTCTTATTCCATTTTGATCGATGTTCTCTAATACCCGATATTACATAATGATAACCTTGTATTGTAAGTGAGTCAAATTTAAAACCAATTGTGTTATATACGATAGAGTATCCCCAAGATCTATCGAAATATGTTGTTATCTCAATTGGCTTATATTTATCAATAAAATATTTAAACATTTTTGATGCACCTCCTACAACATTAATATTTAGCTTATTACAAAAACGATATAATTCAAAATAATTATCTATATTTTTTACACTTCTTAATACACCAAAAGTCATAATAGAAACTATTACATCATCATAATATAGTGCTATGTAGTATTTAGAATTTATAAAACCTTGTAAATGATTTTCATCTAAAAAATCTCTACATTGATTCGCACAAATTTCTCTAATATCGCATTTTCTAGCAAATATTTTTTCACTGTTAAGTTTGAATAAATTTTTAATTCTAGATTTTACAATATCTTTTTTATAATTCCAATCATCTTCCCATATGTGAATAAGCCTTATATCATTAGCTAAACATTTATCCGATTTTTCTTTATGGTAGTCATCACTTTTAAATAATTCGTTATGCCAATATAAACCGTTAAATTCTAATGCCATTTTCAATTTTGGAATATAAATATCTAAATGTCGTGGAGCTATCTGTTTATTGTCATTTATTACTATTTCATCATTATAGATACTTTTTATAAAGTCTAATAATTCTTTTTCTCCTGTTGATGTAGAAGTTTTATCTACACATTTAGTACATATATGTACATTAGCTTTTAATCTACTATATAATAATGTAGGATGAATTGTAAAGTTTTTGTCACATATATTACAGTGTAAGTGTAATCCACCCTTTTTATTATTAACATGATTGATATATTCAACATTTTCAACTTTAGTTAAAAGATTTTCGATATATCCTTTTTTATAAGATTCAATTCTTTTTTCTTGAATTTCATCATTTCTCATTGGATGATCCACACCATATCTTTCTAAATGGGTTTGTTTTATTTTTTCTTTAATATAAGGAACATGAAAAGTATGTTCTACTCCATAATTTTCTTTAAGATTATTTTTCCTTTTATTTAAAATAGACTCCTTCTCTTCATCACTTTTATTTAAAAAAGTATTACTTAATTTATCTTTAATTAATTGTAATTCTTCATCAGTTTTATTGTTCCATGTATTTCTAACATTTTTTAAAATTTCTTTGCTTTGTGTCGGGTGTTCTACACCATATCTTTCAAATGTTGTTTGTTTCACTTTATTTTGAATATCGATTCTTTTCATTTGGTGTTCTACACCATATTTATTTTTATAATTAACTTTTTTCAATTTTTGTATACTTTCTAATTGTGCTGGATTTTCAACGCCATATTTTTCTAAATTATTCTTTTTAACCATAGGTATATAACATATTTTATTACCACATGATATTTTCCATCCATTTTTAAAACCAATCCAATTACACAACTTACCACAAGTACATAATTGTAAATTCCAATTTTTATTTATTATATGCCATAATTTTTGTGATATAGTTAAATTATTTTCTCCTATATTAGTTTGAATTAAGTCTTCTATCTCATTTAATAATTCTGGTCTTTTATTTATGAATAAAATTAATGATCCTATATTATTTTCTTTTTCTTTTATTATTTCTAAAATTTTCATGTTTTAACAATTACTATTTTGTTATATACTATTTTTGTTAAATGTTTTAATTTTTTTTTAATATATACATAAAATGATATTAAATTATGACAGATTTAGAAATTTTTGACCTGATTAATATGGATCTAACGATGTCTTGTAGTTTGCCTCAAATTCTTCCAACAATTGAAATTAAAAGATTGGTTGAAAAAATAGCATTACCTTGGTTCTATGAACACCATCCATTTTCTGTAATAAGAGCTTATTATTATTTACCACTTGATACTTTATGTACTGAGCAGTTTACTCAATATAAATATATTACTCTACCAGACGAAATTCAAAATGTTATATGGACTTATCAAATTACAGATAGAAGTTTATTCTCACTCGGTTTTGGTACAGGAAATGGTCAAGGAAATGTTAGTGTTAATAATGGATTAACTAATCAACCCTATTTAAATTCAATGGTCACCACGATAGGAGAATTAGGCGTTTATAAAGTTATTATTGATAGTTTCTCTGATATGTTAAATCAATTATCTAAACATACATTAAAGTTTGATTATCACTTTCAATCAAAAAAGTTTCACTTATTAACATCAGCAACTACTGATATTATTTTAGAAACTTATTCAAGAATTCCAGCAGAAGATATTTTCGAAATGGATCATTTTAAAAGATATGCTTTAGCTTTATCTAAACAACAATTGGGTAGACTACTTACTCGATATAATATGCCATTACCAGGTAATGTTCAAATAAATGGTGAAGCAATTAAAAATGAAGGTGATACTGAAATTGATAAAATTAAAGAAGAAATAAAAGCTATGAATGCGAACACGTTCTTTTTTTGTATAAAAAAATAAATAAAAAGGAGTTTATACTTTATGGCATCACCATTAGATTTCAGAGACTTTTACATTACATGGCCAGGCCACCCCAGATACAAAGATGGTGAGATTATTCAGCAAGATCCTGTTTCAGTAGTAATACAGAAGATTGAGTTATGTTTATTTACTAATAAGGGAGATTATATTGGTGATGTTGATTTAGGTGCTGATCTTGATTTTTATTTATGGCAGACTACAGTATCACCAGAATTTATTAAAGGTGTTATACAACAACAATTCTCGCAATATATTCCCGAATTGACACAATTTAATTATACGCTTGATGTGTCATTAATGCAAGGTACTTTACAAGACATCCTTATTATTGATATTACTGTTAATGATGTTGGTGTTAGAGCAATATTTAGATAATATTTAATAAAATAGTGCTTTATTTGGCAAAATAAGCCATAATTTCCCATAGATACTATATTTCTATTCAAATAATTAATATATAATGTAAATAGTATAGTAGTAATAATGTTATATTTAATTTCAAATTTTATTTTACAAGCAGGTGCAGTTGATAAAATGCTTGAAAAATTAGCTGAACAAGGTCCTGTAGTTACTATTGCTATATTAGTATGTATATATTTCTATAAACAAGTAAATAAAAAGGAGAAAGAAATAGATACTCTTAATGGATATATCAGAGAAAGTGATAAAGAGAACTTACAAATTTTGAATGATGTAAATAATACTCTTGATAAAGTATTAGAAAATCAAAAACATTCGAATGAAATAGTGATCAAAGAAATCGAAAATTTAAAAGAATATATATCATTAAAATTAGACAAATAATTATTTAAATCTATTTTCAATATTTCAATTTGTCATATAAATATTATAATTAGGGTTTGTTGTTTTGATAAATATCAATACTCATATTTTATATATAATTAATAAAAAAGTTTAATTAATAATTATGGCCATTAAGAAATTTAACACATTTTTAAATGAAAAGAAATGGGCAAAAGATGTCCATCCCAAAAAGGGTAAAATGCACGATGTGCTTGGTATTCCAGAAGATAAAAAAATATCAGATGTATATACTTCAGGTAAAGAACTAGCAGAAGATCTAGTTAAAAAAGTTGGAAAAAAGAAAGCCGCTTCTATGATAGATTTCGTAGCTAATGTTTCTAATGATGAACCAATTTTTAAAACTGCTCAAAAAGAATTGTCAGAAATTAAAGAAAATTTACAGAATAAGGATGATATTGAATATCCAATAATAGATGAATATCCAATATCAAATAATATAACATTGGTATCTATTGAAAATGAAGTCGAATATCCTGAATATAAAATTCAATTTAAAACACCAAAAGGCATTTTTTTAGTAGATGCTAGAAAAATAAAATGATGATTTTTGATGAAAATAAAATATAAAGGGAGTTAATTAATTAACTCCCTTTATATTTTATTTTATGCCCAACTCCTCTAATAATTCATTATTTATTTCACTATAATCCTTTAAAGTTTTTGTAGTAACTAATTCACCAGTAAGTGAGTCTAAAACAAAATATGTAGATGTTCTATCTTTTTTTACTACTTTGTAATAAATTAAATATTTACCATATGATTCTAAAAAGTAATTAATGTAATTCATTATAATATTAAAATTTTTATCATAAAAACACATATTATCAGGTGATGATGTAAATATTGCATAAACTAAACTATCATCTTTTTCTATATTATCCAATATAATTTTAGTTACATTAGGTAATTCTAAGTATCTATTTAAATAAATATCTAAATATGCTAATCTATAATTGAAAATTTTCACTTTATTTATATTTGTAATATATACAACAAAGTTAACCATATTTATATTATTTAAAAATTCTTCAAAATTTGTATATTTATTTTGTGCTATTTTAGCAGATTCTAAATTATATGCAGAAACTATATACTTATTATTATCATATTCATCATTATTAGTAATATTGTAGAATACATAATCTTTAATAAGTTTAGGATTTGATTCTAATGTTTCTATAAATTTATCAATTTTTATAATATCTTCATCATCTTCTTCCTCTTCATCATCCCAATCCGAAAAATCTTCATATAATTTTAAATATTTCATTGTTGGTGTATTATTTCTTTTTAAATCCTTTTTTATTTATATCATTAGTACCATATTTCTTAATATTAAAAAAGTCTTGTTCATCATTAAGTACTTTAGTTTCTTGACTAACATGACCATCTACACCAATTTTACCTGAACGAAATACTCCACCGACCATATTACCACCCATAACACCTTCTGTGAAATAGCAATCTTTTATTTCAGATTCTTTATCTACTTTACAAGACAGTAGTTTTGATTCTTCTGCGTAGGAGTCTGATAAATTACTCGATAACATTATACTATTCTTAATTTGACTTCTGATAAAATTACATTCTGTAAAATCACCTTGTTCTAATGTACAGTTAATAAAATCCAACTGAGAAACTGGTCCTGTAAATTCTATATTTTCACCACCAACAATTTCAATACATCTAGTTTCAGTGTCATAATTTATGATTGCATTTTTAAAATTTTTACTATGTCTAATTAATTCATAAATATCATCATATAAAATTGAATAGTACGCACTTACTATTTCATAATCATTTCTTTTATCAATTTGAAGTTCCACTGTAGGGAATTGGGCCATAAAGGTATCAAGTTTATTTAAAGCCTTATATTTTCTAATGTTTTCATCTAAATAAACTCTTAACATTTTAGCTTCATTATTATCCAATTGTTCGCCTATAGAATTCCATGTTAATAAAATAAAGTAATCCATTAAGTCTAAAATTTCATTTACTTTGAATTGATAATTTTCGCCACCAATGTATCTAAATTCTAATCTACCTTCTCCCATTGTTGCAAAATTAATTCCATAATATTTAGTATTGGGTAGTAATAATGAGTTTCCAAGAATATTTGCGGTTGAATTTGTGTAATCGTAATCTTTATAAGGTATTATGTTTTTAATAGACTTAGCATATACGTTATCTTTTCTATCTGGAAATGAATCATAAATTTTAGTTTCTTCTAAATTTAAGATAAGTTTTAGAATATTAAGTTTTTCTATATTCTTACCAGAATCATTTGGAAACGAAATATTGATATGTAATCCAGTTCTATCGGTAGTGTGTGCTATTTGTTGTAATACTTTCAATATTTTGGATAATGTTAGTCTACATTCCAAATATGTTTGCGGCCCAGTTACTAATTCTAAACAATTGAATCCTCCACTCAAATCTGGCAAAATTTTAAAATTTTTAGAATCAACTTTAAAATTTTTATCACAATGTTGATAACCCCACACTTTAATTGGTGATAATTCTCTATTAAATATTTCTAATGTAATTGGATAATTGGCCTTAGAATATGCTTCAAATTCTATGCCTATAACAGCTTGTTTTAAGATACTATAATCATTTAAAAAAGAGTTGCTAAATAATTTCATTTAATATATATAAATTTTTAGTTTTCTAAATGATTATATAGATTAAAAAAGAGGTATTAAAATTTATATATACTTTTAACTAAAAAAAATATCAAATTAATTAATGAAACATTTAAAAAGATTTAAAACATTCATAAACGAAAGCCTTGATTTAGAAATATTTAACAGATTGGTTGATAAAATATTAGCTATTCAAAATAGCATTGATCCAAATGAATGTGAGTATCATGCTTTTACAAAAGATGAGTTAAGTGTTATGTCCGAAGAAGAACTTCATAGTGCATTAGAGGATGTAAATGCAGCTAAAGCATCTTGTGAAGTTATGTCAGATGAGGAAGCTACATTAGAAGAAGAGGAAGAAGACATGATTAACCATGAAGATGGAAAAGAGCCGCGTGAAGAAGATTCTGATGAAGAAATTTCAAATTTTATAAGAAATGCAAAATTTGATGAAGATGATTCAGAAGATAATTCGGATGACGATTTTGCTGAGGATGATTTTAGTCATTCTAAAGATGATGACGAAGACGAAGATGATGATTCACATGTTTTAAAATTTGATGATTGGGACGACGAAGAAGCTTATTCACATCACCATCATGATGATTTTAAACACGATGAAATAGACGAAGATGATGAAGCGGATATGGATGAGTTTGAAGAAGAAGTATCGGATGAAGATGATTCTGAATCAAGTGAGCAGAAGCATAATCCAAATTTACCATCAGAAATGTGGTAATAAATATACAATTATAAAAATTTAATATAGTTACCAAAATAATAACATTGTGGGGGATAACGGTATCGATCCGTCTCTGACCAGCTTCAATGGCCTGCTTTCACCTGATTAGCTTAACCCCCTTTGTGTGTCCGATGGTATTCGAAACCATCCCAATACTTCCACAAAGTATTGTGCTTAAACCACTACACTACAGACACCGCACAGGACTCGAACCTGTATTTTCACCCAATTATACGATTATGATTTTGGAGATCATTCTAGTATCGGTGTGTATAAAAACAAAAAAACCCAAGCCTTTTAAGACTTGGGTTTTTAATTTCTTCCTTTATGTTTAGATTAACTTACATATAGGTTTTCCATTCCAAGTCTTCTTGTAGCTTTAAAATGAAAATGCCAAAATATGTTAGTTAAATTTTTCATTGCTTTATTTATTTATACTTATTATAACGTATATATTTATAAAATGTTTTCTCTTTCTTTAATTATTCTGAAATAAATTTATGAATACCGATTACATAATTATCTTGAACAATTTTTAATATGTATAATTGCTTGCCTTGTGTCTGCATTTTATGTAGCATTTCTACACTTGTTTTAAGAACATAATCATTATAAATTACTCTACCAAAAGCATCATATAAAATGAAATTAACACCTGTGAATGATTCCGATATTACTTTAATATTAACATCCGTTTGATTTGAATAAACATATGTAGTGATTATAGATAAATTAACATTAGCAATATGACTGTATGTATAATCACCGTTATAATCTACCTGTTTTAATCTGTAATAATTAACTGGAAATGGATTGATATCTGAATAAGAATAATAATTTGTTGATGTTGATGTACCATTACCTTTTATTTTTCCTAACTCATTCCATGATACCGCATCATCACTTCTTTCTAATATGAAATAATCATTATTTTTTTCCATTGCTGTACTCCATGTTAAAATAGCGGTATTATTTTTTGAGTCTCCTTTAAAATAGACTAATTCGACTGGTGCTGTAGATGTACACGGACACGTTAATGATATTGTTTGGTCAGGAATACCAGGACCCTTAATTTCAACTGTAATACAAGGGTTAAAATAGTTATATGTTACAGTATTGCAATTACTTTGTAATGTGGATACATTTGCTGATGTTGTAGTGCCAGTTCCACCAGTATTGGGTAAATTATAAAATGAACTACCATTATTATCATATATTACACCTTGTAGCGTATATAAATTTGGTGGAATATTTAAACCGCTAAATGTAACATTATAGCTTACAACATAGTTATAAACATAACCACATAAACAATAACCTGGATTACACCCATTAGGTGTTACTATCATTGATGTGATATTTACATTTATATGTACACTATACCCATTCGTAGAATTAACATCTATTGGACATTGGGCGTAGCTGTTTAATTGCATAAACATTAATAACAATAATACTAACAATTTTTTCATACTTTTTAATTTTAGTAGCGTGTAAAGGATTCGAACCTATGTTTTTATCTGAAAAGATACTGTCCTACCGAAGAGTTACCCTCTTCCCACTAGACGAACACGCCAAATGTTTTACAAAATTACAATTATTTTTTTAATTTTCCTAATTTATTCTTCTATTTTCTGTATCCAATTAATAGAAATAATATTAATATCATTTGAAATGAATTCCTCTTCATAGAATGTCATGGATACATTTAGATCGAATTCAAATTCTTGTAAAATTATACCTGCTTCTTTCATTACAGGTGGTTTATTATTTTTGCTAATTGATATATGTCTACACCAACCATGTGGATGTTCTTCTATACTAAAAGCAATTCTATTACTATCACTTAAAATAGTTGTAAAATTAACATCATCTCCTACTGGATGGCTTTCACCATTAACAATAGAAATCATTTGTTTTAAATCTAATTTATTCTCATTTGCATGTAGAATAACCTGTTTTATTTTTTTCTTATCTTGTAATTTCATTATGCTTGGAGGTAAGTGTTAAAGAATTGTTCGGCAGTTTCATCCGTTGATAGATTATCAACAAAACATTTTTCAATTGTTTGAATTCCATCACCATCAAGAATTCCTATAATGAAGCCTTCATTTTCTTCATCTTCCAAATCTACGTTTTCTTCAAGTTCATCCAAGAAAATAGTTGTATAGAAATGAATGGATGGTTGAACTACAAGAAATGTTAGAACTGCGTCTAAGAACTCTTGTGATACATTTACTGTTAAATCTTTATATGTAGCCATAATTAGATATATTTGTATACAAATATATGATAAAAATTTAATTTATCCAAAAATATAAAGGACTTTTTTAAAAAAGTCCTTTAATTACTATAATTTACTTAACATTGATTCATTTTTATATTCATGATTCAATGTTATTCTCATGAAAGTTCTTCTTTTACCTTTATCTATTAATAATGTTTCGTGTGGTGTATTACTAGTCATGAAATAAAGCATATTTTTTTCAAATAGTACTTTTTTATCATCTGTTAATTGATCAGTCATATCATCATAAGCACCTTCTGATAGAATTTCACCTTTAAATGTTCCGTGCCATCCCTGACAACCAACCTCTGTAGATACTGTTAGAATACCACCTTTCTTTTCTGATATGTAATCACCAATAGGAATAGTTATATTATATGGTAATACCCAATCCATAGAAACATGGCTATTATCTTCTTTTACAACATAATTTTTTTTAGCTCTTGCTCCTCCCCAAGATGGTTTAGTATCTCCCCAAGATGATTTTAATGTTTCTTCCTCTTCATCGTTTATTTTAGCACCACCCCATGTTGGTTTAGGACTTGCACCGCCCCATGACGATTTTATAGACTCTTCTTCCTCAACATTTGCTTTTGCTCCTCCCCAAGTAGGTTTGGTATCACCCCAAGATGATTTAAAAGTTTTTTTCTCAGATACAAAATTAGGATCTACACAAAAATTACCATCTGCATGAACACCTTCTCTTCTTAAAAACTCAGGTTTAGTAAAAAATTTAGTATCAATAGTTACATAATGTGTATTAGCTCCTTCTTGTAATGGAATCATTTTAATAATATTATTAAATGATTCCTCCCATATTTTAAATCCTTCTGGTAAACTTATCCATTCACTATTATTTTCAAATTGAAGCATACTTAATTTTAAATCACCATGTTGAGGATCTGGTAATTTAATTTCACATATTTGTTTAATAATAGTATTGTGTAAATTAACATTTTCTACACCTTCGTTAACTTTAGGTACTTTTATTTGTTCAGTGTACTGTTTTCTATTTTTAAGATATTTCATTATAAAAACATTATATTTTGTTAGTTATATATTAAGATTGGAATTAGAAATATGAGTTAGTTACCCTTAAATCATAATCTACAAAACCTTCAAATTTAACATCATCAACTTCAATAAGACGTTTATGAATTTTATCATCGTTCCAACCTCTATTTTCCATTCTTTTAATAAGAATATCACGTGGAATATCAAGGTATATTATAAAATATTATTTTCTTATTTCTTTTGGTATTTGTTTAATGCCATCAGTGGACATAATTAATATATTACCTTCCGTATCTATGGGTGTTCCATAATAATCACCATTAAATTCTTCCCATTCGAGTAATTTATCATTCTCAATTAATTCCTTGAATTCATTTTTAGATACAAAATTATAATCTTTACCATTAACTTCATCATTCTCTATTCTAATAGCTCTTGATGTATAGCTTATGGATGGTATATATCCTCTTGAAATGAATCTTTCTTTAAGATATGTTTTACCACACCCGCATTTTCCCGCTATAATTATTTTATTCATCGTAAATATCATTTATTCTTTTTTTCCTTACTTCAAATTTATCTATTTTAATATCGGAATAACACCATTTCCAAAAAATACTATTAGAAAAACTTTCCTTATAATAAGAAGTTTCATATCTTCTAAATACTAAATCTTTTTGTGAATCTTTTAAATATGACCACCATTCTTTATATGAAGATGGCATTTTACTAATCATTTTCATTATAAATTTATTTTCTTCACGTTTTAAATAACGTTCCGATGGTTGCCAATTATCTTTCTTTTCTTGCCAGTTCATAATTAAAAAGGGCGTTTTTCAACGCCCATTATCATTCTATTCAAATTCATTTGATAAAATTTGTATTACATCATCTATTGTTTCTTCTTCTAAATCAGTTCTTTTTATTAAATCTTTTTTATCAGATGCTAAAATTTGTTTAGCTGTATCCAAACCAACTTTTCTAAATTCGTTTATAATCCATGCTTCAATTTCATCAGAAAATTCTTGTAAATCAACATCATCTTCGTCAATTGCGACAGTTTTTCTGAATATTTCAACAGTTTTACCTAATATTCTACTTGCTAATTTAATATTAACTCCTTTTCTACCAATTGCTAAAGGAACTTGATCGTTATTTAAGAAAACAATTATTTTATTTTCTTCAATTTTTACATCGGAGACTTTAGCAGGAGAAAGAACGCGATGAATAAGTAAATCGAAATTTTCAGTATAGTTAATAATATCAATGTTCTCATTTCTCAATTCTTTTACTATAGTATTTATTCTACTTCCTTTTGAACCAACACAAGCACCAACTGGATCTACTCTATCATCATATGATTCAACTAATATTTTAGCTTTTTCACCTGGTTCTCTAACAACATATTTAATGGAGATTAGTCCATCGCCAACTTCTGGAATTTCATTCTCCATTAAACGTTCTAAAAATAAAGAATTTGTTCTCGATAGAATAATTACAGGTTTACCTTTAAAAGTATCAATTTTATGAACCAATGCTTTAATTGTATCACCTTTTTTATATCTGTCTGCAAATATTTGTTCTTCTTTAGGTAAAATAAGTTCTTTACCAAGAGCATCATGAATTATAATACTTCTATTATTAGTAAAACCAATTACTTCACCATGAATTATTTCACCTAGTAGCTCTTCGTATCTTTCGGTTAATAAGTGGTTGTCCCAATCCTTTATTTTTTGAAGAAGTGCTTGTTTTGCTATAAGTACATTTCTTCTACCGAAATCATCAATTTTAATTTCTTCTGAGCACTGTTCGCCTATTTCAAAATCATCAGCAATCTTTATTGCTTCTGTATGAGAAATATGTTTGTTTTCATCGTAATCAAAACTGTCTTCTGCGAATTCATCATCGACAATTTCTCTATTTCTCCAAATCTCTAAATCACCCTTTTCTATATTAACAATTACATTAAAATTAGTATCATCACCATATTTCTTTTTAACTATGGTTTTAAATACATCTTCTATAATTCTAATTGTAGTAGGTCTATCTATATTCTTTGTTTTAGCAAATTCTGCAAAAGAGCTTACTAAAGTATTTTCTTCTTTATTTATTTTCATTTTCTTCATTTAATTTTTTATATAATTCCGTATTATCTTCATCCAATAAGCATAACTCTTTATTTTCTTCGTCTACAAATCCAGAAATTATAGGTAAATCATACATATAAGTATTATTATCTTCTTCTGTTCCAAAGCTTCTAATAACAAGTTCAAAGTTTTGAAACTCTTCAGGTAAAGATCCTAGGAATTCTACTAAATCTTTTATTTTCATTTTCTAAAAAGTATTTTTAATTATAAACAAAAAATCATTTTTGTTTTATATTTTTGCTTTGTTTTCTATTCCATTTGGAAAATGTGTCTACTTTATCTGGAAATTTAACACTCAACATAGAATAATAATATTCCGCATCAGTTTCTCTATCCATAACGAATTTTAAAGGTATTGATGAGTTTTTAATCATATTGTCACAATACTTACATATTAGTTCAATATCCTCTAAATCATTTCCAAAACTTTTAAGATATTTATAATATTCATTTAGCTTAGTTATTTCAGTTTTTCGTCTATTCATATTCGGATTAATTATAGTTACATTATTAATAAATAATATCAATTTGTTTTATTTTTAGGCATAAAAAATAATATATACAGAAAATATATTGAATATATGTCAATTAAGAAATTCACTTATTTCAGCGAAGAAACAAGAAATATAGAAAAAATTACTGAATCTTTAACTACTAAAGAAACCGATGTTTTAAATCTTTTAGGATGTAAAGATGAAATTAAAAAGATTACTGCTGAACAATATGAAATCATCAGAAAAGAAGTGGGTAATAAAGATATTACTTCACTTGGAGTTTTTTATACCGATGATTGTTTAATTATAAAAAGTAAAAAAACATTTGATAATTGGGAAAATGTGTTAGGTTCAGATTTAGAGAGTTGTAATTTTGCACAAGTTGACGGTGAATTTTTAGCAGTATTGGATGATACTGTAGCAAAAGTTGAGAAAATTATAAATGCTATTAAGAAATAAGTTAAAAAAGTGTTGGAATACAACACTTTTTTATTTCTATTCTATTTTTTAAACTATATAACAATAAATAATATAAGAATTAAAGAACTTTTAAATGAAATCGAGTCAGAACGATAGAATAATATTAGAAAGTATATTTCTACAGTTTCCACAAGCAAATTCGGGTAGAATTTATCCTGCTGATGCTTTTGAAGAGCATATAAAAAAGTTGGAAATACAAATTAGAAATGAAAAAATTAAAAACCGCAAAAAAATTATAAAAGAGTTACTAAAATGATAAGTATAATATTAGCATGTGATAATAATTGGGGTATTGGATTTGAAAATAGTTTACAATACCATTTCGCAAAGGACTTAAAAAGATTTAAAGAATTAACATCAAAGAAAACTGTTGTTATGGGAAGGAAGACATGGGAGAGCTTACCATTCAAGCTTCCTAATAGGACAAATATAGTGATTTCAAGGGCTTATATGGAGTTAAATAAAAATCCTGATTTGATATTTGATTCAATTATACCAGTTCTTGAAATGGCTAAAACAGAGGATATTTGGGTTATTGGTGGTTCTGAAATTTGTCAACTATTTATGCCTTATATAGATGTGATAGAATTAACGAAAGTCGAATGTGAAAGAAAATATGATGCTAATATCAAATTTTTAGAGAATGAATTGAAAAATTTCTCTATACACAATATTGAAAATATTACAGATTTTGATAAAAAAGAGAATGTTGAATTAAATATACAATTCATTACATATAATAGAAAAAAGGACTCATAAGAGTCCTTTTTCATTTCTTATTTAATCCCAATTATCATAACTATTACTTTGATAGTTATATGTTGGTGTTTTCTTTTCTTCTTTTTTTCTTTCTTCGTCTCGTTTCTTCTTAATATCATCCATTGAGAAATGTGCTGAGTAAGCTTTCATACACTTTCTTCTATAATATTCGGCAGCGCTCTTAAATACAGATTCCCAATATTTTATAAATTCTAATGGGTTATCGATATACTTCTTTTTGACTCTAACATCCGATAGTTCATCGTTAGATTTAGCGTATTCATCCCATTGTAAAATGATTTCATTTTTTAAATATTCCACACCATGAACTTTAACAAGCTCATTGAAAATTTCATCTGCATTAAAATTTTTCAAAGCCTCATAAATTTTATAGTGTATTGATTTTCTCCAAAAATCCTCAAAAGAATGAGTGTTTTCAACATCATATCTTTCAACTTCTTGAAAGAACTGATTTACCCTTGCACTAATTTCATGTTTAACACTCAAACTTATACAAGTTAGTAGATAAATCATTGCATAGTCATTATCATCTATAACACCTGATTTAAAATAGTTTTTAATCGCGTTAAGTTGATATCCTTTATGAAATGTTTTCTTCTTGTTTTTCTTTAAATTTAATTTTTCTATTAATTTAGTCAACTCATAAGCCAACGTATCTTCTAGTTCATCGAGAAAATCGTCATTTGTTAAAATTGCTCTCCAATCTTCTTCATTAAAATTACAGTTTACTATCAAATTTACTGTTTTGTCGTCCAAAATGATGTTTGCAGACATATCAAGTGGATAGTCCTTAACATCTAGTTGTCCATAAAGATTAAACTTAATATTCCACTTATCCGCCATTTTAAGAACTATATCATTCTTGTGTACAAATTTTTCAATGTATTTTTTATCCATAAATACATTATGTACAAGTGAGTAATCGGCTGAATGTTTGGTGAATGTATCATTTTTAGTGTCAGAAAACTTCTTCAACATTTCTTTGTAATACACTTCAACAATGACTTGAATCCAGTTTACAACTGATTCTGAAATACCATGAGCGTTATAATCTTTGATGTGTTTTAATGCCATATTCTTTGATAATTACAGATACAAAGTTAATGTATTTTTTAGTAAAAACCAACAAATTCTATAATATTTTTCAAAAATTATTAAATTTCTCCTAATCTATACTGTAATTCCTCATTAAATTGAGCATTAGATACATCACCCTGCCATCCACGATGCGGAATATTAACTGTAGTAAATCGTGGTTCATCTATATTAAAATCTTCCCAATCTTCATAATAACGTTTTATAGCATTAAGAATTTTTTTATCATCGTATTTTACCGCTATTAACCATTCGTATTTAAATTGAAATCTTGGCCCACTTTCTACATCATCCATTACAATAGTAGTAATATCAACAAGTCTATCTGTGATTTTATCATACGCTTGTTCTAAATCAGCATTTTCTTGTGCATTATTCATAGAATATTTTATAGCATCACTAATATCTTTATAATCAGTTTTAAGAACTAGCCGTATCAATTTACCAGAAATATTATTTCTAAATATATCTTTCCAATTATCATTCCACACAAGTTCATTTTCTTCGAACCAAGACTTAATAATAGCAATATCATTTTCCATTAATGTTAATATAGTTTCTCTATTTTTTTCATTTATTGTAGAAAAATCAATATCATTTAAAGAATATTCTATATAACCATAATCCCAACTCCCGCTTAAAATATCTTTTGCATATTTTCTTGATGATATTCTGTGATAAACTTTATCACTATCATTAAACATAAAAATTAATTGAATATACTCTTCAAATGAAACCCATAAAAAATCATCTTTATACACTAAATCGGATACACCACATTTTTTTATTTTATCGCCAATATTATTATTTTCAATCAAGCCATATTTCATTAAACTAAGTAAGTTGGAAACATTATTATTTTTTAGAATATCTGGTTTATATTTTAATATTACTTCCGCACATTCTTTATTGGTAGCTTCATATAAAGCTATACCATGCTCTATCCATTGTTTATCAGTATGATTTAAAATTGTATTAAGAATTTCAGGATCTTTTATATGTCCTGGTATTTTAAAGTTACCATCATATTCCCAATCTTTGTACTTTATTAGATTATTTTGTTGTTTAACTATGTCAGCTATTTCTGAACTAAATGATATGTAATCTCCAAATCTATTTTCGTATATTGCAGTTTCTACCACACATAAACCATCGGCTTCATCATTTGTATTATCAATACCTAAAGCAACTATAGCATCCCCGATACCATTTCGATTTTTTTTAAATAATATGTAAACAGTTTCAAAATTATTTGGATCCAATAAATCATCATTATCGTCATCTATCATCCACACATAATCATCATATTCTTTTAATACTTTTGCATTGGGATTAATTATTCTATTTCCAAAAACATCTTTATTTCTGTTATAATAGATTTTTTCTTCATTACCTCCAGATTGAGAACGAAATTTAAGATACCAGTTATGTAATTTACTACTTTTATAAACTTCATTATATAAAAATGGTTGAAATTTACCATCTATATACTCATATCCTAAATATGCAAACGTATCCATATAAGGCATTTCTACAGCATCCCATTCTATATTAGGTACAGAAACTTTTAAAAGCGGTAACTCTTTAGATGTTTTACCATCAGTTATAGCATATCTCCCACTACTTTGAGTTTCTTTATACCACCACCCTATTTCTCTTGCATATGCTTTAAATGATTCTTCTAATGCTGAATCAATGGTGTATATTCTATCCATAAATGTAAATATTTTACCATTATCATTATTATCGATAACATTATCCCATATAATGGCTCTACCCATAACTTTATTGTTTTCATTATTCAATAAAACTAAAAGTTTGCATGGTGTATCATTATTGTAGTAAATAGAGAAGAAATCTTGTGCATTAGTGCCTCTCATACAACTATTTATAAGAGATGAATCACCAACCATACTAAATCTATCGTAATTATCTTCGTAGTAATATTTCTTTATGGATGCTTCGTCTTTTGCTAAAACAAATCTTGTTGGTTTTTGCTTGGATTTATATTCATTTACAAATTTCTCTATTTCTGATTCTGAATAATGTACACCTAATTTAATTACTATAGCTTTCGCTAATTTACCAATAGAAATCTTTTGTCTACCTCTAACATTCCATTTGTCTGCTATTTCTTGACCATTATCTCTGTTAATTTCTCTATTAGCAGGTAAATAAGAAACTAAACCATCTTCCTTATCAAAATCTATATAAGAATTATCAACTACATCAGCACTCTCTTCCTGTGCTTTTAACAGAGTTTTAGCTACAGGGCTTTCCATAGTTTTAAGGATTTTAACCAATTCATCACTACAAACTACAACTTTTTCTAAAATTAAACCTTCAAATAAAAAATCAAATCTTTTTAAATATTTCATTAAAACTTATTATAACTTTTTTCTATATATAAAAACTCTGATATTAAATGACATCTAATAGCAATCTTAGAAAAATTTTAAAGAATCTTACTTTTATGAAAATGACAGAAAGGGTTGCATCTTTAAGTTATGATAAGAAGTATCAAGTTGGTTCAATTGTAGTTAATAAGGAATTTTCTAAAATTGCTGCTATAGGATATAATGGTAATTATCCTGGTGGTCCCAATGAAAGGGATTCTATGGTGTCTGGTGAATCAGGATTTCTTCATGCAGAAGAAAATGCTATCATTGAAGCTAATATGATTGATCCAGAGAATCACATTTTATTTGTAACAATGACACCGTGTAAAATGTGCGCTAAAAGAATAGCAAGGAAGAATATAAAAGAAGTTGTAGCCCTTAATGTTTATAATGGTAAAGAACACGAGGAAATTTTTAGAAACTCTGGCGTTAAGTTTTATTATCTAATTGATAAAATAAAAGAATTATTTATTAACACTCCTTTCTTTGATGAACTTATAACTATAAAAAGAGATATTATATCACCTGATATTACAGATGATGAAAAAAAATTTAGATTAGAAAAATTATTGTTTAATCAATTAGATGTTTTTTTTGAACATAAAAAAGATTCTTTAAATAGAATACCGTTTGATAAAATGAAGTTTAATTTAAATGAATTGGAGAATAGTTATATTGATTCATTTTTTGAAATTGTTTATGAAATATTATAAAAAAAGCCTCTAAATTAGAGGCTTTTTAATTTATGATACCGAATCAAATGCACTTTGTATTTTTGTTTGAATTTTATTAGTATCCACAACATCACCTTTTTTGATAAGTTTTTTATATTCATCGATAATACCGCTAATGAAATCCAATTTAGTTGTCAATTCATCTTCCGACATACTACCATTACCATTATCACCAAAATCTAATGGTTTAGCTTCATCATTAGATGCAACAGGTTCAGAAACATCTTCCTTTGGTTCTTCTACAGCAGGTTCTTCTACAGCAGGTTCTTCAATAGGTTCTTCCGTAGTTTCTGGTTCAGTTATGGGAGTTTCTTCTGTTGATGGTGCTTCTTCTGCTTTTTCAGTTTCAGTATCTAAATCAGCAACAGGTTCTTGAACATCATCTTCAAATTCATAAATGTTTAATCCTTCTTTGATAGCTTTTCTGTAATCGTCGAAACCTTTTACATATTTATTTTTCATAGTATATCTTAATACTTTTTATTATATATTAAAAATATCAAGTCTTTTTTTATATATACTATATGAAACATATACTACAATTTAATGATTTTTTAAATGAAGGATTAATGTCATTATTTAAAAAAAGAGAGGAAGAAACTGATGAAGTTATGGTACAAAAATTAATAATAAAATTATATTCAGCTACAAATGAATTAGAAAAAAGATATGTCTTACTTTCAAAAGAACAAGAAGACTATATGTTCGAAGACTATGTTCATCAATTAGAAAAAGTAACAGAAATATTTAATAAAATTATAACCACAAACGCTGTAATACCTTATATTAAACATGTTGATGGTAAAGTTATAGTTAGAGATGATACTAAAATTATCGAAGCGTATAGAAAAATAGAATCTACCATAAAAAAAATCAAAAAAGTTTACGCAGAACAGAGTATAATGCTTACATATGAAAAATGTATAAACAATTTGATAAATATAGCTAAAGAATGGCTTGAAATAAAACCAACAATTACAAAGACTAATAGATTTTAATTATGAAACACATCAAAACTTTCGAAAGCTTTAAAACTCCAAAATGTGCGTTAAATTACAAAAAAGGTGAAGAAATAGTATTCATAAAAGATTATGATGATAAATTAAAAAGAGGAACTACTTATAAAGTAATCAACGTTGATGATAGTATGATTACTATCGAAGATATAAAAAGTCATATTAGAGCAGATGTGAAATTTGATGGGGAAGTTGAGAATTATTTCAAAAAATGCAATCCTTATAATACTGATTTAGATTCAGATTTATTAAATTAATTGATTAATTATTTTTTTTCTCATTAGTCTTTTCATTTCTGAGTTATTATTAATATTCAAATTGTAATCATATACTAAACTAACTTCCATTCTATTTTCATCACCAACATATGTTTCTATTGATGTTATTATCACATTACCAAATCCAATAATATCATTATTCCATATAAATATAATATGTTTAGCACGACTTCCACTAACCTCATAACTAAAAATATCATTAATCCATTTTCTAAAAAATTTTCTATTTTTAGATTTTGAAACATTACAAGTTAAACTATATTGTGCAATATTTGATAATGATTCATCACTGTCTAAGTTGATAATTATAGTTTCCATAGCATATTTATACTAAATTTTAATTTTGTTTTATCACTAAACTAAATTTAATTCTCTTGTATAAAAGTAAAATATTTATAAAATGCAAGAAATTTTAGACAAAATAAAAATATTTAATGATGATAATTTTGTTTTCGATGAAAAAGCACATGCTTATACATATGGAAAAGAGAAATTAACATCAGTAACTACTTTTATTAAAAATTTCTCAGAACCATTTGATGCTGAATATTGGAGTAAGAGAAAAGCTAAAGATAGAATAGCTGAGAAAAGAGGTATTTCGCGTGAGCAAATAAAAGATAATGATCCTGATTTAGATTTGACAATAAAAGAAATTATTGGCGAATGGGATAAAAAGAGGGATACTGCTTGTGATATGGGTACAAATGTTCATTTTTATATTGAAAATAAATTTACACCTGGATCAACAATCACAAGAGATAATTTCGAAGACTTAGAAACCCTAAGAAGGATTGATAAATTTGAAACATTATATGAATCAAAATTAACTAATGTAATTCCAATTGCACAAGAATTAAGAATATTTTCAAGAAAATTAAAATTGGCTGGAACTATTGATGGACTTTTTATGAGAAATGGTAAATTGATGATTTTAGATTATAAAACTAATGCTAAAATGTCCACTGATGCTGATAAATGTTGGCAAAAACTTAAAGCACCATTTCATGATGAATGGGAGAATGAATTAAATAAGTATTCAATTCAATTAAATTTATATAAATTAATTCTTTCTGAATATGATATTCACGTTGATTCTTGCGCATTAGTTTATATTCCACCATCAATTGATGAACCAAAGATACTAAAAGTTAAGGATTATGAATCTAAATTAAGAGCTTACTTTGGACTAGGAAGAAAATAGAAAATAGAAAAAATATTAGAATAGCTTTATTTATTATTAGTTCCTTAGATGCCTCTCTACCTATGATGAAGATGCACACTTGCTGAGGACTTTTTCGGTGAATCAAATTACATAGGAGTAAGATATGACCATAAGGCTCTGCCTATTAGACGTAATAGGCATCCTTTAAACTTTTAGTAAAATTATTAATTCGCTTATAAATCATATTTCTTTTTAATATCATTAATGTATTTGAAATTACAAAAATTCAAAACTAATAATGCAACAACTATAACAATACTCAAACCAAATGCTATAACACTTTTAATTTTTAATATTGAACATATACTTATAATGATAAGCAAAATAGCTGAAAGTAGTAAAATCCATTTTAAATATTTCATACCTTTAAAGATTTAATTTTTTCTTTTCTTGTTTTTTCTGGGTAATGGTAAAGTACTTTTTTCGGCTTTGGTGTTTTAAATAGTGTATCTAATCTTATAATATAATCCCATCCACTTTGGGCACTATAGTGTACATGTCTTTCATAATTTATATCATTATTTCTACCAAATCTATACCATATAAAGATAAATCTTTTTTGCGCATGATATTTAATATTACCATTTTTAGTTACCTTTTTAAGTCTAAATCCGAGCATATTGGGTAAATATTCATATGTAGTTCCATTAGTTCCCTTATGATGCTTATGAACATTTACGCACGCCCACGATGTCTCCACACTATCCGTATAATAAGCATTTTTTGTTTTAGCTATTATAATAGAATTATCATAGCTAAAATATAACCACAAACCTAAAATTCTTATTTGTGGATAAAATCTTCCTTTTCTTACATCTTGCTTTACTCTATATTTCATAATTTTTCCCAAGGATTTACACCATCAATAGATTTATTAAATTCTTTTTTACTATGTCTCCAGTGATTTTGTGGTATAATAAACGTTTTTCTAACAAATTTGTTTAAATTATTACTAAAATCATTAATATTAAAACTGTCAGCTTTTCTAATAACAAATCCTTCAACATCATCAGAAGAATTTTTTATGTAATTATCAAAATCTTTTAATATTTTATCTTTATCATAAATACCATAATAAAATTCTGGTACAGTAACCAAATTTAACTTATTTGCAATATTTTTAGTTTCTTCCCAACTTAAACACACATCACCATCCCATAAAGAAAACATATAAAAAAAATCCAATAAACTATTATAATTACAAGTATGTTTATAAAATAAATTTTCACCAACAATTCTTTGAGTTTCTGATATATTACCTCGAATTTTTAAAAGTCTTAATGTATCTATCCATCTACGGTCTTCCGTATCCATATTCGATGATAATGATCTAGCATGAATATAATCGTTGTATATTGTTGTATTTTCACCATCCATTTTTATAGTTCCAACAACTACTTCATTTTCGAAATGTGCATCAGATTTACACATTTTATCATCTGTAGTACAATTTTCTGAGTATGGAATGTGAAAACTTCTTGGGTATTTAATCTTCATAATAGTAAATATACATAAAGATAATATAAAATGCAAATATACAAGATATTATTTTAAATCACAAAAATAAATTAAATTTGGTATAAACTGTCAAAAAGTGAATATATTATCTTTATATATACTAAAAAATAGTTTATAACTCATGAAAAGAAGAATTAAATCTTTCTCATTATTCAAAGAATCCTATTTACATGAATTCGAAGATGATGCGCTATTACCAGACGAATTAGAAGATAATAATACAGAAGAAACTCATAATGATGATGAATTTGCTGATGATGAAGAATCTCACGAAGAAGACGTTGAAGAAGAAAACACAGAATTAAAAGATAAAATTGTTGCTATTTTAGATTCCAATTATGCTGATAATCTTAGAGATATTATTGATGGTGTTATGAATGAATTAGGTGATGATGAAGACAAAGATGTCATTGCTGATGCTATTGTTGATGCTATTGAAGATAAAGTTCAAGCTATCTTAATTGCTGATGATGAAGAATCCGAAGAATCTCACGAAGAAGAAGGCGAAGAGAAAACTGAAGATGAAGAAGGTGAAGACTTAGATATTGAAGAAGATGCTGAATAATTTTAAATAATATAAAAAAGGGAGTTTTAACTCCCTTTTTTAGTTACAATTGTTTTTCATTATCATCACATTCAGATTTAATAGCTTTAGCAAAAATATGTTTAGTCCATCCATTTTCCCAACCATGATTATTTGCAATCAAAAATCTACCTTCTGCATCTATTTTAGTAATCTTATGAGCATCAATAAATCTGCCGTTCACTTTACAAAAGACTATATCACCAACTTGATATTCATCTTGTTTTTCGAATGTGATTAAAGAGCCCGTTTTTAAAATTGGTGTCATTGAATTTCCAAAACACTTCATTTTACCAACACCATGTTTATCCAAATCTTCTAAAATTCTTAAATATTTATTCATGTTATTTATTTACATATCTTCTACTCTCAAGAAAGTTGTAGCAGATGTATAGAAATTAAAATCTAATGATGCAAACAACAACAATATTGGATTATTAACAAATGGATTTTTTACAGTATTAAAATAAACTAGTGGCCTAGTAGGATTAACTACGTATCTATTACCTTCTTTAATAAAGAACGCACCACGTTTAAAACCCTTAAGATATGCCACTTGGTTTGTATCAATTTCATAAATGAATCTATTTTTCCATTTACCGACAAGTTTTATATAAGGTTTTTCTGCATACTCTTCATCATTTTTGGTTTCAAATTTGAAGTAAGGTGTTAAATCTGGTGTAACCATTATAACAGAACCATCTAATGTTTTATCTTCGATAAATTGAATAAAATATTCTTCAATATCGAAATCTGTGGATGTTTCATCTTCAATAAACTTCCACACATTTTTCATTTTAACCTTATTCTGATTGTATGCCATTTTATCAGCAGACTTCAAAATTGATTCAAACATATTCTTATAGAACTTCAATTTAAAATTGCTTTCAAGAATATGAACATATTTAGCTTGTTCTTCTACAGGTTGCTCTAATATTTTCTCATACCACTTTAAATCTAATTGATAGTCAGTAGATGAATGATTTTTCATATTATCATCAAAATAAAAATCAATAATATTTAATTCCTGTAAACGAGATAATACTAATAAATTTAAAAGTAAGTTTCCATCATCGAGTTTTGTAGTATCGGGATTATACAAATCCTCTACATATGTTGATAAAATACCTTCTTTATCTTTTACTTTAGCAGATTCTAAGCATTGTATATAAAGTTCTTTAATTCTTTGTTTAATTGGCGTAGTATCAATTTTTTTCTCAGCTTTCTTAGGTTCTTCATCCTCAACATCATCTAAAAATTTAGATGCTTTAGATTTAGTATCAGTAGGTATTACTGATGATATAGCTTCTTCTTTTACAGTAACAACTTGATTATCAGTATTATCATCATCAAATATGTTATCAATTTTTTTCTTTACGTCAGGATTTATTTTTTCGCTCATAACTAAAATATTCAATAATTTAACCATTCTACGTTTTTAAAAACCAAATGTTTTAAAAATTATCAAAAATTATCAATAATTACATTGTTATAGATTAAACTAAATAAGAATTATTCATATAAACTATGAAAAAAATAGAAAAAACTATGAATTTAGATAAAGACTTTGCACTATTTGCTAAATCTAAAGGTGTACCTTCCACCACATTAGATAAATATAAAAAACTATTTCCACAAGCATCTTTAACACCTGCTATAGTAGAAGAGAGAAATTTAAATATTGCTATAATGGATGTCTTTTCGAGATTAATGATGGATAGAATTATTTTTTTAGGAACTGAAATTGATGATTATGTTGCAAATGTTATATCCGCACAATTTCTTTATTTAACATCTATAGATAAAACGGCTGATATTAAACTTTACATTAATAGCCCAGGTGGTTCTGTTTATGATGGTAATTCCATTCTCGATGTAATGGATTTAGTTGAAACTGATGTAGCAACTGTTTGTACAGGATTAGCAGCTTCTATGGCTGCTGTAATTTTAAGTCATGGTACAGAAGGAAAAAGATGTTCACTTAGTAGAAGTAGAGTTATGATACACCAACCTCTTGGTGGAACTTGGGGACAAGCATCTGATATAGAAATTGAAGCTAAAGAAATTAAAAAAATTAAGAGAGAATTAGTACAAACATTAGCAGATAACACAAAACAACCATTTAAGAAGGTATGGAGAGATTGTGATAGAGATAAATGGTTAGATGCTAAAGAAGCATTAGGTTATGGATTGATTGATAAAATTCTAAGTAAATAATGAATTTTCCAAGTTACATAATTTTAAATTCTTATACTATAAATAAAGACATTATAACATTTGACATACCATCATTAAATTATGAATTTTATTTGGAATGGTCAAAAAATATAGTTAATTATAATGTTAAAGCAAAAGAAATATTTTTAACATATAAAAAAAATGAAAAATGGTCAGGGTTTATATTAAATGGTGTATTTCCTACAAGTATTTCAACTGTTGATAGAGATGGTTTATATGAAGTATCATTAATGTATGATTGCTATTTCAATGTATCAGATGAATACACAAATAAAATGTTAAAATACGAAATACGAAAAGACAAAATAAAAGATTTATTATGAAAGATAAAATAAAAGAATTTTTAAAGTTAACTCAATTTTATGATTTAACTAAAGCACAATTAAGCGCTTTAATAGACGGTGATGGTGAAAAATCAGTTTTAAGTTCGCAATTTAAAAGACATTTTAATATTGAAGAATTAGAAGAAAGAATTTTACCATTTTATGAGAAAAATTTAACAGAATCAGATATTGACGAAATTTTATTGTTTTTAAAATCGCCTATTGGACAGACTATGATTAGAGTAAATAGTCAAATATCAGCAGATATTAATAATATTACTAATAGTTGGTTTGTTGAAAAGTACGAACAAGCAATAAAAGAATTACAATAGGAAGAAATATACATAGAATACATACATAAAATAGTGCATGTATTTTCTATGGTTTTCATTGAATGGGAAAATAAAAAATTATTACAATTAGAAACTTATTCATTTTCTACGCAATTAGCATTCACTAATAAATCATGTGAAATTTTCATAGATACGGAAAATAAAGACATAGAACTGACAAAATACTTTCAAATATGGAAAAGTGATATGGAATGGAGAGATTTAATACTTTTTGATACTAAAAAAGGAAAGTATTTTATCATTATAACTGCTAAACCAGTAATAATACAAACTAATAATCAAGGTTTTATATCTAGTTGTAAACTTAGAATTGATACAATTGAAGAAATTTCGAGACATATGAAAATTTTAAAATTTTTTAAATAAAACATTTAATGAATTTTATACTATAATTAAAAAAATAAAAATAAATATGAAAATTTATATTAACACTAAAATTGATCCACCAGTTGGAGTTATTTCAGACATTGGTGAAAAAATTGGAATAGGTACAGCTTCAGGACTTGTTCACAAATGGTTTAATGAATATAATGAATTTGTATATGATTCTGATATTTCTGATGTTGTTTTCTACAAAAAGGCAACATCTGGTTTTTGGGAAGTAAAACAAGAACACGTAATAAAATGGAAATAAAATGGGAAAGCTAAAAATATACGAAGCGATTGTAAGAGGTGAGAAAAAACTATTATTTTGGTGTAAAGCTTGTTCATCAAATCATTCTGTAGATACAGATAAAATTGAATGGAATGGTGATAATTATACACCGACAATAAATGCAGATATTAAAATAATTTCTCATAAAAATATTAAATGTCATTCATTTATTAAAAATGGTCATATAATATATCTCGATGAATCAGAACACGAGTATAGAGGTAAAAAAATTGAATTGGACGAATTTTATCATTAATGAAATTAACAGTAGATGCAGTAGTATTTGGTTATGTTGAAAAAGATTTGAAAATTCTTTTAATAAAAAGAAAATATGAACCTTTTCAAGATTCTTGGGCATTACCTGGAGGTTTTGTTTTAGAAGAAGAGTCTGTTGATGATGCAGTAGAAAGAGAATTAAAAGAAGAAGCAGGTATTGAAGATATTTATTTAGAACAACTGTATACTTTTGGTGAAGTAAAAAGAGATCCAAGAGAAAGAATTGTGTCTGTTGCATATTATGGTTTAGTAAATCCTGATAAACATCTATTACACGCAAAAACAGATGCATGTGACGCAAAATGGTTTTCAGTTAAGACTCTCCCATTGATAGCATTCGATCATATAAACATAATTGAAATTGCATATAGAAGACTGCAAAGTAAAGTATCATATCAACCAATAGGATTTGAGTTATTACCATCTAAATTTCCATTCTCTCAATTACAAAGTTTATATGAAACTATCTTAGATATACCATTTGATAGAAGAAATTTTAGAAAGAAATTTCTAAAATTAAATATTATTGATCAATTGAGTGAGAAGCAAATGGATGTGCCGTATAGAGCAGGTAGTCTATTTAAATTTAATAAAAAGAAATACGAAAATAAATTAGAGAACGGTTTTTATTTTGAAATATAATGTTTGGATTTTTAAAAAAGAAAAAAGCTAATAGAGTTGGTATATTCAATGTACCTAAACTAAATTATACATCATGGAATAGTTTTGGAATCTTCAATGAATTAAAAGAAGATAGTGAAGAAACACATAAAAAAATATTAGATGAATTCGAACTAATAAGTGATGATGATATTAAAATAATAAAAAGTTTAGGATTTAATAGAAACGTAGATGAATATTCACCCAATATTTTAAATAAATTAAAATCTATTATAGATGATGGTGGTGTCTTAATTAAGAAATCCAGTATATTAAAAATTAGTAGAAGTTATAATATGACTTTTATGCAAGCAAATGAATATCGCGGAAAATTATCACCTACTAATATAAAAGATATAGTAAAAATTAAAAATAGTATTGATAAATGGTCATCAGATTTTAAATACTATTCTAAAGTTACTCATAATCCACCACCAAATACATCATGGATAGAAATAGTAGAGGGTGACTATAATGTATGGCCAACAATAAAAGCTTATAAAAAAGAACCTATTCTTCATATTTTAGAAAAAGAAAATTCTGATAAAATAATTTTTGTATCGGTTGTAAGAAATGATATTTATGTTCCTTTAACTTATATTAAAAGTGAAAGGAAAAGTAAAATTGATGATGTATTAGAAGATAAATAACATGAAAGATACTTTACTTGAACTAATATCAATTGTAGAATCTTTAGCCATAAAAATTGATGATAGAGAATTTGCAATATTAAACAATGAATATTATCCACCTAAAATAGAATTTCATAGAATTGGCACACGTGGCGAATCCAATAGATTGATTGAATTGAAGACTAATTTATTAGCTCCACCTACCCGTGGTGAGAGAATTGATAATTTAAATAATGAATTCCAAGAAGAGAAAATTAGACTTTTAGAAGAAAAAGTTAAACTTTTAGAAGCTATTTTATTTAAAGATAATAACATTTTTTAATAAAGCTTGCTTTTTCGTAAATAATTCCATAATTTTGTTTATGGAAAAGCAAGAGTGTATAGACTTGGCTCTAAAAATTTTTAATGAAAGTGGTGAAAAATTCGAATTCAGAGAACCTATATACGAATATTCACATACTATCTTGTTTTATTCTGCTAAGATAAACGTTTCTGCTAAAATAGAATTTCTTGATAAAAATGTACATATCACTCTCGAAAAACATGATAATGAAGAGGTGAACTTACATATTAGTTACGATGCTACATTTGGAACAAAAGTTTACTATTTTATCGAAATTATCAAAAAATACAGAAAGATTAATAAAATGTGTAAAGTATTGGTAAATAATGAGATACCAAGAAAATTTATCATTAAAACTTTATTGTAAAAAATTTTAACTACTTATATGTGTAATAAATACATAAAGGGGTAAAACTTTTAATATATACTGTGTATAATGTACACAAATGAAATAACACAAAATATGAAAACAGGAATAATAGTAGCTCGATTTCAAAATCATACCCTTCATGAAGGTCAAAGATTTCTTGTAGATACAGTAATAAAAAATCACAAAAGAGTTATTATTTTCTTGGGAGTAACGCCTGTTATGTCAAGAAAAAACGCATTGGATTATAAGAATAGAGAAATGATGGTTAAATCTTTATATCCATCGATAGAAATTTACCCACTTTATGATCACAAATCTAATGAAGATTGGGTAATAAGTTTAGAAGGTATAATCAATGAATTAATACCCGATAAAAATGTAGTTCTATATGGTAGTAGAGACTCGTGTATTAATACGTATTTAAGACATGGTGGTAAATATAAATCTATAATTATTCCACAAAAAGAAAATCATAATGCCACAGAATTAAGAGAAATAACAGCAAATGAATATATCAATTCTGATGATTTTAGAAAAGGTATTATATATGCACAATACAATAATTTTTACCCTACAGCGTTCGCTACAGTAGATGTTATTGCAACTAGATTTTTAGATGGTGAATTAGAAGTTCTTCTTGGTCAAAAATCATATGAAGTAGGTAAGAACTTATGGAGAATTCCTGGTGGATTTATAGATCCTACTGATGAATTTGGTAGAGATACTGCATCAAGAGAACTTTGTGAAGAAACTTGTATTAGTGCATCACCATCATTATTTAATATCATTGATCAAGTAAGAGTAAATGATTGGAGATATATTGGTACTGAACATAGTATCATGACTACTATTTATTCTGTACATATTGGTTCAGGATGGCATGATAAAGTAATTAATAGTCATGCTAAAGCAAGTGATGATTTAGCTAAAGTAAAATGGTTTAAATTTTCAGAACTCAATTTAGAAGAAGGTGTAGTAAGAGAACATAGAAAGTGTCTTAACATATTCATGAATCATCCACATTTTCAATATATTCAAAAACAACAAGCATAAAAAATAAATTTAATATTATGGAAACAAATACAGATACAATTACTTTAAATAGAGAAACTAGAAGACTATTACTAAGATTTTCTAATAAAGCCATTAATAATGTTATGACAAAAGATGCTGTAATCAAAGCATTAGAACGTGCATTACAATCTATTGAGCCGAATTTAATTTTATTAACTGATGCATATAAATATTCACATCCGAAGTTTTATACACCAGGTTTAACTAAAATGATTTCGTATTTAGAATCTAGAGGTGGTAAATTTCAAGAGACTGTAATGTTTGGTATTCAATATATTTTGAAAAAATATTTAGTTGGTAGTGTTTTATCCGAATATATGGTAGAAGAGGCTGAAGAGAAGTTGAATGGTGAAAATGGTGTTTTTGGTAAAGACGGTTCTTTCTCTAAAGAACAATGGTTAAAAATGATTAAAAAGCATGATGGGAAATTCCCAATAAGAATAAAATCTGTACCTGAAGGTGCTGTAGTACCTGTTAAAAATGTTCTTGCTTTAATTGAAAGTACTGATGATGAATTCCCTTGGGTAACAGGATTTATTGAATCATTATTTCTTGAAATTTGGTATCCAATCACTGTAGCAACATTATCAAGAGAAGTTAAAAAAGTTGTAGTTGAATATCTCATCAAGACTGGTGCTAATCCAGCAATGATTCCAACAATGGTACAATTTATTTTAAATGATTTTGGATTCAGGGGCGCATCAAGTGTTGAATCAGCAAGTATAGGCGGGGCATCACATTTAGTCAATTTCATGGGATCTGACAACGTTGCTGGTTCTGATATGCTAATGAAATTTTATAATACTAAAACAATGTGGGGAAAATCTATTGATGCTACAGAACATTCTATTTGTACAATGGAGGGAGAAGATGGAGAGCTTGAGGTATTTAAACGTGTATTACTATCTAAACCAAAGGGATTAGTTGCGTGTGTTTCTGATTCATTTGACATTTTAAGGGCATGTATGCAATATTGGGGAACAGACTTACGTGATATTATTTTAGCAAGAGAAGGTACTTTAGTAATTAGACCTGATAGTGGTGATCCTGTAATGACTCTAAAAGCAGTATTTAAAATTCTATTTGATAAATTTGGATATACTGTAAATGAGAAAGGCTTTAAAGTATTACCACCACAAGTAAGAGTTATTCAAGGTGACGGCGTTAATTATGATTCTATCAAAGCTATGTACCAAGCATTAATGGAAAATGGTATAGCATCAGAAAATTTAGTTCTTGGTATGGGTGGAAAGCTTTTACAAGCAGGAATTGATAGAGATTTACAAAACTTTGCAATTAAAACATGTTTTGCAATTATTAATGGTAAAGAAGTTGACATTGTTAAATCACCAAAAGAAATTGATAAAGATGGTAACATCAAAGTTAGTTTCAAAAAATCTAAAAAAGGTATGATGAAATTAGTCAAAACTTCTGATGGTGGTTATTACACAATTACATCTGCTGAAGAAGGTTATAATGAAGCTAAATGTGAATTGGTAACTATTTTTGAAAATGGTGTTTTATTAGTAGATGATAGTATTGAAACAATTCGTCAAAGAGCCGAATTAGTATATTAAACCTGTTTATACGGATTTGTATTTCCACACAAATCCGTATAAACTTTCTAAACTTTTGTATTCCCTATTACAAAACCTACGAATTTTATCTTGATTATAAATATTTTGAGAAGCCGAATTTATTGATTCAAATTCACCAATAATATTACCATCCAAATCATATTGTACAACCTCACGTTTCACTCTACTTTTAATTAATGGAAAATATTCATTTTCATATCTAAAGTAATATCCACCAACAACATTACTATATTTAATACCTTTACAGCAATTACTTACACTTTTTCTATCAAATCCAAGTATTTTTTTAATATCGTGTGTTGATAAAAATTTATCTAAAATATCATTTGTATTTATATCATATTGATATATTACTTTTTTTAAATTGCACATTTTAAGTTTCATTTTAGATACTTCTTTATGCTTTTTACCAGTCCAATCAACACCACTATTACCACCATCTGTCATGTTTTTAAGATTGAACCCCCATGCCTTAAATTGTGAAATCCAGTACTGTTCGAGAGTATCAATATTAACATCGTTTCCTTCATCTAATATTTCAATTATTGGTTTAGTTCCGTTACTTTTTAATTTTTTAAGCCAGTTATTTTTATAGTTTTTAAATTTTAAACATGATGGTAACATATGTTGTTTTAATCTTCTTTTTATATTATTAGTTTTACCAATATATTTAATTTTTAAATCAATCGGATCTGTCAATGTGTAAATATATTGAATCATTATACGTGTTATTTTTTTATATATAGTAAAAATGTTACATCCAATGCTATTTTTCGATGATTTTCTAAATGAAGAAAAAGAAGAAATGAGAGATGATCATTACTTTAATAGAATTGATAAGGGTGAAGTATCAGGTTTAAAATTCAGAAATTGGGAAAAGATTTCACATTATATTAAACTCCTTCAAGCTAACCCAGAAGGTATGACGCTTACAAAATTAGTTGGTGTTAATCCAATAACTAAACAAAAAGAAAATACTAACAGTTATGCAAGACATATAAGTTGGTTGTATTTAAAGAAATTAATAACAATTAAGAAAGGTGAAAGAAGAGGACAGGCTCATACTATTAAACCAACCGAAAAATTATTGGCTTTGACACCAGAACAAATAGAAAATCCACTATCTATAGGAAATAAGGAATTTTTAAGCTCTAAAATTATTGAGATTTTAGAAAAATTTCCCAAGGATGATAAAATAGCACAATTTATTTTAAGTTTAGAAAATAATAAAGAATCTCTTCAACATTTATATTTGAATATTGAAGGTGAACCAGGTATGGTAAGTTTCCTACCAGCTAATAGAGAAAAAAATGTCGAGAATGAAGAATTTTGGAAAAATAGATATAGACAAACAACATCGATAGGTAAACTAGTAAGAGCTTTGATGCAAAAAGAAGGACAATCTTTTGCGGATGTAGAAATTGAAAAATTTGGTAATACTTTTAAATCTATTCAATTGGAAGTTACTATCTTTAAAAACTTTCAAATAGTACAAGGACAAGATATTAAAAAATGGTATAATTATTCGAGTTATCAAACATCAGGTTTCGAGGAATCACCATTAAATAAAAGTTGCATGAAACATGATAAGTGTGATAATTACTTTACTGTTTATACAGATAATCCTAATGTATCATTATTAATATTATTAAATGATGATGGTAAATTAATGGGTAGAGCTATTGTATGGAATGGTGTTGAAATGGAAGATGGTAAGAAAATAAATTTCATGGATAGAATTTACTATAATTCTGAAGCAGAAGTAGAATTATTTAAAACATTTGCTAAAAGAAAAAATTGGTGGTTTAAAGTAGTTCAATCACATAAAGATAGTACAATTTCAAATGGAAGCATTACATATAATGATGTGTTAAAATTTGAGTTGCCTAATGTTGGATGGAGTAGGATATCCAAACCATACTTAGATACTTTAAAATATTTTAACAATACTACAGGTTCATCAAATAATGAATTTAAGAATTCTGAATATAGATTACTTCAACCAGGTGAAAAAATAAAAATAACTGCTGATATAGCAAAGTATGGTTGGGCGGATATGATTAAATATATTGGTAAAGTATTTACAGTTAGAGATAGTAATGATACTCTATTTAAAGGTACGATGAGAGGGTATTATTTTACAGAGAGTGAAATTTCTGATTACTTTGTACCAGCCGATTGTGTTGAACCATTAAATAATCCAGGAACATATAAATTAAAAATTAAAGATAGTAAGAATCCTAAATATTATCTATCCTCTAAAATGACAAATAATACTAAACAACAATGGTCTTCCACAGACGGTACATATAAACCTGTATAATTTTAACAAAAATAATTAAAAAATATGTATTTTGATAAATTTGATACTTTTAATAAAAATAACACCAAACATTTTCTTAGTGGTATAGTTCTCATCATGGAGAATAAAATATTATTAGTACATCCAACAAAATTTAAAGACAAACCATATAAATGGTCAATTCCTAAAGGACACAACGAAACAGATATGTCGGATTTAGAAACTGCTATAACAGAATTAGAAGAAGAAGCTAATATAAAAATACATCCACATAAATTAGAAAATTCTATTAATGGCGTTTTAAACTATAGTAAAGGTGCTAAAAATAAAGAATTGAAATATTACGTATTAATAATTAATAGAAATGAATTAGATTTCAAATTATACAATAATATGATTCTAAGATATTTCCTTGATAAATTAGAAATATCAGAAGCAGGGTTCTTTTCTAAAAATGAGGCAGTTGATTTAATAGAAGAACAACAAAAACCACTATTAAAATTTTTATCTTAATATTTACTCTACTACATATTTCTAATATATAAAAGAAATTAAAGAGCAAATGGAAATCTTTACAATTAAAAATAATACACATAGTTCAAAATTATATGGATTTTTACCTCATATTGGATTTACATACAAGGAAAAAATAGAATTTGAGTGTAAATTCGATAAGAATTGTATATATTTTATAGATGGTGTTGATAAATGGGATATTAATAAGCTTTATGGTTTTTCAACTTCATATTTTCATCATATACAATCAGCAAGAGTTGGTTGGAGATGTACAGATGGTGAAAATATTGAATTATTAGCATATTGTTATGATAAAAGTGTAAGAATAACAGAAGTATCCATAGGTAAAGTCAAACCTGATGAATTATTCAAATGTAGTATAAGTGTTGAAAAAGATTATTTCACTTTTATTTTTGAATCAAACAAAAAAGTTATAATGATTAAAAAAGAGCAAAAAAGCTGGAATTTCAAATATAAGTTATATCCATACTTTGGTGGAAATCGAAAATCACCACATAAAATGGATATTTACCTGAAAGAACTTTAAAAATATTAAACATTTTTCTTGTTTTTAGAGATAAGTTTATCTATCTTTGTATAAAATAAAGAAAAACTTTATGAAAATAAGAAAGATTTTCAAACGTGTTGGACATTCTTTTACAAATTATGAATATTTAGTAGAAGTTGATTGGGAAACTAATGTCACTAAATACGGAGATGAAAAAATGGAAGATAGATATAAAACTGACGTATTTTCATTAGAAATACTTGAAACTGCTTCCAATTTTAAAATATATTCAGACGAAATTTCTGATTGTGATGTTCAATGGTGGAAAGACATGTTAAAAGAGGAGCTAAAAATTACTACAATGAATAGTAAATTTTTATATAGTTTTATAAAAATGAAAGTGAAAAAAGTATTGACAAAAATAAATTAATTGTTATGACAGAAGAGGATAAAAAACGTTCCGATGAAATAAACGCTAAAATCGAAAAAATTAATAAAGTCACAACTTTATGCGATTTTGAACAATTCTCGTCATATACAATTGATAATATAAAAGAAGCATTGGATACAATTTCAAATGACGATAAGTTATATGTTCTATGGAATTGGGGGAAAAATGATAACTTCGTAAAAGATAACAAATGGACTGATGTTGTTGTAGAATATACTAAAGAATATAGACTTTTAATTGAAATTACTAAATATAATAATAATTTCATAAAAGATTATATTAGAGAGCAATTCAAAACACTACAAGATGCATCATTAGAACTAATGTATATACATAAAGATTACGAAAACGAAGATTTAAAAGCTACTATTGATAAAACTAATAACATTATAAATAATGAATAGTGATGGATTTAGAACAAGCTATAAATTTTGCTGAAAATAAAAAAGCTAAATGGGAAAAGGATAGAGGATCCAAAATTTCCGATTTTGTTTGGTATGTAATTACTTTTAATGATAGTTATGCTATTATTGATAGTACACAAATGAAAAGGCATCCCGTAATAATAAAAAGAGTTGTATATGATACAAATGTTGGCATTTATAAATTAGATTAATAATAACACTCTGTACGTCAATTTGGTTAGACTGTTGGGATTCTAACCCCGACAATGCAGGTTCGAGTCCTGTCAGGGTGACAATATTAAATAGTATGTAGAAAAGTGGGAAAAAATGACAAATTTTTACAAATATATAAATAACATTTTAAACAAATAATCGTTTATTATAATACATCGCAGGATGGAGAAGATGGTATCTCGCAAGGCTCATAACCTTGAGGTCGCAAGTTCGAGTCTTGCTCCTGCTACAATAAATACATGGGGGTGAAAACGTATAGATTGGCTGTACTCGTGTTAAATTTGCAAGTCGTGTAATTGTTATGAACACGTTAATTCAACTAACAAAAAGTTAAATGACAACGTTAATTCGTTTGAGCAATCAATTCTTAATGAGTTGTTCGCTCCAGTTGAAATGGCAGTAGCTGCTTAATACCATTTCAAAACTGTCGTAAAAAGGCACAAAAAACAGTTTGGCTCTTCTGTAAAAAGAACATAGATAATTTACCAGTTGGCTCACTATCCAATTTATTATCGAAAACTCTAAAGTGAGATAAACTTGTAGTAGATTTAATGTTAGCAGAACAAGACCTCGATGTCGTAATCGAGCATCTCCACCATATTCCCATCATTTCCTGAGAAATCAAAGTGGTGGATGTAATTTTAAATTAATGGGGGTGGCTCGCCTTAACGGTTCTTGCCGACAAGAAGCATCCGATATTTATATCATACAGGGGGCGAAACCATTACTTTTATTATACTTCCAAAATAAAACCTCATTAAATATTTGATAGTGTGGATTTAATTTCCTATATTTGTAGAAATAAATCTACGATATGAAATTAAAGCTATTATTACTATTTATAATGATTATTTCTACATCATGTGTAAAAGATTTAGAAAGTCTTTTAGGTATAAACGAGTGGAAAACCTATACTATAGGCGCTGGTAATCACTTTTCTGATGGTTTTAAGGTAAATACACTATCAAAAGACCACTTGGATTTTGTAGCTGTTTTTGATGAAACTGCTATTTATGATTTACACAATAAAAATCAAGATGATATTAATAAACTCTATGGATTTACTGATTGTAATTCAACAGTAGAAGAAAATAGCGCAAGATTTGGATGGAGATGGTCAATAAAAGAAAATAAAATAGAAATTTTAGCATATATTCATAAAAACGGTAAAATAGTTTTCGAAAACGATAAACCTATTCATATGGGATATGCTGAATTTGGAGAAGAAGGTAGTTATAGTATTTATGTTGTTGGTGATTCTTATAATTTTAACTACAATGGTAATTTAGTTGTTGTAGAACATCAACGTGGTTGTAATGAGCAACATGCAATAAGAACTATTTTGTATCCATATTTTGGTGGCAATGAAACCGCACCACACACAGTTAATATTAGAATTAAACAGAAATAAAATCAATATCACTTTGATGATTCTGAATAGAATAATCATCGTAAAAAATTGAAATTTATGAGAGAAATTTATGTAAACAAAGAAGAAATAACAGAAATAAATGGCTTCCTTCAAAAAGAAGTTGATGGTGAAAATAATTTGATTTTTTTAAGAGTGACTAATGCTGAACTTTATCAAAATTTAGTCGAAAACAATAATTATACATTGAGGATACCCGATGTAATAATTTATAGAAAAAAGAAAACATACAATGAAAATAAAATGGATATGCTATTTTATAATTGTAAAATAATGGCACATAATCCAAAGGATATGAGTATTGTTTATATGAATTCATATAAAAATTGGTTAAAAATTAACCATGTGAGAAAGAATAGAATTAAAAATCTTCCTGAGTAAACTATTTCCAAAAAATTTGAATAAGTATTATAGTTAATGTCACTGTTAAACATATAAATGATTTTAACGATAAATTCTCACCCATAAAAAAATAGCTCAAACAAAAGAACACTAAATTACCTACAGCAAAAGTTAATATTCTAATAGGCCAATTAGATCCGAAATACTCAATACCATTTTTTGTAGCCTTCATATAAAAGAATGCTATTGGTAATGCCATAAAATACAAGAACAGTGTCTTATATCCTTTAAGAAAATTCAATTTATCCGAACCATATAGTTGAAACCATACCAGTATTTGACCAATAGTTAATAAAAAGATTGAAAGAATCAACTTTATCATTAAGATACAATTGATACTATAAAATTATGTAAGCCGTGTGCGAAAGTTGGTACTAAAATATTTCTTTTATAAATTAAATATAAACTCGCAAATAAAAATCCTTTAAGCAAAGCAGCAAGCACTCCAAATAATCCTTGATACGCATGCCCAATAGAAAATATAAGAGAAGATATTAATATCGATATAAATACACCTTTAGTATTATTACCGTAGACATCAGTTAATCTCCCTATCATATAATGTCTAAATATTATTTCTTCTACTATGGGTGCTATAATTACAGATGAAAAAAACATCTGTGTATGTGTTATTATTTGCGGAAATATTGGAGTACTAATTACTATCAATAATAAAAATGATATGATCATCAATGTTGATAAATAGAAAGTTTGATTATCATCAACAGGTTTTATAGGATAAATATTATTCATATTAATTTTATGTTTATTCCATACACACATACATATTAATGTAATTAAAAGTGGAATTAATTGAAAATCGTATGGTGTAATTCCTAAATTTATTCTAAAAGTTCTAAAAATTAAAAATATCTCGAATACTACTAGTATAAGATTAGTTGTTTTGTTTTTAAATAATTTAAATTTCGATTCCATTTTTAGTATACTTATATGACATATATAAAATTGAATTCAAAAGTTTCAAAATTAAAAAAAATTATTTTAAAAGATGATTATATTTATCTAATAAAGTCAAAGTAGCACTACCTATCACACCATCTATTAATAAAACATATAACTAATATTTTTTAATTAAGCGGGTATCCATTGACTTCTATTAATCCACCCATTCAAAAATTTTTGTTGTGAAGGATTACTTGTAACTAAACTTTGATAAAAGGCTTTTTGGGCAGCACAATATTGTTGTAAAATTTGATTATCTGTATATTTTGCTATTTCGGAAATTGTTTGTTTACCCAACATACCATCCACTGTAATTTTTGATCCAAGCGCATTTAATGCTCTTTGTAATAAAATATGTGCTCTTTGACTTCCCGCATTTACAGCAACATCAAATACTTTAATGGCCACTCTTTCTTGAAAAGAATCATATGCTATTCTCCAAAAATTATGAAAATAAATATCTTTTGCTTCATCTTGAGTTAAAGATTTAATATCTAACACATCTACCACACCATCATGATTAATATCTTCGTGTATGGATTGTAAAAATCTAAGAGATACACCATATAGTGTAGGCCCACCAGCGTCATTTGCTATATTTGTAAATTTATTTCCTTCGTGAAGGAAAATATAAGGCATTGCTTTTATGAAATTATTTGTATATGCCATAAAATATAATTTATTTTCTTTATATATCTGTCATAAAATACCTTTTATTTCCACTAAATATTAAAAATTAAGCACATTTTTTACTATATAATAAAACAAAGTAATACTTTTAGCTATATATGTACATGATGGAATTTACACCTGATGCAATTCATAATTTAAAAACAGATGAAGTAATAGTGTTTAGCACTAACTTAGAGGGGAAGCACTGTAGAGGGCTTGCAAAATATTGTTTCCAAAAATTTGGTGCTATATATGGTCAAGCTACTGGTTTTCAAGGACAATGCTATGCTTTTGCAACTAGAACAATAGATAAAAAAATATCTATATCTTATATAAAAGAACAAATTGAATCTTTTATTGAATTTGTTAAAAAAGAAAAAGATTTAACATTTTTTGTAACTAAAATAGGTTCTGATGAATTCGAAATAGGGGATATTGCTGTATTATTCATGAGTTATGAATATCCAGATAACGTAATATTTCCAAAAGAATTTTATGAATGGTCAAAGCTTTAAAAATACGACTTCGCCAAAGTTGGGTTAATCAGCCGCCTAAGTGCTGTGAAAGTCCTGGATTATTTCAGGACTTTCTTCATTACAGATTTTTTTATAACCTTCTTCACAATTTTTTTCTTATCTTTAACTTTTTTATCAACAATTTCTTTTAAAATATATTTGTTCATAAGATTATCTTTATTTCCATAACTAATTAATTTAGCACCCATTTTATTAACTAATTTAGCAATCGACTTAGTATCTAAAACATCAACATCAATACATTTTATATTAATGATATTCTTAACTTTTTTAAATAGGTTATTTGTATTATCTGTATTAAAAATAACTTTTAACACACCCATAGTAATACCACTACAAAAAATGTAATCCATTGCCTGCGATTTCAAAGTTTTCAATGCATTCTTATCCATCATACTGATTATATCATCGATACAAATAATTTTATCTAAAAATTGTATTGCACAAACATGCGCAAAATTTTGTTTTTTGATATATTTTATTATTTTATTCATTTTAACATTTTTGTTATCACTTTTATTTATACCTAAAAGTGGATAATCTAATGTATCATAACGATATGAATAAAGAGAAGGAATATCTCGTATAAAACTATATTTTTGTGTATTTCTCTCTTTGATTCTTCTTTCTAAAATATTTACAAGTTTATCTATATTTTGTCCTTCTGATAAAATATCAGTAAGCAATTTATAAAAATTATTAGGTTTTAATTGTCTTACGCTTAAATTTTGTAAGATATATTTATCAATTCTTTTCCGATAAATTTTATCTATTAAATCTGTATGTTGTTGAATAATTGTGTTTATTGGTACAAATTTAGAAAAATCAATTTCAGACAAACAATTAATATTATCCTTAACAAACTTTGAAAGTTGTCCATTATATTTAACTAAATTATATTTTTTATTTTTCAAAAAGAAAACATCATCTTTAAATTTAATATTATCAACTTTAACTTTGAAATGTTTAGAGAGAATACCCAATCGTTTTAATATAGAATCATATCCACGATTTTCATTATAGCCACCATTAACGGCTGTCCAATATTCCACACTTTTACCATCTTTGTTTCCTAAGTATAACATCAATTCACCATTAACTAAATCTTCTTTAAGATACTTCATAGTATCCATATAAGGCTTCTTTAAAGAACACCAATTCAACAACGGTATATTAGCTTTAATATTAGGATTACTCAAAGTAGTCTTACCATTATTTAATATAAAGCTATCACTACTCTGTCTTTCTTTACACCACCAACTTTTAGAATGAATATAATCTTTTACAGTTGAAAGAAATCTATCATCATAACAATAAATTCTATCAACATAAGTTTGATTTTTTACCTTACCTATAATAGAATTATGCCATACGATAGCTCTTGAAAGAAGTTTTTCATTTTTGTCGATACAGACAAGCATAGAAACATTCTTATTTTTAGTATAAACTGATAAAAAAGTTCCACAAAGATTGTGTCTCATGCAGCTACCATTTAAACTACTATCATTTATATCTTTAGCATAATTAATAAAATTATACCATTTCTTAATATCATCACCTTTAACTAATTCGAATCTAAATTTAGATTCGGATGATCTAAATTTATTCGAAAAATCTTCAATATCGGAATCAGTAAATTTAATATTCTTAGCTTCTAATACTGAACGAATTACCGCACCTACACGGACATTTGTCCTACTTTTTATTATCCATTTCTCATTATCTGATATTTCTTTACCCGTTCTAAAGTCAACTTCTTTATTAGTACTTAAATAACTAACCATTCCATCTTCTGTAGAAATATCTATATAACTAAACTTTATATCTAAAGCTTCTCTCTTTTTATGTAAATTAATTAAATTCTTGGAAATGAAATGATTAATCTTAGATAATTTATCAAGCATTTTATCACTTAATATAATAGCTTTTGTAGATTTTTGTTTTGTATTAGGCATATTTTTTATATTATATACCAAATATACTAATATTTATTTAAGTCTACAACATATCATTAAAAAAAATACATCTTATGTAAGATAAATTGAATAAATTCACAATTTAAGGAAATTTGTCCACAATATAACAAAATTTATCACCACGAATTTCAGCTTTGACTTCTACATTAGGAAAATTTAATCTAAGCCATTTTTGAACATATGAAATTCTAGTATTTTTTCCGAATTCTGTATTAGATTCTAATATTTCATTAATTGCAAAAGATGGATTATTAGTTAAAATATTTTTTATAGCAAATTCTCTGATTTTTTCCGTATTTTCTTTTATTATGTTAAGCAAATATGTAGTATTAACACTTTGTACAAATTCATTGAAATATTTTCCTATAAAATTCATTTTTACTTGACGACTATTTGCTATATATTCGTTATACATTTCAATTACATCTTTATCTTGTAAAACAACTGTTCTAATATATTCTTTACACATTTTTATAACTGCACTTTCTCCACCAATATTATATTCATTTTCAATAATAGAAATTAAATAGCGTTTACTTTTTTCATCATCTTTAAGCTTTGTGTAATATTCATTTTCCAAAGCATTAATATCACCATCTATATTAATATTTAATTCAAAATTATCATTTAAAATTATACCAAATGTTATAGGCCTTAACACAATTATAAATTCTCTAACCTTAGAAAAATTTTCATTAATTTCTTTAGACATTATTTGCACACCTAATATCTTTTGAATGAAGTTTCTTATTTCAGAACTATCAATTCCCTTAATATAAACATTAGTATTTTCTAGCATATCCATCATTATATCAGAGCGATATTCTTCACATAAAACTTTTGAACCAATTTTTCTAACAAGTTCGTGCGTTTCATAATTCGAAATAAATGGTTTTAATTTCATTATATCTTCTTCGCTTTCATTTCTTATCACACTTGATATAATAGTTGAATAGTAATTCATAACTAAAACATTTTTATCATCTACTTTCCATATCTCAGGATTTCCATTTATTTTAGTAGGATTTGCTAATAATAAATTATTAAAATCTAATCCTGTATTGGATGATAAATCTCTAACTTCTTTAAGTGTATCAACATAATATCTATTGGAAATAAAAAATCCATTTGTTTCGTCCCATTTTTGTTTCCAGTTTGAAGCATTTTGCATGAAATAATTAAATAAAACTGGAATATATTTACCATCAATAACATCATATGAAAAATATCTCAATGAGTCCATATATGGTTTTTCCCAAGTTTCCCAATCACCATCAGGTAATATAACTTTTATATTAGGATGTTCTATTACCAACTTACCATTGCTCACAACATAATATTCTGATCCTTGTTTTGTTTTACAATACCAACCGTTAGAATGTGCATATGATTTAAATTTATCGGTGATAGAATCACTAACCGCATATATTCTATCCATATAAACTTCTGGTTTACCATCTATAGTAGAATTATACCATACTATAGCTCTACCCTGTATCTTATCATCATCTGTCAATAAAATACATAATGATACATTAGGATTTTTAATATAGACACTAAAATACTCTTGACAACTATCATATCTCATACAAGAATTAAACAATGAAGAATGTGAACTTTCATCCGACTCATGATCATAATTACCTTCAAAATAATATTTCTTTACATCATAACCTTTAACTAATTTAAAACTACCTGTATTTTGTATAGCTTTATATTCGTTAATAAACTTTTCTAATTCAGATTCAGATTCAGATATATTGACATATGGTGATTTTTTCAATATAGCAGAAACAATTTTACCTATAGAAACATCTTGTCTTTTTTTAGTGGCCCACTTTTCAGTTTCAGGTAATTCTTGTTTAGTTTGGAAATCTATTTCTCTATTAGCAGGAAGCCAAGAAACCATACCCAATTTAGGACTATATTCAATATAAGAATTATCAGTATCTTCTAAATTATCACCATGATCCATATTTACCATATACTTTGCATATGGATGCTTCATATTTTTAAGTACATCTCTCATTTTTTCACCAAAATATAGTACTTTTTCAAGTAATAAGCTTTCTAATATTGCATCATATTGTAAAAATCTCTTTAAATATATCACAAAAACAAATTGTTTTCGTTATATATTAAAATAGTATTTGGTTAAATTTTTAATTATATTTGGTTTATGAGATATAATGATATAGGCATATGTGTCGAATTATACAAAAATTTGCTATATAAATCAAAATCAGATGATGATTATTATTTGGATATTCCCAAACCAATATCTGATATAGAATTCGCACTTATAACAGATTTCATATTTGGTATTAATATAGGAATTTCAGCATTAGCTTTTACATCTAAAAATGAACACGAAATTTGTCCACCGAATAAAACTTTTGATAAATTAAGCGTAGAAGACTATAGAACAGTTGAATACGATTTAGCAATAATTTCATTTAAATTGAAATTATCACAATCACAATATATTGATTCTAAATTTAATAAAGCATCTCATGGTAATACATACGAAATGGATAATATTGTATGGAGGAGCATTTTTGGTAAATCTTGTATTAATGGTGCAATAATACAAATTTATGGACAATGTAAGGTTACAAAAATTGACGAATTTTATAGATTAAAACATTGGTATGAAAATAGAATCAATAAATTAGATCCTGCAAGAGAAGAATTTATTGATAAAATAACAAGCTTAAAGGCTTTAAATAAAAAACTAATTAAAAATAATGAGAAGGAGATTTTTTACGACTGATGCGCATGGTAGTTACAGAGCTTTAAAGCAATGTTTAGACAAAGTTAATTTTGACTATGATAATGATTTGCTTATATATGGCGGCGATATTGTAGACGGTTGGTCAGAAACGAAAGAGTCAATTGATTTATTAATGTCTATAAAAAATCTCCAATTGTTAATGGGTAATCATGATGATTGGTTTATTAGATACTACGAAGAAAAATTAGAATTTAATGAATTATCATGTTGGTTAATGCATGGTGGTGAAGAGGCATTAATGTCATACCCAAATAAAATTATTCCTAAAGAGCATTATGACTTTATGAAAAATAATGCTAAAGGATATTATTTAACAGATGATAACAAACTATTTGTACATGCTGGAATAGTAGAAGATTTATCATTAGAACATCACACGTTAGACAATTTTATTTGGAATATGTCATTTCCTAAATATTGTAAACAAATAAATAGAGCAATTAGAGGATTTGATGAAATATATATTGGACATACACCTACATCAAATATAATAAAAGGAACATATGAACCTGTAAATCTACACAATGTTTGGGCAATTGATACTGCTGCTGCATTTGAAGGATATTTAACTATAATTGATATTGACACTAAAGATTATTGGCAATCAGATTTAGTTAGAATCCTTTATGCTGATGAACGTGGGAGAAATCAATTATCTTGGAACGAAAGAGAAGCATATAAAAAAAGGGGATTGTTATAATCCCCTTTTTTATTTAGAAAAATAATACTTCAAATCTTTCTGGCATTTTATAACTATCTTTTGTATATGTTAATTCTACATCACGAGTTATCCAAAATCTAAGATATGTAAATCTCATTTTTGGATCAACCATTATATGAAGTTTAAATTTATCAAATAAAATAAAACCTGTTGTATAAGGTCTACCATCATTATTTATAACTTCAGTAGTATTAACTTCAGATGACATAGATACCCAAGTAAAAGAAATCGAATCCGACAATATAACACTGACACTTGCAGCAGATATTATAAACAATTCATTAGTAAAACTTTCATCACTATCAAGTTTATCTATCTTATCACATCTAAGATATGTCGTACATAACATTTCAATATAAGCTATAAATTCTTTTTGTATTTTATTCATATTTTATATAGCAATCTCCAATGTAGATGTTAATTTTTTTATACCTGTAGTGTTTGTTATTATAAAATCACTTAGTGTAATATCATAGAATTTCTTAGATGTCAATTCAAGCATAGGAATAATATTTAATGGTGTTCTATTTAATATTTCTTTAGCTGCATCAATATGTCTATCATAAATATGAAGATTTTGTACAAAATGACAAAACTTACCAATATTATATCCTAAATGGGAAGCTACCATCATCTGTAAAGCTACATATTGAATCTTGTTAATATATCCAGCCATAATATAATCATTCGATCTTTGATTTAATGTCATATCTAAATATAAAATATCATTCACTTTTCTAACAGACCATATAGTTTCAAACGCACACGGATATAAACCTTTAGTTTCTTTTAAATCACCTTCTTGTAATAAATTAATTACATGTCTTCTACTAAATGGATCATGTTCTAATCCATATAATAAATTATCCATTAATTTCCACTTACCAACAGTAGCACCATATCTTTGTCCTATAGTTCCATCACCAATATTCCATTCATCCCACCACATAATTCCTCTATTATGAGCAGATTCAAGTGATGAATTTTGATCTTGATATATCCATAATATTTCTTGTATACCCATTTTAGTGGCAGTATTTCTTAAAGTGGTTATCGGAAACTCACCTTTACTAATATCATACTCTTCAAATACTTGTGTTATAAAATAAGAGTGTGCGGAAACACCATCTTTATATTTAGGTCTTGGGTTTTCATCTTTACAACCTTCTGTAAGAATTTTATTCAGATTTTCAATATAGTACTTATCAGCTTTATTCATAGATTTAAATAACATTTTTACAGTTATTATAGCTAATATTTCTATAATGTTTATTATAACATCTGACTAAATTGCTTAACTAAATGTTCTATTTCTTTTGTTTGCTTTTCTGATAAAGTTGTAATAACAATTTTAGAATATTCATGAAGTTTACCCAAATCGGAAATAAAAGCTAAATCATTAAAAGTTTCATTACTAATCTTAAATTTATCCATTATATCAGTTTTTGTATGAAAACCATCACCATCTAAATATCTACCATTTAAATAAACGTATACATGTCTAATATCCTTAACATTATCAGAAAATTCTAATTTAGAGACAAATAGAAATTTATCAAAATTAAAGTACTTATGAAGAATATTACAGAAAATATGTGAATTTTCGTCAATATTTTTAAATCTTTTTTGTACTAAATCCGTTAATGATTGTAGTATTTTAGTAGGGCTTTTAGATTCTTGAATAAAATTGTTAAAATTCTTAATCATTATTACTTGGATTTAAAACTTTTTTATATTATATTTGTATATATTAAAATTATTTACGTAACGCCATGATGGAATTCAGCAATGATGATTTAAATAAAAAGATTTTTATTCGTTATAATTTAGGTAAAAAACTAAATGAAAACGAGGAAGAAATCAGTGATAACGTTCTTTTAGAAGTTACAACTCTAGAAAAAGTTGAAGAAGTAGGACAAATAGTTACCCAATTACAAGACGGCTCTCTTAGACCTATAAATACATTCAAAATTGCAAATGATTATGTCGATGATGTATTTCTTGTGATTAATGTAACTAAAACTAAAAATTTAGTAGTTGCTCCAATGAGTCCCGATTTTAATATTTCAAAATTTATTACGAATTACGTACAAAATAACGTAACCGAAATTCCTAAAAGAGCATTGAAGTTTATTATGGATGAGAAAGTTATAACAGAAGAATACGAAATGGCGGCTATCCTAAGAGATGAAATTTTTAAAAGGGAAGGTAGTTCATCAAAAGTTAACGAATAATAAAAAAGGGAGCTAATAGCTCCCTTTTTCTGTTTATAATCCATTTATAGTATTTAATAATTCTGTTTTAGATACAGCACCAATTTTTTTAGTTATTAGATGCCCGTCCTTAAAGAATAACATAGTTGGTATACTTCTGATACCATATTTAGTTGTAATGTCTCTATCAGCATCTACGTCTATTTTATGAATAACATATTGCCCATTTGAATCATTATTCAACTCTTCCAAAATAGGAAGCATCGTTAGACAAGGCCCACACCACGAAGCAGCAAAATCTACAACTACGACACCTGTCGCAATCTTCTCATCAAAATTATTTTTGTTTATTACTTCCATTTTTTAAATTATTTTTTCATATTTATTATATGCATAAATATGCTTTGGTTTAATATTAATGTCTATTTTTATTCATCACTTAATAAAAAAAGGGATACATATTTCTATATATCCCTTTTTTTATGCTTTTTAGTTTTTATTCATCGTCGTCATCCTCTTCTTCCTCTTCATCATCAATTACAGAAGATTTTTTGAATTTATAAGTATCAATAAGATTAAATAATACCGTCTTATCAAATGAATCTACACTTCTATCACTTTCTTTTATTTTCTTAACAAAATCATCATAAGATTTAATACCATTAATTCTGATAACAAAGTATCCTTGTCCACTACTAGCGATACTGCTTCTATTTAAGAAAATTGTAGTATCACCATCAGCTTGTATTGTAAATGTCCACACATTACCCTTAACATCTCTATAAGAATCTTTAAGAGAAACACCTGGTTTACTATCAGAATTAATATTTACAAGTTCGAAGGCTTTATCAAAATTTTTCTCATTATATAATGGTTCACTATCCTTTTTAGAAAATCCAACTTTATCTTTAATAGAATCATATAATTCATCCCACGATTTTACAGCACCATGAAATAAAAGTTTATATTGTCCTTTAGTATTAGAGCTACTTATCAAGAATACGCTTACAATATTTCCATCAATTTCAATATTATAAATAGTACCATCTTTATCTTCAAATCGCTCCTTAAATATTAGAGAACCTTCTTCACCAACTTCTGCTTTTTTAAGATCAAAAACTTTAACTATATTATCAATAGTAAGTGGTTTACCAAACATATTCATTTGAGTACCACTATTATCAAATTTACCAACAACTGTACCAGCTTTAGTACTAACAATAGCACCAAGTTGTTTTTTAAACTTTTCTATAGTGCTATCCACTATATTGGATACAACTTCATATGGTTTGCTACTATCAAATACTAAAGCTATATCAAAATATTTTTTATCTCCGCTAACAGCACTACCATTTCTTACTAATTCAACGGCTTTAATTCTACTATCATCATTAATAATATCTTGAATCTTAATGAATGAAACAGACGGCGGAACTATTAAAGTCACTGTACGCTTAGTCTCTTTAATAACGGCATTTTGAGTTTTCTTCTTTTTCTTTTTTCTTTTTAGTGACACAACATCTTTAATTCTTTCCCATAATTCATTGAAATTTTTTGGAATATTTGACTTCAATGATTCATGATATACAATATCTGGCATACCATTCTGCAATTCTTTTGCAATAGATACAGTATCACTATTAATAGTGATCATCCAAATTGTACCTTCTTTATCCGCAAAATATTCAGATTTATCATCAGTATCACCATGACTTTGAATTTTAGTTAATTCAAAGAAAGATGGAACATTATCAACATTAAAAGTTAAATCAGCACCATCGACAGGAATACCATCATCATCTTTTTTGGTTGTATTTTGCCAAGTATTATTATGTTGATAAGACGTGCTTTTATTTCTACTATTATAATGTGTGTGACCACTGCCATATTCATCATAATTATTACCATAAGTAGTAATTTTCTTTTTCTCTTTTTCTTCGTCTCTTGGTGTACGTTTTGTTGGCAATTTCTCCCAATTAATTTTAGCAGATGCATGTGCAATTTGTTCAATTAATTTGATATTTACATATTCATCCCTAGTATGTTCACCCCAAACTGCTGCTGAAATATTTGTACATTCTGGAATTATACCCATGAATACGGCTGTGTCGGTATAAACCCCTGTATCATCAGGACGATATTGTAATCCATTTTTACCATAATCTTTCGAAAGAGCTTCGGCAAAATCTATACTTGCACAAATACTACCTCTTTGTTTTGTAATAATTGAACCCGATTTTTTCCTGTCGAATGCAATAGCTCTCTTAAACTTTCTAAAATAGTCAGGCTCATTTTTTAAAGCCCATCTTGAACCAATACAACCAGTTTCTTCACCCACAAAGAAGTAATATGTACCAGGAACATTTTGTTCAATTAGATACATCAAAATACATACTCCTGCTTTATTGTCACCACCTAATATTGTTGTGCCATCAGTTCTAATGATATCACCTTGTATGATATGATTAATTTTCATACGAGTAGATACTGTATCCAAGTGGCAAGTAAATAATGTTTCACTTTCGCCAATAACGATTCTATAATTACCAACTTCATCCTTTTCCAACCCATTTGGTAAAAGGTGAGTAATAGTTTCCTCATATCCGTGTGGAATAGTCCATTGGGTAAATTTCAAGAAAGTTTTTTTGAAATCCATTGATTTTTATGTTTGTTTATATATTAAAATCTATTTTACAAAGTTATAGAAAAAAAGTAGAAAATACAAATTTTGAAGCACTTTTTTAATAAAAAAAGGGGAGAAAAAATCTCCCCTAAAAATTAAATTGTATCTCTTAAATACATTTTTGGTATATGTTTGTACGAATTACAACATGGACAAAGTTTTATACCATCAATGTCTTCTTCTAGAATTTCTTTACACTCCTTACATTTATCATTTACTGCATAATAATCATTCTCTTTTTTAGTAAGTCCCCAATTTTCTAAAATATCATCTTCACTAATAGATAAGCCACCATTGTTATAAATATCATCAAAATCCGTTTCGTCATCTTCGATATTTTCTCTGTTATCATTTCTAAAATACGAGCTTCTTCCATAGTCGTAGTTGTCAAAATCATCATCATTATCGCGCCCATACCCGTACCCACTATATGAGTACGAATAGCCCCCCTTACTATGCTTATTGTTTTTATCGTGTGGAAAACGAGTATCTATGAAATCTAACATCAATTCGGATACTAAATTATAGCATTTTTGCACTGCATTTAAATCAAGAACTTCATTATCAGAATGAGGCGAGTAATAACCACATGACATATTAGCACATGCTACAGCTAATCCTTTTCCCTTCAATTCTAAAACATCTGTCATTAACCCCGTAGTTTCTCTATACCCATGTTTTTCTAAATATGGTGCAACAGCTTTTTCAAAATTAGCACCATACAATTCTGTACCCGCATTATAAATGAAGTCGTCAGAACCTTTTCTATCGCATTGCAAAACAAATCCACAATCATCAAAAAATTGCATATTAGCTCTACCTGAACCAATACAACCAACTTCTTCGTCTTTAAAAAAAGCAATTTTAACTTTTGGAAGTAATTCAAGCATAGAAAGACACATGAACACACCCACTTTGTCATCACCACCAACACCTACTTGAGTTCGTTTATCATTTGAAAATGCCCAAATAATATTTTCATCCTGCATAACCTGAAAATGTTCATGAATACTATGAACTGTATCTGTGTGAGAAACAATTGCTGGATATAAATCAGCATTTCCTTTAGTTGCATAAATATTACCATATGCATCCTCTTGAACATGAACATTTTTCTTTTTTTTCAAAAAGCCTATAATATACTGCATCATTCTATCACATTTATATGAACTCGTTTGAACAGAGTGTACGTCTTTCAATAGGTTCACATTCAATGTAATAGGTATTTCTGGTGCGGTTATTGGAGGATAAACGCTATAATTTGTTCTTTTAGGAACTATAACTAATTTATTGTTATTAGACATATATTGAATATTTATACAAAATTACAAAATTTATAAGATAAAAACAAGTTTTTATTCTTAAATTTAAGAACCTACTACAACTTTTGCGTAGCGAATAACTTTATCATTTAATAAATATCCTTTCTCTAAGATATCTACTATTTTACCTTTCATACCTTCCGTTGGTATTTGTGTAATTGCCTCATGTAATTCTGGTGTAAAATCTGCTCCCATACAATCCATAATCTTTACACCCTTGGCTTCTAATACTTTTACAAGTCCATTATAAACCAATTTAACACCTTCGTCATCAGTTACTAAAATAGCTCTTTCGAAGTTATCTAATGTTGGTAAAATTGATTTGATTACACTTTCCCCAGCATTTGTTAATATTTCAGTTTTTTCTTTTGCAGTTCTTTTACGAAAATTATCAAAATCTGCATATAATCTCAAGTGTTTGTTATTTGCTTCTGCCAATTCTTTTTCTAATATGTCAGTATCAACAACTCTCTTAGCATAGGAATATAACATACCTGGTAATAAAGTTCTCAATTTAACATCTTCAATATCAAACATACGTTCTTCTGTATATGCCGAAATATAATCACCTGCACCAGTTACAGTATTTACAAGTTTTTCTTCACCATACAATAATGGATTTTCTTTTGTAGTTTCTTTATCTCCCATGACTTAAATTTTTCATTTATAAAAAGTTTAATAAAAATGGGGAGCTTTACTCCCCATTTTTATTTATGCTAATGCTGTTTTTAATCTACTAATAGTTTCTTCTTTTCCAAGAATTTCAGAAGTAGTCATTAAATCTGGACCAGGGATACCACCTGTTAATGCCATTCTAAGAGAAGGCATTACTTTACCCATCTTAATTTCAACTTCATTACAGATGTCAAATATTTTTTGTTTAATAACATCACCTCTCCATTCAATACCTTCAGATTCATCAACAAATTTAGAGAACACTGTTTTAAATTCTGGCTCTATTTTAGTTGCATCAATTGCTGGCACACTGAAGAAAATATCAACAACCGCTTTAAAATCAGTTCTAAATACAGAACGTTCTTTTGCAAGCTCGGCAATTTTATCGAGTTGTTCAGGTGTGTATTTATCTTTTTCTTCGTCAGAAATTCCAGATGATTTAAATACATCATCAGTTTTAGCTTTTTTCAAGTACTGTTGATTGAACCAATCTGCTTTCTTAATATCAAATTTAGCACCAGCCTTTTGAATTCCTTCAAGTGAGAATGCATCCACTAGTTCATCCATTGACAACATCTCTCTATTATCACCAGGAGACCAACCAAGTAAACATAGGAAATTTACAATAGCATCAGATTCATATCCTTTACCTTTGAAACCCATATTTACATTTTTATCACCCTTATCATCAGTTTGTTCCCAATCAAGAGGGAATACTGGAATACCATATTCATTTGCTTTTCTCTTACTTAATTTACCTTTTCCATCAGGATTAAGTAATAGCGGTAAATGTGCAAATTTCGGAGGTGTCCAACCAAAAGCATCATACAACATAATGTGAAGTGGTGTAGACGGTAACCATTCTTCACCTCTAATTACATGGGTGATTTCCATGTTATGGTCATCACAAATATTAGCAAAATGGTATGTTGGAATACCATCAGATTTAATAAGTACTTTATCATCTGTTTGGTTAGAGTTAAAAGATACATTACCTCTAACAATATCAGTAAAACTGACAGTTTTATTTTCAGGTGTATTAAATCTTACAACATAATTACCTTCTTTGATTTTAGCTTCAACTTCTTCTTCTGACATTGTGAATGAATTTTTCATATTCATTCTCGTTTGTCTATTATAAGACCAATCTTGCCTATCACCACGCGCAGCAGTAAGTTCTTCCGAACTATCAAATGCATAATATGCACCACCTTTAGCAATAAGTTCTTCAATGAAAGGCTTGTAATCTCTTTCAGATTGTCTGTATGGTGCATGTGGTCCACCAACCCAAGGAGATTCATCTGGTGTAATACCTACCCACGCCAAGGCATCCTTAATGTAATCTTCTGCCGTGTCAACAAAGCGGGTTCTATCGGTATCTTCAATCCTTAAAAGGAAATCACCGCCATGTTTTTTAGCAAACAAATAATTATAAATAGCAGTTCTCAATCCACCAATATGTAATCCACCTGTTGGCGATGGTGCAAATCTCACCCTAACTTTACCAGCTGGTGCATGATCGAGTTTTATTAGAGCATCTTTTTCTGTAGCAGGTAAATCCGCTGGTGTTTGACTTTCTTTCAAAAAATCAGAATAATCTTTCTTTAGATGCTTTTTATTCATGTCTTGTTTGCTCATAATTTTTATGTTTTTTTCTATTATAATTATTTAAACAAAATTAATGTTTTTTTTCACAAAAAACAAAATATTAATTAACTTTTTTTGAAAATATTACTAATTATTTATTAAAGTATTTAGTAATACCATATAAACTACTTCTCATTTCACCCATTATTGAATCAATAACATCTTGTGTAGTGGTTATTTTTTCACCATTAAGAACAAACATAGGATTTTTATAATTAATAAAGTATACTTCCACCGTGCTTGTTAAATCATATTTATCTTTACTTTTATATTCGTATGATTCAGAAACAGCTTTTATTACAATACCATCTTTATTAATATAATACGTCTCTCTAACAATATCATTACCAATAATATAATCTATTGATACCTTACCTGTTAACACTTTAGATTTAACTTCTTTAGAACCAACATATTTTTTAAAAACTAAATTTATTAATGTACCATCATCCAATAAAACAAAATCACTACCAGACACCTCTTTATTGAAAGTCTTATCAATAACTTTAACTGCTTTTTTAATGTGTTTCAAATCGATTTTCTTTTTGCTATATTTTGTAGCAACGGTCGAATCTACTAAAGTATTTGCGAATGAATTTACCACAGCGAACAACGTCACCATTAATAAGAATAATAGTTTTTTCATAGTTTTTTATATTTAGATTTTCATTATAAAGGTTTAAAATTAGAAAGTTTTAAAATTGTAAAATTATTTTCAAATATGCGTGATTTCTCCTTTAATTATTTTTACTATATCTTTTGAACTTACTATAACACACTGTGACATAATATCATCCATTCTTTTTAATGGTATATCATAATGCTCTAAACCCTCTGTTTTATGAAACCAAACTGGGTTTATATTAAGTGATATAGCCATCTTATGTAGATTTTCTATTGAATAAGGTAAGCACACTAAATGTCTTTTTTTATCACACACAAATATCATATGTGATTATTTTAGTTTACCTGTTTCAACAAATTCTTTAGCTTTACCTAAATAATAAGTCTTCTTTTTCAAATATCGAGAAACTATATTAAATGGCTCTTCTTGGTTATTTATCACTGCCATATACATTCCAAAATATTTAGTTTTTTTATTAGCTATAGAAAATGCCTTAACATCCTTTTTATAAAATGTTTCAAATTCTTCTACTTTAGAATTTATGTCTTTAAGTGTCTCCATTAAAAAAACATTAACTCTTTTTATGACAGAATCTATTAAAGCTCTTACTTCCACATCCTTTTCATCTATTTGACCTAATACATCATCTATCTGTTCATCTAATACTTTTTCAATTAGAAAATCAGGTCTATGTATATAATCAGTTAATAGATGATGTCTATCGCAATACCATTTACTTTTATACTTTACTAAATCACCCCCACATTCTATTACGACACCCTCTATATCTTCTGATACATCAACAAATGCTAATATTTCATCCCAAGTAGTATATGCCTCTACTTTTGGTGTTTTTACATCATTTAATAATTCACCTAAAGTATTTAAAGGTAAATAAAAGCCATTTGTGTTATCTCTCAATCGTATTAAAATCAATTCAGTTTGTTCATATTTTAGTACGACTCTATTAAATGGTGATACTAATTCAAACACGGCAACTAAATTATTAATCAATGTGTAATCAACTACTGCTTTTATATTAGGATTAGTATCATATATTTCTTGCGCCATCAAAGATTGTGTGTTATCTAATACCGACATTTTAGATTTAGCCAATATTTTACCGTTTGGTAACTGTATGAAACTTATAACAGAACCATCTTCTTTATTAGTAACATTATCAATTTTTAAATCTTTAACCAATTCAAATTGTGTTTCGGCAACTTGATTTAAATTGAAAAATTTATGCAATAATCTAAAAGACTTATAAAAAGTTCCATCTAAATTGAATACATATACCAAACCTCTCATTTCATACGCGTTATTTTCTACGAAGTCATTATAAGAAGCAAGTCTATAATTGAAAATAGAAATTTTATATCCATCAACATATTGAACAGATTCGTAGAAAGTTAATGAGCCAGTTCTATTAACTAAATCAACAGCTTCTTCGTAAGATGGTATATGAAATTTTTCTATCATGTATATAATTACTACACAAAGATAGTAATTATATACTAAAAATACAAATTTAAATGAATTATTTTAAAAATCATTTAAATCACTACCATCTTCCACTGGTGGTTGTTCTTGTTGATTTACATCTGCTTGATTTTCATCATCATATCTAACATTTACAATTGTGCCAAAATATGTATCCATCATAGATTTAGAACTAATTTTTGATTTTGTTTTTCTATTAGCTGTTACATCCATTCCAAGGGACTTTGGCATTTCATCAAAATCAAAACTTTTAGATTTCATAGTTTCTTTTTCTACTTGCTCTTTTATTTCATCATCAGTTTTCTTCCTATGAAATTCAGGTATATCAACACCAATGCAATATAATCTCACCTTTGTGGATAATACTACTGTCTGTGGATTCATACCATATATTAATAATGTACCATATTCATCAGAATTAACAACTGATATAGAATGTTCACTAACTTCCGACATAAATGATGGATTTATAAACTCCACATAATAAAATCCCAATCTACCAAGTTCTTGTTGACATCGTTGATTAACTGTATCAAAATCTCGTCTTATTTTTTTTAATTCTCTAACAACTCGAATAAAGTCGTTTTTATCGTATAATTTTCTCATGTTTTATGTTATTGTATATCTTATATAAGTATTGAATTTTATGCTAATGGACATTTTTTATGAAAACTTTTTATATATCTGTAATAATCATTATTGGAGGATTGTTTATATTTTACTGGATTTTTCTTAATAGTATCTGATGGTATACTTTTTATCTGCGCATATTCAAATGATTCTAAATCACATGACATTAGTATTGAAACCAATACAATAACTAAAAACATTAAATTTCTCATAATATATACACTTTATATAAATATAACGATATTATATCGTTTCTACAAATATTGTATGAAAATTTATCTAAAAAGTTTTAAAATGTTTGTTTTTTATAAATAATTTCACCATGTTCTATATCATAAAAATAAATATTATCTTCTGAAATTTCTTTCAATAGCTCTTTCATCTTATTGTCATCATATAAAATAGCAGATGCAACCTCTGTAAAATCTACATTCTCGAAGAAAATATCATCAGATATATCAAAAATACTAATTAATCTTTTAACGTCAAAATCAGTAACATTGTTTGAAAGAACTTTTAAAAATGAGTCACTATGATTAATAAGTAATGTAAATTCTTCCATTTTGAAATTTTTATTTACCACTTCAAATATATCACGTTCTATAATTTTACCCCAACCTTGCTCACATACACTATGTAAAGAGCTACCATTTCTTACAGGCTCATTAAATACAACACCAAAATAACCATTATCAGTATCGTTAATTATTCCAATACAACCATTGTTAACACTTCTTAAATTTTTATTATCTCTTGTTATAATAATTCTATCCCCTATTTCTGGTGTTTTTATAACAATAGAGTTTTTAATATATTTCGATAAAAGTACTTCACATATCAAATTATACAATATTGGTTTAATATTATCGTTATCAATTAATGATACTATATAATCAATACTTTTTAAATTTTTATTATCTAAAGTCATAATATTAATAGGTTCTAAAGCAATTTCTGGTATTATCAAGCTTTTATAATCAGTATAATCACCAACAATTTTAACCCATTTAACATCTCTTAATTCTATATTTGCTATATGTTCTCTATCTGTTTCTATCAATTTATAAATTCTACCAACTAATTTTTTAGCACCATTTGGTAGACTATGTTTATCCATATAATTTGATAATTCTTTAGTTACAATAACATAATCATTAAGATTAAAATGTTTTTTAAAAAATGTGAAATATTCAGATACTAATTTTTTTAATACTACTTTAACTTTAATGATATCACTCGAACTTATTAATTCTGAAATTGTTTTTTTACTGATAGTTTCATAAAATACTTCTTCAGTATTATCTTTAACATACTCTGATATTTCATTATGTAAATCAACTACTAATGTTCTTCCATTAACAAATTCTTTAACTTCACCTGCTATAGCTACTAAACTGGGATCACCCACTATAATATTTCTTATAGAATCATTACTAATATCAATTTTAACATATACATCATCACCAACACTATATTCTTCGACACCATCTTTAATATCTATTCTTTTTATTTTATCTAACGATATATTAGAAAGTTGTGATATTTTTAATATAGCCTTGTACGGATTAATATATCTACTATTATTATTACTATAACCACCAATTTGACTATCCCACATTTCCATATAATCATTATTATTAGAATAATTTTCAAGACAATATACTAATTCATTATTTTGAATAGTATATTTTAAAAATCTCATAGAATCCATATAAGGTTTTCTAATATTACTACCACCCCATCTTATATTAATTGGTAATAATACTCTCAATTTAGGATCATAGAGAGATTCCACACCATTAAATATTTCATTATAATCATTACTTTGCTTTACTCTAAACCACCAACCTTTTTCTTCCGCATAATTTTTCATTGCTTGTTCAGCACCATCATTTATGCTATAAATTCTATCCATATAAATGCCAATTTTACCATTGACTACTATGTTATTCCACACAATAGCTCTTGCTTCAACTTTCTTATCATTTGATAATAAAACACACAATGAAGCATTAGAATTATCAGTATAAACTTTAAAAAAATTTGAACAATCATCATATCTCATACACGATCTATATAAAGAACAATATTCACCACCACCTGGTTGATAATTATCTTCATTATAATAGAATACTATATCTTGTCCTTTCACAAGCTTTATGGTTTCTTCATCTTCTCTTACTTTTTGTGATGCTTTATATTTGTTGATGAAATGTTCTATTTCAGTGTTCGTAAATTGAACATTCATCTTAGATGATAGTACCATTACAAGGCGGCTAATTTTCATTTTTTCTCTTCTATTGGAATTAAATTTATCTGTGACTTCTTCATCCCATCTATTTTTTAAAAATGATACCATACCATCATCTTTAGTTATATCAAAATATGACATATCAGTATCTTCATTTTCTGAAGCACATTTTAAAATAAAATCTGCAACTTTATCATTCATCAATTCTAATTTAGAAAATAATGTAGGACTTAATATCAACTCTTTTTCTTGTAATAATCCGATAAGAACATTTAACAATTTATCAATCATAAATTACTCAGAAACTTTTACCCACTCAGCTATTTTATCTTCACAGAATTCTTTAAGATATTGATCATTATTTTTAACAACCTCTTCAATTTCTTCATCTGACATATCCCAATCTTTGGTGGTATGTCCTTCTTCTGGATTAAATTGATCTTCAAAAGTATCTCTACCGTGTTTATCTACAAACCATTTTACTATATCATCCAAAGTAGCTAACAATTCAAAAGCTTCTACATCGCCATTTTCGTGAACTTTTTCAATATAAATTATATCATCTGTTTCAAAGTGTGGGTATAAACCAGCAGTAAAGGTTTTGCTTTCATTAACGAAAGAGTTAAATTTCTTTAAAAATTTCATTTTATTAATTTCTTTTGGTGTATATATAAAAAATAAACGGGGTTTAAAACCCCGTTCTTTATTACAAATTATTCAATTCATCTTCTAATTTCTTAAGCTCTTTTTCTACCTCTTTTAAATCATTTTTCGCATTATCCATTAATCCCTTATAATGCTTTCTCTGTGCATACACATCTTCCAAAAACCCTACAGTAACAGATTTCTCATTACTAAATACCGCACCATTAACACAAACAATATCAGTTTCTTCAATTTTATTAATTACACCATCAAATTCAGCATAACCCAAATCATCTTTTAATTGAAATCCTCTAAATGTTTCAGGCGCAATATTCAACTCCATCTGAGTTCGCGGATATAGTGAAGCAAAGTCATATGTTGCTATCCACTCTTGTAGTCCTTTTTCTGGGCTTTTTACATAACCCCCTGCAATAGTTTCAGCAGCATCATCTTCAAAATCTTTACAAAGAACTATGTTCTTTTCTTCTCTAAATTTACCTCTTAAAAATCCTTCAGTGGAAACCAAAGTTGCATTAAGATTTTTATATGCAAAATCACATAATCTAATTTTAGAAAGATTGGCCATTGAAATTATAATATCCAACAATCTAGTCTTTTCGTGAATCATTCTAACAAGTATAGTATCAACAGCATTATAAAAAGCATACTCTACAAAATTGTTTTCATACATATCCTGTAAAGAACCTTCGTAATGATGTTTAGATATATTTTTGAATAAGTGTCTACCTACCCAATCTAAGCTATTACTTTCTTTAACTTTTACGAACTGATTCCAAGGCTTCTTCCAAATTTCCATATAGTCAATTACCAATCTATGAGCAGGAACTTCATATGGTGTACCAAATACTTTCTCCAATCTTTTAGTAGGACTGGATACCGATGGATCAATACCCAATCTTCTACAACGATTAATTAAAAATGTCCAGTCGTAATCTACGAAATTCCATCCTGTAATAACAGGCATCTTTGGAATCAAATCATGAAATAAATATTTCATCATTTCCTTTTCTGGATTATCATATCCACCAAAATATTTATATTTCAATTTTATTTTTAAATTGAAATCTTTAAAATGGTTTTCAATATCATCCTTTACTTTCTCTAACTCTTGTTGTGTTAGAGGTTTCAATCCTAATATCAATACATTATCATCATTTACAATTGCAACTGTTAGTACTCTGGTTGTAGCATCTTTAGGATCAACAAATCCTGTAGGAAGGATTTCGGTCTCAATATCTATAAAAAACATTTTAGGATATTGTGGCGCAAATAATCTATCTTGTTCTTCTTTTTCGAGAGCATCTACAAATTCATATATTGAAAAACGATTCGGATTATTTGTTGGAACTAATTTAACAGCCTTTTTATCCCACGTTTGATATTTTGGATGTTTATCTTTATCATCAAATGTTGTAGGAACAAATTTCCTTGGATTTTTCCAATTATAATGATTGAACACCACATTACCTTGTTCATTAATTTCAGAAATTATTAGCTTTCCAGCTTTGTATTCAAAGTCAAGTACCATTAGCTTTATTTTTTATTCAGTGTTTATATTATAGACTGAATAAAAATATAGTTTAATGTTATTCAAAAAATTAAAATCTTATTCTTGATGTAGTTTGTCCTGTATATGGACTTATAAAAATACTTAATGTTTTAAGAGTATTATATGATGGATCAATACATTTAATAATATATTCAAAATCTTTATAGTCCTTTTCTCTACCATATGCTAATTTAGCATTAATAATGGATTGTAATGTATCAAGTTTCATATCATATTTATCAATATAATCTTTTTCTTCATCATCAACAAATATATCAACAGTAATACCATTAAAAATAAATTTACTACATGAATAATTATCATCCGATTCACTTACTTCAAAATCATGTGATATAATTTCTAATATTTCCGATGAAACTATAATATCAATATCTTTAATTTTTCTATCAATAAGATTATAAAATTTAAGAACAGTACTACCACCTATAATAATATCATATCTTCTTGATAATTCTTTAATTGAAGTATAAATTTTAGGATCTATATTGGCAGGATTTAATTTATATTTTCCACCATCATATAAAGACATAAATCTATGCTTTCTCAAAACCTCTTTAAGTTTTTTTTGTATTATTTTCTTTGCTGTATATGAATATGCCATAAAATAAAATCTCCACTACTTATAGTAATGGAGATAGTTAAAGTTTTATAATTGTTAACTTATATACTAAGTTTAGTTCTTACCTCAGATACTCTATTTAAATAATCTTGTGGTCTACCTTTACCTAAATAAGTATTATAATGAACTTTCCATTGCTTAGACCTAGAATGGATACTATCATGAATATCTAATCTCTTTATTATTAATAATAATTGTGCTGTTATTGCACCAAAGAAAACATAATTACAGTGTTCCCACTGAACTTGAGTTCTCCAATCTATACCAGTTTTTTGTTTTATTCTATCTAAATAAGGTTTAAGGTGAGGATGATTTATAACATCTTTTGTAGCATTAAATGCACATCTATCGATTTGCCAAGGGCCTTTACCTTTTGTACCACCCTGTTTAAAATGATTGGTATAATAACCCAATCTTGATTCTGCCATTGTTATTTCAATTAAAAAATTTAATTTATTTGAATCTAATGGAAGCGAGTCGTATAAAATATCAAAACTATTCAAAACATTAACTTCAATCATTTCATAATTAATTGATAAATCTTTTGTAGTAAGCTTACAATAATTAGATTCAAATTTATGAAAGGTTGGTTTCCTTTTTACAGCTTTTTTACCTTTCTTTTTTACTTTAGTTATAGGCTTTATAACGTTTATTTTTTGTACTTCTTCAATTTTTTTACCGATTTCTTCACAAACAACATTGTTAGGATTCATCGACATTACATTTTTATCAACAACTACAGGAGATTTTGTTTGTGCTCCTAATAATAAGATTGTTAATAAAAATAAAATTGTACATTTTCTCATAATTTTTACATTTTAGTTAAACATTGAAAAAATTAAAGAACTGCTTTAATTTTTTCTTCTCTTATATTCTCTAAATATCCACTATAATAAAGAGTATTAAAATATGCATTACTTTCATTAATTCTATTTTCATAGCGATAGGTTATCATATTTTCATATAACCTAAGTATCCATTCCTTTGTAATATTTGATTGAATTTCGTCAACTTTACTAATATTTAAATAATATTTTTCTATCATTTTACAACTGATTCTATTTTTGCCTTTCTTGAAACTACGTCTCTATCTTCTAATATGTTGTAAGATTCTAAGGTATTTAAAAGTAATTTTCTAACATTAGAATCTGTAGATACTGCTAAATATGATATAATAGAAAGAATTGACTTTCTTCTTTCAGAAGACATTTCATCAAGTTTTTCTAAATTTATTGACTTGTCTTCAAGAATTTCTAGTGGATTAGTCCATGAACCAACATATCCATAACCATGACCGAAAGTATTCGATGCTGTTGAGTTGTTAGTTATTGAACCATAAGAAGAACTATATTGAACATTTGATATATGTCCTTGTCCTTGTGTTAACACATTTTTTGCCATTTTTAAACATTATTTTCTTATTATAGAAAAAAAATAAATAAAGTTTGTATCATGGTAATAAAGTAAAAAATAAGGAACTGAATATCAGTTCCTTATAACAAAATTATTTTGAATTTTTATCTCGTTCTTCGTGTACTTTCTCTTTAATATGATCTAATAATTCATCTATATCAAATTGCCTTTGTATACACACATATAATATTACACCATACATAATTAATAAAAATAGACTTATTATAACATTTAATAAAAAGAATACTATTATTAAACTTATCATATTACGATTCGAATGAATGATTCCAAGCCTATTAAATAGCCAGTATCCTGCGCCCAAATTAAAGAATATAGAAAATAATATTATTTGTGTTATCATATAAGTTCTTTATCTCTATTTTTAATAAATCCATCCAATGAAAAATGTTTATCATACACTTGATATATTTCATCCAATGTTAAAGTTTCAATTTTTTCATTCAATTTAGCTATATCAGGATTAATAATATCTGATATGTCTGTATATCTATTTATATCTTTTTTCTCTCTCAATATAAGACTACTCTTTCTAACTAACTCAAGTCTTTGCGGAGTTAGATATTTTTCTTTATTTGAAAGCACTTCTGCTAAAACAGATTCTAATTCATTTACATTTTTATCACTTGTCATTGTAGAAATATTCAAATAAGGAAGAGTCCCTAATTTCGATGAATGACAATGTAAATAGTATACAAGTCCTCTTTTCTCTCTAATTTCTTGATATAGTGGTGAATTCAAACCACTAATTAACATGCTATTGATAAACATTATAACAGGATAATCTTCCGTTCCTACTGGTAATGGCTTATTCCATATAATACCAGTTTTATCTCCTGGGAAATTACCTGGTTCTAAAATAATATCTTTTGAAAATTTCCAATCAGATAAAAGTAATCCACCTCTATCCTTAAAACCAATATTAGCATCCGTAAGCTCAAATGTTTTTGAAATATTAACGATACAATCAGGCTCTTGATACTGTAGTTTAAAGAAGTCTAAGCAATCTTGATATGTAAAATTTTCAATATCCTCTTTTAATCCAATAGGGCTATAAGATCCATAATATCTTCTAAAGAAATTTTCGCTATGTGACGAATACTGTTCAGTAAAACCATCCATATATTCTTCGAGAACAATTTTCTTTTCTTTTTCACAATCTTCTGGTGTAGGAGTAAAATATGATAACCTCTCTATTAAAATGCTTCTAAAAGGTGCTAAATATTTCTCTAATCCTGTAAAATAAAAAACTATCTCATTATTATCTGTATAAGCATTCCACGATATACCATTTTCTTGTAAGACATTTTGTAAATCATCAAAATTTTTGCAAAACATATGCTCCATAAAATGACTAATGCCGTACCAACCTTTTTTTTCTAAGTTAATAGAGCCTTTATATACAAAATATATACCAGATAAGTCTGTGGGATTTTTAAGATTTATAATCATTGAGTTTTGTTTAATTTTGTTATTATACAAACTCTTATTTCATTAGTTTAAGTTTTCTTCGACTTTTTTAAATAATTCTTTGATTGTGAATCTTTCGTTTAATATTTTTTCTAACTTTGTATCAATTTTCAATTTATAAACACCATCTACTCTTATAAATTCAGTAGTTGCTGAAAAATAAACTATGTTGTTAAGTCTTGGTCCAATGGATATTCCAACTTCCACCATAGCAATAACTCTATTTGGCATTTTTTCTTTCATTCTAAAATTAAGGTAATACATAAACATTTTGAATACATATTTTTTACCTCTTATGAAGTCAATTTTACTATTTTCAATTTTTACCATAAATAAACCTTTTAAAATTATCTAAAATCTAAACATATCATAGTGTGATTGCGTATTTAAATATTGATAGAAGTTTTCTTTTAAATCTCTTTCTAAAATTGTTAATTCTTTAACTGAACAATAAACATCACCATTTTTAAATTTAACTCGAATGGAATCTCTTCTATATCCATCATTTACACCAATAACTTCACCATAATCATATGGTATAGATTTATCTTTAGTTATAAATTTTATAAGTTTTTCTATTTTACTTAATTCTCGCAAACGTTTTACTTTAGTTTTAAGTGATAAACAAGTAAACCAATATGGTTCAGCTTGAATATAAATATCATCATCACCACTATCTGTTAAAAAACATTTCGATACACCATACTTATTTTCTATTTCATTTTTAGTGACTTTATACATATTAGACTTGCATATTTTTTCAATTATTTTTTTAGATACCTTTATAGCTATTTTACCTTCGATTAAAGACAAATCGGGATATTTTATAATATATTTTTGAATAACCGTCTCTTCAAATAAATGTTGAGTTCTAATAAATTTTTGAATATCAATATTAAATATAATTTCTGGATTTTTTTCTAAAATTATATTTAATAGCTCTTTAGATAGTTGTGTAATATCACTCGAAATTACTGTCTGTGGTGCTTCATCAAGAACCATTTTAAAATGTTCTGAACATATAGAATATAATTTAAATTGAGTATATTGTTTTAAATATTGATAAGTATTATCTACTTCAAAAATTAAATCATCTTTAAATAAATCAAATAAATATACATGATATTCTGTTGGGACTACATCACCAATATGTGATATTATATTAGTATCACTATGATTAAATTTAGATTTTAAATTTTTCTTTACGCCTTTAACAGTTATCAATTCATCACTACCTTTGATCAATTTAATATTAAATATAAAATTCTCTTGATATACTCTTCCATAATCAGTATCGTCAATCCAAGCATATCCATTATCATATTTAATTAAAATTAAATCACCAACAGTCAATCTCCTATTAAGTAAGTCTCTTCTACTATCATAATTTACATTATCATAAATATTTCCATCAGTACCTTTAAAATTAAATTTAAAATTACATTTATTATATGAAGTAAGAACTGGTAAACATTTATCATTATTAGAAATATATCCAAAAAATGACATTGTATCAATATATGGCATTTTAGGACAATTTTCCCAATTTATTTTTTCATTTAGATGAAATATAATATTTGGATTTTCTATAGTTTTTTTACCATTACTAATAGATACATTTCCACTACCTTGATTATTTTTAAAATACCAACCTCTACTTTTACAATAATTTTTAACTGCTGATTCAAATAGAGATTTTGTTGTGTATATTCTATCTAAAAATACCGAATCTTCGCCATTGATAGAAGTTTTATCCCATACAATAGCTCTACCAATAAGTTTCTTTGTTTCTTTATTTATTAGACACAACATGGAAACATTTTCGTTATCTCTATAAATTTTGAAATAGTCCGAGCTTACGGCTCTCATACAACTATTAAAAAGACTACCACTACCATACCGATTATCGTAATTTTTTTCTTTGTACCATTTAACAATATCTTGACCTTTAACTAAAATAAAATTAAAATCAAATTGTTGATATTTATATTGATTTACAAATTCTTCCAATTCAAACTCTTTATATTGGACACCTTTAATTTGTAAAATTGCTCTTACCCATTTTCCAATAGACATGGACTGTCTACCAGTTAGCCATTTATCACTTTCAGTTAACTCTTTTCCATTTTTAGAATTTTCTCGCTTTACTGGTAAATATGATACTTCACCTTCTTCCTTAGAAAAAGCTATATAAGAATTATCAACCACTTCTTCCTTATTTTCATGTGAATCAATAAGTATTGTAGAGAATCTATGATCGATAGATTTTAAAACCGATACCAATTCATCACTGAGTATTATTTGTTTAGGCATTTTAAAAGAGATTATTGTTTAAAATGTTGAATTCTTACAAATATATGAATAAAAATGTAAAAATCCAAACATTTTTCAATAAGTAAAGAATATATTATTTTAATATATAACAAAAAGTGTAGAAGTTTGTGATTAATATACTAACCATAAATAAAAATAATGAGCCTTTCGATATAAATCACGTAAATATTAAAGAAGAGGTATTTTTCACTTACGAAGATGGTTCAGCTTCAACAGCACCCTTAATACTAAATGGTACAGAAAAATGGATATGGAACTTCGATGAAGGATATGTAGGCACATCAGATCAAAAACTGTTTGAAATTATAGGCTTTAGTGACCCAGTTTCCACAGTTTTCTACAGATCTGGTGCAAGAACTGTATCAGTAAGCGTTTTTGAAGATTCTGGTACATCATGGAACTTGAAATATTTCAATTCAATTAATTTTAATGTTTTCGAATTTCCAACTGAAATAATAGGACCAGATTATACTAATTATAATACTAACATTACTTTCAATATAAATACAACATTTCCTGCTCAAGGATATACATGGAAAGTTAATGGTAAATCGGCTGGTAGTAATGGTAATACTTTATTAATTGAAAATTTTAAAGTACGTTCTTTAATTGAATGTTCTGTTACAAATGGTATTAATACTATAAAATTAACTAAAAATTGTATAATATCTGTACATAATTCGGTATTTGGTAAAAAATATGAATCTGATGTAACTCCTAATTTAATGTTTTTTAATAAAGAGGGTGATAATTTAAATTTCGAGTTTATTAATAATGATGGTGTGAATAGATGGGAAGGTGATATGATATTCAATCCAAATAGCTCCGACACATTTAAAACAGTAGGTTTATATGTTTTAGAAAAAGTAGAGCCTATAAAATTAACATCAGAAGATTTAATATTGGATAAAATGCAAATATTCAATGAACATGGTGTTGATTTTGAAAAAAAATGGGCAGATGATATTTTAATAACAAACATAAAAGCTGTTAATACTGATGCTAATTTTTATACTAAATGGATAGAAGGAAATGATATTCAAATAAAGATTCCACTAGGATCTGAAATATATTTTCAGGATGTTTATTCAGTTGAATTGGATACAAATGGTTTTTATCTTTCGCAACAACCAATAGCAGATTTTTCATCTTTCACAACATCAGGCTTAAAAACTTATACAGTCGTTGGTAATAGAAAAGATGCTATTATGGTAATAACGGATACGCCAAACTCTACTTATAGTAGTCAATATGGTACTGCGGGAAGTTTAGGACAAGATTATAATTTTGGAGAATTTAGAAATTTACTCAATGCAATTAAAAAAATACCACAAGGTATAGTAAAATGTATTAATTTAATAAAATTATTTGATACACAATTGTATAATTCTGAATGGAACGAACAAGAATATAAAGCACTATTATATGATAAGAAAAAATTAACAATCATCAATTCACAAAAAAATGATGGTGTTTATACAGTTAATTATATTAATGATGACATTAGTAATGACATTATATCAAAAATTATAAAAATAAACTGCGTTGATATAAATGTTCTAATTCCTGATGTTAAATACGGATTTAAAATTGATGTTAAATTTAAAACAAATAGAGTTTTAATTTCTTCTACGCCAGTTGATTTTCTTCCAAAATCTTCTGAAAATGCTTTTTTAAATAATAGAGATATTTTAGTATGGGAGAAATTATCTAATAAAGATTATACTCCAAATTTATTAAAACCAGATTTAGGATTTTATTTTGAAAACTTAATTACTGAAAATAATTTGAACTTCCAATTTAAATGTATACTAGTAGATCAAGCTAAAAACATATTAACACCACAAACTAACGATGAAAGTGGATATAGAATAGAATTAATTGATTATAAACTTATAAAATCAATAACATTTTCTATTTTAATAAATTCTACATCATCATATAATTTAAAAGAAGGCGTTGATTGGTTGAGGGGTAATACTTTAGAAGAAGGTGCTTTTAATTTAGCAAAAGCTATAAGAGATACTGTGGTTGGTATTGCTGCTATATCAGTAGATAAAGAAGTTTGGATATGGGAAAAAACTAATTATAAATTTGAATTAACAAATATTATAAATACAACAACACCTAAACAATTTATATTACACAATGGTATATTAACTGATAATAAACCTAAATATGGTGTGGTTGGTGACGAATGGGTAGTTATTGATAATAGTTTATTTAATGGTTATGTACACTATAGAAAATCACAAGGCAATTTTCATATAGTATATTTCACAGGAACATATCCCAATGAAGCAGCTAATTGGTATGTACTACCCGATGATAAAAAAATAGTATGGGTTGATTCAAATGATGAATCCAATCCTACTAATATATTAGAATTCAAAGAAAACATAATAGCAGATTGTTACTTAAATGACAATGTTGTATCTTTTGTACAAAATGGTGATGTAAATGCCACAACTGATATATTAATATCTAGATTTATTTCTAATTTTACACAAGGACTTGCTGGATATGGAATTGATTTATATCAAGATTTAACTGAGCTTTGTTTTGCTAGAAATTATTTAGTAGAATCAAATACATCTAATGATGATTATATTGATATAACTTTCTTTAAAGATAATACAATAGCTGTTAACGAATTTTTAGCTATGGCTGCCACTAATGGTACAGCAGGCACTAATGTACCACCTACATATGAAGTAATAACACCAATAAATGATTACAAAACAGTAGATTTATTAAATACTGTTGAAACTCTTATAACAGAATATAATCACACTTATGGTAAATATAATAAACCAAGAAGCATTTCGCAACTTTGGGAAAGAAAAATAATAATTAAAGATATTGATAATGAATTCGGATTCTTAATGAAAATAAATGGCATTGATTATCCAGTTACTTTTGATAACGTGACAACAATTTTATCTCCGACAGAGGACAATATTGTTGATATAGAAGAAACTTTATTCAATTGGGGAACAACTAAATTTACATTAACACAAGATAAAACATTTCCAGATAATACTGAAGTTGGAAGAAGATACTTTGAAGTATTGGAATCACTTGGTATTTTAACATGGCTTGAAAAAAGTGAAGAAAGTTATGTACAAGGAAATCCAAAATATGATACAATAGTACTTCAATCAAAATATCCAAATGTTCATATTGACTATGAGGTTAATGGAACACTTAATAATCATAAAATTTTACACTCAGATATTGAATTTAAAGAAATTGGAACAATATTAACTATAACAATTAATAGACAACCTTACTCAATTACATATCAAGGATCAATACCTACTACTATAGCGGCATGGAAAGACGAGTGGGAAGCTACATTAATCGACCAAGAAATAATAATTGATCATTTTCAAGATAGCACAAGTGGAACATCCTTTATTGATTTAAATAATAATATTTTAAGATTATCTACACTCAGGGAAAAAACAAATTTTAATTATACTGTATGGGTAGGTAAAAATCCAACGCCAGGTAGTGAACTTTATATCATTACTAATTGGAGGCCTGGTAACAGTGGTATCATTTTAGCTGGAAATGAAGTTAATTTAGTATCTGGTGCAGACTTCCAAGAAATTGGTTTTGGTACAGGAATGGTTACTGCTATAAATGGTTCTATTTATCCATTAAATAACCAAGAATATAATATTATTTTAGTTGAACCTATAACACTTGGTTTAAGTTATCAAGGACCATTTTGGGATAATACTGATACTAATAGTTATATAGAAACTAGAAGTAGTTTTGTTTGGAACACTTATGATAATTCATCATCTGGTATAGGTGTAAATTTAATTGATAATCCAACATTCGGAAGTAATAGTTCTGCTTGGTGGGTTTACAATGATGTTTATCAAGTATTCAATGAGAAAGTTGAATTCTTTGAAAATTTAGGTATTAGCACACCTATATTTGCAGCATCACACGGAAAATATAATTTCAAATATACTACATATAATAATGGTACTAGTGGTTACTTTGGTAGCACATCAGGTACTTATGTACCTGGTTCAGTTTCAATATATAAAGTATATGGACCAACGACATTTACACTATTATACCAAAATATACAAACTAGTTTCGGAACGTTTAATATAGATATAGACATACCATCTACAAATATTAAAATTGTTTTTGCATCAGGATTATCTAATGGTTATGTTGCTATGGATAATATAGAATTTACAAGATTATTGGATGTACCTGTTGTAAATACTGTCACATTAAGTACAAGAGAATTTTTAAGATACCCAAGAGAAAGATTTGATGGTGAAGCACCTGTTCAATTCAAAATGACTTGGTTGGAGGATGATGATATATCAGTATTCTTTTATGATTTTTCGGGAGAACAACTAAAAATAACAGACGAAGGAATTTATCAATATAAAGGAATAACACCTTTAATTGATACTGATAATAATGTTTATTTAAATGACAGCCCAAACAGAGATATTAGTAAAATAACTGATTTAAAATATCAACAAACAATATTCAATGATCTCACATTTAATCTTAAACTTATAGATTCTGAACAAGATTTAAATCCTTTACCAGTCCCACTTCAAGTATTCATGGGATATAAATCATTAGATGAAGGTGTAAATAGAAGAACTTTATTAATACAGAGATTAGAAAATATCAATCAAACTATTACAACAAGAAAAATAATAAATAATTCATTTCAAGAAGTATGGAAAGATGTTTGTGAATTCAATAATGATAGACAAGAATTATATGTCACTGAACCTACAATAAATTTTATTCAAGCAGGATTTAAAGTTGGACAAAGAGTTAGAATTACGGGTAAAGATATTACAAGTAAATTGAATCAAGCAGTATTTAAAAATTCAGGATTCGAAGGAGAGATAACTTTAGTTAATGTTGCTTTAATGAGATTTAGACCTTTAAATAAAGATATTAAAACTGAAACAACATTAACCACAACTAAAAATATAATTCCACCATTTAAAACAAAAGTTGTAGCAATAGAAATTAATATAGAAGTTATTCCACAAGAAATAGCACGTATATCTTTAAAAGGACAAACAGAAATAGAAGATGAAAGATTTAATGTAATGTTAAATAATTTTGGATATAATATAAACCATAGGGACGTATTTATATTCAAAGAGTATGACATAAAAGAAAATGGTATTGATTGGATATTTTTGAACCAAAAAAGAAAAGAAATGCTATTAGTATATCCAGAAATTTATAATTATTTAGGTTCTTATAAAGCTCTTATAAATGCTATCAATTACTTTGGATACAATGATTTAGAATTATATGAATACTATAAAAACATAGATAGTAAATCTAAAAATTTTAACAAATTACACAAAGTAGAAATTCCTGACATATTCGATAATACTGTACCTGGTTGGACAGCTAATGATTATATCATACAATCCCTTCCAAATTTTAGATACGAGAAAACCAGGTTATTTAATTTAACATATAGAATAACCGACAAAGATGGTAATATAATACTGGCATATTCATTAGATGAAGTTATCACTAAATTATTAGGATTGAAGAAATGGTTAAGAGATAAGATAATGCCTATAGGAACACGTATAAAAGATATAACGGGTAGAGGTGACACTTCACACAATACCGAACTATGGCACGATGTTAAACATAGTAGAAAATTCCATATTAAAGAAATGTTAACACCAGTCGACTTTAAAATAGAAGGGTATTTACAACCAGTTGAAAATAATTCGAGAACATATAATATTCACTTAGAATTTTTCACTAATTCAGAAGAATTTAAACCATATTTTTATACAGTAAAAATTATGACATTTGCAGCTAATCCAAATTTTAAAGATCCAAATTTTAAATTAAAAAGCGTTAGAATAATCAACCATTTGAAAACGGACATGAAACCATTGAACTTTGCTGTAGATAGGATAATGGACCCATTTATTTTAGTTGAAGTAAATTGTGAAAATGGATATGGTGCAAACTATACAGTAAAAAGAACATATTCAATCGAATTAGAAGCGTTCATTTAATTAAATGGCTAAATGATAATTGGTTAATGAATATTAATATTTGAATCTATTTTTTTATAAAAAGATATTAAAAGTAAATATTTATTTTTCAATAATTGATTATTTTTAATATCTATTTTATCAATATCAAAAAACAATGTTTCTGCTAAAGATGCCATATCTTCGTCTATAGAAATAGTTGCATAATCATATAGAAAACCTTCTTTAAAAAGCTCTGGTTTATGAGATTTACTATCACTACCATTATAAGAAGCTTTAAATCCACTACCAATATATTGTATTTTATTATTTTTCATCCACTCTGTAGTAGGGAATAAATTATCATACTTAAAATACAAAATATGACAAAACTCATGATGGAGAGTTTTCTCTATATTTACATCTGTTATACCTTTAACCTTAATAAAAATAAAACCATCGTATTTTGTGCCGCCCATAGACACCCCATTAGATGCAAGAGTATTCAATAAATATACTTTTTTAATATTTTTTAAAATACTAACAGGGTATTTATCCAAAGAAGATTTAATAATATTCACATAATGTGCTTGATTCTGAATATTTTTAGTTTTTGTAATTTTCCAAGATTCTGGAATGTAAAAACTTGTATCAAATGAGATATCAATATTAGCTCTCTCATACTTAAATGTTTGTGAAAAAGATAATGTTGATAAGAAAATAAAAATAAATAATAGTAAGATTCTCATATTTTGAATTATAATACAAATTTACAAAAAATATATGAGAAATACAAAAAAAAACCTCTATTTTAGAGGTTTTTTCACTATGCTATATAATTTGGAACTATTTTTCCAATTAACTCAGAATCAACATCATCATCTGCTAAATCATCACCCAAAGTAGCATTATATTTTGATAAATACTCTGATGCTATTCGTTGCTTATATGAAGCAGGTTTTCCTGCTCTTTTATTAATTAACATTTCTATTATATTATCTTCTGTACCAGGTCCATCTATACACCAATGTAATACATTAGCATCTGTTTCAGCATCTTGTAAATATGTAGTTAAAATATCAAGTAAATTAAATTGTGTAGTATAATTCTTTCTCATATTCCAAGCAACATTAAATCCAGTACCAGCTATTGCAAAAAGTGCAACAGGCGAAAGAATAGAAGAAGTAAATATAGATTTAGTTGCATCCGACCAAGAGGATTCATATTTTCCATCAAAAGCAAATTGAAATAAATTACTATTTGTATTTTTAAAATATAATTCATTTATACCATGAATTGCATTAGAATTATCAGCATTGTTTACTATTAAAGCTAAAACTGTGTTAGGATTATTATACCAAGCATTTCCTGCATTTTTTAGAGTTTCTAATGACATATCTTTACCGCGTACATCCTTTATAATACCTTTTCTGTTTTCAATAGTTACGGACTCTCTTTCAATACCTAAAGCAATTTTAACTTTTGACATTTTAGCTATATCTTTAATTATAGCACCATTAACATCTAAATTAAATACTTCTTCTACAATTTTACCTAAATTTGAAAATTGTAATTTTATTGTTTTACCATCGTTAGCTAAAACTTTAACTTTCACATCATTTTTAGATACTACTGCTTCAAATATTTTATTTTCAAATAAAGATGCAACAGTCTTTGAATTTAAATAACTACCTACTTTAATTGAAGTTAATTTGTTAACATTATTTACTATTGGTGTTGAAGTTGAAATAATTTTTAACCCTTTTATCGGATTACCCGATAAATCCATAATTTTCTCCCATGTTAAAGGTCCAACTACACCATCATCTGCTAAATTATTAGCAATTTGAAATTTCCTAACTTCTAATGAAGTATTATTTCCAAATTTACCATCAAGTATTAAATTACTTTTATTATTAAAATTTAAAAACTCTTGTACAAACAGAACATATTCTTTCTTACTTGTATATAATGAATTCATGTCAGCAATTTTTAATAATGGTACACCATTTTTAACACCATCTGTTTTAATTAAATTAATAACAGATACCCACTTCTTATTAAAATCTTCCCATGATATTTTTTGTATATTTGTTTTAGGCTCAGTTTTAACCTCTACTTTTTTATCATATTTTTCTTCTGGTTTAGATACTTCTACATCCGCTCCTTTACTAATTAAAAGATTCAATATGTCTTCTTTTTTACCTTGCTCAAATAAGTCAGATTTAATGTAAACTTTAATTTTTTCATTACTATCCTGCTTATATTTAAAAAGTACATTTTTTCCTCTTCTATCTACTACTATAATATCATCATTTTTAATTCTAACTTTATTATTTAAAATATCTGAAATATTTTCAATACCTTTGATATATGTAAAAATGTCATTTAAAAATGCTTTTTCTTCATCTTTAGACATACCTTTATTCTTTATAAGAATAGACTCATTTTCAGTAGCCTCATTAATAGAAAAATTACCGTATTTCTTTAAATACTTCATAATATAGAAGATGTACTTTTTTGTATATATTCTATATATTAAATAGGGAATTGCTAAAATAAAAAGAGGAGCTAATTAGCTCCTCTTTTTTTAAATGGTACTTTATCTTTAATTTCCTCCCAAAATTCATCAAATGAATTAATAGAATTAACACCGCTAAAATATAAATTTTCCATTCTATCAACCTGTTTAACGCCTGTATTTGTTTCTGGTAAATCTTTATATTTAACCAATTTAACGACTGACTTATTTTTATTTTTACCACAGTGTATAAAGAAATTTTTATCAGTTTCTTTATGATAATAAAAACATCTGAATTTACTATCTACCAAATCAAAATACGTTGATACATTATCTTGTGTAAATGATACTACTTCTCTCTTTTTAAATTTAACATGTAATTGAACATCTTTCCATATATCATCAAATGAATTATACACCGCACCATCAACAATAGTGTTAAATTTTCCATTTATTCTTTCCCACAAATAAACTATATTGTTTTCAAGAATATCAAAATAATACTGTATATTGGTATCTTCTGTTAAATAATGTCTACTTCTTAGTTGTTGTTCCTTAAAATTAAAAACCCTACAAACATTATCATTTGTAAATGGTATTTTTAAAGATTCTTTTGATAAAACTGGTTTAGATTCATTTTTTTTAAAATCTACCTTATCTTTAATATCTTCCCAAAGTTTTTCGAATGAATTATATCTAACATAATTAATAATAACTTGTGTTTTACCATTTAATTGACCAGATAAATCTACCATGTATACATACCCATCTTCTTCGATTTTAAAAAAGTATGATTTATCATTTTCAGATTTGAAAAATAAACTTTTTTTATTTGCGTTAGTATGACTATTATCTCTTTCTCTTCTTTTTAAATTAAAGAATTTTTCGATATTATCTGATCTAAATGGAATTTTCAATTGAGATAGTATATCATCTAAATCATCCTCTCTCTTTTTAAATTCTACTTTATCTTTAATCTCACTCCAAAAACTATCAAAAGAAAAGAATTGTTTATTATAAACTAATGATGAAGATCCAGAATTCCTTTCCCAAACATAAGCTTTTGAATTTGGTGAAATCTCAATAAAATATATTTTTTCTCCATTAGGACTTTTATAGTAATTATCAACTGTACTTTTATTTACACTAACTTTTACTAAATCAAAATATTTATCAACATTTTCATGTGTAAATGGTATAACATTATTAACATTTACTACATCAAGTATCTTATTATAAGACTTAATTTTAGTCCCCCCATTAAAGAATGGATTTTCAGCTTTACCGTTTCTTCTAAATGGTACGTATTCTCTAATATCAGCCCACAGTTCAGAGAATGATTTAAAAGTATTATCGTTGGCATATATCGGACTCACATAAGGTTCTCTATTTAAAACTTCCCATATACCAACCCATTTATCATCAAATTCAAATTGAAACTCTCTTAAAGTCAATGGGTCTATAAATAATCTATTTTTGTGATTATCCATTATTTCTTCCAAATCAAAATACTCACAAATATTGTTTTGATAGAATGGAATATTTTTTTGTTCTTCAATTGGTTTAAAAGAAATTTTTAAATCTTTTATAACATACCATAATTCTTCAAATGTAGTTGGTAAATTATCTTTTTTAACATAATGCTGTATGAAATATGGATATACATGATACATATCTTCTTCAACAGCAACTAAATTATAATCAATATTAATATAATAACTTTTACCATCTTCTGATTTATAGTAAATTTCTTCACCTTCAACAATTTTTTTCAAATTGAAGAACTTATCAATATTAGAAACATCAAATTCTAATCCACATTCACTAATAGATTTTTTCTTAATTTCTGCTTTAGGTTTTACATCATAAGAACGATATTCATCAAAATAGCTATCCCATTCACTACTATAGTTATTATAACTTTTCCATTCTTTTTTAGAGAAGTCTCTATTAGAAGGTAATTTTTCCCAATCAACCAATGAAGCGGCTTTTGCAATTTCTTCACAGTGTACAATATCAATCTTTTCAGATGTTGTATGTTCACCCATAACTGATGCCGACAAATTAGTACACTCTGGTATTGCATCGATAAATGTATAAGTGTCCGTATATGATCCACCTGAATCAGCTTTATATTCTAATCCCGATTTAGCCATTTCTTTAGAAAGAGCTTCTGTGAATTCTGATGATGCACAAAGTCTTGAGCTTTGGTGAGTAATAATAGAGCCCCTATTTCTTCTATCAAAAGCTATCGCACGTTTAAACTTCCTAAAAAAGTCTCCATTATTTTCTAATGCCCATTTAGAACCTAAACGTCCACACTCTTCACCCACAAAGAAGTAATATGTACCAGGAACATTTTGTTCAATTAGATACATCAAAATACATACTCCTGCTTTATTGTCACCACCTAATATTGTTGTGCCATCTGTTTTAATCCAATTATCTTCAAAAACATGTGTAATTTTAGCTCTACTTGATACTGTATCTAAGTGACATGTAAAAAGCGTTTCAGACTCCCCTATAGTAATAGAATAATTACCTTTACCGTCTTTCTGACATCCTTCTGGTAGTAAATGTGTAATACTTTCCTCATATCCATGAGGTATTACCCATTGTGTTAAATCTATAAAGGTTTTTTTAAAGTCCATGTATTTCTATAATTGAAACACAAATTTATACAATTTATGTTAAAATACCAAATAAAATCGAATATTTATTTACACAACACTATTTTTATCTTTTTCGCTTCTTGCTCAAAATAGTGTGTAAAATTTTTCAGTTATATTAATTTGAAAGAAAAAATGATTTACAACAGGAAACGCAATTAATACAAAATGAAGAATTCTTATAAATTTATTCAAATTAATATTTAAAATAGTAGGATTTGTTATCCAATTATATTTTCTGTGAACTATTCTAAGCAAGTATATTAAAACAATATAAAAAATAAAGTATATCATCATGCTATGTTGAAATATTCCAATTAAAATCCATAGTATAAATAAATTAAATTTATAAAAATTCTTACTATTCATACTAATAACTTTATTGTTATCAACAACGCCTTTATTATTTAAAATTGAACTATAATTAATATTCTTTATTGTAAATAATATCAATAAAGAATTTATAGCACCCCATATGTAAAATAGTGTTATCATATTATTCGTCCTCTAAGAAATCTTTTAATACATCTCTTCTTAAAAATATTGGTATTCTATTTTTTATTTCTAAATCAACTATTTCTTCATGATGAAGTAGTTGATTATTTTTATTTATAACTTTAAATAACCAAATATCAACACTGCTCCCTGATACATATTTCTTTCTCAAATAATATCTTATCTCACCATTTATATTTCTAAAAAATTTAATATTATCTTCATCCAATGCTTTAAATCCAAATTTTTCTGGTTTAAATGTATGTAAATATGTTGGTTTATAACTATTAGTATTCGGTAATGATGATGAAAAGTCATCAAGATTTAAATCTTCAAATAAACTCATTTTAAAATTTCCTTTATCCACGTTTTTACATAATATGGCATTCTACTTTTATTATCTTTTACTTGATTTTTTATTGTATGTGTTAGTAAAACTATTTCATTCCATTCGGGATATAATGTATACCTATCTATAATAAACATATCAACATCAATACCATCAAAATCACTATAATATCTCAATACAATAGTCTCGTTATTAATTATAGCTTGATAATTATCTTCAATAGCTACCCATTGAAGAATACCACTTTTGGTATCATTAATTAATTTATTAATGAATTTAGTTGTCTTGTTCATACTTATCCCGTATAAAAATTTTACTTCATAAAATCTCAAATTAACAATTGTTATACTACGCAGTATAACATATTAATTTCCTATAGGAGTTTTATTACAAACTATTTTACTTAGAACATTTATTATATCCAATTCTGAATATTCATAACCTGGCTCTTCCTTAGATTCAAATTCCATTAAAACTCGTTGAATAGCAATAGATAAATCCATTCTTGCTCTATCTTGTCTCATTAATTTTTCGTATTTAGTTAACTTTCCCATATCAATTATTTTCTTCTGAACTATATTCATCATCATAACCTTCATATGTTTCATCACAATCATAAACATGAATATTTTTAATTATATCGGGTTCTACTATAACAATTAAACCCATATCATTAGCTTTTATTTTTAATTCTTCAATTTGATCACGAGCCTCGCCTTCATCAATATCTTGATTATGGTATTCAACCAAAATTGAATACATCTCTTTATAAAATTCAACTAATCTCATATATCAGATGTTAATTGTTTAACACTTACTTTCCTGCTTATTCCAGCAATTACTTTAGCCAACATAGGAGCAGATGAAAACACTTTTATAGTATCTCCCATCAATTTACCTTCTATCGGCAAAGTATCAGATATAAACAGATTTGTTAAACACGATTTATTTATTTTTTCTATAGCATTACCCGATAGAACTCCATGCGAAATACATGCCGATACACCAATAGCACCTTTTTGTATAAGTATATCAGCACATTTAACCAAAGATCCACCTGTATCCACCATATCATCTACAATCATTACTTTTTTACCTTTAACATCACCCACTAATTCCATTGATGCTATTGAATTTGGTTTATCTCTTCTTTTATTCATTACAACCAAAGGAATATTTAATTTTTGAGAAAATCCAGATGCTCTTGTAACTCCACCTGCATCAGGTGAACATATAACCCAACTATCATCAATTATACCTTTTAAACACGGAATAAATACCGATTTTCCTTGTATATGTACCACAGGCATTTTAAAAAATCCTTCAATTTGACTAGCATGTAAATCAATTGTCATTAAAGTGTCCGCACCAGTAGATTCGATAACACTCGCTATTGCACCTGCGCCAATAGCACCTCTATGTTTATCTTTTCTATCCTGTCTCGAATAACCATAATAGGGAATTACAACATTAATTTGTTTCGCACCAGCTCTTCTTGCAGCATCAACAGTAAGTACTAATTCTACAATAGAATCTGAATTATGCGTAGAACCAACAATAAAAATTTTTCTGCTTCTTATAGATTCTTCAAAACCAGGAGACATTTCACCATCTGAAAATTTATCAAGAATCAAGTTTCCAAGATTTAAATTTAATTCTTTAGCGATATTTTCACCTAACGCTTTTGATTGAGATAGTGCGAATATTTTGATTTCTTTCATATTTTCCATAAAATTTCTCTTTATTGAGTTTTTTGTGGTGATTGTTTCAAAAAAGAGTATATTTTTTTATCCACAAAACAAATATAACAAAAATTGTTAGAAATAAAAAATAATTGTATAATTATCTTAAAAGTATGTATTTCTGACAATTAGAAGAGATTTTGGTACTACACCTATAATAATACGTTTTATAATATATCTTAAACAACCCGATAAATTTTCTATCTTACATTTTAATATTATTACACCATTCGACGATCCAAATGTTATATTAACATCTTTATTCAAATTTGAACCATTTATAGTTGCTGTACCACTTTCATTTATTATTTCCCATTCATATGTAAAATTATTATTTATGTCATATACAGGATCAATAAAAAAATCATAGGTAGAATTTATCTCTACCCTTTTTTGTCCAAATATTCTTGTTGAAAATGGTTTTGGATAAATAGTTATTCCTATTTCTTCAAGTGTTTTCCAATCAGTTCCATTTGTTCCAGCATCTTCATCGTGTATAGTATTATAATGACTAAAACCTTCAAAAGCTAATATTTCTTTAGGTGTAGCATTATATGGAATATCTGGAAATAATCCTACAGGAGCTTCACCTATAATCAAAGAAGCTGATAAAGTAATTTTTTCATCAAATATTTCACCGTCATAATATATTATAACTCTTCTCACACCATTTATGGTTTTTACTAAGGGTGTAGGTATTGGTTTAGACATAATAATTATTATTTTTATATAGTTGGATTGTATAAAAATCCAACACCACCATTTAATGAGTTTGTTAATGTTCCAGTTCCACCTATATCCAAACCACCATATACACTAATAAATTGCATATTCATATTATAATCTGAATACAATGAATTACCACCTATTGTATATATGGAAGATACTCTACCTCTCAATTTAACATTATCAAATAATGTCATATCTGCCGAATTAACATTATTTATATTAACCATTTTATATCCACTAGTAGAAGAAACAAAATATATAATTAAATTTGAAAATACATAACTATTAAGATTAAAACCATAAGTAATATCTACTACAATAGGTGCATTTCTTGCACCATCCCCCACCGAAGCATTACCATAACCAAATATATCAGCATTTCTTACAAGTACCTGATTTGCATCATTAATAACAAGAGTTTTATTAGCTTTTGATGTAGATTGTAAAGATCCAGTACTATAACCATTAAATAATACACGACCACCACTTTCAACAGTTATAGTATCACCATGTCTACTTAGAATTCTTTCTGTAAAGTTAAATACTACACTCGTTGATGGACAATTACCAATACCAAGTAATTTAGAAGTCGTAATAGTTGATGATGATGTGCCATGCACTAACTTAACAAAATTAAATTGTCTTGAATGAACTGGATATGATTGTGTATGTTGCGCATAAAATGCATATCCATTTGCAGTAAACGTACCACTATAACTAATAACAAACTGTCCAAATCCAAAAATATCACCATCTGTTGTAGAATTTCCAATATACAATCCATATGTACCGTTATAATTTATAAGCGTATTTGGATGGAAGTAATAACTATAGCTTGCGCCTGGATACATCAAACCATATGGACAATCAGTATCATCCAAATTATATGTACCTGGTAAAACTTCTATTAATGCTCCATAATTAAGTCTTGCTACGTTTATAGCAGCTCCAATAGTTTCAAATGGCATAAGAATATTTCCTATTTGTGCAGTATTATCATCACCACCATATCCAACAACATAACAAGTTAACGCTGAAAAACCACCAATGGTAATATCACCAACCATCCCATTAACAGAAGTTACTGCTCCAAAAGGATACCAATTAACACCATTATCTTGTGTATATTCCCATATATCAGTTGTGGAATTAAATCTAATCCTTCCTGTAACAATTGGCGCACTACCATGTGATTGAACTTCAGCCCCAGATACAAAGACTATATTATCAAGTTTCTTCATTTATTAATGCTTTGATTTTTATTATATATTAAAAAACAGCAGTAAAAAAATAATATATAGAAGTATGAAATATATCAAAGAATTCAATAGCCATAGAGATTACCAATATATTAAAGAAAGATTAATTCATCTTTATCATATTCCTGTATCTGATTCAGATTTAGAATCCTTCGAAGACAGTAAAAATTATAAAGATTCGTATTCGGATAAAGAATACATTAAACAGTATGTTCTTTATGCTATGAGTATTTCTGAATTCGAAGAAGAAATATCCGAAGATGTTGGTGTTGGTACTGTTAATATGGGATCATTAGCTGGCATGGGACCAGTTATGGGTTCTCAACCAAGCTCTATCCCAGGCCAAACTACGTCAACGGGTGGTTTTTCTACGCCATCGGCAGGTGATTCTTTTGGAAGTGGTGGTGTCGTTGGGTCGGGTGATATAGGTTCAAATTGGTCTAATTCAATAGCTAATAATAAGAATATAAGAAAAAGAGATGCTAACTTACCAAGAAATAGACGAAAAAGTAAAGCTCTTAATGCTTTAAAAGCAATGAAAGCCAAAAAATCATCGGATTTTACTGTAAAACCTAATAATGAAGTTGACTTCAAGAAAACAAATGGTATTAAATCATTCTCTGATTTTTCAAAGAAATAACCGATTTTTAAAACTTTGATATAACAAAATGATATATATCATTATGAAGAATTTTATATTATTTCTGCTATTATTTGTATTTTTCCAAGTTAAAGTGGAAGCACAAATAATAAGAGAACATATTGATACTCTCACTATATGTGACACTTTACACAATGATAGTGGGTTTGAATATGATAGTATCATTTGCTACAATAGAATAGAAAAATATTACTATTATGAGAAATCTATTGTATCGGAAGATAGTACTTTTATATCATATGCTTATGATACAACATTTTACAATCAACTAAAGCATGATGTACTTGGACTAGATATATCTAAATGGCAAGGTTATATTAATTGGAAATTAATACCAGAAGAATATAAATTTGTATTTATAAAAGCTACACAAGGATTAACAACTGATCCTAATTTTAATACTAATTGGAAAAATTGTCATTTAATAAAAAGTGCATATCATTTCTTCAATCCTTGTATTAATGGTATAACTCAAGCGAAATACTTTTTATCTATAGTAACTATTAATAAAGGTGATCTACCACCTGTTATAGATGTGGAATACATTAGACTTTGGAGAAAAGTGAATCGTTATACTGCTGCAAAAAATTTGAAATTAATGTTGGATTACATAGAAAATGAAACAGGTGTGAGACCAATAATTTATACAAACTGTAATTTTTGGAACAGATATGTATATAAGTATTTTAAAGGTGATTGTAGTAAATACTATTTATGGGTAGCTAATTATAAAGATATTACAGAAGAACCATGTTTACCAGACGGATGGAAAAAATGGACTTTTTGGCAATATACCGATAGAGGTAAAATAAAAGGACATCCTACATATTGGGATTTAAACTACTTTAATGATAATGATTTAAATAAAATTTTAATAAAATAAAGTATTTTAGCCATTTTTACTATATTTTAATAAATATTTTCTAAAATTTAAAACTTTTAAAAACTTCAAAGCTATAATGCTTGTATTTTAAAACAAATCAAATTTAACCAAAAATCAAAAAAATGAAAAATTCAAAAACAACTGCTTCAAAGAAAGCAAAAAACACAAACCCTAATCCTGAAGGTCTTTCTAAAATCGGAAAACCAGTTAATACAGGTAAAGTGAACAAAACAACTGGATTCAAAGGTGTTCACAAAATCCAATATCCATCTGGTAAAATCATGTTCCGTGCAAGATTAATGTTTGAAGGCATTGAATACGGTTCAGTACACCCAACAAAATTAGCAGCTGCTGAAGTTTACAACAAACTTGCTGTTGAATTCTACGGAAGAGGAACAGCTAATAAGCTTAATCTTCTTAACTTAATTTAATCTGTATTTTTATCAGTTTAAATATTAAAATTTTTAGAAAAGAAGGTTGGATTTTTTCAGCCTTCTTTTTCTTTATCAATTGAATTCATTCATATTTTAAAAGTTTTGAAATGCAAAAATGTATTATTTTAGGTCAATCTTTAATGAATAAATTACAATCAATCGATCATCCAATTGCTGAATTTATTCTTAAATGTGCGGAAGAGAAAGAACAATTAGATGTTGACTTTTCTTATTTTGACTTTATAAAAGACGAAGGTAAAATAAGTTTTTTAAAAAATAGATGGGAAGGTGATGGCAAAGAATTCGATTCTTCAAGAAGAGAAACAATGAAAATTGGTAGATTAATCATTGCATTATCACAAAAAAAGAATATGACTTTTCATGACAAAGAAATAGAAGACTTTGTAAATAAATATAAAATATTTCAACAAGATTCACATTTTGAAATATTCAAAGGTAAAAATATACCAAAATGGTATAACGAATCTAAATATGATAAATCTGGTGAAGCTAATGCATCTCTATACAATTCTTGTATGAGACATAAAGAATGTAAAGATTATTTTTCAATATACGAAAAACATCCTAATGTATCTCTATTATGTTTATTGAGTGCTGATAAAAAATTACAAGGTAGAGCTATTCTATGGGAAAATATTACTTTAGATGGTGAAAAAATATTCTTTTTAGATAGAATTTACACATATAAATATTCTGCTGAAGCAATATTTAAAGACTATGCTATTAAAAATGGATGGTGGTTTAAAAATAAACAAAGTAATTCTTGTCATATAATAACAAATGGTATAAAAGATATTAGTGATTTTGAACTAAGAACACACTTACCAAAAAATGTAGAATGGGATTCGGTATCAAAGCCATACATGGATACTATGAAATTTGTAAAAGAAGATGTTGTTAATGGTGATATAATAGAATATTTATCTAGTAATGGTGATGATCAAAATTATAAACAATATTGGACACAAACTAGTGGTAATCACAATACAAACAATTCATATCTAAGTATTAAAGATTCTTCAACCGCTTTATATCAACATTTTAAATCACCTGTAACTATTATTAGCGCTAAACAAATGGAGTGTAATAATAATGAATATAAAGTTGAAAATCATTACACTATAAGAAAATTTGTTTCCGATAAATTTGTAGAAAACAAAAGTAGATTCATAAGCATCGATAATATAAATGAATACATCGAACACATAAATATACCTTTGGTAGTAGCGAATGAAAACTCAAGAGATATAATTATAAAAAATATTCATAATATATCATCTTTAAATGATAATATCATTGATTATTTAGAACCCGAAGATAAACATAATTATATTAAAACATTCCTACAAAAAAATATTAATTATTTAAAAAATCTAAAGAATTTATCTTTAAACAAAATTAAAATTCTTCCTTCTTTACGTGAAAGTGTAGAACGAAATGGTTGGCCTGAACAAATGAATACTCTTATAGATCAAATATTCACATATGAATACGAAAGAGCCAATGATTATCGTATAAGAACAAGTAGAAGCCATTATTCAATACCATCAAAAGATGTTGAAGTAATTAAACATGATATTAATTTTAATAAATCAGATAATGAAATTATTGAGCAGATTGCCAATTTATTCAGCAATGATACTATAAGTATTTTAAATATATTTAAAAGTATCAATAATTTTAAAATAGGTGATAAAGTAGTATGTATAAACAGAGGCTCAGTATTTTATAATGTTCAAGGCATTATAAAAGAATTTATAAATAATGAGCCTAAAATTGGGATAGCATTCAAAGAAAATAAAGGTGGGCACAATTTAAATAATAGCGGTAAACCTAAAACTAGACAAGGCTATGGATATTATATGTATCAAACAGAAGTGAGAACACTTGATATTTATGTAGATACTGATTATTATAAATTTTTTAGCTTACTTTCAAATGAAAATAAGCTAAAATATATCAAAAATGAAGTTATTCAATATATAACACACGAAGATATTAAAAAATTTGATAAAGAAAGTCAATTAGAAATGTTATACTTAGATATTAAAAATTTACCTGATCGTTTTGATCATAATAAAATTCTAAATATCCTTAATAACATGTCTGAATATGAAATGATAAACAGTAATAAATTTTATTTCATAAAAGAAAAAACTCCTAATTTATAGGAGTTTTTTCTTATTTTATCGAGTGTTGTTTATCGTATGCTTGTAATTTTAAATCTACAATTTTTTCAATATACCCATTTCTTCTAAGAAGTTTAAATATAATATTTCCTGTAGATAGTTCAGCATCATGTGATACTAATCCCTCTGCTCTATATTTTTTAATTTTTTCCCATACTTTTTTTAATAATGCTTCAGACTCATTATAAGTCATATCATGTAAATTATCTTCTATGTAATCAACTTGACTCATTATATCTTTTGATTTTTTATTTACTACATCTTTATCAATTTGATGATCAAATGGATGTGGTTCTACAATCCACTTATTATTCATTAAAGAGAATATACCAGATGAAACATGTGGTTCATTAATATCTTGTAAATATATTTCAACATCATATTCATGTATTTTAATATTATGTCTTACATTCCACATACCCTTTACACTATCAAAATATTTTTTTACTAATTCTATATTTGAATCTACTTTTTTAAAATCTAATAATATGTGAAGATCGAAGTCACTATACTCAGACCAGTTATAATTAGAATTACTTCCAGTAAGAATAATATCAGAAGGTTGAAAATCTAATTCCAAATCATTATATAAATCATTAGCAATTTCTAATAAATCTTTTCTTATTTCTGGATCAATAGTATTTTCATCAATCCATACAGCAGGATTCAATTCTTTTTGAGTTTTAAAACTCTTCATGGGTATATCAATATCCTTTTCTTGATTAAATTCATTCAATTTTAAAACAAATTCGTTTAATTTTAAAACTTTAGATTTCATTATTTAATACAGGATTTTTAATATATATTAAAAATCCTAATTCGGTTTTATGATTGAAAAATTCAATGATTATCTATACGAAAACGCAAGAAACGAAGAATTTCTTAAAAATTACCACGATAAATGGATAAAGAAATTCCCAGAATTAAAACTATTCAAATTAGAAGCTGGTGACATTAACCGCAATATTATATGGTTATATTCTCTAAATCAAGATAATTTTAATGGTTATAATATAGATATTTCATTAGAAATAAAAAAAGGTGTATCTTGGTCAATAGAATTTGAATTAAATAAAATTTCAAATGGAAATATTTCAAGTAATCAAGAAAAACATTTTACACAAAACGGATTAGATTATAATTCATTACAAATCCAATTAAATAGAGTATTTACTTTTATTAGAGAATCTAATATTGAATTATCTATTTAATAATATATTATCATCAATTTATTTAATCAATTTTATTATAAAAGAATATAAAATTATTTCCATTTAATATTTCTTTATATTTAAAACCTTTATAATAATATATTATATAAGCTATATATCATGATCTTGTATAAATTAAATTAAAAATGAAGAAAGACAAAGACAAAAAACCACTTGGATTCAGAAAAGAAAGTTATAATTTTTTGGAATCATATCTCAACAATTATTCACCATCAGGTCATGAAGCACCTGGACAGCAAATATGGCTCGATTATGTACGCCCATATGCTGATAAAATCATCACAGACGTTTACGGAACTGCTGTAGCAATAGTTAACCCCGATGCTAAATTTAAAGTGGTTATAGAGGCACATGCGGATGAAATAGCGTGGGTTGTTAGTGGTGTTAATGAACATGGATATATCAGTGTTAAAATGATTGGTTATCCCGATGTTCAAACTGCCCCAGCGAAAAGAGTTAATATTTTCACTAAAAATGGTATTGTTAAAGGTGTAATAGGCTGGCCAGCAATACACACACGTAAAGAAGATAATGAATTACCTACAGAACTAAAAAACCTCTTCATTGATATTGGTGCTAATTCAAAAGAAGATGTTGAGAAATTAGGAATTCATATAGGCACTGTTGCAGCTTTCGATGACCATATGACAACACTTAACGATACATTTGTTGTTGGTAGAGGACTTGATAATAAATTAGGTGGTTTTATGATTGCAGAAGTTCTTAGAAAACTTCGTAAAAATGGTATAGAACTTCCGTTTGGACTATATGTAGTAAATGCAGTCCAAGAAGAAATTGGTTTGAGGGGTGCTGAAATGATAGCAAGGAGGATAAAGCCTGATGTTGCGATTTGTACTGATGTGTGTCATGACACTCAATCTCCTATGTATGATAAAGCTAGAGATGGAGATTTTTCATGTGGTAAAGGACCAGTGATAACATATGCTCCTGCTGTACAGAAAAATCTCAGAGAGATGTTGATAAATGTTTCAGATAAAAATAAAATATCTTTTCAAAGAGATATAGGAAATTATCATACAGGAACAGATACAGATGCTTTTGCTTATTCCAACGAAGGCGTGGCATCTGCTTTAATTTCTTTACCGTTAAAATATATGCACACTACAGTAGAAACAGCACATAAAGACGATATTAAGAATGTTATTGAATTAATTTATAATTTCTTAATTCAATTAGAATCAGGACACGATTTTAGAGAAATAAAATAGCAATTTTAAAACTTTTAATAAAATAATAATAGAATAATTAAATTAAAACTGAAATAAATATGGGAACACATCGTAAAAATCATAAACAAAAATTAGCAGCATTTAAACAAAGAAAGAAAGATTCTGAAAACAGAACAAAGAAAATGCAAAAAATGTTTATGGATAATTATATTCAACAGCAAGAAAATGCTAGAAAAGAATTTATGTTAGAAACTATTTACATGAATCGCAACGAACTTGTTAAAGAAGTTGAGGGTGTTTGGACATTAAATACAGATGTAATAGAAACTCAAAATGACATGTTAGTTTGGAAAGCTGATGGAAATCCTATTTTAGCAGGTTTAGAAACATCTATTGATGCTTACGCTGAATATACAGAAGAATTTGTAAACCAATTATTACCACAGATTCAAAGTAGATTAAAATGGAAAGCTGAAAAAGAAGCAGCTGATTTGGCATCAGAAGCAAATATTCAAATCTTAGATGATCCAAATTTTATAGATGCTTTAAATGAAGCAGAAATTATTGAAACTATAGAAAAAACTGAGTAAAGAAAAAGGAGCTAAATGCTCCTTTTTCTTTTAAGAATCAAAATTTTCATAATCTACACCATCTTTCATTTTATCATATCTTCTGAATACGTCAATATCTAATCTATTTAATTTAAGATTATTAAATGCTTTAGCCATTTCAGGATCAACTTTTATTGGATTATTATCCATATGAAATTTATCCCTAACATTTTTATCAATTTTACCATAAATATTTATACCATAGTAATCCTTAATATAATTAATTATTAATTCTTCTGAGCGATATTTATCATATCTTTTATCAATTAATAATGCACCATTATCTGTTAATAAAACATAAAAAGATGGATCTTGAATAAGATTAGACCACATTTTTTTAGCCGATGGTGTAGCATCACCAAATGTTGTTATATAACCCAATCTTTTAACCACGGCTTTATACATTTTAAAACCTAATCCAAGTCCTCTCATAAAACTAGGTATTGCTTCAATATGTGTTCTATTATGATTACTAGCTTCAACTCCAATTTGCATTTTTTTGTTCAAAACTTCATTTTTATAAAAATCATTACCAATTTTTTTAAGTTTATCAACTATATGTTCAGGTAATTGAAAATAAATTGTAAAATTACTGAATGAAGAACCACTCTTTTTAACTTTTAAATCTTTCCAAGAAATTTTTTTAATATCTTCCCTAATTTCATCTAAATCAGTAATTTGCGTATCATTTAATCCCATATCTTTAACAACTCTTTCTGGTTTTTCACCATTCATATAATTTTTTAAATATACATCTTGGGATTTAATATCAGATGGTTTAAATGCTTCAAATTTCTGTATTTTCACAAATTTATTGTATTTTTACTATATATAATTTTGATAAGAGATATTTTTTTATTAGTTTTGTAATCAAATGGTGGTATATAAAGTAATTTTAAATAAAAACGAAATAATTTTCATATCTAATGCAGATAGAGAAATGGTATCATATTTATTCAAAATTTACAAAAGTGAAGCTTTATCAGGAAATATAAACTTTTACTTTAAAAGAACAGGATACACATTTAGAGAATTTAAATTACCTGAAACCAATTTACGAAAAAAGATTTATTTTAAACCCAAGATTAATTTTACTATAGAAATATGAGCGATTATTTACTGAAGGAGGCTATTAGATATGCTATAGAAGATAGTCCAATTTTAATAAATCATATAGAAGGTGATAGCATTAAAAGAATTTTAAAAGATATTGATTTTTACTATAACGGTAAAAAATATTATCTCACGATAGAAATAATAAATAGTGGAAAATGTAAAGAGGCATATTTTCATGAATATATTAATAAAGATGGTATATCAGTAAATACTTATAAGTCAATAAAAGAAATTATTCAAATAGAAAGCGAAGAAATCAACCATATTATAAATTTGATGTTTAATTTATCAGATTTTAGCAAATCCGAAATAAAATTAGCAGAAGCAATAAAAGTAGAATTTCTAAAAAATAAAAGAAGGCTTTAAAGCCCTCTTTTTATAAAATATTAACACTCATTTTCACAACATTAATATCAATATCTAACGCATATCTTTTTAAGAGCTTGAAGAAATCACCAGTAAAGTACATTTCATCGTCTTTTAAATATAGGAAATAAAGTTCTCTATCAAGCATTGTATATTCTTTGAGAGTGTTTACAATTCCTTCTAATTTACTAACTTCTATATCATTTGCGTTTAATTTAATTGAAAAACATTTACCGTTCTTAATATCTTCTTCCATTAATTTTTTCCAAAATTCCTCTGCCATTTTACCTAAATAATTGTTCTTATCAAAAATTTGCAATAATTTTTCAGTTTCAACTTCTGTTCTTTTTTCAAACATATTTTTTGTTAAATGATGTGCTTCTAAAGATTTAAGTAAATCATCAGCATTAATTTCATCAAAAGCCTCTTCATTTTTAGTTTCCATTTCTAACATCGCATGATTATTTAAAACATGTAACATTGTTCTGTAGAACCCTTCATTATTTAGTAAATCATTATCCGCTGATTCTGTGATAATTGCTTCATGTTTTTTATATACTAATTCAAGTTTCTTAACCGAATCTAATATCATATTCATCTGTGTGATATTATTAACTTTCTCATTTAAACATAATCTCTTTAAAAGCACAATTAATGTTTGGTATTGAGATGGTGATAATGATAAATTGAATAATTGAGTTTCGGGAGAAAATTGTACATCAGTTGGTTGAAAGTGATATGCGCCTTTTTCTTCTAAAAGCTCATTAAGTTTTTCTTCAATCAAATCTTGAAGAACAAAACCTTCCTTTTCTGCTATTTTCTTTAATTCTTCGTGTAAATTTACACTTAGTTTAACTGTTTTAGTACTCATATTATAGACTTCTTTTTTAATATCCTACCTTTCAAATACATAAAGTAGAAAATTGTAGAATTATATATCCATAATTTATCTTCTCCTTTTGCATTTTTAAAAAATTATAACTATCTTTACATTTCTATTATAAAATTCAATGAAAGCAGAAATTAAAATTTATATAACTACCACCCTTCCATATGTGAACTCAGTTCCACATATAGGACATTCCTTGGAAATGATACAGGGAGATTTTATTGCTAGATATTTGAAATTAAAATATAAGGACGTACAATTCAATACTGGTGTTGATGAAAATGGACTTAAAGTATATACAACATCCGTAGAGAAAGGTATTGATACACAGGTACATTGTGATTATTTAACTAAAATATGGCAAGAATTTTTACATAAATTTCATATTAAACCAGATACATTTTGGAGAACTACTAGTGAAATTCATAAGGTAGGCGTTTTAAAAGCTTGGGAAAAGTGTTTAAAAAATGGTGATATTTATGAAAAAGAGTATTCGGGTATTTATTGTTTAGGATGTGAATCATTTAAAACTACTAAAGATTTAGTAGATAATAAATGTCCAGATCATCCTCATTTAGAGCCTAAAGAAATTAAGGAAAATAATTACTTCTTTAGATTATCTAAATACAAAGAATATCTTCTCGAATGGCTTGATAAAAATCCAGAGTTTTTAACGCCTAAGTCTAAAACTGAGGAATTGAGAAACCTTATTTTGAATGTGGAGGACATCTCCATATCAAGACTTAAAACATCTGTACCATGGGGTATCACTGTTCCTAATGATAGTGAACAAAATATTTATGTGTGGTTTGAAGCACTACAAAATTATTTTATTTCAACTGGTTATGATACTGAGAGATGGGAAAATTCTATACAAATATGTGGAAGTGATAATTTAAGATTTCAAGGTGTTATATTACAAGGGATACTTAAAAGTTTGGGTTTAGCACAAACTAAAAAATTATTAGTACACGGCACAGTATTAGATAACAATGGTGTAAAGATGTCAAAATCTATTGGTAATGTAATTGATCCAATATCACAATTAGATAAATATGGATTATCTGCTGTAAGATTTTATACTCTTGGCGCGCTACCAACTTATTCAAATTGTAATTGGTCAGAAGCAGATTTAGTATCTTTTTACAACGCACATTTGGCTAATAATTTAGGAAATCTTATTAATAGAGTAATTACTATTTTATTAAAAAATATTGATATCGATGAATTAAGAAATTTATCTTGGATTAAGATATACCATGATAATGCTTTTCCTGATTTCAATAATGAAGTTAAAGAAGCTTTAAATAGAATTGAGGAATATTTGTCTAAATATGAAATAAGAAGTGCTGTAGAAGAGCTCAATAGTATTAGTACATATTTAAATAAGTACATAACATCAAAAGAACCTTGGAAAAAAGAACGTGAAGAATGTATAGGAATTTTATCGAATTTATATTGGGGACTTTCTAAAATACTACCTTATTATAAATTAATTCTTCCCGATAAAGAAGAAATTATTGACAAAGTATTTCACAACTTTGAGAAAGAAATTATATTTCCAAGAATTGAAAAATAAAAACAATGAATATTTTAGAATTTAAAAATGAATGGGTGATAAGTATTAAAAATGGTAAACCTACAGAAAAGTATGTAAAATTGATAACTATTTTAGTAGAGAAAGAAGTTAATAGTTCTACATATCTTTTTGATATACTACAAGAAAATAAAAAAAGCATAATACATTTCACCATAGAAAAAACAATAGAGGCTATAAATAAATTCAATCCACAAAAAAAGGGTAATATTTATTTATATTTTAGAACTGTAGCAATATATTATATTAATAGAAGTTTATCACCTAATATGGTAAAATTATATAAGAGATTGAAAAGAATTGATGATACATTAAACGAAAAATAAATTAATTAGAAAAAAATATCTAAAGAGGAAAACATTTCTACAATATATACGTTTAATAAGATAGAAACTTAAATTAAAATGAAAACAGTTAACACAAATATCGCAATAGTTGAAATAGCCGTGATAGGGGGCGCAGAGGAAGGCGTTATGGGTGTATATTGTTTAAATTCTAAGACAAGTTAATGTAAAAAGAATAAACTAAACAAACAATATACACCCAAAGCCAAAAGCTTTGGGTTTTTTGTTTTATATGTTCCTATAGTGTAGTGGTAGCACAAAATCCTTTCAAGATTTTAGGTCGATTTCAAATATCGATAGGAATACTAATAATGGGGGCAATGTTGTAATTGGTTAACATTGGATACTTGCAATATTCAGATTTCGGATCGTACCCGAATTGCTCCACAAAATACGCTTATAGTGTAATGGTAACACTGTTGTCTTATATACAACCATACTTGGTTCAATTCCAAGTAAGCGTACAATATTTATTGTCGTGTAGCTTAGTGGCGAAAGCACTACTTTTACATAGTAGCATTTACATCAGGGGTTCGAGTCCCTTCACGACTACAATTAGGTTGCCCTGCTTATTCCGTATGGGGCTATAAAGTTAGAATCAATTAACGGAGTCCATGATGGTAGCACTACCGAAGAAAGTGTAGAGATTCTAATACAACCTAATTTGCGATAGTAGCTCAAAGGTAGAGCATCTGTTTTCCAAACAGAGGGTTGAGATTTCGAAATTCTCCTATCGCTCAATTAATTTAATGTAATATAGCTCATATGAATAACGAAGATAAAAATGAAATCCTTAATACTTTTAAATGGATAAAAGTAAAAAAGTTCAAAGATGATGAAACTAAAACGTGGGAAGAGAGATACAAAGACTTGGAAAAACATCACGTAGAAGAAACTCAATTTTTGATTGATAAAATTAGAGAAATTATTAAAAATGCTCCTATAGTGTAATTGGCTAACATATCGCTTTTTCACAGCGAGGACTACGGGTTCAATCCCCGTTGGGAGTACTAAAAATATAAACATATTATGAAATCAATTTTTAAAACAATTCATCTTGGGGAAACCCTACTATTAAATTAATAATAGGAAATTGAAGTTATACAAAAAAAAAAAGAAAACATGAAAAATTTATATAATAAAAACAGCTTAGTATTTTGGACACAAGAAGAAATTAAATTAAGAAGAATGTTTGAAGATTATTTCTCAGAAAATATTTACTCTTTTTTAAAGATTATGAATCCTGCATTTGAATTTATTCAAGTAGAGGCTTCACAATTGACACCAATAGAATTAATAAACAAAAATTACACTAAAGAAGATGTATATTTTGTTGATGATGAATTAGCATTACGACCAGAAACTACAATGGGTTCTTTCTTATATGCACAAGATTTATTGAATTCACATAATGACAGAAAAGTAAGATTACCATTATGTGTATGGCAACACGGTAAGAGTTTTAGAAATGAACAAGATAAAACTCAATCAAATATGAGATTGAAAGAATTTTATCAACTGGAATTTCAAATAATTTATTCAAAAACTACATCAAATGATTATTATAGTAAGATAGTTCCTTACATTAATAATTTAATAAATAATATGATTGATAAATCTTTTATTGAGCAGTCGGATAGATTACCTGATTATTCTGAAATAACCACTGATATTATTATTGAATCTAATAAAATGGAAGTATGTAGTATTTCAAAAAGAAAAGATTTTGAAAATGCTAATGTTGTAGAGATAGCCATAGGTACAGATAGATGCGTTTACAATTTTATGAATAAAAAATAGAAGTTATGGAAAAGAAATTTTATGAATTATGGTATAGAGAAACTGATAAACAAGCTATTTTACTCGAACAAGAAAATGAAATTATTAAAAGTTTGTTTAAAGATAACGATAAAATGATTATAAAATTTGAAGCATTTTCGGTAAGTGAAGCTATTCTTAAAATGTACGAATTTATAAAAATGTTTAACAAAAATAAATAATACAATTATGACCACAATAAACTTAACAGAATTAATAAAAATAACACAGTAAGAATGGATAGTTACAGACAAGGGCAACTTTATTATAATATTGATTTTAAAGGTGAAACGTATCAATTTACTGTACCTATTGACGATGTTGGAACAGCAACGATGCCAAAAGAGGATAAGGCAATTTATTACATGCGTTGGATTAAACCTGCACTTAAAGAAAGCACATTTATGAAAATACATGGTTAAAAAGGCTATAATTATTATATAAATGCTATTTTTATGAAAAGGGAGAATTATTCTCCCTTTTTTATTGACTTTATCATAAATATTTTGTAATATTGTAAATAATAAGAGAGTTTAAAATCAATAGTGGTTTAGAATAGCCGATTAAAAAAGTAAAGAAAATTATATTTAAGGGATTAAGTATTACAAAAAAAAAAGATTATGAATGGCTTTTTTAAATTAATAAAAAAAGATGATTTCTTTGAAATAATAGATATTAATCCGAATATGGTTTTTGTAAAAAATACCGTAGAAATAAATGGTAAAAAAGTAATCAGAGATTTCTATTTATCAAAACCTAAAATGCTTAGACGATATGGATCAACCTGCTCATGTTGTAAAATCGAAGGTAGATACTTTATGCTTTATAATAGTGGTGATATTAAACTATTTGCAGTTTCAGAATTTAAAGAATTAGAAATTACTCTTCATAATAAAAAGCCACTTTGTTCTTTTTGTAAAGAGATGAAAACTAGCATATTAAATAAGTAAATAAAATAAAAATTAAAAAAAGAATTATTAAGAATAAAACAATTCAAATTTTAAATACTATAAGGTTAAATTTAAACAGTATGACTATGTTAGATGATTTTGATGATCGATTAAGAGAAATTGTAGATAATTACACTGATGTTGAAAAAAAGGGCGAATTATTACAAATACTCAAACAATTGAAGAAAGACATTATTAAAGAAGCTCTTCATAAAGTAGTACAAGGGTTTGATGCTACAATCAATGATATTGAAGTACATCACTTGGATAAAGGTTTAGTTAATACTAAGGATAAGGAGAATGGAGAACAAAACTAAGAAGTTGTTAAAATCCAAGTATAGTTTAGATGTTTCTTATAGGCAGTTATCAGTCTTCATTAAAGAATATAACAATCACAGAATGTCTCTAAGTGAATGTATTAAAACTATACATAGTAAACCCTATGATTTTTATCATTTTATTTTAGAACACATAGAAATACCTTTGTTTAAAAATGTCAGAAGCAAAAAGAATTAAGGAAATATTTTTAAAAAGGATGATAGATTTATCACTATCATTTTATGATTTAGCATTAATAATGAATAGATGCGAAAATCAAATAAAAATGTGGTTATCTAAAGATTACAATTTAAATTTATCCATTTTTTGTAAAATTAGTAATGCCTTGAATTTAAAATTTAAAATAGATTTAGTAAAAAACTGATTTCGGATGTCGCCAACAAACGCTTTTGGTTTTAAGGGGGAATGTTTTTTCGCAAAGAAACTTCCCTCTTTTTTTATAAACATTTTTAAATAGTTTGTTATAATAACAAATCTATTGTATTTGTGAAATTAAAAATTGATTATAGTAAAGGCTATCCAAGTAAAATAGATGAAGTAAAAATTGATGGTTTATATGAAATTCTTTTAGAGCATAGAGGACTTTTTATAGACTATTATTATAAGAATGTTGATACTAAAGCATTATCGCATATTTATTTTACGAATGATTGTGGTTCACTAAAAGATAGCTTAATTTTCATAGCAACAACTTCATTAAACATAGATAAATATATTTTTTGGACAAATACTGATTCAATTGTTCAAATTTGTTCAAATGATTTTTTACCTTTATTAAATATAATAAAGACATTTGTAAGAGAATACAAAATTACTAATCTTTTAAATTAAACTATTTTTATATTTTTGGTATAATTAAAAAATAATACCTTTTTGTGTTTCATAAATACTTCAGTAAAACATTCCTTATCAATCTTGATAGAAGACCAGATAGATTAAGAGCCTCACAAAGACGTGCTGATTTAATAGGATTAGAATTCGATAGATTTCCTGCATGTGATGGTGCTAAAGAAAAATTACAAATACCTACACCATCAGAAGTTGGTCAATCACCAACATATTGGAATTTAGCTGCTGCTGGGTTATGCGTAACACTTTTAAGAATATATGAAAAAGCTAAAGCGGAAAAATTAGACTCAATTCTCATTTTAGAAGATGATTTTGAGTTTAGCCCCGATGTTAAAGATATTAACACTTTCATTGATACTAATATGAAAGACATTCCATCTGATTGGGAGACTATATATTTTGGTGCTAATCATGCAAAACCATTTTTACATCTTACCGAAAACGTAGCAAGATTGGGTGGAGCATATACTACACATGCACATGCTATACGTTCGACAGTATTTGATATTATGATAGAAGAACTATCTAAAATGAATAATCCTGTGGATGTTACTTATTGTAATACTATTCATTCAAGAGGAAATTCATATGTATTTAGACCACATCCAATATTACAAGCGGAAGATTATTCTGATATAGTAAAAAGTAGAGTAAATTATACATTTTTAAGACGATGAAAATAGTAAATCTAAGGGATAATAATTTTGGACATCAAGAATATGTGTCTAAATATGGTAATTCAAATTTGATTAAATGGGATAGAAAATGTTCTCAACCAGGTATTACTGTTTATACTGATATGTACTTAAATGATCACATTTTAAGAATTGGTGGTGATAAAATTGCGTGGTTAGTTGAGCCGATTGCAATCAATGGATATTGTTATCAATGGATAATTAATAACTATTCATCATTTAAAGAAGTGTGGACACATGACGATGAAATTTTAAAGCTTACTCCAAATGCTAAATTTGTACCCACTGGTGGCGCGTGGGTAGATTTACCAGAACATAAAATTTGGGATAAAACAGAACTATATTCATTTATAGCAAGTAATAAAAATTGGACTACTGGACATCAACTTAGACAACACATAAGAGCTATCTTACCATCTAATATTCCACAATTTGGTAAAGGTTATAAAGAAATAAAAGAAAAGTCGGAGGCTCTTAATAATTTTGCATATTCAATAACGGTTGAAAACATACAAAGAGATACATATTTTACCGAGAAAATAATAGATTGTTTTTTAACAGGGACAGTTCCTATATATTGGGGTACTAAAAAAGTAAATGATTTTTTCGATGAAAATGGAATAATCCATTTCAATTCAATAGAAGAATTACAAAGTATACTTAAAGATATTTCATTTGAAGATTATAACAAAAGATTAGAATCAATAAGAAATAATTTCGAGCAAGCGAAAAAATATATTATACCAGAGGAGTGGGGTATTAAATCATGGTAAAACTATTTTATAGTGGTGGTAGAAAAGGAAATCAGATGATGGAGTATTCCGTAGCAAGAATTATTGCAGAATCTAAAGGATATAAATTATACGCTGATTCAATAGAAGGATTTGAAAATACTAAGAATATAGTAGATGGGAATATTATAAATAATAATTTTTATTATAATAAACATCAATTTAGATTAGATATGCAACATATTTTAAATCATAAAGGTGGTATAGTTTTAAGTGGATATTTTCAAAGATATGAATTAATTAAAGGACATAAAGAAAAACTTAAAAATTGGTTTTATATCGAAAATGATACTTGGAAAAAACCAGGTAATAATGATTTAGTCGTTCATATAAGATTGGGTGATTATAAAAATATAGGTAAAAACTATTTAGGGTTTGACTATTATTATAATACTATAAAATCAGAATCGTTCGATAATTGTTACATAGTCACTGATGAACCAACACACGAAGATATTAAAAAATTAGAATCAGAAGGATGTAAAATAATTAGTAATAGTGCATTAGAAGATTATTATTTTCTTAGAAATGCAAAAAAATTAGTAATATCACATTCCACATTCAGTTGGTGGGCAGCTTATTTAGGTGATGCACACACTATTCATTTTCCAGTTTATTCCAATTCCGATAGCAGAGGTTTATGGGGAATAGGGTATGATTTAGATTTAATCATCGATGACGATACAAGAATAATTTATAAAAATATTTAATGAAAATAGATAATATAGATGTTAGTAAATTAACATATTTTGGAACTACTGATGAGAAATGTAAATGTTTTATATATGATGATGTGTTATTAATGGTAAGCCCAAGTAGTATTATGATTCGTGAATTGTCTAATATTAATATTATTAAACTTAATACATCATATATTGATTTAAATACATTTGAAATCAAGTTTAAAATCTTTGATGAAAATTTTAATGAATATTTTAAAAAAATAAAAATTATTAATATAAATCAAAAAGATATATTTAATATTGCTAAAGCAGAACAAAGAAAAAGAAAAATAGATGGTATCATATGATTTTAGATAATATAAAAAATATAGTATTCTTTAATCATTTTCATAATGGTGATGTGCATGTTTCAAGAGGATTTTTAAAATTTATTATTGATAAATTTCCACAATTCAATTATTTCTATACACATAAAAATGATAGTAATTTAACAAAAGATTTGAATTTAACATTCTTACCCAATGATATAAAAAATAATACTATTATTCAAGAAGAATTAATGTCATATAAAAAAGTAGATGATACTATTTATATAAATACTTGGTATTGTTCAGGACATAGAAAATTTTTTCAAGAATGCACATTTATTAGTTTATACAATCTATTTGGTTTTTATTTTCAAGAAATATTTGGAATAAATATTAATGATTTTGATGAACAAACATTTTTACCATCTATAGATTTTAGTAAATGTTTAACTGAACATATAGATGAATTTTTTAATAAAAAGAACAATCCATGTATTTTAATATCAAATGGTAATACTTTATCTGGGCAATCATTTAATTTTGATTTTAATCCACTGATATTACAACTATCTAAAACATTTCCAGAACATAACTTCTTATTAAGTAATAAAATGGGGAATATTGTAAATGAAAGCAATGTTTTCTATACGGAAGATATTATTAAATCATCAGAAAATGACTTAAATGAAAATTCATATATTTCATTAAAATGTAATATTATTATAGGAAGAGATTCAGGAACATATACATTTTGCTATATAAAAGAAAATATACTAAATCCTGACAAAACTTTTTTGAGTTTTAGTTATAATAATATTATAACAAATTGGTATGAAAAAAGAACGGCTAAAATATTACATAGTCGCAATATGAATTCTTATCAAGATATTTTTAATGTTATAGCGTCAGTTATAAAAAATAATTAATATACATGAAAAAAATATGTATTTTTGGTTCAGGTGGATTTGCTAAAGAAGTGTATGCATTAGCACTTGATTGTAAATATATCGTAGATGCCTTTATAGATGTTAAAGAAAATAGTGATATTTTAGGATTACCAGTAAAAACAGTTGAATATTACGATACGTATAAACATTACGGTGTATTAGGTATAGGTTCTCCAAAAATAAGAGAAAAAATAGTAAGAGAAAATCCAAATGTTGAATGGATTTCACTAATTCATCCAAATGCTGTTATATCATCTTTAAATATACAAATAGGTAAGGGTGCTGTTATATGTGCAAATAGTATAATAACAGCAGATATAAAAATAGGAGATTTTGTACAATTGAATTTAGCTACTACTATAGGACATGATTGTATTATAGGTGATTATTTTACCACTGCACCAGGTGTTCATATAAGTGGTAATTGTTTAATAGGAGATAGAGTATATTTTGGTACAGGGTCATCATCAAAAGAAAGAATAAACATTACATCTGATTCAACTATAGGAGCAGGTGCATGTGTTTTAAAAAGTATAATCGAACCAGGTGTTTATGTTGGAATACCTGCTACAAAAATAATAAAATAAAAAATAAATATAAAACTATGGCAGACACTTTAGGAAGTTTAATGGACAAACTCATAACAGTTGATATGAAAATGTGGGATAATCAAGAATTGTTATATGAAATCAGAAGAATGACATTTGATGAGTATAAAACTAAATATTTCGCAGATGAAAAAGGTGCTGAATTATTATGGGAGGGTTTAAAAAAAGCATGTGACCTTAATGTTCAAAGAAATCAATTAATTGATGAAATTGATCAAAAAATAGTTAATTTAGTAGAAGCTAAATTTAGAGGTGATGATTTAGATGATGGTAAAAATATCCAAAGAAAACATAAAACATATTAATGATACCAATTTATAAACCTTTTTTAAACGAAAAGAATTTATATCATGCCCATAAAGCAATAGATTCTACTTGGATTTCATCTGTTGGCGATTATTTAGATTTATCAAAAAATAAACTAAAAGAAATCACCAATAGTAAATATGTAGTGCTAACAAATAATGGTACTACGGCTACACATTTATTAGCATTAGGTTTAAAATTTAAACACCCGAAAATCAATAGAATAATTGTTCCAAACAACGTTTATGTAGCTGCTTGGAACAGTTTTATATTTGGTCCTAAATATAAGTTAATTCCAATTGATGCAGATTTAGATACTTGGAATTACAATCTTGATGAAATAGAAAAACATATTGATGAATATACTGCAATATTAGCAGTTCATAATGTTGGAAATATTATTAACATACCAAAACTTAAAGAGAGATTTCCAAACACACCAATACTAGAAGATAATTGTGAAGGATTTTTAGGTAAATATTCTAAAGATGGTAATTTAGTGCATTCTGGTACAGAATCATTAATGAGTTCAATTAGTTTCTTTGGGAATAAAACAATTACATGTGGTGAAGGAGGTGCGGTTTTAATACAAGACGAAGAATTATTCGAATATATCAACAATATCAAATCACAGGGTCAATCCAATATTAGATATATTCATAAATATCTTGGATATAATTATAGAATGACTAATATTCAAGCTGCTCTACTTTACGGTCAAATGGAAGACTTGGAAACTATAACATCATTGAAACATAATGTAATAACAGAATATAAAATTAAGTTGGATTATTTAGTCGAAAAAGGATTGCTACAATATCAAAAAAGTGAAGATGGTACTCAACATTCAATGTGGATGTTCGGTGTCAGATTTCCTACTATTAATCAAAAGATAAAAAAAGAATTGGAATTATATTTATATTCTAATTCTATTGAATCAAGACCAATGTTCTATTCAATAAAACATCATGAACATTTAAAGAATATTAAATGTGAAACTAAAAATGCAGATTTACTAAATTCTCAGTGTCTTATATTACCATCATATCCAGAATTATCTGGTAGTCAGATTAAATATATAGGTGAAAAGGTAGTTAAGTTTTTCAATGTTTAAGATAAAGTTGTTTCTTGGAATAGGTGATATTATATTAACCAAGTCTTATTTACTACATATTCTTAAAACTCAACCAATAGAAGTTGGGTTTCATGATGCTATAATTAAAAGTTATATTTCTAATCCTAAAATAGTAGATTTTTCATACGAATTTTTAAAAACTGTTTATCACGAACATGGATTTTCAATATCTAAATCCCCCACCTTACACGAAAACCCTTTAAATTGGTCAGATCTTAGAAACAGAAAAGTACCAGAAAGTATAATTGATTTATCATCAGTTTTAGCTCCATATGAAGTTCAATATTCTAATTATATTTGTATTAATACTAAAATTAGAGATTTACATCATGATAAATTTTTAAAATTATTACCATTCTTTAAAACAGTTCTAAATGAACTATCTTTAAAATATAATATAATATTAATGGGTGAGAAAGAAGTTGAAAAAACAATTGAATATAATAAATTACCCAATTTAGTTTATAGTATGTATCCATATATTAAAGATATAAAATGTATAGATTTAACTGTGGATAAACTAGGAAATACTGAATCAAATTTAGAGAAACTAAAATATGATGCATCATTAATGAGGAGTGCTGTATGTACAATAAATGTAGGTGCGGGCGGTAATTTGTCAATAAGTAGCTCAGTTGGAAAATCAATCAACTATATGGAAAATGTAGTATATTTCAATCATAATTTTTTGGATTTTAAAGATAATGTCTACAAAAATTGTTCAGTATATACAAATTTTGATAAATTTTTACAAGGATTGAGAAATCTCTAATTTATTAGATAAAAGTGCATTTTGTTTGACTTTAAAATAAATATATACTTTATGAAGTATTTAAAACACTATTTCTATTATATCAATCAATTAACTATAAAAGAATCATTTTCTATTATTTTAGAAAATGATGAAGTAGCATTTAAAACACAAGTACCCGAATATAAAGTTTTGGGTAAAGTTAATATTGATGATATAGAAAACAAGAAAAGAAAGAGATTAAACAATTCAGAAATAATGGCTAATACTGTAAAAGTTGTTGAAGAGCCAAAAAATACTAATAGTTTAATTAGAAAACATTTTACTGAAGAATTTAACTGCAAATTTAATATTTATTTTAAAGAAGAGCATGTTAAACAAAGAATGGAAGAAAGAAACATCACAGAAACAGAAATAATAAATTTAATTAAGAGTTCTATAAAGCCTATGGTATATTTCGCATTTAAATATAAGTTTCATATTTTAAAAAATATTGATGTTAATAATGTTAATAACAATTCATTCATGATAAGATATTTACACAATCATACCAACGATTTACAAATTCCTATTAATGTTGTATATAAAAGCTTTAGTGAATATGATATAATCGTACATACTGTAATAAATTATGATCCAGTAAAAATGTGGGATGGTCAATATATTATTAATATTCATGATGATGAACAACCCGAACTTCTTATTAAAAGAAATGGTTCTCTTATCCCAGTAGAATAATAGTTGATAATTAAGGTAAAGTTGTGAGTATCATCGTGTAAAAAGTAAAATATGATATTTTATATATACTAAAAATATAATTCAATTCAATGAGTAAATCTCTTAAAAATTTCTCCATTTTTTTAAAGGAAAATTGGTCAAATAAATTAGAAGAGTTTGTTGATGATGTAGTAGAAGATGATGATAACGTTTCTGATAATAACATTTCTGGTGAAAATGTGGATGCTTCTGAAGAAGAAACAGACACAGAAGACGCAAAAGATGAGCAAAAAGAAATAGTTAAACCATCTGTTGAACACACATCAGTACCTTCTGTTAATTCTGTTAATACTGAATGTAAAGTAGTTTTTTTGTCTGGTGTGGTATCTACAATAGGTAAAGAAAATGTAAATAGTATCATTAGCGCAAAACTTAAAGACAAACTTTGTAGTGATAATTGCAAAGATGTACAACTTTTTCAATTAAATATTCAACCAGCATCAGAAGGTGATGAACCTATGGACGGTATGGTTCAAGTTTATGATGCTGTTAAAGAAGCTGATGCTATAATAGTTTGTTCTGATTTAAAGAAAGGACAAATATCTTCAGTATTACAAACTACATTAGAAAGATTATCTAACCATTTTAAAAACAAAGAATTAAGAAATAAAGTATTCGGCTCTGTAATTACAGGTGAAGAAGACGCACATCAAAGTGTTAAATCATCACTATTGAATTTTGCTAATAATATGGCTATGATTGTTGGTGGAGATTGTAATGTTTTCTGCCCTATTTCAGAAGGAGAAACTTTAGGTGATTGCGATAACAATTTTGAAACTGATACAACAAGTGCATCTACTTGCATTAAAGAATTATGTCATGCTACAGCATCTATTCGTGGTACAGTGGAAACTATGACACCTTTAGTTGATGATACTAAACCTACGGCTATATCAACAATTTTAAATTTTGACAACTTTGAAAATAAAGAAGATGAAAATTCTGATGATTCGGAATATGATGATGATGGTGAAGAAGAGGAAGATGATGAAACAGAAACAGAAAAAACTTCAACTGAAGAAGATTCGAAATTAAATAACTTCGATGAATTTGATGGCGAAGAGGAAAACTTTGAAGATGATGATGAATCTGATGAAAAATCAATGGAAGAAGAGGAAGAAGGCTATTACTATGACTATAATAATAACATTTGTAATAACAGAACTGAAACTCCTATGACAAAACCAAATCCAGTTAAGCTTACAAATGAATCTAACGGTTGTGGTAAAAAAGGTTGTGAAAATTGTAAATGTAAAAAAACAAACGAATCTTCACTTTTAAATTTTTCTAAATTTATGAACCAAAGAAAAAAATAATTATGCATTTTAGCATAATAAAAAACCCTGACTTTTTAAATCAGGGTTTTTAGTTACTTAACAATTTCACACTTTTTTACGTTATAAAACATGAATACTTTAAAATCTTCATGTTTTAGTTATTTTAACTTTGTGATATAACCACAAGTAGTTTAAAATCCCAAAAAAATAATTGAAAATTTAAAACATTTCGCTTTTTAAATGATAAAAGGTATAAATAAAGAGGAATATAGCATGTCAGTAGCAACATCAGAACTTCACCCTAAAATCATACACAACATTGAAATGATGTTGTTAAATTCTAAAATAAATTTACCTTATTATGGTGAATTTTTACTACATGTTAATTTCTTTTGTCGCCCAAATGATCCACAACTACAAACAGCGGGTGTAAATGTAACATCGAAGGGTATGAATTATTACTACAATCCTGAGTTTATTGACAAACTAACTCAAGAACAAGTAAATTTTTTGAATATACACGAGCTTTTCCATTTACTTTTAAATCACCCTAGAAGAACTAGGATGGGTGGATTTGATCACGAGCTATCTAATATCGCACAGGATATGATTATTAATCAGATTATTATCCAAGATATTAAACCCGATTTCGTAGATATACCAAAAGATCATTTTGGTAGAAATAGTGCATTATTTATACCAAAAGAATACGAGGGTGAATGGGTATTTGAAATTCTATATGATTACCTTAAAGGTAGAAAAGAAGAATTTGTAAAAAGAAAGCAAAAGAAAGAAGATAATAGAATATTTGGAGAACTATTTGTAAAAGAAGATAGACCAACTCATATAGAATTGACTACAAAATATCACGGACAACACGCCATTTTTACTGACATTCTAATAGAAAAAAGTAAAACTGAGTATGAAAAATATATTGGTAATTTTACTAGAAAGGCATTAGTTTCTTTGCAACAAGGTATTCCTTTCCAAGTAATAGGACACACTGATAGTTTCATACCTGATGGTTCTCCTGCTAATTATAATCAAGATTTATCAGAAAGAAGAGCTAATTTATTTAAAAATGCTGTAATTGAAAATATTGACATGTACATAGATAAATATACACTATGTATGGCAATTATGGAACAAGAAGCCACCCAATCTGAAAATGATAAATTAGAATTTATTTTCAAATATGAAGAAATTGCAAATAAAACAGTACAAAAACAAAGAGAAGTTGAACTAAAAAAAGTTGAAGATGGTCAACAAGGTGATAAAATAGATATGCTTTTTAAAGAATATCGCTTTACCGAATTGGATAAAATGGACGAAAATACTCTTAGAAATATTTTGAGAGTTAAAGGACTTACACTACCTAATATGGCACAGTCTAAGACTACAATTATTGGACTTGCTAATAATTTGATTCAAGCATCAGGTAAAGGGGATACAGAATTAATTATTGAAAATGATACTGATGATAATACACTTGCTATTCTAAGAGCAGAAGTAGCCAACAATCCAGAATATGCTACTTATAAGAAATTGCTTAAATCAGAATATAAAAGGGGTATAAATAGACGCATTGAATATAAATTTGATAAATCTCAAGATGATAATATGGGAGGTGGATCAGATGCAAATTCGGAAAATCAAGGAAATAAGAGTGGATATGGCAAAAATGGTAAAAATGACCAAGAATGTCATAGCGTAGAAGATATTCTAAGGGATATAGATGAAAATGGTGGACAATTTTTAGATTCACATATTCAAGATGGTGTACCTGATGAATTGAGAGAACAGATGGTTAAAGATGTTCAAGAAAAATTAAAAGCACGTGGTTTGATTTCAGGTGATATTGAAAGAACTCTTGAAAAACTTCAAAAAAAGAAGAAAGATTATCTTAAAGAAATTAAGAGAGGTGTATCATTTATAAAAGGACATGTAAAAACTAAATCTATTACAAGACCTAACCGTAAAGGTATATCTGGGTTAAAAGGTAATAAAAAATTAGGTGCTAAGATAAACTGTATTCTCGATACATCTGGTTCTATGAGTGGTTATTACAGTAAAGCATTATCCTTTATATTTAGAAGTGATATTGAAATAAATCTTATCTTCTGTGATACAAAAGTGCATTCTGTAGAAAACGTTAAGTCTATGGCAGAACTACAGAGAGTTGTGCCGAAGGGTGGTGGTGGAACTGTGATTAATCCAGCATTTGAATTAATTGCGGAAAAATATAATGAATTTAATACACTTTTAATTACTGATGGCTACGTCGATAATCTAAATTTAGGTAAAATAAAAGGTAAAGTTCTAATTATTTCGAATAGTGTAGAATGTCCGATATCGGTGTCGAACGGAAAAGTGAAACAAATTATAGTTAAAGACGAATAACAAAAATGAGAAAACCCATCAGGAGCGAATTGATGGGTTTTCAGACACATTGCCGTGCCATAACGGTCCTAACGCTATATCTTTGTAATTATTTAACTACTTATATTTCTATATATTTATTTGGAAATGTCAAAAAATATCACTAATTTTGTATATTATTTGTATGGTAGAAAATATAAAAAATATAATATTTAACAGCTTAAATAGCTTTAATGATTCCTCTATTTGGAATATTAAGGCTTTTGATATTAACATATTCGATGTTAATTATCATATGGATAAGCCTGTTAAGAACAAATTAAAGGAATTGTCCAATAGTCAAAACTTTATATCTACCTGTTTTAGTACAGATTCTATCGAAAAGAGGAAATCTATTAAAGAATTAGTAGATATTTTGGAAAAAGAAATAGGATTTAAGATAGTACACATTAAAAATTTAACTACGAATCATTTTTACATATACTTCGAATATAATCATAATTATATCTTTGATACCAAATCAAGAAAGAAGCTTATATCACAATCACATTAAATAATTTTCTAATATTTTTGGATTTCTAATAAAATTTCCTTAAATTTGTATTATAATACAGAATTTTATGGACTTTATAAAAACATTTGTAGCACTAACCGAATATACTATACCATATGGTACTGAAGATAGTATATCACATCTTTTACCAAAAGGACTTCAAAAAGATAAAAAAGGTAATTATTTTATCACTATTGGAGAAAATAGTAAAACTCTATTCACATGTCATTTAGACACTGTTTCAAGAAAAAGAAGTAAAGTCAAACATAATATTCACAATGTTGGTGATACTACCTTTATAAGTACTGATGGCACAACAATATTAGGTGGTGACAATAAAGCTGGTGTATGTATTTTGATGTATCTAATTGAACAAAATGTTCCTGGTACATATTACTTCTTTGTGGGTGAAGAAGTAGGTGCTATAGGCTCTAATTGGGCTCTAAATAATAATAGGAAGTTCTTTTCAAAATTTAATAGAGCAGTTGCTTTTGATAGAAAAAAATATGGTTCTATTATTACACATCAAAAAGGTAGTAAGTCCACAAGTTTAATTTTCGCAAATAAACTTTCAGAAGAATTTGGTAAATATGGTATGGAATTCAAACCAGACAATTACGGAATATTCACCGATACCGCTGTATTTATGGGCGTTATTCCCGAATGTACAAATATTTCTTCTGGTGTATTTGGTGAACATACGAAAGATGAATATGTAGATATTACTTATACCGAAGCTGTCGCAAAAGCATCCGCACAAATTGATTGGGAAAATCTACCTACAGAAAGAACTCCTAAGATGTTTACTAGTTGGAATTCTAATATATTACATAAAGGAATATTATCATCACATCCTGCTTTTGCAACAACTACACAGAAAAGAATATGGATTGATTCCGATAAATCGACACAATATATTAAAAACAAGAATAAAAAAGTATCTGTAGAAGAAGCAAGAGATATAGCTATTAGTAAAATAAAAGATATGGTTTATAAACAAGAAGTTTATAAATCCTTCGTAAATATATCAGCTTTAATGTTCGATCCATATTTTGTTAAATATAATCTTAAAAAAGAGCCAAACATTAATGAAATTATTAAATGGATGGAGAATATTCAAAATCTTGGAAAACCAGCAATTTATGATAAACTAAAACCTTATCTTAAAAAAGAATTTTGGAGTATTCGATTAACAGAAGAAAACATTCAAAATAAAATTAAAAGTTTAGATATTAAAATTAAAGAAGAAACAAAACCTGTCTAAACTTTTTTTACAAATAATTTATTTCCTTCTTGTATTAATAAATATCCAGGTATCAAACTACCGAAGTATGATTTCAAACTTTTAGTTGCACTTGCTTTAGATGCATAATGGTGGTGTATATTTTCTATTAGAATTTTATACTCCACTTTTTCTTTGTCTTGTAAATATTCATTTATAAGCGTTATAGTCTTCTTAAAAAGTGTGAAGTATTTTCCTTTATCTCCTGCAATATTAAGTTTTTGTTCTTCATATAAAGTAGGATACTGTGGCTTTGGATTATACTCAGATTGAACTGTTTCATAAACTACATCGTTACTATCAACTTCTATCACACCAATTTTTAAATAATTTTTACAAATATCATTTCCAAATTTTCTAAGTTTCCATTCTTTTCTTTTTGCTTTTGGAACACCTATGAAAACTTTATTTGCCTCATTTTTATGTTTAAAAGCTTGTTCAAAAACTTTTAATGAATATGCAATTTTTGTTTCAACAATAATACCTTCTTCAATATCACCATTTTCATTTCTCTTAACAAAAAAACAATCACTCCTTCTACTACCCTTATCGGACATGACTTCTTTATATGATTCATATCCCATCCTCTCAAAATAATCAATGATAACACTAGCTAAATAACTTTCTTTCATAATATATTAAAACTATTTTAAGTTTTTTAGTATATATGATACTTTACACTCACACATGAATAGAAAATTTAAAAGAGGCGATCTGGTTAAAGTTAAATGCACATTAGATAATGTACCTGCTATATTCAGCCACTACACTTTTGATGATAATTGCTCCATAATTACAGAAATAGGAATTCTTATAATACATCAAGATGATTTATATTTAAATAGAACAGAAATTATCAATCAACTTTTAGACGAATAGTAATATAATCAATATGATAACTGAAAATTTATTTTGGGAGAAGTATCGTCCAACTAAACTAGAAGATGTAATTATTCCTGATAGAATTAGAAGGATGATAGAGAAAGGGATCCATACAAATATGATATTTACAGGACCACCTGGTTGTGGTAAAACTACATGTGCAAGGATTTTATTACAAGACTACCATCATAAAATAATTACAGCTAAACAAGGTGTAGATGTTTTGAGAAATGATATTGATAACTTCTGTAAAAAGATGATAGTATCAATGGATGAAAAAGATAGAGAGAAAGACAAAAGAGTCAGAGTAGTTTATTTTGAAGAGTTCGATAGAGCAACAAATCAATTACAAGAAGAACTAAAATCATTTATTGAAGAACATTCATCTAGAGTTAGATTTATCGCAACGTGTAATACAATAAGTCAAATTAATGAGCCTATACAGAGCAGATTTAATATAATAGATTTTTCACCAGTAGGACAAGAAGAAACAACAGAACTTAAAAGACAATATGCAAAAAGACTTGTTGATATAATAAATTCAGAGAGTCTTAATATACCAAAAGAAGATGTCAAAGACATTATTATAAAAAGTTTTCCTGACTTTAGAAAAATTTGGCAACATGTACAATACTATCATTTATCTGGTTTTAATATTGCTAAAACAAATATAGCCGATGATAAACTATATGAAATTATATTCAATAATAGTAGTACAGTAGATATATGGGATTATTTACACATCAATTGGTCGGATAAAGTGTCGGTAGGATTTACAAAATTAGGTAGAGAATTTTTCACATGGGTAAAAGTTAGAAAACCTGAATATACGAATAAGTTAGGTGATGCTTTAATAACAATATCTGAATATTCAGATGTTAGATTACCACATGCAATGGATAGCTTCATAACATTTTATGCTCTTGTATGCAAATTACAACAGATTTTTAAATAGTAGAAAAAAGTAGAACAATAAATAGATATATAATATGAGAAGAAAGTACGAGTTAGAAAGAAGTAATGCAATATGGAGTAATATACCATATTTTGAAGATAGAGTAGATGGTAATGACATAACATTATTATGTCGTGAAATATTAGGTATGAGTGATATTGATGCTATAATGCTTTTACAAAGTACTGGACACGATATGAGAATTGTTAAAGAAAATAATGAGGAAATTTCATATACCAAAGAAGTAAATGAAAAAAGAATTAATGTTGCTATAGAAGAGAATGTAGTAACTGGAATTATAGGGATATTTTAAAAAAATAATTATATACAATGAATACATCAGCACTATACAAAGAACAAATGATAAGAGAATATATCATGAAAGTTAATTTCAAAGATAATTTTTCAATAAAACAAATCAAAGAGGATTTAAGAAGAATAATTAAAGAGACTCCTGGTATTGATGTAAAATGGAAAAAAGATGATATAATGAACGAAGTTAAAAGTGGCACTAAAGTTGTAGAAAGTGTTAAGTCTATAAGTGTTGCTATAACAGATGGTGATAATCCTGATGGTACTCCAAAAGTACATTCATTTACATATTTTATTTAAACTTTTACTAATTTTTTAATATCATGTATATGAATATAAAAGTTAATTTAATAATTGATGGTAATTACATGTTGTATAGAAATATATTTTCTCTACACAAAACCAAAACACTTTTTGGAGATTTACTAACTTCACTAGAAGTATCAATAAATAGACACATTAAGCAATACCCTTTCGAAAAAATATATTTAGTTTCTGATACTCGTTCAGCTAGTTGGAGAAAATCAATATATTCTGCATATAAAGAACAAAGAAAGAAAGATGAAAACATTGATTGGGATTTTTGTTTCAATACATTCGATCAATTTAAAGAGGAATTAAAAGAAACAAATAAAAGAGTAACAGTACTACAAAGTGAAGGATTAGAAGGTGATGATTTTATTCATTTTCTAACTAAGAGAGCCAATAAAAAAGGAGAATCAAATGTAATAGTAGCATCCGATGGAGATATAATACAATTGCTGGATTATAGATTAAATCCAACGTGGATTAATATTCAATTAAAAGATGATGCATATCGCCCTAAATTATATGTTCCACAAGGCTATAAATTATTTTTAAGAGAATTAAAAACAGCGGAACAAGATTTATTTAATCTAAATGATAATGATTTATTTTTATCGTATTATAACACATTAACTGATAGATGTCCTGTAGAAGAAGTTGATAGTGAACATAGATTATTTATTAAAATCGTAAGTGGTGATGTAGGAGATAATATAAAATCTATATTAATAACTGAGCAAAAATCTGGCATAAAAAGAGGTATAGGTGAAGCTGGTGCAAATAAAATATGGGAGAGTTATAAATTACACTATCCTAATCAAATTATATTTTCTGAAGATAAATGGATAGATAATTTAATACCTTATGTTGCTGAATATAAGAAAGTAGAATTATCTACTGAAATGGAAGCTCTTATAAAAAACAATGTACAATTTAACAGAAAACTTGTACACTTTGATATTAAACATTATCCAAAGCAAATTTTAGAAAAAGCAAAGGCTATACTATGATTTTAAATCCTAATAATATTGGTATTAATATTTTTAATATTGCTGATGAAATCGTACCTAAGTATTATTATTTAGAAATTGTAGATGGTGTGGAAGAAGGCTCACATGGTTTAAATAATTTTTCAATGCATTTAGCAAGTACTAATGTTAATTTAACAAATAGCGTAATTGGTACAATTGAAGAAATAGAAGAACAATTAAAATATTTCGTATGGGAACATATAAAAAATTTTGAAACAATTACATCATCAGTTAGAGAAATAGTACCACCAATAGAGAGTTCAACAAAAAAATCAATTGGTACATTTCATCATCTTATGCAAATGGCTTATCTTGAAGTTAAACTCAAAGCATCTAAAATAGGATTTGGATATAATAATATAACAAATATTTCTTTACATATTGATGCTAAAGATTATATTTATAATAAATTTGATTTTAATATACATAAATTATTAAATATTAATGTAACTATAAATAATAATTTACCTAGAAATAAAATGATTTTTACCAATGTATCAAATGATACTATATCACATGGTAATGTATGTTTAGTTTATAAAAATATTGATAATGGCAACCAAACTTTTACTACAATGTTTGCTATAATAGCAAAAGATTCAGATATGGTAATATCTGTAGATTTACCAAGTAAAGTATTTAGAAAAAATAAAATAGAAGAATTATTATGAAAGCAGAAGAGTTTAATGAAATGAGAAAAGACCTTATTAAAAAATGTATCCAATTAACAGATACTAAAGGTAAGGATTATACTAAAGGAAATGTAGATATGTTATATGCTTTTAAACACGGTGGAGAATCATTTGATGTAGCACCAGAAAAATATTTAGGATTTGGTTTAAAAAAACACATAGATGCTATTTATCATTATATTAAGACTGATGGTGCTTCGCAATCAGAACCTATTGAAAGTAGAATAACAGATGCAATTAATTATTTAATCTTCTTACAAGGATTGAATAAAGACAAAGAAAATACTAAAGAATAAAAAATGGTAAAGTTTTGTCCAAAATGTGGATCAAATAATATAAAAAATAATGGTGATACCAATGAATATGGTATTAAATTTATTGCCGATGATACAGGAACATCAATTGAATATTTTTCTTCTTGCGCTATATTTTCTTGTATAGAATGTGATAAAGATACTATTATTGAATATGATATTGATTTAGATTTTTAAAACCAACTTTCATAAAATTTAATTATATCTTTTAATAAGTATATAGGTAGTCTATCTGATAAATAGCGTATACCTCTTTTTGCTTTAGTGATATATTCTTTTGGTGTTTTACTGCGTCCTTCATAACCAGTATAAATATCACCATCTATTTCCCCCTCATTTACAAATTCATTGTATGTATCGGACATTCGATGATGTATATCAGGTAACTCACTAGTAGCTTTACCCCAATGTTCAGGATTGTCAGAAAAAGTATTCATAAACTTTTCAATACGTTCTTTATAAGAAGCTCTTAATTTAGATTCTTCAGTTGTATCTTTATTCAATCTGCTTTTATTATTGACAGATTTGAAGTTATTTATATGTTTCATATTATTCATAATACAAAAATACTAATTTTTTACAACATATGCTAATAAAAATGTGGAAAGTTTCACTTTTGATTTAAAAAAAGCTTTAAAATGATTAAATCAACGTTTCAAAAACCTATTCATCATCATTTTTATCTAAAAATTCATCATTAAAAAAATCATACTTAGAATATACACCAAATCTATTTTTAAATATGTTAATAACGCCATGTTCTATTTCACCAGCAATATCAACTTCGTGTTCCCACTCTTTACCACCTCTATAATCACCAGATTTTGTATTTTGTAATACCAATATAAATGCAGTATTGGAATAAATTGTTTTTAATTCTTTAAAATCTTCTATTTCTAATCCTAAATCATTAACAGAATCTAAAATTACAAAAGGATAATCCGTTAAATCTGTAAGTCCCTTAGCGAAGAATAAATTTTCAGGTAATTCAAATTCATCCTCTTCCTCCTTACCCATCATATCTTTTAATTTTTTAACAAGCGTAACAGAGCCAAATTCTTCGGAACTAACATATAAAACTTTTCCTTGTGTGAGTGCTAAATCATGTGCAAATTTTAACAAAAATGTTGATTTCCCCGAAGATGGACGACCGTGTAAAAAAAGCGTAAATGTTTTTGATATATCACCAAGCATTTCTTTATATGGGTAACCTAATTCCAACATATCATCAGAATCAACAGAATTTAACAAATCTTTGGCAGAAATTACTCTATCAGTAATTCTTTTTTCAAACAAATCGAAATTTTTGAAATATTTCATATTGTATATATTATATACAAGTTCTCTAAAAATAAAACTTTTAAGATATAAAATGCTATAATAGGCTAAGAAATAATTAATAAAATATGATTAAATTAGGAATACTCACAGAAATACAAGAAGACACAGATGTTTTATTGGAAGATAATCTATCAAAAAAGATAGTTGTTTATAATGATGATTATAACACATTTCAACATGTAATAAGATGTCTTATTTCTTATTGTAAACACACACCCCACCAGGCAGAGCAATGTGCTATGTTTATTCATGAAAAACAGAAATATGCTGTTAAACATGGCGAATATGATGAATTAAGACCAATTAGAGATGCACTTACTGAAAATGGATTAGATGCTAAAATAGAATAAATTATCCATATAAATTTTGAAATCTTGATTTTTTTATTTATTTTTGTAAGAAGTAATAATAGAATTTCTACAATATTACAATTCCGTTATTTAATAGATTGATAATTAAATACTTATGAAAAAAATATTTATAGTTTTATTAACATTAATTTCAATCACTGTATTTGGGCAAGATAGTATCCCTGAACCAAATCCTATTACATGGGTAGTAGATGATGCTAATGTTCTTAATAAAGATGAAGAAATAAGTCAAATGTTGCTTCAATGGGAAGAACAGTACAACACAGGTGTTGAATATGCTGTAATCACTGTAAAATCTCTTGAAGGATATGACGTTGCATCATATGCAACCGAAGTAGGCTATAGATGGGGTGTCGGTAAAAATGGCTCTAATAATGGTATTGTTATATTAATAGCACCAAACGAACATAAAATATGGGTAGCCACTGGATATGGTATAGAAGCTATTATTACGGATGCTGATGCAAATCATTTATGTAACATTGCATATCCAATAGAAGAATTAAAAGCGGGTGAATTTGATAATGGTACTCTAAAGCTTATTGATTTAATTCATGAAAAAATAGGCAAAATGAGTGAATCCGATAGAGAAGATTGGAGAATTCGTGAAGAAGAAGCTCGTGTATTAGAACAACAAAGACAGACAGAAAAAGCAGCAGAAAATACTAAAAATTTCTTCATATGTTTAGTATTAGCTTTTATTTTAGGCTTTGTAATCTATAAAATTTATAAATTTATTAAAATAAAAAATGAATATAGAAAAATTAAAAATAAAATAAACACTGATATTGAAGCTATTAGAAAATCTAATAAAACTATACCATACAATGATACCGATTTGATTAAAAAATTAGTGTTAGATACAAATAAACTTGAAGAATCTGTTAAAAAATCAAATCCTCTAAAAATAAATCACATACAACAACAAACATTTGAATTAAAAAAGGAATATACGGAAGTTGCCATTAATTATAATAAAATATGTAGTTTAATTGATATTAAACATATAATGGAAGTTGATGTCAATTCCATGATAGATTATCTATCTAAATGGACTACGCATCCTAATGTTTTACCAATGCTTACTAATTTGCAAAGTATGGTAGGAAATATTAAATTAAATACTACTATAACATATAGCTACGATAATATAAAAACGAGATATACCGAAGTAAAAAATGATATAAATGTGAGATTAGATATAGAGTCTGGTATGGATTTGTCTAAATATATTAAAATGAATGATAAAGCCAAAGTTATTTCAAGAGATTTATCATTAAATTTTATTGGTTCTGATATAATTATTGAAGAGTCTAAAAATGTTTTGTCTAAAATTGATAATTACAAAAATAATGGAGATTTAGAAAAAAATTGGACTATAGTAAGAGAACTGTGGTTGTCTACAGTTAAGAAGCTCAATGATTATTATACTAAAGCAAATACTATATTAACTATTGAAAGCGATTATAAAACAGCATTAAAAAATATCCCTAGTAGAGCATCTAATGTTGCGTGTACAGTAATAGATTGTTCAAATAAAATTACTAATAGTGGTGTTAGTTCAATGTCAAAAAATTGCTACGAATCTTTTTTAACTAAATGGGAAAAAACAAGAAAGAATGCTGATGGGTTAGCTACATTAGATGCTATTAAATTATCATCAACACTCTTCACTTTACACAATGATATAAAAGATATATTGAGCAAAATAGAAAGAGAACATAAAAATCACGTTGCTAGTCAACAAAGTGTAAGTTCGAGTTATAGCTATTCAAATAACAACAGTGGAAATATTTCTGGGGGTAGTAGTGGAGGCAATAGTTATGGTGGCGGAGAATTTGGTGGCGGTGGTGGTGGAAAAACATGGTAAAAATAAAGGGATTCGAAAGAATCCTTTTATTTTTTATTCCTTATAAATCTAAAGTAAATAAAAGATACTGATGATACTATACAAAATACAAGTCCAAACCATACTCCCGACGAAGGTTCTTTTATAAGCTCTATTATTAAAAGAAATATAAAAAGTGCCATCATAATTAAGAAAAGTAAGTCAAATATTTTTGCAATGAAATCAAATGCTTTGTTACAAAAATTAATGAATTTTTTCATAATTATTCTTTTATTTTTATATATTAATTAAACATTTTTGATTTTTTTGTAATAATATAAAAATGTGTTGATATATGGCATATGAATTAGTACAGGATTTCCAGTACATTAATGATAAGAAACAAATTCTAACTCTTCCCAAAGGAACTAAAGTTGATAACGAAAAAGAAGGCTTCTTTATTTTTAAAGTGAGGGGTAAAACATTAAGTCTAGAAAAAGATTTAGTAACAAATAACCCTGAATTTTTTAAGAAAACTGATTGGGTGATTGATTTGGCTGAAATTTTAAAAAAGAATAAAAAGGCTACTTCACCTAGACTTGCTAAAATAGTAGGAGATTATGTTACTGATAATGTTATGAAAGGGCAGACTTTAGTATCTGAGCAAGTATTACACACGATGTTAGAAGCTTGTAGAATACAATATTATTCAATTAAAGACGAATCTTTTTTAGAGCCAATAAAAATTCTTGGTTGGAGTTATAACGAAAGAGGTGTATATCCACCACTTGTAAGATAAGAAATTAATTATAACAAAATGATTTTGAAGAAGATAATGCTAATGATTTTAAGTTTCCATTTAAATCTACATGCACATTCTTCTCAATATTTCTATAAATAGTAAGCCATTTATCATGAATGTTATTCACTAATTGTATAGCTTTTTCTTCATCTTCTATTTTAAATGTGTTTCCAACACGCTTACCAGCAAACTCACTATTTCCAATAGGAGTAGCTACTACAATGTATAACGTGTTCGATGCATAGTTTAATACAATATTAATTATATTTTTTCCTAAAGTTTTAGTGTAAATTATTTTATCTACCATATAAATTTGTATTATAGTACAAAGGTATGCATTTTTTATGAGAAATACAATATCACATAAAAAAAATTTAAGAAATTAATATATAATATTATGGATTTTGAAAAGAGTTATAATTATGATGATGTTTTTTTAAGAAGTGCAACAGTTTCTTTAATTTCACAACTTCACAATAGATTAAGATGGTATAATACATTTGAAGATAAAAAAGTATTAGTTTCTATACCATTTCAATACTCATTGGTTGGAGATGAAAGATATTTAATGGATGCTTTCATGGATGATACTTATGGAACACGTCCAGAATTAAATATAGAACAATTACAAAGAGCTATTGTATTATTAACTTCAAGAAGTACCAAAACCGCAGAATTTGCTAATCCAAATGTTCCTATACAAGTATATAAAGAAATTGATGGTCAATTACAAAAGGTTACTATCCAAAATCAACGTATACTACCTTTAAAATTAACTTATGATATAACTATAAAATTATCAACTGAAGCAGAAATGTTTAAATGTGAACAAGCTATATGGAATACATTATATCCTTATAAATATTTTAATTTTGAGTGGAATTATTATAGAATAGATTGTACGATGTCTATTCCAGATTCAGTTAGTGCTGAAATACCAAGAGAAATACAAGGGTTTTCGGGAGAAGATAAAAAAACTATAAAATTATCTATTGATGTTAATACATTTTATCCGATAGAACCCGTACAAGCACCAATTTCATCATCAAGAAAGAAAGTAGAATTTAGGGGTTCTATGTGGGAATTAAGAAAACAAAATAGAGAAAGAAAGTGGCTTGGTGGTACAAGTTTTGATTAAAATATAACAAAAAATCGATTTTTTACAGAATTTGGTTTTTATATATAATAAAAAATAATATATCAGAAAATGATAAATAATAGCAAATTAGTTTTAGAATTATTCAACTACAAAAAAAGCTTATCACACGATCAAGCTGATGTAGAAAGAGTGGTGAATTATCATTTGGGATTATTCAACTGTGATGAAACAGGTAAAACACCTTCTCAAAAACAGATTATTTCATCTTTATCAGAAGGATTAAAGAAATTTTCATATGATGAAACTGTGAAAGCATTAGTAGAAAGTGTTAGTGCTGCTATAGGTGATGAAGAATTGTTCTACGAACTAGATGATTTATATCGTGCATTGGAAAATGCAAATCAGGGTATGATTTATAGACACCCTATGCAAGTTATTCTTAATATTATCAACGAAGGTGATGATAGAGATAAGCAAATTAAAATTCTTAATGAGTTATCACAATATACTTGGATTCGACAAGTTAAAAACTTCATGTTTAAATATACAACTAAGCCATCAGATAGAGCTAATCTTTCTAGTGCAGGTGGAAGAACACAAGAAGTATATTCAGTTGTTGAAAAAGTTCAAGATGGTTTCTTAACTTTTGTTGGAGATAAATGGTTTCATTTAACTGAAAAATCTATTGAACCTTCAACACCTTCTAATCACATCAGTGATACAGGATTGTTATTACAATTGACTATGCTTGAAAAAGCTTTAAGAATTGGCGATATCGATGGTGATCAAATAAATTTCCAAATTGAAGAAGGTTTATCTTTAGGTGTATCATTCAAAAATGGTGATTTGTTCTTAAATGGTGAGAAATGTGATAAAGCAACTACACTGGAATCTATATTTAGTTCTCCTATAATTCCTTATATGAGACATGATATGTATCCAGTTATTTTTAACTGTGTAAATGGTTTGGATAAATTCGTAGAATTAGATATTGTACAAAAAGTTTCTAATATCACTAATCCATTCTTAGAATGCTTTGCATTCAATTATAAGGATGCAATGTATGTTTATTCAATGGATAAAAGATTTGGTAATACATTCTATGAATATGATTCAGCTACTATGCTTTGTAATGAAATGAATAATCAATTAGGATTTGATATGTCAGATTTCTTTAAAAACAAATTTAGCAAAGAAGTACAAGTTAGACATGATTTGGAAAGAAGAGAAAAAGTTGTTTTAACTAAAATATCAGAAATTAATGAGAATATCACTAAACTTGAATATAGTGGATTATTAGAAATAAACGAGCAAGTTAAAGGTGCTTATGTTGCTTTAAAATCAGAAAAATCAGAATTAGAACAAGAACATATTACAATTAAAGAAGCTTTCTTGGGAAATAAAAATTTGAAATAATTAATATCTTTAAAGAAATAAAAAGGGTAACTATTAAGTTACCCTTTTTATTGTTTATTTATAATGGTATTCCCATCTAACTTGTCCACATCCAAATATTCTATAATAACCTCTTTCGTGCATAATTTCTACCTCTGTTTTATTTGGATCAAATCCTTCTTTTATTAAATTATCTTTTCTAAATTTCCATCTATGTTCTCTTTTTTTATCAACCACCCAAAAATAATTTGGTTTCGATAAATGTTTATATTCAAATCCTAACATTTCATACATCTTACCATCAAATAAAGATAATTCGGAATATGATAATATGTACCCTTCTTCTACTTTATAGTTATTAATGAAGTATTTGAATAATTTAGAAGAAGCACCAACAACATTAGTATTAATTTTATTACAAAATCTAATCAATTCAAACTCCTTTTTACCATTAGTATATCTGTATCCAAATGTCATTAGGCTAACTAATTCATTTTCGAAGTATAAACCTAATTTATAAGTACTCTTACAACCGCCTTGAATGTGATTATCATCTAAAAATTTTATTGCATCATTAGATTGAACTCCTTTAATTTCACATTTTCTTCCAAAAATTCTATTTTCTATTTTATTCAATTTATTTAGAATAATAGATTTTACTATATCTTTTTTATGAATCCAATCATCTTCAAATATATGAAGTAAATTAATATTTTTTTCTTTGCATAAAAGAGATTTGTTTAAATGATATTTTTCACTTTTATATATTTCAGAATGCCAATAGACACCATTAAATTCAATAGCCAAATTATGTGTTGGTATATAAATATCCAAATGTTCTTTTGAATTTTCAAAAAAATCTTTATTATTATAAATAAAATCAATATTATGCTCTTCTAAAAAATGTTTTATTTCAATTTGTTGAGAAGAATCATCCGAATTAATTGGATTACATATAGTACAAATCATACCAGATTCATCTCTTTCTCTATCATAAATATTTTTTCTTGTTATTTCAAATGTATGTTCCTTACTTATATGTTTACAAACAAACATATTATCTGAATATTCGATAAATTCTATATCTGGTAAATTAAGTTCTTTATATTTTAAAAGAGTTTTTTCATTTTTATTTTTATGCTCTGAATATGAAGGAACACAAATTTTACAAAAATTACTAAAATCACGTCTCTGTAATATTGTATAATATTTGACAGTGCTTATATTTTTACATTTATTACATAATATTTCAACATTATCTTCAGTATGATCATAATTTAATAAGGTGCATTTATCTTTTAAAATTGATATTATTTTATTTTTAGTTTTATCAACAGTTGTATCTATCTTTTTTTTAATTCTTTTATCTATATTATCTTTAAATGATAATGGGTGCATACCCCAATTTAATTTAAATGTATTATCACGTTTTTGTTTAACTTCATCGTTTAATAGCGGATATTCAGTACCATACTTTATAATATTAGTTTGTTTTGTTTTATTTTGAACATCAACATTTTTAGCAATATTATCTACACCATATTTAGCTAAATTTGTTTGTTTTCTTTTTTCGTTAGATTCGGTACAATCTTGATTATTTTTTGTATCACTTATTTTTTCTTTAATATTATTTAATTTAGCAATATTATCTACACCATATTTTTCTTTAACGGTATTTAATATTTTCTCTCTTACTTCTTTTTTTGCGAAAGGTGTAGTAAAACCATAAGTTTTTAACATTGTTTCTTGTTTCTTCTTAATGTTAACTGGATCTCTACTTGAACAGGTACTAGTGCAATACGTGTTATATTTTCCTAACATATACTTAACACTATTTTTGCACATTTTACATTTAATCGGACAATTAATATCAGATATAATATTAAATATCATTTGACCAAATTGAATGCCATCAAAATTTTTATTGTAATCTAATACATGTAAATATAATATAGGAAACCATTTTTTAATATAAGTCTCTGTTCTTTTACCTTTAGATAATTTTAAAATTTCTTCTTTAATGGTCATTGATATAGGTTTACATCATTAAACGTTAATTTGTTCATTTTGTTTTAAAAAGTATAAAATTAAATATTATACATACCATCACCTTCATTTGAACTGTGTAATGAAATCATTCTCACATCACCATCAGGATCACCTTTATATTTATGCAACTCGTTAAATCCCCTGGCAATACCTCTCTTAAATACTTCGGTAAAATAGGCGAAAGCGTTAGTAGATTTACTAACGTCGAAATTATGCCAATTTGAAAACATCACTAATAATCCAGTTTGTAAACAATCCTCTCTATCTATAGGATTGTAATATCTCATTTTTTTAATGGTTTTATTTGCCAATAGAATCATCATTTGTTGAGCTTTATAAGTCAATTCTTTTTGTTCTTTAGAAATTAAAATTTCTACAACAAAATCTTTGTTCTTTAAATACACCGATTTCTCATCTTTTTTTGGTTTTAAGCTTTCGTACATCTATTGTATGTTATTTTTTTGAAAAGTTTGAAAATATTACTTTTTTTATATAGCAAAAAAGTATATACCTGTTCACTAATCTATTATATATAATTGAAATATAATTATTTTGATATGGCATATCACGCAAGGCCCAATAAACCAAATCAGTATAAACAGGGCTATTTCGCGCCGCAGAACGTATCGAAGTATATTTCAAATCTTCAACAAATAGTATATAGATCTTCATTGGAATATAAATTCTGCATTTATGCGGATAAGTCAGATAAAGTAGTAAGATGGGGATCTGAAGTAATTTCAATACCGTATAAAAACATAGAGTTTGATAATTATGGAAATCAAAAAATGGTAGAAAGAACATATCACGTTGACTTTTATATGGAAGTTAAAAGCCTGAAAGATCCAGACTTAATAGAGAGATGGGTGATAGAAGTAAAGCCTGATGTAGAATACCAACGAGTAATTAATGGTATACCACCAGAAAAACCAGAAAAAACAACACCAAAAAGTTTAAAAAATTGGGAATACGCATTAAAAGAATATATTAAAAATAAACAGAAGTGGACATTCGCTAAAGAATGGTGTAGACAAAGAGGTATGTTTTTCTTTGTATTCACAGAAAAAACAATAAGTACACTATTTAAATAATGAGCTTACTAGAAAAATATGTTAAACTTAAGAAGTTAAAAGATTACGTTAAAGTTTCTAATGAATGGTTCAATAAAAATTTATTAAAACCAAATTTAGAATTTAGAGAAGTTTCTCCAAATTATATAAGAATAGGGGGATTTTACTTTTTTGATTATGATCCAGGTAAAATAAATAAGTCTACTAAAATAGAACAAAAATCAATAGTTTTTATTGTTGATTACAAACCTCTAATTAATAGTAAAATAATAAGAGCTATTAATTTTAATTTTCTTCCTTCTGAAATAAGAAAGATATTTTTTTTAAAGGTATTAGGTAATACAAAATATGATGGATTATTTAATAATAATGATAATAAAAAAGATTGGTTAGACGAACTTCCATTTACTGGTATATCAGAAGATAAAATAATAAGAGCATTTATAGAAATATTTGGTACTGAGGGCGGTTTATTGTATTCAAAGAGTATACGATCATATCATTTAGATTTATTATTAAAAATATATGGTATATCAACTAAAAATTTAGATAAACTAATTTCATTAGATGTAAAACCAATTTCTGGTATGGATGATGAAGGAATACTTAAAGTTCTTAGAGGAAAATTAAAGAATGAAGGTGTAGAAAATTTACAGAAAGAACTCTATCAAGTTAAATCAAACTACGAAGAAATATTAAAAGACTTACAAGAAAGATTCAAAAATTTAGAGAAAAAATTTGGAAAAATATAGGAAGAATGTGTTTTTAATATATAAAGTAGAAAAAAGTAGAAAGTAAAAATGGCTTCGTACAATGTTAATAAAGACGATGGTTTAAATAATAACGGTAGGAAATTTTTTAATAAATTATTAAGAAATATGCCTTCTTGGGGACAGAATTTTGATGATATGTTAATTAAAAATTCAGTCGCTATAGGTTTGAATCAAATACCAATGACAAATAATGGTGATGCGAGAAATATGTATGACTTCTTTTCAAGTAATGCATCATCAAATTTATTTAATAAGAAATCTATTTCATATTTGGATGTATCATATCCACAGAAAAGACAAATATTGAGAGAGTATTCTAGAAAGGATGAGATAAGAGATTTTGTTACCATGATTTCAGATGAGTCCGTTGTATACGATGAAAATACAAAATTTTTAATACCCATAGGATTATCAGAAGAATTTAGCGAAAACATTAAAAAGAAATATTTAGAAAACTTCGATTCTATATACAATCGTTTTGGATTTTCTGAAGGTATTAATGCTTGGAATTATTTCAAAAAGCTTTTGGTAGATGGGTATTTAGCATTTGAGATAGTGTATGATGATAAACAGAGAGAAATTATTGGATTTAAAGAACTTGATACTACTACTTTAGTACCAGGTGTTGATCCAATGTCAGCAGAAAGAATATGGATACAATATCCAGAAAGCCCTGAATATAGAACTATATTACTCGATTCTCAGATAATATACATTTCGTATTCAACTGGACTAGAGTATTCGGAAACTTCATATGTTGAAAATTTGATAAGACCTTATAATCAATTAAAACTTCTTGAACAAACAAGAATCATGTTTAATATTGTGAATGCTATGTCATATAAACAATTTACTATACCAGTTGGTGGATTATCTAAACAAATGGCAGAAGAACAAATTGCTAAACTTATAGCTAACTATAAAGATGAAATTACATGGGATGACCAAATGGGTACTGTCCAAATTAATGGATCACCACATATACCATATTCAAAAGAATATTGGTTTCCTGAAGGAGAAGGTGGAACACCAAAAGTAGAAATAGTAAAACAAGAGGGACATAATCTTAATGAAAATGATATGTTAACTTGGTTTTTTAATGCTTTAAAAAGATCTAGTAAAATACCATTCACTCGCTTTGATAAAAATAATGGTGGTGGAAATGTATTTTCCGATCAAAATGATGTATCAAGAGATGAAGTGTCTTTCTATAATTTTGTATCGAGATTGAGAGCTATCTTTAAAGAAATATTATTAAAGCCTTGGAAAATAAAAATGATTCTTGATTTTCCTGAATTAAAAGATGATGAGAATTTTTTAAATTCTATAAATGCCGAATTTAATGGTGTAAACTTATTTCATGAGTGGAAAAAATTAACAAACCTTTCTAAACGTTCTGAAATTTTAGGTAGTTTATCGTCAAGTATTCTAGATTCGGAAGGTAAACCATATTTCCATATAGAATGGCTTGTTAGAGAAATTCTTAAACTTGATGAAGAAACCATTGAAGAAAACGATAGATGGAAGAAAGCATCAGCATCGGGTACAGCTATCCCTCCAGAAGGTGGTGGAGTTGGACCTGGACCATCAGAATTTGGTGGTGGTGCAAATGAATTTAGTCCTGCTCCAGAAGCATCACCAATTGAAACTCCTGCTCCAGCAGAGACTCCAACTACACCAGAAGCACCTGCACCAGAAGGCGGTGAAACTAATTTTGATTTTTAAAATAAAAAAGGGAGTTTTTAACTCCCTTTTTTATTCCATATGTATATTTTACTACCCGAATCATATACTCTAAATATTTTTCTATCTAACATAATTTGGTGTTCTGTTTTAGATTTGTCGAATCCTTCTTTAACTAATTTATGTTTTTGAAATAGAAATCTATTCTGCCTCATACCATCTATAATATAATAATAATTTTCTTTGGTATTATGCAAAAAGTTAAAACCTATTTTATCGTATAAATCACCATTACTCCAACTTCTATCGGCACAACTTAATATCTCTAATGGATCATACGTTTTTACAAAATATGTAAATAATTTAGATGCTGCGCCAATTACGGAAGTATTTATTTTATTACAAAATCTTGTCAATTCATAAGAATTAGCTTTCTTTTTATGATTTAAATTTTTTCGATATGAGCCAAAAGACATTAAAGAAACTAATTCATTATTATAAAATAATCCGACATTATATTTAGATGCCATTATATTTCCTTGAATATGATTTAGTGAATAAAAAATATTAGCATCTTTATTATTTATATTCATTATAATGCATTTTCTAGCCCATATTCTATTGGATTTATTTAGTAAATTTAAAATTCTAGATTTAACTATATCTTTTCTATAAATCCAATCATCCCCCCATATATGTATTAGTTTAATTCCTTTTTTTAAGCAATTGTTTGTTTTTTCCATATGATACTTATTATTGTAATATTTTTCACAGTGCCAATACAAACCATTATGCTCAAATGCTAAATTTAGTTCTGGTAAATAAATATCCAATTCTTTACCATCCAAGATAGATTTATTTAACCTTATAATAGTACCATTATAATTTTCTTTAATAAATTCATATATTGCTGTTTCTGGAGTAGATTTAAAGCTATTTAATGGGGTACATATTAAACACTGTTCAACATTATTAGATTTTCTATTTGATATGGTTTTGGTTCTAGTATCAAAACTATGATTACATTTATTACTAATTACTGATATAATGTCTGTTTCATCATCGTAATTTATTAAAGATAAATTGCAAGATTCTAATAATTTAATTCTATTTAATTTGTGATATGTGGATTTTCTAACTTTATTTTTAAGTTTTTTATCTATCCAATTTTTTTTAGTTTTATTGCTAATTTTATCTTTTATTATTTTAGATTGTGATACATTAAACTGACCATATTTAATCAGACAAGTATCCTCTCTCTTTTTATTAATGTCGTCTTGATTTAATTTACTTTTACTTACTTCAATCTTTTCTTTAATAATATTACATTTGGATGGATTATCAACACCTAATGTTTCTATTAATGTTTTTTTTATTTTTTCTTGTATTTCTTTTGATTGAAATGGGTTTTTTACACCGTATTTAGCTAAATTAGTTTTCTCAACTTTGTCCCTCCACTCTTTATCGTTTGATTTACATTTATTAGAACAATATTTTCTATATCCTCTAAATATGGATTCGTATGTAGGTTTATTGTTACAATAGTCCTTAGAACATTTAATAGGTTCTAATTTGTTTATATAATGATAGAACACCTCACCGAAAGAATATCCATCGAAGTTATATTTTTTTTTATATACCATTAATGAATCATAAATTTCTGTTTTCTTTATGAAATTTTCATTCATTTTTCTACTCGTATCACTTAATATTTCTTTTATTAAATCTTCAATCATTTTATTTATAGATATTTTATACAAAAAGTTTAAAAAATGGAAAAAAGACATATATCTAAATAAATATATAAATAAAATAAAAAAACATTCAATGAAGCCAGTTTTAATTATTGAGAATTCAAATGAAAGGTTAAAGGTAAATGAAAGTGCTACAGTATCCACAGGACATAGTAGAGTAGTGTTAGAAGGTATTTTTACTGAATTTGATATTAAGAATAGAAATGAAAGAATTTATACTTCTACCGAATTTGTACCACATGTACACGAAATGATGGAGAGAAAAAATTGGGGTGTTATATACGGCGAATTTGACCATCCCGATGTGTTTGATATTTCAATGAAATATGTCTCACATACGATAGAAAGCGCATCTTTTAATAAAGATAAAAATAGAATTGATGGTGAAATTAGATTACTAAATACTCAATGGGGTAAAGAAGCTAAAGCAATCATCGATGATGGATGCCCACTTTTCGTAAGTTCAAGAGCTGCTGGAGTTACTGAATCTAACGGTCTAGTGAAATTAAAAAAATTATTTACATATGACATAGTTGCTGATCCAGGATTCGTATCAGCAAAAATGAGCATTAAAAGCTTAAACGAAAGTTGTGGCTTTACAAATGATACAAATTTCAAAATTTATGAAGCTGATAAAGATTCTATCGGTAAGTTAACCGATAAATTCGACAAAGCTTCTAATACTAAGATTTTTGATTTAAGTGATACCGAAAAAACAAATGAACTATTTAATATGAATAAAAAAGATTTTGTAACCAAAAAACAATTAGCTGATTACTCAAACTATCTAACAAGTGAAATTAGCAAAATAGAAACTATAATTACATCTCAAATTAAAGAGAGTAAGAGTGTTGAAAACAAAGGCGATATTGAAAAATTAGCTAACTATTTAGAAGAAGTACATAAGCAACAATCAAGTGTTATTAAATATCTTGATTATTTAGCTGAGAAAGTTTCTGTTTCTATTAACAAAGGCGAAAAACTTGAAGAGAAAACTAATAAGATTGTTGAATATTCTAATTATTTGGCAGAAAGTTTAGATAAATCAATTGATTACTCAAATTACATCGCAGAACAATTAGATAAGTCTATCGAATACTCTGAATATGTTGCAGAAAGTTTAGATAAATCAATTGATTATTCTAATTATTTAGCTGAAAGTTTAGATAAGAATATTGCTTACTCTGAATATATCGCTGAGAATTTAGATAAGAATATTGCGTATTCAGAATACATTGCAGAAGCGTTGGATAAAAACATAGCATACTCAGAATACATTGCTGAACATCTTGATGCTAACATCGGATATACTGAATATTTAGCAGAAAATTTAGATGCTAACATCGGATATGGTGAGTATTTAGCAGAAAGTATAGACAGTGCAATTAACTATTCCGAATATGTTGCTGAATGTGCAGATAAAACAATGTCATATGCTAACATGATTGCTGAGAAATTTAATTCTGCAAGTGGTTCAATTCTTACGGAATCAATTCTTACAGCAAAAGAATTTTTAGTTTCTGAAAAAAATGTTGAGCCTCTTAAAAAACTTAATGAAAGTTTAGTAGATGCACCAACAAGTCAAACTGATGTAGCAGAAGATGGTACTGAGGATGAAGAAAATGCTATGTCTAAAACTACTGAAGAGGATGAAGAAGAAGAAAAATCTGAAATTAAAAATGAAAAATATACCGAAGGGGAAATAACATCTAAGATAGATATATTAATCGAAGAAGCTAAGAAAAGAGAAGCTTCTAAGGATAAGAAACCAGCGTTTTTCGCATTTCTTACTCCGCAAGACATAGAGACATTTGAGTCTCTATCTGATGAAGATCAGGAAAAATCAAAAGTAGCACTTAACGAGTCTGTTGGATACTACTCAAATCGTGATGTGTTGAACATCATTAAACAAGCGATTGAGATTGATAAACCATCAAATGAACAAGTTTTACTTGAGGTAATGCCAGAAGATATTAAGCCTATCTGGGAATCATTAGAAGTTTCTGGTAAGAAATCAATATTGGCGCAAGCGAGATATTATGACTTATCAACTGATGATTTAAAAAATTACTTCTGGACAACCAGAAAATTCAACAAGTCTTTGAATGAAAACAAAGCAAATTTAATCGAAACTTCTAATCCTTTGGAATCAACTGAAAGATTAAGCGAAGAACAGATAAATTTCTTTACAAATAGATTTAAAGGCATTTAATTAGAAAGTGGAAAAAAGCCACTTTTCAAAAAAAATATATAAAAAAAATAAGAAAAATAACTATGATTAATATCAATAAAAAGAAAGTTATGGATAAATGGTCTCCAATTTTGGAGAAAATGAATATCCAAGATCCTACAAGAAGAGAGTGGATGTCTGAGTACGCTGAGTACCACCAAATCCATGAAAACGTAGGTTATGTAAACAATGGTTTACTTAATGGTATGGGTCCTGTAACAACTCCAGGAAATCCAGGAACACCAGGTGTTCCAAGTGCGGGTGGTTCAGGAGATTTGGGTCAAGCATTGTTGCCTGTAGCTATGAAAGTAGCTGGTCAGACAATCGGTTTGGACTTAGTTGCTGTAAAACCTACACCAGGTCCAGTAATCGACTTAATGTATGTTGATTACAAATATGATGATGTAAATACTGACGAAGCTAACCCAGTTATATTCAAAGTTAATGCTACTCAAGTTGCAGCTTTGTCTGCTGAAATTAGAGCATTCTTTGCATCAGCAGGTGTTAAAGAAACTCAAGGTGGTTTAACTAAAAGATTGTTCTTTAACTTACCAGTAAACAGCTCACCATCAAGAGCAGCAGGTAACAGAACTGACGTAGTAACTGTTCCACTTCCTTCTGATTCTAAAGAAGGTGTTGTTGAATTCTTAGGTTTCTCAAGAATTGACGGACTTCCAATGTTCGCAGCTTACAGACAAGCTAACCAAATTGGAGCAATGAACTCTTGGTCATTCAAAAATACTAAGAATACATTTGCTGAATTAGAAACAGTTGTTGCAGCGTTCAGTTTAGCTAACGGTACATCAGGTGGTGTTTACATCAATGCTAACTTCCAAATCGGAGATTTGTCAGGTGTAACTATTTCATTAGTATCTGCGCTTGAAGATCATATCCCAGGATTTGTTGCTAACGGTAACAAAGGTGCTATGACAAGACAAGAAGACGAAGCATTCTATCCAGGAATTATCGCTCCAAATGTTACTACTAAAAGAGTACAAGTTGGTACAATTGAAGTATCATCAGCTTTGAAAAGAACTGAGATTGAAGATATTAAAGCTCAAACAGGTATTGACATCGTTCAAAAACTTGAAGCAGTTTTAGTAAATGAATTGTCTCAAACAATTTCAAAAGAAATCGTTTATAGAGTATTCTCAATGGGTGATTTGAACAGACAAGCTGCTCCTGGTTATTCATCAGGTACAACTATCTTTGACTTTGACGTAGCCGCACACTTAGCAGCTTTCGGTGCTAACGCAGGTAGTGGTGAAACTACTCAATCTTTACAAAGAAAGCTTATCACTAAAGTGAAAAACGCTTCTGGATTTATTTCAACAGAAGGTAGAATTGGGCCCGCTACATATCTTGTAACTAACCACACTTTAGCTGCTGTATTAACAGAAGGTTCTAATTACAGCTTGAATCCAGTTGATTCTTCTGTCAACGGAAGCGGTCAATTGTACCCAATGGGTAAAGTTGCAGGTATGACTGTATATGTAGATCCATTCATGAAGTATGACGACAAGAGAATCTTGTTGGGTAGAAAAAATAATCCTGATCAACCAGGTATCATTTTCGTACCATACTTAATGGCGCAATCAATTAGCTTAATTAGTGAAGCTACTTGGGCTCCTAGAATGTTGTTAAGATCTAGATATGCGGTAACTGAGGTAGGTTTCTTCCCTCACAAGCAGTATATGACTATTAATGTAATAGATGCAAGCAATATGTTGAACTAATCTATACATAAATTAATAAATAAAAAAACCTCTTTATTGAGGTTTTTTTATTTTATAAACTTTTCAATATTAATTATTCTTTTTATATTTTATTTTGCAGTTATTTCGATATAGTTCTTTAAGATTAGATATTCTTTTATCAAGCATCACAATTTCAACACGACATCTTCTTGCTCTTGCTTTATCAAGAAAATCTAATTTATATTTACGCATTATTTTAGAATGTAATATATACCATTCATTTTTTGTTTCTACTAATAGACTTATCTTATTAATAATACTATCGTCTCTTTTCATATAAAGAATAAATATAATAAAATTTATAAATAAAAACAAATTATTCTTCTATTATCTGACTTGTAATATTTTTTTCTATTTTTAGTACTCTATCGAAGCAACTTTTCTCTAAAAGAGCGTGATGAATAAGAAATGTATTAATATTAAATTCTCTTGCAAATTCTTTCAAAAGCTTTAAAATATCATAAATCCCTTGAATATCAATAGAACTGAATACCTCATCTAAAAATAGAAGATTTATGTGTTTTTTCATTCTTATTAGTTTTAAATATGCTAACATAATAGCAATATTTACTTTCTTAGTTTCACCAGTTGATAAAGTATCTGGATCAATTTCTTGTCCCAAAATCTTTATTTCAGCAGAGAATTGATCGTCTAATTGTACAGAAAAATTCATACCCATAGTTTCAAGGTTTTCTTTAATGAAATGATTTATGGGCTTAACTATTTTTGAAATTATTGATTTCTTAATCCCATCTTCTGAAAACATTTTATCTAATTGATTTAATAAATCTGATGTATGTTTCATTTTAACTAAATTATCTTCACTATTTTCTTTTCTTTTTTCTATTTTTTCAATAGTATTGATCATCTCATTTATAGACGCTGTTTCTTCTGCATTATCTTCTTGTAGTGAAGATAATTTAGTTTTTAGTTGTGAAAGATATGCTTTTAATTCACCAAATGTTTGATTAGTATTTCTAATGATAGTTACCAATGTAGATTTCTTTGTTTCTAAACTAACATACTCTTTAGATAGTTCATCTCTAACTTCTTTTAATTTAGATATTGATTCAACAGTTTCGTGTTTAAAAGAAAGATGTATATCAGTAGATAAATCTGATTCACAAGTGTGACATTTACCAGCACTAATAAGTTTTACTTTTTCTTGTTTAGTTCTTATTTGATAGTCTAATTCATTAATCTTTTGAGAAATTTCTCTTATTTTAACACTAATTTCAACTTCTTTTTGTGTGCCTTTATCCAATCTATCTTTTAAAGTATCAAACTCTGTTTTTTTATCAAACATTTGATTCTTTATTTCTTCTCTTTCTTTATCAATATTTACCTTAGAAGCCTCTTTAATTTTATTAACACCTTCTTTAAAAGAATCTAAATTAGATTGATATGTAGAAATCTCTCTCAGAAATATCTCTTCTTCATGTTTAGTTTGTTTCTTTTTTTCTTTAAGAATTTTACTTAATTCATTTATCATTTCAAGATTAAATAATTTATCAAGTAGCATGCGTTTTTCATCAGGTGAAAGAACCATGAAATTTTTAAAATCATTAATAGACATTGATATAAATGACTTAAATGTTTCAATATCTACGCCTACTATTTCTTCAATTTTTTGTTGAATATTTGCTTTACCTGCTCTATCGTATTTTTGGCCATCGATATATAATTCTAATTTAGAACTTGAACGGATAATTTTTATATTACTTGATGAAATATCGAATTCTATTTCGACCAACATATCACCATTATAACGATTAGGTAAACAATCACTAGTGACATATTTTTTCTTTTTACCTCTCACTTTACCATATAATGCGAAATCAATAGATTCTAAAGTGCTAGACTTACCCCCCCCATTAATTCCGTGTAATAGTATCAATTCACCTTTAGTAGGGTTCAATACTATTTCATTGATATTATTACCAAAGCTTTTGAAATTCTTTATTTTTATATTCTTAACTATCATGTATATAGAGTTACATCAATTTACTATTATAGATGAAACTAATAACTAGTTTAAGACATATTAAAAATTTTTATAAGTCTATTTCTTCTTTTTATAACATCTTCTTTTTGTGATTTAAACATAGCATCACTAAATCCAGGATTCGCCACAAAATCGTAGACAAAAGGAGTCCATGTTACTCGTAATTTTCTTACTGTATTATTTTTAGTTTCCATTTAAAAAAGTTTCAAATATTTCTTCTTTACTAGCTAATATAGAATCTATATCAACAATTAATTCATTTATAAATGGTAAATCGTTCGAATCGCTTATTCCAAACAATTTTAAAAAATTGTCATCTGTTTCTAATAAATATTTACCATCAGGGTGTATCCAATAAATAGATTCAAAACTAAAATCATCTTCAACAGTTAGACTTATAGCTATAGATACACCACCATTTAATTCTCCGATATAATCAATTAATGAAGTTTTTATAGTTATCTCTCCCATAAATTATTATATGGAATAAAACATTTTAGTTTTGAAATTATATAATAGTTATATGGAAATAGTAGTCAGAAAAATATCTTACAAGAAGATTGTGTTGAAATATCATGTTAATATAACATCCAATGATGGTACATTAACAATAAAAAAAGATTATAATTTAAAAATAACTTGTGAATACAAAGATAATTGTTTCTCTGCTTGTAATTTACAAAGATTAAATAATCCTATAAGAACTTTAAGTAGAGTATATGCAATAAAAATGATAGATATTAATTTTTTATGGAAAAAAGTAGAAATTATTATACCTGAATTTGGAAAACAGTCTATTAATATTCCGACAAATATTGTTTTTAAACTTCCAAAGTCTAAAATTAGGGATGAAAAAATAAAAATATTATTAGATTAGCAATAAGAATGTATTTATAGGGAAACTATTTTTCCTTATAAATAGAACATGTATCTTAAAAGTGCTTTTAATTATACAGGAGCTAAATATCCTATTTTAGAACAAATATTTACACATTTTCCTAATGATGTTGAAATTTTCTATGATGTTTTTTGTGGTGGTGGATCAGTATTTATTAACTCTAACTATCAAAATATAGTAGCAAATGATGTTATAAAGCCTCTAATTGATTTTTATAAAGAGTTGAAGGTAAATGATTGGGAAACTATTTTAACTAATCTAAAGCCTTTTATATTAGATAAATCTGATAAAGAGGCGTATTCTAAAAGTAGGAGTTTATTTAATGCTAATCAAACACCATATCACTTTTTTTCACTTATTCAATCCTGCACAAATAATATGATGCGATTTAATAAAAAATTTGAATTTAATCAAACATGGGGTAATAGAGGCTTCGGTAAGAAAACAGAAGAGAAACTTTTTGCTTACTGGGAAAAGCTTAAAGATAAAAATGTAGAGTTTTATAACATTAATTATATAGATTTACTGCCTATAATATTAGAAGATAAAAGAAAAAGCTTTGTGTATCTAGATCCTCCTTATTTTGGTACTCTTTCTGGATATAATACATACTGGAGTAAAGAATTAGAAGAAAAAATATATTATTTTTTAGATATACTAAATAAAAATAATATAAAGTTTGCATTAAGCGGTGTTTCTATACATAAAGATAAAAAAAATCCATTTTTTGATAGATTGACGGATTATAAAATTATAAATATAGAACATGATTATGATAAAGTATCTAAAAAGCAAATTGGAATTACCCAAGAAATTTTAGTTATTAATTATTAATACAAATTATTACAAATTTTTAAGAAAAGATAATCTATGAAACTCAGTTATTCCATTAGATTCAATAGCCTTATAATGTTCTTTAGTACCATATCCTTTGTTAGAACTCCAATTATATTGCGGAAACTTAATATGTAAATTTAACATTAATTCATCTCTGTACACTTTAGCTAATACAGAAGCTGCTGCTATACAAGCCCATTTTCCATCACCCTTTACTATAGTATCAAATGGTATGTGATATTCTTTATAAAATTTATTACCGTCTATTAATAAATATTGTGGATTAATAAGTTTTTTAACACTTAAATCCATAGCCATTATTCTAGCCCATAAAATATTAATTTTATCAATTGTATGAATATCAACCTCTGTTATTGAATATTCTATTGCATTTTTTATAATATCGTTATAAACAATATCACGTTTTTTAGTTGTCATTTTTTTACTATCATTTAAATCTTTATTATAGTAATCTTTTGGTAATATTACAGCAGATGCAATGACGGGACCAGCCAAGCAACCAACGCCAGACTCATCTGTTCCACATAAAAAATCTATTCCTTCCATTTCTCTGAGCATTATATAAGATTTTTTATTTTTTCTTGTCTATTTAAATAGATTCTTTTATATTCAACAGTTTTCTTAGAATCAATTTTTTTCTGTATTACATCAACTCTATTTTTTTCTGAATTTAAAATAAAAATATTTGCTTTATTTTCGGTTGAAAATGATACTATTTCTGTATATTTAGTTGTTGAAGAATATCCAACTGTTTTTGTTTCGTAAAAAAATATCCATATACCATATTTTTTATATTGTGGAAAATATTTACTATCCAATTTAGAATGCTCTATTTTGATTCTATAGATTGGTATTGATAAACTTTTAAATAAGTTGATGATTATTTGATAGTATTTAAGAAACATTGTTTTATACGTTTCGAATTATAGTAAAAATATAAACTATTGTTTTGAAAATAAATTAAAATAATTTGAATGTCATGTACATTTTATTAATTGTGGTATCATATGATACCGATACATTATTATTTCCCCAAAAGCCACCTTTTGGTAATATACCATTCATATCAGTACTTTCATATTTTACAGCCAATAAATATGCAACGTTCTTATTTGTATTTTCTGGTAATTCTATTTTAATATAGCCATTAAAATCACCGCTTATAAATGGGGCTTGATCAATAACTAAATCTATCCATGGACTTTGAGTTGCGAATGCACCTGATTGATATTGAAGAGTTTCATTCCATATTTTTTTACCTGAGCCAGCAGTTCCATCAACACCAATCTTAACATTAATATCATTGTGTACTGCATAAGTAGGTTCAAACGATGTTGTCGCTTCTATACCAGATGTTAAAATACCCTGAGTATTGAGACTAACCATTTTTATAATATTTTCATCCTTAGATAGCTGTATATCTATAAAGGCTTCTAATTCGTCCATTTTAGTATTTAAATAACTACCACTATTTAATCCAGCAAGCTTATTTATTAGTTCATCTCTTCTTAACATACCCTATATATTGTTATATAAAATATTTTTTTAATTTTTATTGGAATTCTGTAACATTTTAATTATATTTGATGAAATTGAAGATATAACTTAATATAGACATGCCTTTAAGAGACGAAATTTCACCTGTACATGAAGAAAGAATAAAACATTTTAAGGTTTCACGTTTTCTTGATATGGAAGTTCCACCAAAAAATGATAAGATTGTAGAGGGTAAGTGGCAACTCACGGAAGAAGAAAAAATGCAAGCTATAAATAATTATTATGGCTTAAAATTTAATGAATCAAAAGCTTTAATGGCAAAATTCAAACCATCTGAACAATTTTTAAATACACTTAGATTAGCATTCATCAATGCAGAAGAATATCAATTGAATATACAAAATCCTAGTTTATTGGATTTAACATATCTTTATGGTAAAAATAATTTTAAAACTATTGGTGGTGAAACAAAAGAAGCTACTAAAGTTTTAAAAGACGAGGAAGGAAAACCTGTTTTAGGTGAAGATGGTAAAATTACTCGTGTTGAAAAACCAATTGGTGAATTAGTATGGACTAATAATAAAGGAAATATAAACGACTTCATCAACACATATAATATTGCATATCCAGAAGAAAACATATATAATCCATTTGCACATGCACCATTTTCTTCAATTCCTTCAATGACAGGAACTTTTAATATTGATTTGTTTGCTAAAAATCATATGTATCTCTACATATCTGGTAGACCCATGGATATTATGAATCAATCTATGACAGGATTTTTCAATTCATGTCAAACAATTTATCGTGAAGATTTTCGTCCAATACTAGCTAATGCTATGGATAAAAATACAAAAATTGCATATTTAATGTTTGATGTGCCTTGGGTTGATGTTAAGAAAAAGGAATACCCATTTACAGCATTTTCAAGAATGTTTGTTAGAGTTGCTGGTGGTCAAATATTCTTTGATAATGTTTATCCTGATAGAGTACGAACGTTCTTACATAAAATAATAGAGAATAGAACGGGTATGAAAAATGAATATAAAGGAAATACTTATCATTATACTACACCCGATGGATATGCAATCCACTCATATATGGATATTCTTAAACCTCAATGGAAAAGGGAAGTTTCACTCGAAGAATTACTTAAAGATTTACGATTAAAAAATCTCGCAGAACATTTCAAAATTGATCCTATGTCTATTGATAAGATAGAGGATAAAGTTTATGAAACTGAAAAAGGTAAATATATTATTTATACCGATGAAGAAGTTTATAATGATACTGTAGAATCTATCAAAACTATGGTGTATAAACAAGATGTCTATTCTAAATATTTGAAAATTGATGATTTTTTTGCAAGTAAGGATAAAGATGCTGTTACCTTTCTAAAAGGATATGAGAGTGATAAAAATTTCGAATCTTTGGTATTATGGTCAGAAAAAAATAAAATTAAAAAACATGATTTATATAGACAATTAAAAGCATATTTAGTTCCTGAATTTTGGAATGAGCGATTAAATGAAGATAAAGTTAAATTAAAAATAAAAGCTCTTTCTACAGAAGAACCTTTAGAAATAGGTGATAATTTCAAAGCATATAAACCCGCTATTGAAGAAAAGAAAACAGCACAACCACAATATAAACAAGCTTATGTTGAACCTGTTAAAGAAGTTAAGAAGAAAATAAAACCATTACTAATTGATGCAAAAGTATTTAGAATTCAAATTCTAAATGATAAAGGTGTTGTTATAGCAGCTTTGAAAAAGAAGTGAATTTATTTAGTAAAAACATTTAAAAAATCAAAAATCAAAGAATAATGGCACTAAGAGACGAAGTATCACAACATCAAATTGATAGAATCAAGCACTATAAAGCAGAACACCTTTTAGATTTTAATGTACCTAAAAAGACAGAATTAATCACGGAAGGTAAATGGACATTAACACCCGAAGATAAAGATGAGGCATTGAAAGTTTTCTTTGGTTTCGCATATGAAAATGCTGCTATTGAAATGTCTAAATTTGATGTGGATGAACATTTTATTAACATAATAAATGAAGCTTATTTAAAAAGTAATGAACACAAATTGATTAATGTTAAGAAACCATCATTATTAGATATAAAATATTTCTATGAAAAAGATACATTTAGAATAATTAGTGTTGGTGAGACAAAAGATAATAAAATAATTCTAAAAAATGAAGCAGGAATACCATTAAGAAATGGTGATGCTACTATGAAAACTGAACATAAAGAATCAGGTAAAATAGTGTGGAGTTCTAATAAGGGAAACATAAATGATTTCATTACGGCATATAAAAGTGCGTTTAACAAAAACTTTTATAATCCATATGCAGGAAATGGTATTATACCAAGTCTTCCATCAAGATTAACAAAAGAACATTTTGATATTAATTTATTTAATAATTTTGATTTGCATCTATACATTACATGTAAACCAGAAGACATGTTAAATCAATCGATGTCTAAATTTTATCAATCATGTCAAACTCTTTATAGAGAAGAAAAAGGATTTAGTGATATAAAACCATTAATGGCAAATTTATTCGATAAGAATACTAAAATTTGCTATTTAATATTTGACACACCTTGGACGGATCATCACGGTAAGATGTATCCATTTACAGCATTTTCAAGAATGTTTATAAGATTACATAAAGGAAAGATTTTTTTTGATTGTGTGTATCCAAATAATTTGAAAAATTTTCTGCATAAAATGGCTGAAAAATATACAACAATGAAAAATGAGCCTACTGTTCATAGAGAAACTTATAATTATACTACATCTGATGCATATGCTCAACATTCATATATGGACATTTTAGCTCCTTCTTGGAAAAAAGAAGTTCTATCATCAGAACTCATTAAAGATACTAAATTAAAAACTTTATCAGAATATCTAAAAATAGAACCCACTGATATCGAAAATCATCAAAAAAATGTGTATCAAACTCAAAATTCAGTATATACAATTTTTACAGAAGAGGAAGATGCTAATAGATTAGCTAAAGATGAAAAAGAATATAATGAAAGAGTGAATAAATTTAATAAACAAGTAAACGACGATACAATTAAAAATATAAAAGATATGGTTTATAAACAAGATATTTATAAGAATCATATTGATATGAATGAATTCGGAACTAAGGAAAAAGATAAATTCTTAAAGGATTATAATGGTGATATGATTTTTGGTAGTATATCTAAATGGGCAGAAGAAAATAAAATATCTAAGCACAACATTTATAGAGTATTTAAACCTTATTTAACAGAAGATTTTTGGAAAACCAAGCTTTCTGATAATATTGTTGATAAGAAGAAAGCTAAATACATAGAAGAAAATCAAGATAAAATACCCAAAATCAACAATAAAAAAATGGGTGAAAAACTTGATATTGGTGATGGTTTAATAGCCTACAAATAATTTTAGAAATATGATTAAAAATAATTATTTTTTGTAGAAACCAAACTTTTCTATTTTAATACATAATAATAAATAATTTAAAACATTAAAATGGAAATATCAGCAGGACTACTTATAATATTTGGTAATAAGGTTTTATTGGCAAAACCAACTAAAGGCACTAAAGCTATGTGGGGAATTCCAAAAGGTAAAGTGGAAGAGGGTGAATTATTAATTGATGCAGCTATTAGAGAAACTAAAGAAGAAATTGGTATTGATGTCCCAATAGATAAAATAATCAAAGATGCTTATACTATAATTTATAGAAATAAAAAAACTAATAAGAATTACAAAAAGGTAATTTATTATGTTTGTGAAGTTGCAAATTTATCTGAATTGGGATTAGAAAGTGAAAAAATACCAAAAGAACAATTGCAACCAAGAGAAATCTCTAAAGCAAGATTTTTCACAGTAAACGAAGCGGAAGATAAAATTTTTTGGAGACAAAAAGAAATATTAAATTTCATCGTAAAGGAAACTGAATGAAAGGATTATTTACTATATTTTTACATGACAAAAATAATCAATATGATGAAATAATACGTTCTTATATCACTAGTATAAAATATTATAATGTAAGAACTATTATTGAACCAAATATGATTAAAATATATTGTAATGATTACAGAGCATCCCAACATTTGGTTTGTACTATTACAGATGAAAAAATATTCATAAATAATAAATTTACAGGATTAAATGGAATTTTCAGACAAATGAAAATAGAAGAATTGAATGGTGAATAAAAATATTAACGTATGTGAATTGTGTGAAAGAGAGAGAAATTTATCATTCCATCATCTAATACCTAAAACTTTACATAATAATAAATGGTTCTTAAAAAATTTCAAAAAGTGTGATATGAGAACAAATGGTTTGATGCTTTGTAAAGATTGTCATTCTAATATACATCGTTTTATAGACGAAAAAGAATTAGGAAAATATTATAATACTAAAGAACTTCTTTTATCAAATGAACTAATAAATAACTTTGTAGAGTGGATTAAAAAAAGATAAGGATTATTTATTTTCATCATCCTCAGCGTCTAATTTCTTTTTCTCCATCATTCTTCTTATAGTTTCATTCAAGCTTTTAGCATCCGTTATATTACCGTTATTTCCTGTACCATTACTACCGTCTGTTGAAACAGTAGGTTGAGTAGTAATACCCAAATCTTCTTTTAATTGTTTATAAAAAGTTTCTTGTAAATTTTGTGTTGATGTAGATTGTTTAACTATGTCTCTAATCTCTTTTAAACCTGTATAGAACGTCTCAAAGTTTCTATGTGAAGTATCACCCATATCCATCTGTTTTAATTGAATTATCAAAGCTCTCATAGCCATTTTCTTTAAAAATAACATGTCTGCTTGGTTGATTGCATCGTGTTCTTTCTTCTTCTTAATATAAGGATGGTTTAATACATCTGGTGTAGTTCCTAAATAAAGATTCGCCATGTTTTCTATAACTTGGTTTCCTTCTTGTTTAGACTCCTTTATATCCTTATCGTAATCATATAATTCTATTTCAGGTAATTTCTGTGCTAAATTAGATAACTCATTTACAACCTGAGCTTCAGGTACACTACTATTCAAAGCTTCTTGATAAAGACTTTCTAATTCGCTAATCTTATTTTTTCTATCTTGATTACTCATAAAAGTATATATTTGTTATTTGTTACTCCATGGATTAGAGCCTGTTCCTAAATTAAAATCGTCATTATTCCAATTCGTCTTCCATGGATTATTTGATGTTCCTATATTATTAGAGCGTTGTTGCGCTTTAAATAATACTGAATAATCAGCACCATTTATATTAGGATTTTCTCCTATTTTCTTTTCCATAGCATTTTTAATACTTTCGCTTAAACCATTCATATAGTTTGACATTAATTCATGTAATAAAGTATTGTCAAATGTTGTTGCTGTTGCGACAATAGTCATTACAGAATCATCGTGTCCACCTGCATCAGCCTCAAACACTATATTACCAGATCTAGTTTCTTTCTTAACGAAAGTGGTCATTTCTTTTAAAGTACCTTCCTCATGTATTATAATATCACCAGTTTTAATTCTCTTTTGATAATTTCTAACAAAAATATTTTTATTTGTTCTAATTTTCAATCCAATATCTTTCTTAATTGCATCTTCTCTATGTTTATATCTAAAAAATATATGATTGCTAAATTCATTTCTACCATTCCATAATTCTCTCATATTTGAAATTAATTCACCACCAAATGCATTAACTTCTAATACAACTCCAATATTATTGGAATTAAAAACTTCAAAAGAGAGTAAATAAAGAATTTCAGCAATTTCACTCACACTCATTATATTACTTTTGAATATTCCAACTTGCTCTAATTTAAACATGTCATATAAACATTCAACACTTTTAGGCCACTCATCCATAGGTTTATTCATTATTCTAAAAATATTAATTACAGAAAAATCTTGTCCTAAACCTTCAGATAAATCAACAGCCAATACCATATGATAATTACGTACTTGACTCAAATCAAAAATATCTGGCATATCTTTTATCCATGTCAAATCTTCATATTTTAAAAAAGTTCTTCTGTCTATTTTATCTATTTGTTGATAAACAAATGGAACTTTATCATTTGTTAATTTATCTAATGTCTGAGAGTCAAAAAGTACTTTATTACCATTTGCAAATTGAAGATCAAATTCTTGATTAAAATTATCCTCACCACCAATATCTTTTATAGCATCTTCTTTCCAAGATGAAATATCGGCAAAATCTTTTATTCTATATTTATTATCATCAACTTCATAAATTAAACTTCTAAAATAATTAGAAAGAATATCGTCAGTTTCTTTACCCTTCATTTCTTCTTTTATATATTCTGGTAAGAATTCTTTTTTATTTTGTATGTGTATTTCATACTTCATATCTTGTTTAGAATATATCAATTCCGTTTTAAATCCCATATCAGAAATCCATTTATGGAATATAGTATTATCAATTTTAAATTTTTCACACAAGAATGTATCTAAACGAATATATGTAACATATCTACCAGGTACTTGCCACCAATACACTCTTAATGCATTATAATTATTTTTTTCTTTGTCACCCACAGGTTTTTCGGCAGAAGTTAAAATTTTATAAAATAGATTATAACCATTCGGTGTTGATGTAATAATAATCTTTGAATTTTTAATTGCTGCAATAGTTGGAAATACAGATCTGTAATAATCCTCTATTATATTTGCTTGTATATGTGCCATCTCGTCAAGAAATATTAGGTCACAACTAAAACCGATCGCTGCTGATTTTGTAGCGGCTGCTGTTCTAATTCTACAACCAGTATCAAAAGTTATTTGTGATTGAGTCCAATTTGATACACCTGGTTTTATAAACCACGGTAATAAATAATAAATAGCTTTAATTTTGTCAACAATTTCAACAACAGTATCAAGTTTATTAGCAACAATCATAATTGTCTTATCGTTATTAAAAATAATATAATGAAGAATTGTAATTGCTGCTGAAACAGTTTTTCCAGATTGTCTAGAAGACATAAGGATACTGAATCTATTATTATCATAAAGATTTAAAATATCTTTCTGATAATCTCTTAATTTCATTTGACCAATTGATCCATCTTCTCTTTTAATTTTACAATATTTTTCCGAAAAGTATAGTAACCCTGACATTTCTGGATTTTTATTACTATCAGTATGTAATGTTCCGCTAAGTACTAATAATATACCATCAGTTGTATAGGTATTAATATACTCGACATTATTAATACCCATCATACATTTCATGTACTCTTCAATTTCTACATCAGTACGCTCAAAAATAATATTCTCTTTTTTTACAAGCTGTAAATTATTAAGCCAATATTTCTCATGTCTGGGTGTTTTAAATCCTAAGTCTGCTTTATTTTTTATCTCATCTATTGTTTTAGTATTAAATACAAATTTATTTTGATTATCTGCCATTAAATTAAATTATTTTTTATAATGGTTTCTACATTAGCCATATCTTTATATGGAATATTAATTAATTTTATATTATTTTTCTTACAAAATTCTACTTTTATAGCATCTCTTATTTTAATTATCTTTAAATTATCTTCTCCACCAAATATTTTAATGGGTTTATAATGTTGAAGTCCATTAAATTCAATACATATATTATAATCAGGTAAATAAAAATCAAACATTAACATTTTTTTATGCACACATTTTTCAAATTTCATTTGTTTTATAAAATTTATTTTTTCCATTATTAATATCTTTTCTACTAATAATTCACCTTTTGATAATAAGCAATTTGGACAATTATTCAAAACCTTATCAGTACTTTTAATATATTCAGTTTTATTGTAGCCGTACAAACCATTATGGATTATTAAAGATCTTTCTATAAAATTTTTAGTATCATTTTTCTTCATCTTATTATATATCAAAAAATTATAGACTATCTATCAATTCCATTATTTCTTCATCAGTTAAATTTTCTGATAAATCCTTTCCTCTTTTTACTTTTATCCCTTCTATAAGAGTGGTCATATTATCATCACGATTATTTACATTAGTTCTATTTTTGATTTCATTTTTAATATCATGTGATGTTGCAACTATTAAAAAGCCTTTTCTACTTTCTCTTGATATTGGGTGAAGTATAATATAATCGGAATAAAGTGGGCTATATAAAATATACATGGTATCCCTATTATAATTTACACTATTTGATGTATAAGTACTTTCATTTATTTGAGTAAATGATGTTGGATTTTGTTTAATGTACCTTAGTGTGTAGGATGAGTTACTTATACTACTATAGGCTGACCAAAATGATATAGTAGATTCTATATAAAAATGAACATCACTATCATCTAAATTAAAATTCATTAAATTTGTTCTAACTCTATTATTTAGACTAAATTTATGTGAATTTGTTTTTGATTTAGTAATATTGTATTCGATTAGAAGATTATTCAGTGTGTCTTCACTAATATACGAATAGTCGGGATATCTATTTTTAAAATACATAAAATCAGCTAAGACTTTCTTTTTAATATCTTTTTGTTTTTCCCAAATTTCCAAAGTAACTAACTCAGAAACATATAAACCAAGTTTTCTTAAATCTTTCAATTCATTTATCTTCTCGCTATTATAAGGTGCAAATTCCTTCAACTTTAGAAAATCTTCTTTAATTATACTATTCATTTTTGTATTTTTTATGAACAGTTTAAATTGTTTTATACTTTTTATTTTAAAAAAATTTCTCATATATCTATTATTTTACACAGTATTATACTACGCATTAAGGATAAGTTTGAATAAGTACCCTATTAAAAATGATTATATTGATATTTTTGGCATATAGATTTTAATATATAAACAAAATAAAGTATCATTATAATGGCTAACATTAATATTGCAGATTTTAAAAGACCTGGTATTTATATCAGGGAAATTGATGCCTCAGTTAGACAGATTCCTGCGCAAACTACATTAATAAATCTTGTTCCTGGCTTTTCTAGAAAAGGACCTGTAAATAGACCTATTTTCATAGAAAATCCACAACAGTTGATTGAAATTTTTGGAGACATTGATAGATTTTTAGAGAAAAAAGGCTGTTTTTTCCATAGAACTATTCTTAACATTTTAGGTAATGGTCCAGTGTGGGCATTAAACTTATTAAAAACAGATGACGATTTAGATTTATTAGAATGGAAGACTGTTTCTGTTGCATCAAATGTTGCTAATGATATTGTTAAAAAATCTGCTTATTCAAAATTTTTCAATAAATCTGATTTCTGGTATAGAGACACTGATTCTTTCTTGTCAGTAGCAAAAGAGAATATAACTGATAATAGACATATCTTTCATATTACAAATATGAGTGATAGAAAAGTTTCTGTTTTCTTATTTAAATCTACTGCAAGAGGTTATGATGAAACATTAGAAGTTTGGTATGGTGGAAAATCAAAAGTTCCGCCTTATTTACATCCATCGGATTTAGCATCGGATTACGTTGTTTCTATGCTTGTCGTTTCGGGTGATTGGTCAGATTATAAAACATTATCAGTAGATACTAAATGGTCAAGATATTTTAATCCAAATGGTTTGAGAAAAGATCAAATAGCTAATTTCTATAATGATCCATCAGTAAATGTATTAAAAATATATTCAGATTTATCAATAATACCTTATTTCAAAGCAGAAGCTAACAATGCTAATAGTAGAGATATTTTCATTGAAACTGTAGTTAATAGAGATACTGATACTACTGGTGTTTTTGTAGCATATGATATTGATGCTGTAGAAGGATCTGATTATTCAAAAGGTTTATTGGACTTAATTGGTTCTAATTTAGTTGATGAAGATACTGAAACAATTGAATATTTATCTTATAAAGAATCTATTAGTGAAAATTTAACATTTACCGAACAAGTTCTTGATAGAGCTGGAAATGCATTTGGACACGAAGGCGTTAATCATGAAGGTAAAATATTAAGTTCTTTAGCTTTTACAGATTTTCTAATTACTACAGGAGTTAATTCTTCTGAAATTAATTTAATTCCAACATCTCTTAATTATATATTAAGTGGTGTTAAAGTCAACGCTTTAAATAATAGTATTTTAGTTAATGATGTTGTAATTGGAAAAATTAGAAAAGATACTTTATACTTTGATGCTAATGGTAATTTAGGTGTTGAGCATGGATTCGAGGTGTCTAATCAAACACAATGGGATGATGTGCCATTAAAACCACTTGCATCAGGTGTTCTACCTGTAGCAATAGTTTATATAGGTAGCCAAGGTTCTAGTGGTACATTAAGTATTACCGCGCCAATACAAGTATTAGGTGCAATTGATTTCGAAGTATCAAATGGTACAAACTCTGCTGATATATTGATAAGTTATGGTATTAATAACGCATCTTCTAATGTAATAGAATTTGTATTTACAGGTACTAAAAATTCTGATAGTGATTTTAACTATAGAAAAACTAGATTATTAGCAATATTCAATCAATTACAATCTAAATTAAAAGCAGGTATTTCTATAATTAAAAATGTATCTAATCAAAAGATAATTCTTACTGATATTACATTTGGAACAGATGGTTCTGATAATAAAAGTGTAACAATTGTTGTTGCACCATCAATTAATATTAACACAAGCACTTCAGGTACACCTGAGATTTTCTTTGTGGACGATGAATTAACATTTAGATCTAGCACTGGTGATCCAGCTGGTACTAAAACTGAGCCTACATCATCATCTTCTGGATATGGTGTTGTTTCTTCTAATTCATCTCTATATAAATCATATAAAGATGGTATGATTAATTCTGGTGATTATTTCTTCCCTAACTTATATTTCCATGAGTTCCCCGACGTTGAGTTCAAAAGAGTGAGTGGTAATGATATAATTACATTATATTATAATGATGCTGATAGCATTGTTCATGGATTAATGTCTGGAAAAATAAGATTATTCGGTTCAGTTGGTAATGATCAAATATTCACTGTTCTTAACATGACATTAACAGATACTAATACTTCATCACAACCATTATATAATTTTAACGGAAGAACATACAACTTAAAATTAGACATTATTGTAAATGAATTAATAAAAACTGAAGCAGTATTAAATGGTAATGTTACTATTCATGGTGCTAATGATTCCGATATAACATATTTGAAAATGTATTTTATTGGGAGTAATTTAACAGTACAATATTCTGATAAATTATTTAATCCTGTTACTATATCAGACACATTCAATCTCGAATCAATAAAAATATTCTCTAAGAGAAATAATTTTAAAGAAAGTTTAGAAATAGAAGCTGTATTAGCAACTAATAAAGTTTTAATCAATAGCGCTAGATATAATGGTGTTAAAATTGGCGATTATTTACAAGCATTTGTTAATGATGATTTATTACAAACAGGTGAAATTGGTAAAAAGCTCACAAGAATAGTAGGTAAAAAACTTTATGCTGCTGATCCAACATTAGTTGAAATTACAACTGATGCTCAAATTGATGTATTATCATTTGGTGCTGATTTGCAAACATTCAGATTTACAGCTATGGAATCTTATGTAAATACATATAATGCTATAGTTTTAGGTGGATTTAAAATGAGGGCTGATTCAATGCCTGATAATTCCGAGAAAAGACAAAGTGATATTCTTGATGTTCTTGCACCAGGAACTCCTTTATCAAAAGGATTAATTAATAGAAATAAAATTACTTGGAGATATTTAGTAGATCCATGGAGCAATGGTTTAACATCAAATTCAAAACAACAATTAGTTGATCTTTGTGGTGATAAATTAACATGTTTTGGTATATTAAATATGCCATCTGCTAAAGCATTTAAAAATAGTACATCTACTATATTTATAAATTCTGATAAAACTTTAAATACTGAATTCATAAGATTAGGTGGTGATCCTGAGTCGAGTCCATCATTCTTATATGAATTCGGACAAGGTAAAGGTCAATCAAACGTAGGTTATTTCTTCCCGCACGTTTCACTTGATGATAATGGTAGACCAATAGATGTACCACCATCTTCATTTGTTGCTAATACATTTATGAGAAAACATATAATAAGATTAGCATCTGTTAAACCTTGGACTGTTGCAGCGGGTTTAACAAATGGATTCTTAACGGGTTTCGGAAATGTTGAAATGGACTTAACTCCAGATGACATTGAAAATTTAAACTTAATGAATGCTAACCCTATTGTTTATAAAATGAACAGAGGATTTTGTATAGAAACTGATAATACTGCACAAGTTTCTCCACGTTCAGCATTATCTTACATTCACGTGAGAGAAGTGTTAGTAGAACTTGAAGAAGAATTATACCAAATGTTATTAACTTATCAATGGAGATTTAACACTAAAGATGTTAGAGAAGAAATTAAAGCTAAAGCTGATGCTATCTGTCAAAGATATGTTAGAGATAATGGTTTATACGATTTCTTCAACGTAATAGACGAAACAAACAATACTCCTGATATTATAGATGCACAAATTGGCGTGCTTGATACTTTTGTAGAACCAGTAAAAAGTATGGGAATTATTGTTAACAACATCACAATATTAAAAACTGGTGATATTGCAGCGGGTGGTTTTAGATAAATTCAAATAAAGGGGAATAATTTATATTCCCCTTTATTTTTAAAACTTTTTATTAATAACATAATATAATATTATTATGACTACAAAAGAATTTTTAGATCAACCTGATAACAATGGTAAACTATCAAAAGAAAAATGGATTTTAACCAATAATAAAGATGCTTATGATGAAATCATAAATTATACAAAAATCTATGATTTGTATGAAATTCCATTTAAAGAGCGAGTTTATCTGTATATACACGATTTAAAAACTGTAGGAGTTTGTAATAATTCTAAATGCAACAATAAAACAAATTTCAAAAATAAAACTTTAGGATATTTAAGGTATTGTTCTAATAAATGTCAAAGTTCTTCTGATGAAATAATGAATAAGAGGAAAAATACCAATATTGAAAAATATGGTGTTGAATATGCGATTTTTAATGAAGATAAGATGATGATGTTTAAATCTAAATTAGAAAATAGAACACAGGATGAACAAACTGAAATAAATGAAAAAAGAAAATCTACAAATTTAATTAATTTTGGATATGATAATCCTAGTAAAAATCCAGATTTTGTAGAAAAAAGAATAAATTCTTTTAAATTAAATATTGATAGTTGGAAAGAATCTTATAAAAATACTAGTAATGAAAAGTACGGTGTTGAACATCCCTGGTCAAACAAAAATATTTACGAAAAATGTAAGATAACCAGTAAAAAATTATATGGTGTTGAATATCCCATGTTGAATGATGGGATAAAGAAAAAATCTATTATTAATAGAGCTAAAAGTGTTGAAAATTTTAGAATAAACTTTAGAAACACTTTTAATTTAAAATTAATAGAAAAAATGAAAACTGTCTATAATATAGACATATCAAATATAAATAGAGGTATTTATAATAGTAATAATTATAGTATTTTTTTCGACATTACTAATAATAGTAGATGTGAACATAAATCTTTCAGAATTTCATTAGGATTATTTTTAAATAGATTTAAAGATATGCATGCATTATGTACAGTGTGTAATAATCCTAAAAGTTCTTCAGATTTTGAATTAAAAGTATTGGAATATGTCAAATCAATTTACAATGGTGAAATTATATCAAGTAATAGGAGTATTATAAAACCTAAAGAATTGGACATTTATATACCTGAATTAAATATTGCCATTGAATGTAATGGTATGTATTACCACAATGAGGATTTTAAAAGTACGCAATATCATATAAATAAATTTAAACATTGTAGAGAACTTGGTATTAAATTAATACAAATATGGCAAGATGAGTGGAATAATAAAAAAGATATTATAATGTCTAGATTACATAATTTATTATGTAAAAGTAATGAAAAAATTTGGGCAAGAAAAACAATAATTAGAGAACTTAATAATAATCAATATAGAAAATTTCTAGAGGAAAATCATATTCAAGGATATGCGCATAGTAAATATAAATATGGATTATTTTATAATGATGAACTTGTGTCAATTATGTCATTTTGTGGTTTAAGAAAATTTATGAATCATGAAAGAGTGGAGGGTAATTTTGAATTAATAAGATTTTGTAATAAAAAATACACAACCGTAGTTGGTGGAGCATCCAAGTTATTTAAACATTTTTTAAATGCGGTAGAAGTTAAGCGTATAATATCATACTCTGATAATAATTGGGGAGTTGGTTTTTATGCAAATTTAGGTTTTGATGACAATGGTGTTACAAAACCTGGTTATTATTATATAGATGCATATATGAAAAGGCATCATAGATTTAATTTTTTTAAAGGTAAATTAATTAAAATGGGATTTGATCCGAAATTAACAGAAGAGCAAATTATGTCTGATATTAGTATGTATAGGTATTGGAATTCTGGAAATATTAAATGGGTGTGGGAAAGAGATGAAATTATTATACAACCGAGTGCATAATAGACTTTTGTTATTTTCTATATTATTCGTTCACATTAATAATGAGAAAATCTTAAAATTTCTATCAAGTGATAATATTTCCGACACAATTTCTTTATCAATATTTCTATAACTATTATTCTTTATTTTTTTAATCCTCTCATTATTTATTTGTTCCCATGATGAATGACAATTAAAAGTATTGATATAATTAAATATGTGCATTTGTATATCAAATTCAATCATTTTAAATAAATCATAGAATTCTTTATTGATATAATTGTCTAACATGTTATCTAAATCTTCGTATCTAATAGAAAATTCATCTTTGTTTAAATGGAACTTAGTAAAATTTCTAACTAAATAAAATTCGATATTCAATTTTTTAAAAATAGGTATTATAAGCTTTATTGCTTTTTTATGTATTATAGAAAAATCTAAATAAACTACATTCTCTGTTATTCTAGCTAATGGTAGTAATGCTATATTACTAATGTATAACATATTTTTATTTGTATGATATTTTTTAAATGTAAAACTACCATTTGGATTTTCTAACCAAAATATAATAAAATCTTCAAAGCTATAAAACTCCTTCATATTTTAATGTGTTAATAAATTCTTGTTTATGTGATGTTCTATAATACTTATTATCCCACCTCCACTTATTTTTATACTTAGAAACAGTTGTTTTATATAAGTGATGCGTTGGTGTTCCTATTAAATTATACCATTTTATAGTATGTACACAGAAGTGTGGGTAATAGACATAAAACTGATAAATTCTTGAGTTTTTGAGTCTTTTAAGCACTTTTTTATCTTCTGTATGTCTTCTCCAACATCTATCTCGCATCCTTTCTTTTTTCCGATTTCGATACTTTATATATAATTAAAATTAAAATGTTTTAAATATGTTGCCACATTTTACAAGCCAGACACCAACAGGAACAGATTTACACGAGCCTTTATATGGTAATTTGTTTGAAGTTACTTTCACATTTCCAACTATTTTAGGCCTGACACAGGATGATTTCAGAATAATGATGCTCAATGCTTTGAATATTACATTGGATTTAACACCAGATATTTCTACAGGTACACAAAAGTTTAAATTTAGTGATAGAGTTTATTTGAAACAACCTGAAAAAACTTCATTTAGTTTTGACATAAACTTCAACATTAACGTAGATAATCAATTTTCAATCAGAACTTGGAACTATATGAAGAAGTGGTATGACTTAGCACATAATACACAAACAGGTGAACTTCACTACAAAAGAGATATGATAGGTTCTATTGTAGCGCATATTCATGATAGAGAAGGTGTAGTTGTTAGAAGAACTGAATTCAAAAACGTTCAATTGACAGGATTAAATGGTATGTCATTTAACTGGACAAACAATGAATTTATTAGTGGTACAGCTAAATTCGTTGCAGATTATGCGGTTGACCAATATTACGATATTAAACAATAATTAAAATAATAAAAACCTCTTTTTAAGAGGTTTTTTTATGGAGACCACATAAACCAAATATATAACTAAAAATCTCTTTTACCGATGTCAAGTAAAAAAGAAGACTCATATAAAGATTATTTGGATAATTTATTATCTCAACCAAATAATAATGCTACACCGCCACCATCATTACCTAATACACAACCTAAAGAGTCCGTAGTATCTCCTTTTATTCCTAAAGCAGAAAAACCAAGGGTTATACCAAAACCAAGCGTGATAGCTAATAATGCGAAATCTATAATGTTTGAAGATGTTATATTATCAGATTTGCCTATGGGTGATTTTTATTATACTGGTACAAGAATTCAATTTAGAGATTTAAAAGTAAAAGAAATCGAACATTTTGCCACATTGGATGAATCAAGCATTTTAGATTTTAAAGATAAAATAAATGACATTTTAGAAAATTGCATTTTATTTAATCATCCAGATGGAACACCAGGTGATTACACAAATTTATTCAATGGTGATAGATTGTGGATGATTTACATGATTAGAGAAAAAACATTTCCAAAAGGTAAAGTTCTTACTGTAAATGTAGAATATAAAGAAGATGAAAATATTAAAAATGTTGATATTGAATTAGTTAGAGCTAATATGGATATTTATAGAAATGAGGATATAATGGGATGGTTTTCTAAAGAAAAGAAAGCATTTGTCTTTGAAACTGAATTAAAAGAGGATTCTTACGTTATAGCACCTCCTACAATAGGTATTCAAAGGTGTTTTGATGTTTATGCAAAATCTAAAATTGAGAATGGTGAAAGTATAAATAAAGAATTCTTTAGAATATGTCCATATTTACAACCACACGTTTCTTATATGTCTTATGAAGAGCTTGATGAATTTTATCATTGGTTTGAGAATCATATAACACCCGATGAGTTCTCCTTTCTTCACGACTTAATAACAAATCATCTAAAAATAGGAATTAGAGGACTAAAAAAAAATGTGGGTAAGCGAACAATTACCACCAATAAAATATACCCCATCAGACTCAAAAATCTTTTCATGCTTCCAAATGCCTTTGATGTACTTATTAAGAAATAAGAAGGTGTTATACCAATATCCTTATAATTTATCAGATGATACAATAGATAATTGGCAAATGTGGAAATTTCAAACTTTTATTGATATGATAAATGATGAAGGTAAGGATGCTCTAAATACAATAAATCCAACATCTACAGAAAATAATTTAAAATAATGTGATTTTTAAGCAATTATTTTCAAAAATTAATCACATAAAGCAAAACTCTACTGTCATTTTTATATATAACCTTAGTGAAAAGATCAGTTAAAAATAAATACGATGAACTTGAGGCTATTGTTTGGCGTTACGCTAAACGCTACAAAGTCAGTATATTAAATGACCGTTTCACAACATCCGTTGGAAGAGCTTGGGTAGATAGCAAAGAGATTAAAATACCCGTTATTGATTCAATTGAAGATTTTTTAGTTTGTTTACATGAAATTGGACATATTGTAACTGGTCAAAAAATAGATGATAGTTCACCTGATTACATGTTTGAATATTTAGCCGATAAGTGGGCTATAGATACAGCTAAAAAGCATGGAATATACAACTTCAAATATGAAATGAGGGCGAAATGGTATGTTCTACAATTTATTGCAGAATATCATAATAAAAATAATGACTATATTATACCAAATAAGGTATTAAAATTTGTAGGTGAAGATATTTATTCTTGGAAGGGATATAACGTATCTGTTTTTTTCACAACTAGTGAAGTAGTAATTACTAAAAAATTAAAATCCTTTTCTCCCAAAATTTTCAAATAAATCAACAGTTGAATCATAAGGATAAATTAAAGAATTAGTATTAATTATAAATGGATTCAAGTCATTATTTGTAACTAAATTTGTTTCCCATTCTAATTTAGAATATTTAAGTCTTTGCATTATTTGAGATTTTAATGATTTATCTGTATTATTTAAACATATCTCAAGCAATGTTTGTAAATTTTTAACTGCCTCAATATTTTTATCATCACTATCATAAAATTTAACTTTATCGTATTCACTTTGTTTTAAATCTATAAAACGATTGCTTTTTATTTTATATCCAATAAGATGTTCTAATATTATTTTAGATTTTCTCGATGCTATCAAATCTGAATTTGTTTGAGATTCTATATCATTAATAAAGTATTCTTTTATAACAGGTAATCTAAGCTTTGTGTATATTTCATCTTTAATTTTATTAATGAATTTATCATGATTTTCTTTAGAACCTCTTGCTGTTAAAAGAACTACTGGTATTCCACTATCTTTTAAATTCTGTAAATTGTAAAGTAAGAATTCTAATCCTTTTGATTGTTTTTCTAAAATTTCTTTATCTGACCATTCTCTATAACTAATACCTATTCTTTTAGATGTAATACCATTAACTTTCCTTTTTATTGATTTGAGTAAATCAGGACTTAACCAAAAAGTTTTACCATTATATTCTATCATAATGTCAAATTTTTTCCACACTGATGTTAAAAGTGGTATATCAGAACTACTAATTCTCATTATTACCTCACCTGGATTTTCTTTATCAATAATAGATAATTTTGATTCGGGTATAATTAAAGTATAATCAATATCAAAGAAAATTATTTCGTCCATATTATGTATATATTATTTAAATATATAGTATTATGAGTATTTTAAAATTCTATCAATTTTTATTAGAAAGAGAAGCTTTAAGAGATGAATTACCTAAACATCATATAAATGCTTTAGAATACATTTATGGTGAAGATTCTAAAAAATTCTTAGATATGGATGTACCTTCTAAAACAGAAAATATTAAAGAAGGAAAATGGGTGTTATCTAAAGAAGAAAAGGATGCTATCATTGGATTAATATTCGATGACATCGATATAAAAAATGTTTTTAGAGTATTTAAATCATGTTTATCGCAAATGAATACACAATTCATAAATGCTTTTAATGCATCTAAAACAGATAATAGTATATCATTTGTTTTACCTAAGAATGCAATAGATGTAGCTGTAATGCTGGATAAATTTTATAGTAATAACTTTTATACAATAAATGTTAAAGAAACAAAATCATCTGAAAAAATTTTAAGAGATAGTAATGGTGTTCCAATTACTAAAGATGGTGAAATACAAAAAGTTTCTAAAAAACCTAATGAAATAGTTTTTAATAAAAACAAATCCTCGTTCAATACATTCATTGATGTGTATGATGAAATTTTCACATCTGCGAATATTCCAAATCCTTTAGATGATTATACTGTTAATAATTTTTATTCAGTATCTAAAGAAATTTTAGATATGGATATGTTTAAAAATTTCGATATGGAATTATACATAACATCTAAACCATCTGATATTTTAAATATGTCTATTTCTCGTTTCTATGATTCTTGTCAAAATTTGTATAATGGTGAATACAATAGCCGATTATTATCAAATGTATTTGATAATAATATGAAAGTTGCATATTTAATTTTCAATACACCATTTACAGACAAAGAAGGTAATATAAATCCTATAACATCAGTATCAAGATGTATAATTAGAAATATTAAAGGTAAAATATTCTTTGATCAGATATATCCATATTTGGATAATAATTGGACTAAATTACAAAAAATGTTTTACGGAATTATAACTAAATATACTGGTATGAAATCTAATTATAGCGGAATTGATTATTATTTTAATATTCCTGATGAATTGGATTACCCATATTTAGATAGCTTAAATAGTGTAAAAAATCCAAATAATGAAGAGGTTAAAGCCTTATTATCACTATACAAATTTGATATTGAAGATATTGAAGAATGTGGCGATGGTGTTTATCGTGCAAATACAAAAAATGATAGACTATTTTATATCACTAAAAATACAGACAATTTTGTTGAAAAATGTATTAATGGTGATTTTTATTTTAAAAAACCATTATCTAAAAAAATAATAAAATCTATCGAATCAAATATTTTAAATTACTTTGATTTCAAAAAATTTGGAAAAGATGATGGGATAAAAGGTAATGAGACTGTAATTAAACGTAAGGTTAATGAAATAATAAAAGATTATTACGAAAATAGTGTTATAGATTTTATTAGAGAAAATCAAGATTGCTTAATAGTTAAAAAAATGATAGGTGATAACCACCCATACTTCTTGACATTTTATACTAAAGATAGAAAATATCATATTGTAGGTGATTATAAAATATATGAATTAGTATAATATGTTGAAAAATTTTGCTGAATATATTTTAGAAAGATGGGGTAATCAAAAACATTATATCCAAGATATGGATGATTACAATGTTGCTATGTCTAAAACAATTGATGATAAAATATTTTTCTTGAATTATGTTACTCCTGATGTCATTGTTGATTTTGGTTGTGCTGATGGTTCTACATTAAAAGAAATTCAAAATGTAAATCCTAACATTAAACTTATTGGTTATGATTTAAATGCAAATATGTTAGATAAAGCTAAACAAAAAGTTCCAAATGGATATTTTACTACTAAATGGGAAGATATATTATCTATCATTAGTCAATATAATTCACCTCTATTACTTCTATCTAGTGTTATACACGAAGTATACTCATATAGTAATAGTGCTGATATTTCTTTATTTTGGAATAGAGTATTTAAATCTAATTTTAAATATATTGCTATCAGAGATATGATACCATCATCAAAACTTGAAAGAATGCCCGTTTCTGATAGTGACTATGAAAAAATAAAATCTAATATTTCTAACAAAGATATTATTACAACATTTGAAAATTATTGGGGGCCAATAAATTCCAATAGAAGAAATTTCATTCACTTTTTATTAAAGTATCGCTATTATGACAATTGGGATAGAGAACTTATAGAAAATTATGTTCCTATAACAAGAGAAACATTAGAAAGAAAAATTCCTGCTAGTTGGACTAAATTATATTATGAATCATTTACTCTACCATTTTTAAAAAGACAAGTAGAGAATGATTTTAATATTGAGTTAAAGGATGAAACACACATAAAATTATTACTTAGTCGATAATTAATTTTTCGTGTTTCTTTTCGGATGTGTCAAATATAGCGAGTTCTATATGTGGATACTTAACTTTAAGTTCTTTAAAGTATTCAGTTATTTTAATAACATTGTGTTTATCATCGTCTGAAAATCCGATACTAATAGTAGAATCAAATTGAGTGCTATGTTTTAAATAAAAATCGAAACTTCTTTCTACTGCAATTCTTTTATAACTTTCTGTATTGTCTTCTATATCACTTGATATAGTTTTTAAAAACTCAGGCGAATAAACTCCTACATAAATGCAAGTATCTAAATATTCTTCTATGGTATTTATGTTTATTTGTTTAAGATTTTCTAACATATCTTCAATATTTGCTTTTGATAGACAATGCGAAATTATGTATTCAATACCACTTCTAATTGTTTTAGAATCATGTCCCCTAGCTGAAATTATAGATAATATATTACCACTTATTAGAGATTTAATAAGTGAATCGAAACTTGGGCCAAAAGCCTTCGCTTTAATAGCCTTCTTAACGTCATTTAAGAACTCAGGACCATTACCATGACAATTTCTATATCCATTTTCTGTGGGGCGATATAAAGGACTTTTTCTTGCTATTCTATAATGTGAAGATGTGATAGCAATCTCCTTCCATACACCATTATCATTAAATTCAACAAAGATTTCGGTATCCATATGTAACAAATTATCATCCCAGTCATATATTAGATAGTTTTTCATGGTTTTTAAATATGTTTGAAACTATTATATGGGAAATATTGTATTTGTTTCATTTTTTCATTATATTTGTGGTATATACATAAAAACATGTATATTTATGAAATATGATAGAAAACTTATTAAGAATTTCTGGATATACTCAAAAATTATTGAACGAAGAGGATGCGGATATACGATTAATTCCAATTTCAGATTTAGAATACTATAAAACTGTCTGTGGGGAAGAGGATAAACTTCATTTTACTAACAATGCTATTGATTTCTTGAAAAATCTTGACATATTAGAAGTAGCTATTATTTATTGTGATGGTCAAAATTATAGGTATGTAATGGAAATTCTTCTTAAAATTGATAGAGAAAATGCTAAAAAATTCTGTACTATAGTTAATGATAATGGTGGGGCATTAATAGTTAACAAAACTGATGGTGATATGATACTATTATCAAGTTATGAATAAATTAATTTATAAGTTTTACTTCTTCTATATTAAATGTGAATTTTAACATTAAATTACCAGTAATCGAATTATTAACAATTCGTTGTACATATACAATATGTTCATGTTTTATATCTTTAATAAAATTATAATACACAATATTTACTATTTCACCTTGCATTTTTTTACCATTATCAAAAAATTCTAATTTTAAATAGACACTATCGTCGAAAGTTGAATTATAAAATGATACATGAATATTATTAACTCTATTATCAATTTTTTTAATATACTCTGTTAGTTTAGGTACATCAACATACATCGTTTTACCAATACTATTAAATATTTGATAAATATCATCCTCTTCTTCTTCTTCTTCTTCATCTTCATGAAAAGATTCAAAAGTTTTTAGATATTTAAACTTAGATATATTTTCATTTAAATAATCATCTTCATCATCCCATGGATCACTATCATATTCGTCCATAGGTGTTGTGTAAAATCCATCGGTACTTTCCCATATTTCTGTAATGCTATCATAAGATCCGTCGTTTGTTAATATACCTTCGTGTGGAACATAGTATTTGAGTGTATCCATGAAAGGTCTATCTTCACCAGTTTCTAAATCACTAATTTCAACTTTAAATTTTCTAACTTTACCTATTCTACCATTAGTGATTCCTGTTCCTGCTCCTGAATCTTGTTGTTCTTTCCACCACCAATTATTTTCTTTAGCATAATTCTTAAACAATTCTTCCATATATGTTTTATAACAATATATTCTATCCATAAAAATGAATGTATTTGTAACATCTCCATCCAATGGTTCACATTTAGTCCATACTAAAGCTCTTCCTACAAGTTTTTGAGTAGTATTATCTAAAAGTATTAATAGTTTGATTGATGGTGTTCTTTCATACACTTTAAAGTATGTTTGACATGAATCATATCTCATACAGCTATTCCATAATGTATGTGATTCTTCGAAATTTCCATGATAGTTATCTTGTAGATACCATTTAGGAATTTCATTACCACTAACTAATTTAAAAGTGTATTGATTATTATTTTTTCTCTGTATTGCTAAATACTTATTTACGAATAAATCAATTTGATAATCTGTATATTTGATATTTTCTTTTTCTAATACTGCTCTAACGAATCTTCCAATTTTAACTTTTTGTCTGCCTTTACTCCATTTTTCATCATCAGATAAACCTTTTTCTCTATTAGATGGTAAATATGATACCATACCATCATCTGCTATGTCAATAAAACTATAAGCCATATCCGATTTACCTTGCAATTCTATTAAATGATTTGCAATAACATCATTCATATCTTTAAGAAGCGAAAGGAGGTTATCACTTAAAATAATTTCTTTTTCTTGTAACAATCCATATAAAAATGATAAAATATTCATAATAGTATATATAATTTAATATATTTTAAAAAATAACTTATATAGTTATAAAACTTTTTTTATTATATTTTTTTAAAACTAATATTAAATTTTGTGTAGAAGTCATAATTAAAACAATTTTCAATTATTAAAAATTAAGCAAATGAAAAAAACTAAAAGCACAAATCGATTAAAATTCAATTCTATTATCAAAAGAATCATGGATAACAGAAGAATGAAAAATGTTAACAATTTTTTAAATGAGGTTGCAACAGCAAGAACCATCACTCAACTTCCATTGGATGCTCAAACAAGAATCAACAATGATGCAAAAAGAATGAATGATGATCCAAGTGCAATTTTCCGTGAAATGAAAAAAAGCGAAAGACTTGCTCGCAATTATGCTAAAAGCACAACAAAACAAAATCATGCTGAAAAGTATCAAATTAGCATTATTGAAAGACAACTAAAATCTACAACTGATTTTGAAAAATTGTCAGGTAACATTTATGTGGAAAATGGTTCTATTAAAACTGTAAGAGCTAGAAAAGAAAGTACTTCTGTCGATACAGCATATACATACAAAGGTGTTAATGTATATAGCACTCTAAAATTCACTACTGGTCAAGGTGGTGGACAAGATAGACAATTTGGAAATGTTTTGAACTTCCTAACAGAAGGCTCTAAATCAAGAAGCAATAATAATTTATTTGTAGCTGTACTTGATGGAACATATTATACTCCACGAGTAATTGCAGATTTGAAAGAAAGGTTCTCTAATAAAACTAACATCGTTATTACAGATTCTTATAGCTTCAAAGCTGATATTGATAAAGCATTGTAATAAATGCTTACATTTATGAAAAAGGCTAAAGTAATTTAGCCTTTTTTTATTTAAAACTAATTATACATTTTCTATATAATTAGAAAATATTGTTAATTAATGTCTAATTTAAAAAAGCAATATGGTCAATTCTATACTACAAATAGCCATTATATAATAAACACTCTAATAAATGATGTCCCCTCAGATACTATGCTTATTGAGCCTTTTGTTGGTGCTGGAGATTTAGTAAAATTGTTTCCTACACACTTCTTTGATATATATGATATTGAACCTAAAATTGAAGGCACTATTCAAAGAGATACATTAAATAATCCATTAGATTATACAGATAAATGGGTTATAACAAACCCACCGTATCTTGCAAAAAATAAGAATAAAGATAAATCATTATACGAAAAATGGAATGTCTCGGACTTATACAAAGCTTCTCTTAAATCATTTATTAGTTGTGATGGTGGTATTGTAATTATACCAATAAATTTCTTCTCTGATGAAGATAATGAATTTAGAAAAGAATTTCTATCTAAATATAAAGTAATTAATCTCAATATATTTGAAGAAACTGTATTTGACGATACTACATATACGGTATGTTCATTTTCTTTTAAAAAAGAAGATAATATTGAACAAAATATAACAGCTACATTATACCCTAAAATGAGTAATATTTCTATCACTATTAAATATGATGAAGGGTATAGATTTGGTAATGAATTTTATGAAATATTAAATGCTTATAAAGAACATAACATAAATAGATTACAAAAAGAAGGTAAGCACAATAAACCAAATAGCAATATTAAATTAAGAGCTATTGATACTGGTTCTAATGATGGGAGAATAAAACTTTTTATGGATTCTAATCACTTATACGCTAAGAATACAGAAAGGACACATGCTACCATCATTCTTCCAAGAGAGTACTCTATAGTTGAGCAAAATAAGATTTGTGATATGTTTAATGACACATTAGAACACTATAGAAATAAATATAATTCTTTATTTCTAACAAATTTTAGAAATTCTACTGAACATTATTCAAGGAAAAGAATTTCATTTGATGTTGCGTATTATTTAATAAATTATTGTTTAGATAAGTTATAAAAAATGCCCTTTTTAAGGGCATTTTCATTTATAATATTTCTTTGCTTAATGCAAATTCATAGAAAGAATCTAAGTTTAAATGCTTTTTAAAATGCTTTCTAATATCTGATAATTTAGTTTTCTTACTTGCTTCAAATATTTTATTTTCAAACTTTTTCAATATTTCTGGTAAAACTTCAACCCATCCTTTATTTAACTCTGGACTCTTCCAGAATACATCACCACCACTTAACCAATAAATAGAATTAATAGGATTAATAATAATATTGGAATCAAATTTATAATCCCATATTTTCAATTTATCCCATTTAGGATTTCTCATTAAAACTGCTACAGCCTCTAATAAGTCATGTGTGAATAATTCACCAATTTCGAAACAAAAACCTTCGATGTCTTTATAAACAGTAATAACATCATCTTTATAAATAACTGCGGGTGATGCAGTTTTTTTCAATACAACAGATTTTCTATTATTTGCATTCATTTTAATAAACTTATTTTTTAAAATATTCAGAAAATTTTAATACATCATCGTTTTTTATTTCACCTTTCATAATTCCTTTCCTAAACTCACCTTTTAAGAATTCACCACTCTCGAAATTACCATTCATCCATATACCACTAAACGTGCCGTTTTTAAATAGCCCATTGTGCCACACACCAATAAAATTACCATATTTAAATATACCATCTATCCATATACCATATCCGAAGTCACCGTAATACCATACACCGCTGTACCAATACAATTTATCATCTTTAATTTCGATAATAACATTTTCAATTTCAGCTTTATTAAGCCAATTGAAGCCGTGTTTGTACAAGTAATTTTCAATTAATACTTGATCAGTATAAGATTTACCTTTATAAATTAATTCTTTAATACGCATGTTTGCTTATAAAAATTTATACCTTATATATTTTTTATTGGATGTGAATGTTTAGAAAAAATGAAAAAATGAAAAATATTTTTAAGATATATACTTATTATAATTTTAGTAATAACATAGTATCAGTGATATACCTAATATAAAATTCATAAATTTCATGCTCAACAATATAAAGGAAGTAGTGGCTATTTAAAATATCCTTTAATATACTTGATTGTTTACCTACTAAATATCCATCCTTAGAATTTTTTAAAATCATATTGTCGTTATTCTTTAGTGCTATAATGATAGCAGAACGGAATTTATCATTTTCTTCTTCTGTTTTATATGGAGTGTATTTTTTGCTACGTTATGTGCATCAAGCTCCCCAGTAATTCCTATCTTGCCTAATAGGATGATATATTCAACCAATTGTCCATTTTTAGTAAATATAGTGAAATAATCATACCCTTTGTGTATTAGATTTTCATTAAACTCTATTTCAGACATTTGTGCATCACAAAGATATTTACCATCCTTACGAAACATAATCCCTTTAGACGAAAGGGCATAGTTCAGAACTTCATTAAATTCTTTTTGGATATCCATTAAATTAATGTAAATATTGTCCATTAAAAAAATGCACTTATTAAAAATACTCCTTTAAAAATAAATAGTAAATCTACAATGTATTTTATATTATTCCCTTTTGTATTTTTACTTAATTATTTTAATCTCTTTCTGAGTTTTTTTATTTTTTTAATAATATTACCCAAATATAATAATTTACTTTCTGTACTAGAATTATATTGCCATACTTTTCTTGCACTATTTGGGTTAATTTCAGATGGTAAAATATCATTTTTTGTATAGTCCCAAAATAATGTTATTTCAGGATAAGCATCTATCAACGAATTACCCTTTTTTGGAATGGTTTGGTTGTAATCTGTAATTTTTCTATGACATTTATTACATCCGATATGAGCACTTATATTTCTTTTGAAAATTTCACACTGCCATTCAAATTTACAATATGTACATATCCACCAAACCTTTGTTCTACTATTTGGATAGAAATATTGTGGTTTAATATTGGAATTTTTTATATAATTCCATTCAGATGATAGTAATGGATTAACATTTAGTAATGAATTTTCTATTTCTATATTTTTGTAATTATCTAATATTTCTATTCTATGTATATTTAAATTAATATCAATTTTTTTATTCAATGTAAATTTCTCATTAATATATAATATTATATTTTTAATTACATTTTCTAAAGATACATCAGTATCATTTTCTCTAAAAAATACAGTCTGTATCCATTATATCGGGTAAATTATATTCCCTAATTCGCAATAGATTTGTTTCTTCTTTTAATATTTTTGATTTTAATATATCTTTTTCTACTTTATTTTTGTGATAATTTTCACCATCGTATTCTATAGATAAATTAATTTCAGGAATGTGTATATCTACTTCGATATTACCAATACCAATTTTTTTACGATTTTCACAATTAAAAATTTTTAACATGTAAAAAAATATTGCTTGTTCGGGGAATGATGTTCTAATTGCTTTGCTACATTCTGGACAATTCCAACCCTCAGTTCTAACATTAACTCTTGTTTTCCATACATGTTCTCTCCAACATTTCCACCACACCATTATATGTGAACCTTTCGTCACATCTAATGGTGTTAATGTTCCATTTTTTGTAATATCCCATTCTTTAATTAAATGTGGATGTGTGATTGTTATAGGTGGTGTTTTTTTCATATAATGAAAATCAATTAAAATAATCTATTTTATTACCTTTATTATTTTTTTCAAACACCCAGAACCAACTGCTATATTTTCTGGCGTGAAATTGGTTAGCATGTTTACCGCTAATCATTCTATTTTTAGCTAACAATACAAACAAATCTTTAGGATAAAAACCAATCTTAACTGCAATATTCATAATATATGAATGTGAGAAATATTGTTTTGAACTACTGACAGTATCTTGACATTTGAATATAAAAACGCCATTTTCATTTAAAACTCTATATCCTTCTTCTAAAGAAGCTTTATAGAAATCCCATAATTTCTTAGGCGATTCAAATGATGAAAATCGTTGATGTATTAAATTACTTTTTCCATCAATTTTTTTAGAAGCATCTGTTTGTTTCAGAGATGGCCCAACAGAAATCAAAAAAGGCGGGTCGAATAGGAGGCTATTTATAGAATTATTCTCTAACGGTAATTTATCTGCGCTTGCTTGCTCAACTCCTTCTGCTTGTGGTACAATATCAAATTTATATTTGGGGGCTTCTATACCAGTTTTTTTATAAAAATTTCCAATACTGTATGTAGGATCACAGTCAATAACACCTGATGGAATGTGTAATTTTATTATGTTTTTAATTATCTCTTCTTGATCATATGATGTAGATTTAATAACATCTATTTGTTTCATTCCCATTTTAATAAATTCATTTTGAAATTATATTCAAAATGATATAAAAGTTGAGTATTATTTTAATAAATCATCAATTCTTTTTCCTCTTGTTAATTTTCTCCACTCTTCTATTGATATATCAGCAGAATATTTAGTCAAATCCAAGTTCTCTTTTATTATTATTTCAGATACTAAATCTATTAATGCTTCATACGCAGAACTGTAATCATCAATAGTATTCTCTAATTCATCTACATATTTCTTATTTCTTAGAATATAGTGGTTTATTTTACTCAATTCATCGTATATTGCATCATCATCATTTTTATGATGTTCTTTAGCATATTTTAAATTAATAAGTATCTTTTCAAGATTACCTTTTAAATCATCCAATGTTGTTCCTGGATAATCAGGTTTTCTATCTAAATTAAAAAAATCATCGAACCTAGTTCTCTTATTTTGTAAGATAATCTCCAATATATTCTTCTTCATATAAGTATATATTAGAAATGTAGTCTATTTACTTTTCAATATATCATAAACCTTAGTTAGTCTATCTAAAGTCTTCTCTGTAACATGTTCACCAATACTTAAACGTTTATCAATTTCTTCTTTTAATTGTGGGTATAATAATTTTATACCTTGATTTTCATCTACAGGTGTAGTTACAATAAAATTGTGTATTTTATACCCACGTATTTTTTTCTCTACTATACGCATTGAATCATTCAAGTTATTTTGATATATGGCAATTTTTTCTACTGCCATTGCTTTAGATAAACCTTCTACTGATATGCTATGTACTAGTAAAATTATTTCTTCCTTTTTTAATTTACCTTTTTTAGAAAATTTAATAGGAGTTGAACTAACATTATATTTCTTTTTGTGTTTCATTATTTTGCAAATCTTTTTCTAGCATTTTCTGTGATGTGAATATATTCAACTTGACCTTTATATTCTGTAAGATTTCTTTTACCACAATAAGACATATTTGATTTTAAGTAGTCTATGAAATTTTCAGTCCACCCTGCTAATGTATATTCAACTTTATTATATTTTGAAATTCCTTCGGCGGTTTTTAATGTTGTTCTACCCCATTTAGCTTGAACTTCTTTAGTTGACATACCTCGATAATATTTAAATGTTTCAACATCCTCTTCAAAAAATTTATTAGCTTCATCAATAGTAATTTTTTTATATTCTGTTTCACCAATTTTAACATAATTATCACCACAAGATTCTAATGTTTTGTTTAATATACCACCTAACATAACAGAATGTGCGCCTATAGCGATTGCTTTTATAATTTCATCATAGTTTCTAAATCCACCATCTGCTATAATTTTTGGTGGATTTTCGTAATGACATGATATATCATAACATTCTTCTATCAAAGACGCCATAGGATAATGAATTCCTGTATTAGACGATGTTGTACAAACACTTCCTCCGCCAATTCCACATCTAACCCAATCAACGCCAATTTCACAATATAATCTATACGTTTCAGGGTTAGCAATATTACCAACCATCAATTCAATATGTTTTTGTTCTTTTTTAATTCTCTTAGCAATTAAAAAAAGTTTTAACATATTTCCATTTGCAACATCAATTAAAACTTTTTTAGGTAATTTTATATTGGAATCTAATAATAAAACTATTTCATCTATTCCAAATGAGTGAAATACCTTATCATAAAATTCCTCTTGTATTTTTTCGCCTCTAGGCATACAGATTTCTAATCCTATATTTAAAAACTTAGATATATTACTACTATCTATCAGAGTGTCCATTGGCGCACAAACGATAGGAATATACTCCAAATCAATATCTGTTCTACTATCAATATCGCTCATTTTAATAGGAACTATTGCTATATCATTAAAATCATATTTCATTTTTTTCATTTTTTTATTTTTTGTTCTATCATTTATATATTTAATAATTTCATCTTTAATTGTATGTGTAAAACATTCATATCTACCACCAAATTTTGTATGTGGTATAACTTGATATTCCTTAAATTTATTCATAATTTCTTTTTCTAAAATATAGCAAAACGATGGAACATTTTCTAATGTAAATAATATTTTCTTGCTATAAAAATTTGTTATTTGTGCCATTCTTTTTTTAACATTTGTATTAGTTATTCCACACTTAATGAATTTTTCATTGAGCGATTCCATTTCTATTATGTAAAAAAATCCTTTTCCCTTACCACTTATGCACCACCCTTCTAATGACCAACGTTCTTTTTTTTCATTAAAACACTTTCTACATATTTTACCTTCTAATAAACTTCTAGGTATTACTGAGTAATCTCCATGTTTTTTACAAGTTACAATAACTTTAGTGTTTTTATTAATATATTCAGTTTTACTGAAGTCCAAATTTGAATTAACTTTTTCACAACTTTTTATAAAAGTATTACATCTATTTTTATTATTTTTAATACTTCCTTTAAGAATAAAAGTTGTTAGACTTTTTTCGTCTTTACATTTTGGACATCCACTTCCATAATGGATTTTAGGCTTTTGTAAAAATTCTCCATGTTTTTTACATATTATAATAGATTTTTCATTGTATCCATTATAAATAAATTTAGAATAATCATATATATGTTGATGTATTTTTATAAATTTATTTATAACATCCTCTTGTTTTAATTTCATATATTTTATTTCATAAAATTTCATCTATACATCCTAATTCTTTAGCTTCAATAGAAGTTAAAAACCAATCTTGTTTCATATGATAAACTTCTTTTATTTTCTTCTTAGAAATTTTAGTTTTTTTCATTGTAACACTTTCTAAAATTTTCTGTAATCTTTTACTCTCTTCTACACTTTCTTCAATAGCTTTTAAAGTATCCCATTTAGAAGAAGATATTTGATGATACATCAATGTTGAATGTTCATAACAAAATCTTTTATGTCCTGAAATAGCTATCATAAATCCAGCACTCATAGCAGTCCCAGTTACTACTGTATGTACTGGTGTTTCACTTGCATCTATTATAGAAATTAATCCTAAACATTGGTATACTGCACCACCATAAGAATCAATATAAATCTTAATAGGCTTTGGTTTATATTCAGCGTCATAAAAATTTTTAAGATAACTTTTAATTTTTTTATCATGTTCATTAATTTCAACAATCTTAGAAACAACTTCTTTTATTGAAGTTTGATCTACTTGTTGGGCAAGAAAAATGTCTCTATACTTCGGTGCATCCATCGTCTATATGTTTAATTTTTAATATTCTGTTGTATAACATTGTTTTCGCTTGAACATCTTTAAATGAAATTTTTTCAGAATTACTATTTAAAAATTTAATAGCATTATCAAGTATAATATATCTTTTTTGAGATACATCCATTAATTCATTAATAAATTGACTAAATTCATCTAATTTATTTTCCTCTTTAATATTTAATATTTCTAAAAATGAAATTATGTCTTGATTGATTTCATTTAAATATCTATTATAATTAATAGACTGTTTAAATTCTTCTGTCAAATATTTTTTATATTTTTCAATTTGTTCTTCTCTTGTTTTATTCATTATTCCATAATTTGTGCTCTATCATCAGAAGCAGTTTGAATTACTTCCTCAAGAATTCCTATTATTTTCTCTTTTACTATTTCATCTTTGAAATCCTGTTTCTTAACATAATCTCTTACCATATCAGGTATGGATAAAGATACACCAATTTCTTCAAGTGAAATATCTTCAACTGTATCTTTTATTTCAAAATCATCAATTTGTTTTATGGTTGTTAAAGATTTCTTTTTTGAGAAATCCATAAGCTTTCTAACAAGTTCTGGTTTTTCCATAATCAAAGAATTATTTACAGTTACATCATACCAATCATCCATTGGTTTATCCGCTAATACTCTTTCTATAGAAATAATTCTATCTAACTTTTCGACATCTTCAATAGTTACAATTTCTATATTTTTATATTCAGGTGATCTATCATTGGGAATAAACTTCTCTTTTCCTGTTTCTATATCAACAATATAAATACCTTTTTTATCACCTTTATCATTTCTATCAAGATGATATGGACAACCAATAAATGTAAAATTTTGTAATTTCTGATGTAAGTGAATATGACTGGCGTACACTTGTGGGAACGTTACAAAATCCGCAACTGATGGTCCATGTGTAAGAGGTCCTGAATTGATATTATTCTTAGCGCCAGCTAAATCAGAATGACAAAATAGATAATTTACTTTACCTTGATACTTTTTAAGTTCTTCTTTTTGTTCATCTACATCATTAAAATATGGCATCATTAATGCTTTCTTAGTACCGATATTTACTACAGTAGGTACTGAATGTATCGTTACATTTCTATGTCTACTCAAAATTTTTAATGAGTTAAATTCTGATGAAGATGAATTATAAAGATCATGATTTCCTAAAATAATATCAATTTGTATATCATTTTCTTCAAGCCAATCAAAAATATCTAAAGCATATGAAATAACTTTTAAATTCAAATGACTTCTATTATCAAACACATCACCTAAAATAAATAATCTATCTCCTTTTTTATAATGTTCTTTTAATATGGGGAAATAAAAATTAAAGAAATAATCCTTAGATATATCTAAATAAATGTCAAGTTTTAATTGATGTATACCTAAATGAATATCGCCCAATAAGAATAATTTAGACATGCATACTTTTTCTTTTAATCATTTTACCACATTTTTAATAAAAGTTTAATTATATTATTCGAAATATTCTAATTTAAATATTATATAATGTTAAACATGTGTAATTATGATATATAAAGAAAATTTATAATAACATGGCTAAAAGAAAGAAAAAGCCCATTATTCATAAAGTTAATCCTGTTATAATCAGAGAAGTTAATGAAGTAGATGATATAGTAAAGAATCACTATATCCCTATGATTGAAGAAAATATTTCAAAAAGTGAACCCGATACTGAACCTATGGAAATTGAACCTACTGAAGAAGTATCTATTATAGAAGAACTTGTTATTGAAATCCCAACAGAAATAATAACAGATACACAATCTGTAGAAACAGAAGCAATAGAAAAACTTAAAAAACCGAAAAAATCCAAGCCAAAAAAATCTGAAGAAAGGGTAGTAATATCTGAACAAACAACAGAATTAATACAAGATCATGATATAATATACTATAATATTAATGATTATTTTAATACTTTAGATAATTTAGAAGAAATTGAAGACTCGAAAGTTGTTATTAACCCTAATATAGATTTATCAATTGTTCATAGATTTATTGAAATATCAAGGAGTCCATTTGAACTTAGGTATAAAACTACTAAAATATATGATTCGAGAACAAGTGTATGTGATATAACTTTTAATGAAAACCATGTTGCGGTTGATGGTAAGAAATATCCATATTCAAATTTGAGAATTATTAATAAATAAATTATTAATATATAGAAATATGAAATATTTAAAATCATTTAGGCTATTTGAAGCAAGTAATTCGGGTGGTTGGTCTATAAAAGACTCATCTACAGCTAAAATTTTTAGTACGATATTTGGAAGTTTAGGATTTGGAATAAAATCCAGAAAATTGAAAAATATAGCTAAAGAATATGATGAATATTTACAAGTAGTATATGATGAATATTTAAAAGAAAGAAAAGCACCTGTAAATAAGAATAATTTAACAGATAAACCTGATACAATTATTAATGTACCAAAGATTAAACCAGAATTTGATTACAATTATGTGCCTGAAATTGAACCAAAATCAAATTCTAATCCAGATAACGAAAGATTTAAAAAAGAACAGCAGGAATTTGTGGATTTGGGATTAGATGTTCATGAATTAGAAGGTTTATTACATTATTCTAAAACACCAGAAGAAGTTGAAAAGCATTTAAATGAATTAAAATCTTTATTAACACAAACACAGAAAGATATGGATGATATAATGAATAAAATATCAAATGGTGAAGATGATGAAAATCATACTTTAGCTAATTCATACGATAAAAAGAAATCAAAAGTAGATAAAATAAATACTATTCTTAAAAAAGTAAAAGTAAAACCTAATAATTCTTCATCAGGTTATGTTAATTATTTTGAGTCTATAGATTGGATGGCTGGTGCTATACAAGCACCTACTGATTGGAGTGAAGAAGATAAGAAAAATATTACTGCTAAGGTTAACCCATATAAAATAGAAGAATTTTCTTTAAGAAAAAGAAGTATAGTTGATTCGGAAGAGGATCAAAAGAAAGCTAAAAAATTAGAACATGCTTGGGCGTTATTAATAAATGATATACATAAAAAGTGGTTCTATGTTTTTGAAATAACAAAACTTGATGATAAATATAAATCTACTACAAAAAAAGAAAGTCCCGCAGCAGTAAAAAGTGCAAAAACTTTAGAAGTATTAAAGACATCATTTAATGAAAATTCACAATTAATATACTCAGCGAGTCAAATAGGATTTAATAAGTCTTATTATGTTTTATCTAATTTCAATAACGATTTGATTTTATTGTATAAAATAGAAGGTTCTAATAAATTATTTAAAGTTATTGGTAATATGGGTATTTCGGAAAATAAATCTAAAATAGACTACTTTGATTCTGATAAAAGTTCATTTGCTTGGAATGTGAATACAAATAAGTATAGAAATTTTGCTAAAGATACATTTATTATGTCGGATGATATTAATGGTTTTAAATATAAATTACGTATGAGTACTGCTTTAGGTAAAGACTATCCTTGTATAGAAATGGTAGATGAAGCAGGATATTTAAATATTGTATCTTATTACAAAGAAGGGGATGAAATTAAGAAAAGTATTGTAACTATAAGACAAGTACCATTTTCATTATATAATGTGAAAGAAACACAACATATTGATGTAAAAGAACCAATTTCTGAAATAAGTACTGAATTAAAAAAATCTATCTAATTAAATGAAAGGTATCAAAAAATTTACACAGGTTTTTGAAGCAGAAGACCAAATCACAGTTCTTAATACTAAAATGGCTGAATATAATGCGAATAAATCAAGATTAACATCATTTTTAGGAAAAACTGATCAAGATCAACAATTTACTAATTTATTGGCTTCCCTGAAATATAAAGACAATGATTTATTAAGATTTGAATGGGCTTATCAAAAAGCTGCTGCTGATATGAAGAAATATAAAGAATTAATAGATAATACTATAAAAGAATATAACACAAAGAAAATTTAATAATATGAAGTATATAAAACCTTTTATATTTGAAGCTAAAGGCGATATATTAGATTTAGCTAAATTGCAAACTGATGTTGAAATTTTTAGAAAAAGACTTGAACATGATTGGGATTGGAATGATGATAAAACATGTCTTAAAGGACATTGTGGTATGGTATCAGAAGAATTAGAAAAATTCCTTCAAAAATTAGGTTATAATGTAGTTAGAGTTAGGGGTTATTATTTAGATGCTGAAGATGAATTTGAACCAGATACCCACAATTGGGAATTTAATGATATAGAAAATTATAATAAAAAATGGGAAAGAAATGGTGAAAGTGCGAAAGGTTTAAAATTTCCGCATTGGTGGATAGAAGTTGGTAGTTATATTGTTGATGTAACAGAAGATCAATTCCATCCATCAGAAGCAGATGTATATAGAATAGGAATTCATAAAAAACCTGTATCATATTATAAAAAAGGATAATGTAAATGGAAGATATTAATAAAAATATTGAAAATTTAATTGATAATGTAGATTATTTGATTGAATTTTTAGAAAGAACAAATAGAGAGAAGTCTGATGAAACAGACTTCTCTTCTTTAGAACTTAATCAAAATATTAAGGGGTTCGAGAAGTATCTAAAATCAATCCAAGAAAATACATCTCATATAAAAGAAATTAAGGATAATTTAAATGCTTATTTTCAAAATATTGAACCCCTTCAACCTAAAGTGGAAGAAGCAGTAAATAAACCTTTAAATACAGATTTAGAACAATCACACTTTATTGAAATTCAAAACGAAATTCAATTACTTACTGATAAAATAGGGGATTTAGCTAATACTTTAAATCAAGCTGGTATTAAACTCGATTTGAATGTTGATTCTGCCAATTTAGAACAAATTAAACAACAATTAGAAGAACTTAAACTTGCACCTCAAATTAATTTTGATGCTGTTATTACTCAATTAGAAGAGGTTAGGAAGAACTTTGAGTCTCTACAGAACTTAGACTTTAATAATGTTGATTTCGAAGTCTTAAACGTTGATAAAATTGATTCTATACTTAAAAAAGTAAGTGAGTTTAAAAATATATCAATAGGATTCAATAAAGAAGATATGGCTAATTTAGACAAATTAGAACAATCATTACAATCTATTAAAGGAATTGATTTCAAAAACTTAGAGTCTTTAAAAGAGCTTGATAATTTACAATTACTAAAAGAAATTGATTTTGGTAAGATATCAAAAGATATTTCTAATATTGATTTAAGTTCTAAATTTAAGGATTTGGAAAATCTTAATATTGATCCTATTATTGAAAAAATTAATACATTAAAAGATATTAAGCTTGATAATTTAGCTCTTGATATAGATGTTAAAGAAGATATTATTAAAAAGGTGGATAATATTAATACTAAAATATCTGAATTAAAAGATAATTTATCTAACATAGATTTCACTTCTGATTTATTTGTAAATGTTGATACTGAAAAAGTTAAAGATAATATTAGAGAAGATTTAAAGAATGTGGATGTTAATATAAAACCAACAATAGATTTAACGGAAATAGAGTCTATTGAAAGAAAAGAGTATAAAATAAAAATTAAAACAGAAGTTGATGATTCTAACTTAGATTTCAAAAATGTTTCTATAAAACCTATACAAAATCAGAAAGAATATAACGACAATAATACTAAAATATTAGAACAACTTACAGTTAATAACGAAATAATGAGAAATATAGCAACACATTTAGCTACAACATCTCAACAATCTATAGAAAATAATGTTACTAATATATCATCAATTGGTGAAAATAAAAATATAACAGAAGTAAAACCAGTTGAAAATATTATAGATACTAATACTGCTTTATTACAAGCAACCTTAGCATTACTTGAAAAAACAAATGCTATACATTTAGAACTTATGAAGTCTAATTTTGATAATAGTTCACCACTTGGTTAATCTTATTTTTTTTTTTAAAGAATGTCAACTTTTTTAGAAATAACTATATAATAGTAATGAGCGATAAATATGAATTATGGTTAGATACACTTGTTAATAATTTAATGGTAGGTGCGCCAGTTACACCAAATCCACAATTATTAAAATGTTTGAATGATTTTTTTAAACTAAAAGAACAAGAAGATAGAGTAAACAAAAGAAATAATATTATTGATTATTATACACAAGATGATAAAATAGAAATCTTGGAGAAAAGAATATCAGAATTAGAAGAGATTATAAAAAATAAAAAGTAATTATGTTTAAAGCGATTAAAAATTATCTATTTTATAGAAAGATAATAAATAAACTAAAACCAACACTATTAACTAATTTTGGAGTTAAAGTTGATATGCTTAGTAGGTTATATACGGTATTTACTATACCAGAAAGAGAATATAAAGAACTCGTATCACAGTATCAAGAACATAGTGATAAATTAATTGAAATTGAATTCAAAGGATATAAGAAGAAATTAGATACTTATCTAATGAAGCAAGGATTAACTGAAATGTATGGAATCTATTTGGAAGAGAGAGCTAACGAAAGACAGTTTATGTTAGCTATAACATATAAACATTTAGATGTTTTGTTTTGGGGTAATATTTCCAGATTAATTTTAATTTCTCTATTGGTTGGTATGGGTATTGGTGGTATAATATTATTATTCATATGAAAATATTAAATATTTATACACTAGATTATGATATGATAATTTTTGAATCAATTATAACAGAAGATAAGTTAGATGATTTTATCAATTATTATATTGATAAAAAATTGAATAAAAGTAAACTGAAATTTGAAGTTATTGAAATTATAAAAAAGGAATGTTTTGTTACTATTCTTGTTAAATATAATTCTTATATAAGAGGTGGTATAGATTTTTCTACTAAACCTTTCAACATAGGTTTTGAATATCAAATAATAGAATTAGATAAGATTAATAATTTCCAATAAAATAACAAACTTTCTTTAAATAAAATGTACAATCATTGTAAATAACAAATAAATCAAATATATATGACAGACAAATTTTATGAACTTCAAGATGAAGTAAAAAGCAAGTTTAATGAAATCGCTAGTTCATTAGCATTTCCTGTTAAAATATCTTTTAAATTAATAGGAGATGTTAAACAGAAAAAATTAATCGTAGTTAAAAAAGTACCAGATGCTTACGTATATGTATCAGGATTTCAAGTATTAGTATCAATAAATGAACCACTATTTGATAAATTATCAGAAGATGAAAAATCTATTGAAGTTCTTTTATTTGATGAATTGAATAATATTAATGTAAATGTTGAATCAGGTATGGTTAAAATTGGAAAACCTAATTTTGTAACTAATACATCTGTTGCAGACAAATATACATTTGATGAAGTTAAAAGAGTAAAAGAATTGGAAAGATTAGCAATGGAGCATTCTAAAGATGCGGAAAAAGTAAAAGAAGTAGACGTTAATACTACATACTAAAAAATAAAATATTAATTAATTATGGCACCAGATCAAAAAACGCAATTAGAATCAGTAGTTAAAGGATTGTTAGAAGGAGATGTTATACTATCACCTGAGTTTAAAACACCACTTGTAGACACAATTACAAAATTAGAAGAATTTATTGTTAAAGTATCATCTTTAGAAAAAGATGTATTAACAGAAGCAGAAAAAGATATTCTATATTCTGAATATAAAGAATTGATGAAAACTTTACATGATTCTTTTAAAGTAGCTAAATATAATTTTACTTTAACTAAAAATGAATATAAGTTTTTACATAAACAAATTTGTAGAAAACTAAAATATAATAGACAAGATAATGTTATTGCACTAAGAGTGAAAGAAAATTTCTTTAATGTAGCAGATGGAAAAGATGTATATCAAACAACTATCTTAGAAACATTCCAAACATCAATTGATGATTTAACTCTAATTAGTCACCTAAATGCTAAAATTGAGTTGGAAGGTATCACGGAAGAAAATAATAGTTTTGCTACTATTACTGAAAAAATTGGCGCAATATCGAGAGTTTATGAATATATTGATATGAAAGGAAGTGATATTTCTGAAACTGTAATTAATTGGTTATCAGGATTAGAACCAGAAGCTAATGCTGTAGCAGTCTCTACAACAGAAGATGTCATAGTATAGTAATTGTTTGCATGTTTTAATATACAAAAAAGCCGAAAATTAATAATTCGGCTTTTTTTATGAATTTACTTTGTTTATATTATAAGTTTGTCTATATTTGTGAAAACTATTAAATGTGTCTTAAATTATGGAAGACGAAAAACAAAATATTGTATTTAAAAGAAAACCAAGAATAAAACCTGATATTATAGTAGGTAATGGTGGAACAGGTGTTGAAATGGCTAAAAAAATGGCTTTGACTAATGCTCCAAATATTATTATACATAAGCATGGTGATTGGGTAAAGTCTGAAATAACAGGCACTCTACTTGAAAGTAAAGTTGGTGCTGATGGTAGAAATCTACACACAGTAAAACTATTAGGTAGTAATGATATTCGTGTTTTTGAAAAAGTTGAATTTGTAGATATTTCTTTAGAATTTACATTATTGGAATATGATATGAAAGTCATTTCATGGAAAGATGAAAGAACTTTTTATGGTGCAAAAAATGGTACGTCAAATGTATTTAAAATAGTTGAGGGTCACGATAAACGAGCTTTTCTAAACTTTAATTATAAATGTGAAAATTATTCACTTATCGTACCATCGTTTATTAAATAAAAATTGAAAAAATATTCATGAAAAAATCAGTTTGTGTAATTCTATTTAATGAAAATAAAATTCTTGGAGTATCAAGAAAACATGATCACAACGATTTTGGATTAGTGGGCGGTAAAAAAGAAGAATATGATAATGATGTTGAAGATACAGCCATTAGAGAAACTAAAGAAGAAACTGGATTAGATATCTATAATTTAGAACTTGTGGATAGCTGTGTGTATGGTGGTTATGATACTTATTGTTTCTATGCTGACTATAAAGGTGAAATTAATACAGAAGAAAATCATGTTGTTAAATGGTTAGAACCTATAGATTTAACAAAGGGTTCATTTGGTGATTATAATTTAGAACGTTTTAAACAGTTAGGAATATTATGAAAAATTTATCTATCTCTGAAAAATTACAAGCTAAGTTTCAAGTTAATTTTAATAAATTGATGGATAAACAAAATGTTACTAAGAAAGAAGAAGTATTCAAAGAAGCAGGTAGATTTTTCAAATATTGTGTGAGAAATGTTAGAGATGGTGGTAATTGTCCATTTCCTGAATATCTTACAGAAGCTTATTTAGAAAAAATAAAAAAATAATTGAAATTATTTTGATAAATATAAAAACATTTGTATCTTTGTATCGTTAAATAATTAAAATAACAAAGAATGGAAAAATTTATAATAAAGCACGAAGATTTAGGATACTTAAATAATTCTAATCAACATACATCATTTGTTAATAAATTTGATACCAATATTGAATTAGCTAAATTATATGAGAATCCTAATCAAGGAAAAAAAGTAATAGGACATATATTAAAATATGGTTATCCAATTGGTGGACCAACGATGCGTGATGTACGTGAAGATGAAAGAAAGTTAATAGTTATACCAGTAGAGGTTAATATAATAGAAAAATAATAATATGGCGTGTTCGTCTAGAGGCTTAGGACGGTTAGCTTTTCAGCTTTCAAACGTGTGGTTCGAATCCCGCACACGCTACTCGCAGGATGGAGAAGTTGGTATCTCGCAAGGCTCATAACCTTGAGGTCGTTGGTTCGAGTCCAACTCCTGCTTCTACAATTGATGTAGTGAATGTTGGAAACAACAGTGGTATAATGAAGTAAAGCCTCTTGTATTCTTTTAGAATATAACGTAACGGAAGTACCATTTGAGCTACATCACGATATTACAAATGGCCCGTTCGTCTAGAGGCTTAGGACGACTACCTTTTCAGGTAGAAAACGTTAGGTTCGAATCCTGCACGGGCTACTATTATGAAAAATATAGAACAAGAATTTGTGCCATATGTTGAATCTTTAGAATTAAAAAATCTTGGATTTGATGAACAATGTTTTGGTGTTTATAGTATAACAGAAAATTTTCAATTTATTCAAGAATTTGAAAATCAACAATATATTAATAATAGTAATGAGATTATAGAAAAATGTAAATCTATTAGTTGTACAGCACCATTATTTCAACAAGCGTTTGAATATTTTAGAAAAAAATATAAATTGGAGGGGCTTATTTTACCACAAGATAAATCTGCGTTATTACCTCTTCCTTCATATTTTATAGCAGTGATATCTTATAGAAACCAAGAATGGAAAGAATTATTCAATTCAACAAATGAACATACGTTATTACATTATATAACCAATGAAGATGCTGAATTAGCTTGTTTAAAGAAATTAATTGAAATTGTTAAAACATTATAAAAAATAATTCCTAAAAGAAAGAACAAAAGAAAGATATATACGTTATAATATTTAAATAACTAAGACAATGACAACAATTATCAGAAATATGAATAATAATATTAATCGCACGAGAACAACTCTTGGGCTTTCTGATAAAGTATTGTCTTTTATGAAAAGATAATTAATTAAAAAACTTTATAATAGAAAGCCCGAAGCGATAAACTTCGGGTTTTTTGTTTTATATGCCTTTTTAGTTCAGTGGTAGAACACATCTTTGGTATGGATGTAACACGGATCCGATTTCCGTAGAAGGCTCATGGAAGATCATAGAATAATAGGTAGAAAGATGAATTTATTTCACTTTCAAGAAGAAAGTCAAGGCTCTGTGTTTTGGCATCATAACGGATATGTCTTGTATAGATTAATTGAGAATTACATAAGAGAGAAAATATCGGAGCAAGATTATATTGAAGTAAAAAGTCCACAATTGGTTGATAAGAAATTATGGGAGAAGAGTGGACATTGGAGTAAGTTTAAAGAAAATATGTTTATCGTAAAGGATGAAGATAAAGAATTAGCAATTAAACCAATGAATTGTCCCTGTCATATAGAAATATTTAAACAAGGAATAGTTTCTTATAAAGAATTACCAATTAGAATGAGTGAATTTGGTTCTTGTCATAGAAATGAAAATTCAGGATCATTAAACGGATTATTCAGATTGCGTTCTTTTGTACAAGATGATGCTCATATATTCTGTATGAAAGAACAAATAGTTGAAGAAGCTGAGAAGTTTTGTAAATTATTAATTGATGTGTATAGTGAATTTGGATTTAAAGAAGTTGAAGTAAAGCTTAGTGATAGACCAGAAAAAAGAATAGGTAGTGATGAATTGTGGGATTTAGCTGAGAGTAGTTTAAAAGAAGCTTCTAAGAATTTGAAGTGGGAATTGAATAAAGGTGAAGGTGCATTTTATGGTCCTAAATTAGAATTCATTCTCAAAGATAGTTTAGGTAGAGAATGGCAGTGTGGAACTTTGCAATTGGATTTCAATCTTCCTGTTAGGCTAGATGCATTCTATGTAAACCAAGAAGGTGAAAAAGAAAATCCTGTAATGATACATAGAGCAATCTTAGGTTCTATGGAAAGATTTATAGGAATACTACTTGAGAATAGTGATGGTTGGTTACCATTTTGGTTAGCACCTGAACAAATTGTAATAGCAGGAATAAGTAATGAACAAGATGAATATTGTAAAGAAATATATGATATTCTTAAAAAGAAATATAGAGTTAAATTAGATATAAGATCAGAAAAAATAAATTCTAAAATTGCTGAATTATATGAAAGAAAAGCTCAATATTTAATTGTAATAGGAAAAAGAGAAGTAAATGAAAATAAAGTATCAATTAAAAATTTGAAAGATAATTCACAAATTAGTATTGATAAAAAAGATTTGATTGAATTTAAATTTTAATTATAAGGGAGGGTTGCTTTAGAGACCGAAAAGTCCAGACTGTTAATCTGGTGAATTAATATTCCATCGTGGGTTTGAATCCCACCCCTCCCTCAAAATGCCTGTATCGCATAGATGGCCGATTGCACCTGATTTGTAACCAGGATGGTGATAAACCACACGGGAGTTCGAATCTCTCTACAGGCTCAAACTTTTTCTAAATATTTCATATAAATGAAAATGTTTAGAAAATGAAAAGTTGTAAAAAATGTAATAATTACTATCCTAGTAGAATAAAAATAGATGGTAAAGTAAGAAATCTTAAAAATAGATCATATTGTTTAGATTGTTCACCATTTAATAAACATAATACTAAACAGCTTGATGTTTATATTAAAAATGATGTTTGTAAAGAATGTAATAATTCTTTAACGTTAGGTAGATGTCATGCTTGTTATAATAGAAAAAGAAGACAAAAAATGTCTAAAAAAGTTTATGATATTATAGGTTATAATTGTTGGATGTGTGGATATACAAAAGGTGAAATATCAAGTAAAATTTTAACATTTCATCATATAAATCCACAAGATAAAAAAATGAATTTAACTATTGATAATATGGCGAGATATGAGTGGTGTGTTGTATGGAATGAAATTAAAAAGTGTGTATCATTATGTCCTACTTGCCATCAAGAATATCATTATACTAATTTAGTTACTGATGAAGATATTGAAAGGATTAAAAATGAAAATTGGAATAGAATACATGATGAAATAAAATTGTAAGGTGATGAAAAGGTAGACATATCTCCCTGTCTCGGAGATGGTGATAATGGGATAAACGCAGAATATTTGGATTGACCACAATTAATTATCTGTTCTGTAGCTAACTACACCGTGTTGGTTCGAATCCAACTCTTACAGCATGGATTCTTAGATAAGATTGATGATATATTAAATGATTAAAAATACCTTCTTCGTCTAACGGATTAAGACTTCTGAATACGAATCAGAGAATAGGGGTTCGATTCCCTTAGAAGGTTCAAAAAGTAAAATAATAAAACAATATATAAGTTATATCGTTTAAAGAATAAGACAAATAATATTATGAAAACTATAGCAATGATTATTAGAATGAGAATTATTAGACCAAAAATGCTTGGGTGATAGAATATTGTCTTTTAAAAAGAAATTCGAACCCAAGCAAATAAAGCTTGGGTTTTTTGTTTATATGCCCGATTGGTGTAATTGAATAGCACAATCTCCTTCTAAGTGATTAGTCCAAGTTTGAATCTTGGATTGGGTACATGAGTAATGAAAAAAAATATAGTGGAAAGATTAAAAAGAATATTTACACATTTAGAGATAGTAATAGAAGAACATTATTTTAATGATGATGATTATGCTCCACCGATTAATGTTGATTGGTATTATGTAATTGAAGAATTAAAAAAGAATGGATTGGAAATAAGAAATAGTAAAAATAAATAGTCTCGTAATTCAGTGGTAGAATGCTTCTCTGATAAGGAAGATGTCGTGTGTTCAATTCACACCGAGACTACTAATAGCAATATAGTGTAATTGGCTAACACGCTGCTCTCATAAGGCAGAGATTATTGGTTCAAGTCCAATTATTGCTACAGAAGAAATAGATTATGAAAATTAGCATAAATGATATTAATATAATTCCTAAACAGTTCGGAAGCGGATTATGTGTTTACGGAAAACCAAAACATGAAATACAGGAGTGGATAAATTTTTGGGGATTTAAAACCGAAGAAAGCAAAGGTTTTACAAATATTTGCCTACCTTCTAATTTAGAAGATTTTTTTATTTCCACTCCGTATTTTAAATATTTAGATGGCTACAGCCCAAATTTAAATAAATATTGCCATATTGGACATCTCTCGAATCTTGTTATAGCTAAAGCTATTCAAAACTTTGGGTATGCTGAACAAACTATCGCTATACTTGGTGATACGTTAGATGGTAAAGTGGAGAAGCAAGATGCATTCGATAAATATTTATCATATTGTAAAGAATTTAATTATAATGTAGGTGATATTTATTATGCATCAAATCAAGAGTTAGATAATAAAGAATTATTACATGATGGTGAAGGTGATTATATTGGAACTAAAATATTTAATGTAGGTGAGAATAAAATAGTTGGAATTAAATCAACAGGTGCTACAACATATTTTTATCAAGATGTTGCATTAGCATCTAAATTAAATGCTCCGACTATTTACATTACAGGATTAGAACAAGCACCACACTTTTCTATACTTAAAGAAATATTTCCTGACATAAAGCATATCGGTTTGGGATTAGTACTTGCTAAAAGTAAAGATTCATTTGGTAAAATGAGTTCAAGTCTTGGTAATGTTATATGGATGCAAGATGTTATTGATATGCTTATGAAAGAATTTAATAACTTAGAATTAGTTTATAATGTTATTGCTGGTCAATTTTTGAAGTATGCACCTGGTTCGGATAAGAAGATTGATTTAGATCAATTTGCTAATGTGAAAACAAGTTATGGTTTATATGTTAGTTATACTTTAGCTAAATTAAAAAGTGCTGGTATGAAAGTGGAATTGAAAGATGATTTTAATAGTTTCCATATGAAGTTTAAATTTTTAAAAGCGAAAGATAATTTTTCACCTGCTATATTTTTTGATGAATTGATTGATTCGTGTAAAACTATTAATCAGATGTATTTGAAATTTCATATCAAGGATAATCCTGAGAACCAAGAGATGTATAAACCATTAATGGAGGATTTAGAATTAGGTTTGAAGAAATTAGGAATGTTTTCTATTGATAAGGTTTAATATATACATAAAATAATAATAGATAAATGAAAAATATTAAAAAATTTATAGATTTTATTAATGAAAGTCTTCGTATAGATAATACTGATAAAAATATATTTTTTTTAAAAGAAGTAGTTAAAAAATGCGGATTTGAACAAACATATCATTTTTTCTTAAAAGAGCCATTAAAAATTGGAACATGTCAATATGGAGATTTTTATCTTAATTATTATGATGTTAATGAATATGATGGTAATTTAGCATTTTGGATTATATTTAATCAACATGAAGATAATCTATATGGTAAATCGTGGGATTCTTCTGTTATTTGGGTGGAAGATGGTATATTACAATATTCAGATAAAATTGAAGAATCAGATTTTAAACTTGATGATAATTTTATTGCTAAAATTGTACAAACAATAAAATCATATAATTATTTAGATAAATGGTGTGAATTTATAAAAGAAATTGGTATTAAAGGTAGGAAATATCATAGAATGGCGATACATAATAAAGAATTTACATGGGAGCAACAAATTGATTGGATTAAAAATAAAATAGAAATTAATAAATTATTAAATAGATACACAGAACCTTACGAACAAAGGACTTTAGATAAAATGATAGATTTAGGTGAAACTGCATATAAAGAGAAAGCAAAGAAAGATAATGATATTATGATGAAAATATTAAAGGGTATGTAATTTGACATTCTCTCATTTTTACTATTGTAGTTCAATTTAAAAAAACATTTAAAAAGACTACAAAATGGATAAAAACACTTTAGGATTTGGAAGTAAGACATACGATTTTTTAAAACGCTATTATGAGTCAAATGGACAGAGTATTTGCAATATTAAAATTAGTGGTTCTATAAGGATAAAATCTATTAGTAAAAATAATTTATCAGTTGGTTTAAAAAGAAAATTGATAATAGAAGAATTAACAGAAGAAATAAATTAAATTATTGTTTTTAACCAATGTATTTTAAATCCATAATATTGAAATTCGCCATCTTCTATACCACCTTCAATATCATTAGGTAAGTTATTAAATATATTTTCCCAAGCTTTTTTAGCATATCTATTTTTATTAACTGACCATATTTTTTGACCATTTAAATCTCTAACTATGCAAAAGATAGCTAATTTATATAAACCTTTACCTCTCAATTTTTCTATTATCTCTGAATCTTTAATAATATAACGGCTATTTTCTTTTTCTAATTTTATTTTACCTATATTAATATCATTTGACATTATATCATAATGAATATTAAAATCATCTATGATATGTCGTATTACATAAATATTATTCTTATGTAAATTAAAATTTTCATAATGTTTAATATATTTCATCTAATTATATTTAATTTCTTTAAAAATTACAGTGGTGGTAATCCTAAATTTGGATTATTTGATGCAATTATTTTTCCTTTGAAGTGTGATAAATGATAAGATTTTGGTAAATGAACTTCGTTATCGTGATAATTTGGACCAACTTCAGATTTATTCACAACTTCTACATTAAATACATTATTATAAGAATCCATATCACCATTTAAATTTGCTGTTGGATATGTTTTATCCGTAGTTATTTTAATTATAAGCGGATAATATATACCGTTAATAGAACTATTGGAAGATGCTGGTAAATAAGCATAATCACCCGCTTTAACTTTTTCATTAAAATTAACTAAATAATTATATCCATCTGCATGTATTATTTTATTTGATTTTTTACTTTCATTTAGAAAATCATTAAACTTTTTAATAAAAGACATAATATTGCTTATTTTATCTATATATAATTTTTATTTTTAAAGAATTTATGTTATATTTGATTTTATTATATTGTATTAATTAATTTTATAAAAAATGGATAAAGCAAAAAGCACGTTGGGATTAAGGCAGGAAAGCTTTGATTTTTTGAAACAGTATTTAAACAACTTCTCGCCTGTTGGGTATGAATCGAGTGGTCAACAAATTTGGATGGATTATTTAAAGCCATACGTTAATGAATTTAAAACTGATGCTTATGGTACTGCTGTAGGTATTATTAATCCTGATGCGCCTTATAAGGTAGTTATTGAGGCTCATGCTGATGAAATTTCATGGAGAGTTAGTTACATTAGCGAGAAAGGTTATCTTTACGTTAAAAAGAATGGTGGTTCTGATTGTACTATTGCACCATCTAAGAGAGTGAAAATTTTCACTGAAGAGGGTGATGTTGTAGATGGATTTTTTGGCTGGCCAGCAGTTCACGTAAGAACAGGTGATGATAAACCACCTAAGATTGAAAACCTTACTATTGATATTGGTGCTTCATCTAAAAAAGAAGCAGAAGAAATGGGTATCCATATTGGTGCGGTTGTAGTATTCGATGAATACATGCAAATTCTTAATGATAAGTTCCTTACAGGTAGAGCTTTGGATAACAGAATTGGTGGTTTCATGATTGCTGAGGTTGCGAGAATGTTGCATGAGTCAGGAAATAAACTTCCATTTGGACTTTATATTGTAAATTCTGTTCAGGAAGAAGTTGGTTTGCGTGGTGCTGAAATGATTTCAAGAGCCATTAAGCCTAATGTTGCTATCGTTACTGATGTTACACATGATACACAATCACCGATGTATAATAAAATTGCTAGTGGTGATTTAGCGTGTGGATTGGGTCCAGTTTTGAAATACGCACCTGCTGTTCAGAACAATTTGAGAAAACTTATTATTGATACTGCGAGAGCTAATGAAATTCCTTTCCAAAGAGCCGTTGGAGAACGTGCTACAGGTACGGATACAGATTCATTTGCATACTCAGGTGAAGGTGTTCCATCAGCCCTTATATCGCTTCCATTGAAGTATATGCATACTACAGTTGAAACTGTTCATAAGGATGATATTCATGCAGTGATTAATCTTATTTACAAATCCATTTTAAATATACAGGATGAGCAAGATTTTAGATATATTAAGTAATTTATTTGTCAAGAAACAATGTTTCGAGGTTTATTATGTTGATAAACATAATAATGAAGGACGTATAAAAGTATATGTAAAAAATGTTAATGATGTTGATTCATATTTCAAAAAGAAGTATCCGCATTTAGAATTATATGATATTGGTGAAAAAGGGAGTTTTTAACTCCCTTTATCTTTTTGGCTCAATTAATATTTTTATATCTTTGCTTCTACTTTGAGAAATAAACAAAGTTTTATATTTGTTTATAATTGACATATCCAATACTTCTTCTCTCATTATAAAAGGTTTCAATTCTGTGTATATCTGACAGATACTTTCTTTTGAATATAACTCGCTACCAATAAACAAACCTAATGCTTGCCCAAGTTGAAAGCCGATAGTTTTATACACGTCTTGTTTTTCTGTGTTTTTTGTTCCTAAGTCCGTAATTTTTGTGAAATCTATTTGTTCCAATGCTTCTAATTTATCAATAAAATTGCCTTGAAGGGCTTTTTTTACAATTTCTCTATATTGAGTACGAGAAATAAATGAAAGAATAATTCTTGCAGAACGAATAATTTTCAAATCAACATCACGATCAACCATTCTAACAATTTGGTTTGGTAGAAATTGTGGATGATTTTTATAAGTCAGAAACATTGAGTTGTTTACTTCATCGGCTGTTCCTTTGTGAACGTCTGTAATAACACCGCTATTTAAAATTGCAATGTTTACGTTAATTTTTTTATCAGGAAGTCCAGCATCTTTTAAAATTATAGCAATTTCATTACCATACGTATCACAAAGAATTGATGCTTCTTTGACAATTGGTATTGTATCAACAAATACCATTATATCATAATCTTGACTAGTTATAGATCCGAATAGTTGAAATTTCATAATACAAAGATATTATATTTTTAATTGAAAACCAAGTAATTATAAAAATATTATATAACATTTATAGAATATTTACGTTATAATAGTTAAAATTATACGAAAATGGAGTGGATTAAATCTAAATTAGAAGGTGATACTAATACATATTTTTTAATGGAGATTAATAAACTTCTAATACATTTGTATTGGCATAAGCATTCAAATGTGTGGTATGCTGAAATGTTAAATGGTGATTTGAGAGTTAAATTAAATCTTAAACTTGATGAATTAGAGAAAGTTAAAGTGAAATCTCTCGAATATTATTTTAAATTTTTAGAAGTTAAAATATAATTTACTTTATAAAATTCAAAATGTAGCTACGCATAACTAATTGAGTTTTATTATTACTCAATGTATCAGTACTTTGGAATAACATTTTATCATATGATAGATTTTGAAATTTATGTAAATCCGATTTAAGTACTTTTGTAAAATTTTCAGAACATTCTTCTTTAGGTACACCATTCCATATACCATTACAACCTCTTTTCTCACCAGATGAAGAAAGATATAAATATTTATCGTCTATTGCTGAAATTATACCATAATGACCATATTTAAGAAGTATCCCTTCAATTAGCCATTCTGGAAGTTTATTAATATCTATATTATTAGCTTTTATATATTGAGCTAATTTAGTCTTAGTATCAGAGTATGATGGTGTGCCCATTTCTCCATCTTTTGAGTTTCTATTAAATTCTATAAATTCAAATACCCAAAAATTGATAGCATCCCCAACTTTAGCTTGTTCCACGGGGACTATTGTACCTAATTTATATTTATTATTTACATATTCTAAACCTCTCATAGTTTCTGGCATTGTTGGTACTTGAAGAGCATCTTTTGCCAATTTATAGGATTCGGTACTTAAAAGTTTATTAATGTCCTTTTTATAAGCCATTTTAAAGTCATTTACTATAAGTGGATTTAAGTTTGGTATATATTCTTTTATAAAATTATAGACATATTGATAACAAGGCATATGTTTCCATTCTGGTTTTGTATCATCTATTTTTTTCATTTTTTGGGTAAAAGCAAAGCCATTTTTATTAATTTCGATAGCTGTATTCGCAGTATTTGATAAATTATCTTCATTCAAAAAGTCGTTAAAAGATAAAATTTTAGACAATTTATTCATTTTATTTGGATGTGATATATTTTCTTTATATATTTGTATTTATATTTCAAAAATTATAATTATGAAGGTATTGCTAATAGCATCTTTGATATCATCAATGGTAATTTATCGTTCGAATATTTATAATGATGTTCCATTGAAAAATATTGAATTGCTTAAGTATGTTGAGAAAAATGGAAAGAGTTTAGCACCAACTTACGAGAAGACTAATTGTGTTGAGTTTCTTGATAAAGTTTTAACTGATTTTTCAAATATTGATGAAAAAACTTCGGAACGAATTTACATTAATTACGATTTAAAAAGAGTAAAGAAATTCTTATATCGTGGCGATTCAACTGTTGTTAGTGGTGTTTGCTGGGCATTGGTGTCTTGTAATAAAGCTCGATGGGTTTCACCTTCCGATGTAAAAATAGGAGATATTGTACAATACTGGTCAACTGATATGGGGTTTATTAATGGTCATTGTGGTGTAATATGTGGTGAGGATAAAACAGGTTATTTATTATACTCTTCACATCAGGATAGTAAAGGATTTGGTGTAATGCAAGTTAAAAATAAAACACTATATCCGAATACTAAATTTTTTATAGTGAGATTGAATTAAATTTATTAAAAATCATAAAAAAAGGGAGTTTTAACTCCCTTTTTTTATATCATTTTGTAGTAGCATCTTGTTCATCATCATCGAATAAATTACCGTTTGATACGCTTTGAACTCTAGCTGCTCTATATCTCATAGACATTTTACTAACATTCGAATAGGCAGTATTAATACTATCACTAGTAGAAGAGAAGTTCATTGTATTACCTCTTGAAATAGAAATATTTTCAGCAGCCTTCATAGCATCTTGGTTAGCTGCTAAAAAGACAAATTCCCAATTATAATTTTCTCTTTGGTGAGTAATCATATAATTGATTTTTTCTTGTGTATAAAAAGGCTCATTTTTTTCATTAACTTGATGATGGCTTGCATTTTCTTCACCATCGGTAAGAATAATGAAAAGAATTTTATTAGGCCTTTCATCTTCGTTAGTATTAGCAAGTCTAATTCCTACATTATCTATAGTTTTTCCTATAGCATAGAATAAAGCTGTTGTACCTGTCGTTTTATATATTTTGTCTGTAAGAGGTTCAATTGTATCTAATGGTGCATTATTATACACAATATCATATCTATTGCTAAATAGAGCTAATGTTAAGCTTGCGCTACCTGGTAATGTTTTTTGTTCTGTTAAAAAGCTATTAAATCCTCCTATAGCATCAGATTTAATCTGTGTCATTGATCCTGAGCGGTCAATCAGACAAATAATTTCGGTATGTTCTCTCATTTTTTGATAATATTTATACATTATATAAATAAAATTAAAATTGTTTCATATTTTTAAAACTTTGAGAAATTATTTTTCTATAATCTAAAGAAAATATATAAATAATAATGGAAACAGTATTAATAGATTTAGATGATACAATTTGTGATTTCACAAGTAGTTTTAAATTACGTTTAAAAAAACATCCAGAAATTGTTTATCCACAATCTCAATGGGGATTTTTCCTTGGTTTAGAACCATTACCAGATGCCATTGATGTGATTAATATGTTAAGAACAAAGTATAAAGTTTATATTTTAACAAGACCTTCTTATAAAAATCCATTATGTTATACAGAAAAAAGAGTATGGGTAGAGAAACATTTTGATTTAGATTTCTGTAAGAATTTAATCTTATGTTATGATAAATCTATGGTAAAAGGTAATTATCTTATAGATGATAATATACATGTTGGTTTTGAAGGAGAACATATACATTTTGGTAAAGAAAAATTTACTAATTGGCAAGCGGTTAAAAATTATCTTTTGTAATATGGGAGAGTTTAAAGGTTATTGTAAATGTGGTGATGGTATAGAGAAGGTATATAAATATTCTTGTCTAATGGCTATTGTAGATAGCATAGTACCTACATTAAAATATGTACAAGATAATATTTTGCCAGAGGATATTTATAAGGAAGATGGGTATGGTGTAGTTATTAAACCACATGTAAGTGTTTTATATGGTTTCCATGATGATAAAGTAGATATAGATATATTAAAAGAATTGATAAGTAATTATAAAACTTTTGTAATAAATATTAATAAACTTTCTTGTTTTGAAAATGAAGAATTTGATGTATTAAAATTTGAAGTTAGTTCTGATTCATTAACAGGATTGAACAAAGATTGTAGAGATACATTTGAACATACATTACAATTTCCGTATAATCCACACATTACAATAGCTTATTTAAAAAAGGGAACAGCTAAAAAATATGAGTCTATAATCAGTTCTTTATCTATAGATGTTTTTAAAATGGTTTACTCAAGAGTGGATGGTTCTAATATTAAATTTAATTTATAATAAATCATCAATTTTATATTGAATTGGTTCATCTCCTTCGTTTTGTTTAATTGTTATAAAATTATCATTAACTTGAATATCAAAACAATTTTTAAATAATAGATTACCTTCATTATCGTAAATATCTCTCAATGCAATTTTATCAGTTGTAAAACAAAATACAAATACAATTCTATTGTTTCTAACTGATAAAGGTTGTATATGTTGATAAGTGTTTATAGATTCTATAAATTTATTATTTTTAAACATTAATAATTTCACATATTCTATATTGCTATACGTTATTCCTTTATAAAAAGATGCTTTATCATTTAAAAATAATGATATATCATCATATTTATTTGTTATTTCTTTTGTTTCAGTATTAAATAATGAATATTTATTATTTTCACCAACTATAAATATCTTTTCGCTATCATTACCATTACCTCTGATAGAATCAAATTTATAATCTAAAATAGTTTCACAACTTGGTAATTTAATTAATTTACATTTCTTACTAGTAGAATTTTTAAGTGAAAAAACACCATTTGTTATTTTTAGTATTTGACTGTATTCACATGGTAATATGAATTCATTATCGATAGTCATTATACCGAATGTATCATCAGTTTTATAAACTTTGAAACATGGTTTATCATAAATTGATGCGAATGATTGAAAATATTGAATGTAATACCATTTATCAGGAATTATAATATCTAAGTTTTTATTACAAACGCCATATTTATTTTCAGTATTATTAGAATTAGTAAATATAACAGCATCATTGTTTATTATATTTTGAATTTTAATATTAGCAATTTTACCAGTTAATACATTTATAGTCTGTTCATTATCCGTAGTACTTAGATATGCTTGTGCCATAGGATAATTTCTCATATCCAATGATGTATATTTACATGGTACAATTATTTTATAGTTAGTGAATACTCCCCATTTCTCGGAACTATTTTGAATAAGGAATGTATTATTTTTACTATCAGTTATGTTTATATACTCACACGGTAATAATTCTTTCATATCGTTACAAGAATAAATTCCATACATATCATCTTTTAAAACTATAACAATACCATTATTAATATCTCTATAATTTGCGAATTTATTATACTCACAAGGAATAAGAATTTTACCATCAGCGGATATTAATCCAATTTTTTCATTTTTTTGAATTGCGAAATCATCACCCCATTTATATTTAATTTCATCGGCTATAGAAGAATCTATAATTACTTCACTCTTAAATGTATCTCTATCTAATAAACCAATTTTATCACCAATTTTAAATGAATAATTTTTTGAAATTTTATCATAAGTAGGTGGTAGTAATATAGTGTTATTCATATTGATTATACCATATTTACCATTATCTCTGAATATTAAATACTTAGTACCTGTTATGTATTCTAAGAATTCATACATTGGTTCTGTTTTAAGTAATATATTACCATTACCATTACCATTTAATTTAATAAATCCATATTTTCTATTTTTCTTTAAAAGAATAAGATAATCATAACTATCGTTAGGAATATCAATACTATCATAATCACATTCTAAAATTATTTCACCTCTATTATTAATTAATCCATACTTACCGTCTTTTATACATATCATTATAGTACCACCGTATATGGTTTCAATGATATTATCATATATTAATGGTATTATAATATCATTATATTTATTAACCATGCCACATTTACCATCTTTATATACAAAAAATATATCATTATAGGTATTTTTATACACATCATCATAATCATTAAACCATTGATAGAAAGTTCTATCAGTACTACTATCAGAATAAAGTTTATGATGAAGTCTAAAATTACCGACAATATTTGGTTGAATATTTCTTAGCCATTTTTCAACACTTTCTTTATATCCATTAACATTATCACCATATATTCTATCTTCTGTCCATAAAATAACTTTACCATCATCAGTACTAACGAATGGTTTTATTAGAAGTCTAGCTAAAGGATGTTCAATATTTTTATCTGACTTATTAATTAAATATGTTACTAAAGAGCCTTCCATAACATCATTAGTGACGTAAGTTCTATTAGAACCTGTTCTAAACTCCATACATGATGTATTATGCCACTTTCTATCAGTGGTCATTGATGCAATATCATAAGCATGTCTAGATACAACTATAGTTAAATCTCCTTGTGCGCGTTTAGCTTTTTCTCTATCATTATCATATTTAGATTTTAATTCTGGATTAAATCTTGCTAAAATCTTGCTAATTTTTGGTTGTTGATTTGGGTTTTTAGAATCTTTACAATTACCTTCAATATAATCAATATCCACATATCCATGTTCCTTTAAAAATTTAAGTACTTGTATTTGAATAGGTGATACCATAGGTTGGAATGGGATAAGTATTCTATGCTTACCTTTAAATATTTCATCATATCTTTTATCACCACCAGCCTCTTTCCAATTTTTAACTAAGTTTCTAACTTCACTTAATTTCAATTTTTCTAAAAGCAAATTGTAATCTCTAAACGATTTTATTCTTTTCACAAAAAGAGTTATTTTTTATAGACTACAGTCCATTTTCTATTTTACCTGATGCTATTTCTGATGGTAAATTTGGATTGTATGGACTTTGTATGAAATTACTATCTTCTTCTCCTATTGATGCTACAACAGCCTTTAAATCTAATATTATATCATCCAACTCTTTTTCGCCCATATTACACAATTCATCTTTAGAGTAAGTATGATATTTATTAGTATGTATACTTTTCTGAAGACTTAGTACATCTTCGATTTTAGACTCACTTTTATTTTCATTTAAAAAAGTGTTATATTTCTTTAAATATTTCATTATTTAGTTAATGTTTTTTGTATATATTAAACGTGTAGTAATATTTTTAGTCAACATTTGGATACTTTTTAGAATGTAGATAAGCATCTCTATATATTTGTTCTTTTTCTTTATTCTTTTTTTCAATATCGAGTTCTTTCATAATTTCAATTCTATCTTTGAACTCTCCTTTCGTCTCCACATAATTTTTATTTATTTCTATGATATTTACTTGTTTACTAGGAAATATCACAATATCATTTTGATATGGTTTAAATTGTGGTGAATAATTAGCCCAATGTTTACCATTTCTAAATCCACGATAATATACAACCCTGTCTTTATCTTCATTATGTTTTGTTATTATAATCTTAGTTCCATTCGCAGTTTTACGTAAAATAGATTCAATATCATCGAATTGAATACTTTCGTTTAAGAATTCTTTAAAACTTTGTATATTTTTCATATAGTATATATTAGGAAAACTTAATTTTTTAATACATATTTTTCAAACATTTTCACTTTTTTTAATAAAAGTAAAAGTGCAAACAAAAAATATTTAAAGATTTAATTATGTCAATACTAAAAGACTACAAAAATCGTCACTTACATGTACCAAAAGAATTTTCATTGCTAGAATATTTGGACTTGTGTAAGAAATCAGACAAATGGTATTCGCTTCCTGCTGAGAGGTTATTGGAAGCAATAGGTAGTGAAGAAACTATAGATACCAAAGATGATCCTAGATTATCTAGATTATTCTTCAATAAAATTATCAAAAGATATCCAGCTTTTAGAGAATTTTATGGTATGGAAGATACTATAGAACAAATTGTTGGTTTCTTTAGACATGCTTCACAAGGCCTGGAAGAAAAGAAACAAGTTCTATATCTTTTGGGTCCAGTTGGTGGTGGTAAATCTTCTTTAGCTGAGAAAATAAAAAGCTTGATGGAAAAATGTCCTATTTATGTGGTTAAAGTTGGTGAAGAAACATCACCTGTATTTGAATCACCATTTGGTATTTTCTCATCAGATGAAGATTCTAAAATGTTATTGGATGAATACGGAATTAATAAAAGATATATTCCATCTTGTATGTCTCCGTGGCTTACTAAAAGATTAGATGAAATTGATTATGATTTATCTAAAATAAAAGTAATTGAAATGTATCCAAGTATTCAACATCAAGTTGGAATAGCAAAAGTAGAACCAGGTGATGAAAACAATTCTGATATATCATCTCTTGTTGGTAAAGTAGATATTAGAAAACTTGCACATTTCAGTCAAGATGATCCTGATTGCTATTCATATTCTGGCGGCTTGTGTAGAGCAAACCAAGGAATCTTAGAGTTTGTTGAGATGTTTAAAGCTCCAATTAAAACGTTACATCCATTATTAACTGCAACACAAGAAGGAAATTTTAAAGGAACTGAAGGGCTACCCGCAATTCCATACCAGGGTATTATCATGGCCCATTCGAATGAGTCAGAATGGGAGCTCTTTGTAAGAGATAAGAAGAATGAAGCTTTCTTAGATCGTATTAACGTAGTAAGAGTACCATATTGTTCACGTGTTGATGAAGAAGTAAAAATTTACGAAAAGATTTTGGCACACTCATCATTATCAAAAGCGTCTTGCGCACCAAAGACACTTGATTTACTTGCTAAGTTTATTATCATGACTCGTTTGGTTGAGCCTGAGAATTCGAATATTTTTTCTAAGCTTAGAGTATATAATGGTGAGAATTTAAAAGATAAAGATCCAAAAGCAAAATCATTACAAGAATATAAAGATTATGCAGGTTTGAATGAAGGTATGAATGGTTTATCAACACGTTTTGCTTATAAAGTTCTATCTAAAGTATTTAATTATGATCAACATGAAATTTCTGCTAACCCAATTCATTTATTTTATGTGTTGGAAAAAGAAGTGCAAAAATTACAATTAGCAAAAGAAGTAGAAGGTAAATATTTAGATTATCTAAAAACACATATTGTTTCTGATTACGTTCAATATATTGGTAATGAAATTCAAAGAGCTTATGTTGAATCTTATTCTGATTATGGTCAAAATCTATTTGAAAGATATGTTGCTTATGCTGATAATTGGATTCAAGATAATGATTTTAGAGATCCTGAAACTAATGCTATGATGAATAGAGAAACTCTTAATTCGGAATTAGAGAAAATGGAGAAACCAGCAGGTATTGTAAATCCTAAAGATTTCAGACATGAAACTGTTAATTTTACATACAGATATAGAGCAAATAATAGTGGTAAATCTCCAAAATGGAATGCTTTTGAAAAAATAAGAACTGTTATAGAAAAGAGAATTTTCACTAATACAGAAGATTTGCTACCTGTTATTTCTTTCTCACCTAAAAATAGCACTGATGATAAGAAGAAACACGAAAGCTTCATATCAAGAATGGAAAACTTGGGATATACTAAGAGACAGATTCAATTAATAGTTGAATGGTATGTAAGAGTTTATAAACATGATTTGAGTTAATTTATTTATTTTTTGTTTGACAGGTAAAAAGGTGGACTTTAAAAGGTTCACCTTTTTTATTTTATTTTAAAACTTTTAATTTTTCTATAATAAATTATGAGAATATTTACATTAGAATACGAATATTGGGATGATTACCAATATTATCAATTTCAACATGACACAAAATCGAAAGAAGATTTTGAAAATGATGTTAACTATTTAATTAAACATTATGGTGAAGAATACATTGATGGTGAATGTCATTGGGTTGGAATGCCTGGGTGGATAGAATTTGTAGCAGGTAAATTACCAGAATTGGGTTATGATAAAGTTGAGGTTGATGTAGTATCATTTTCAGGTGGTAGTATTATTAATCCATTTATGTCAAATTCTGATGTTTTATGGAAAGATTTTGTAGGAGCAGAACTTTTTTCTAAGGCGGTGGATAAAAATAGACAGTTAAAGGAAGATATGGACACAAATAGACAGAAGCGAAATAAGTGATTTTTTTTATTTTAATATATAGTGAAATATAATTCTATATTAGAGATGAAAAAGAATGTCAAAAAAACAGGTTTAGTTAAAGAATCTGCCGATTTACTGAGAAGAGTAAATAATGCTCTTCATAATTTTGTTGTATCAAAACCATCGTTATTAACTGAAATAGAACCATCACAAGAGTTAAAATTAGAAGAACTTATTGGTGAATGGGAAAAATATGCTTCTTCTGAAACTACTCCATCAAAAAGTAGTCCTGATTATGATAGAATCATGAATATGAGAAAAGATGTCGAAGAAGAAATTCTTTCTATAATTGAACAACCATCTGATATAGATGATTATGATATTGACGAAGAAATGGAAATGTCCGAAAGAAAGCATGTAATGTCTTTTAGTGAAATGTTGAAATTACAAGAAAAAATAACATTGAGAATTCCATCAAATTCTAAAGTTGAAAATAATACAAATTCTGACAGAAACAGAGTTAATCAGGTAAAGTCGGAAATTAACCAAAAATTAAAGCAATTAGATACCATACTTGCGACATCTGAACCTACTGTAACTATAGAAACTGAGCCAGTGAGAGAATTATTAGAAAGATTGAATTTTTTATTTAAAAAAATAAAATAATTATAAAGGAAGTTAAAACTTCCTTTATTTTTTTAAATATATATAGTAAATCTTTATGAAACTATCATTATGTTTGGTATATTTCTTATATTGGTTACGTTAGGTATTTTAGTTAAACGCTTCAAACTATATACTTTAATCAGAGTACTTGCATTTTTTAAAGTGTATTATAAATCCATTATTAAATTCTTCAAAAAATTTTAAAACTTTAATCTATTTTTTGTTAAAATAATAAACGATAAAAGTAGATAAACATGTCTAGAAGTTTTATAATCGACAGAAGGCTTAATAGCAAGGGGAAATCAATAACAAATAGAAATAAATTCTTAAAACGTGTTGAAGAACAAATTAAGAATAACATTCCTAATGTATTAAATAATCAATCAATTAAAGATATTAATAATAATGGTTCTATTAAAGTACCAATTAAAGGTATAGAAGAACCTACATTTGTTTATGATAATTCTAAAGGAACTAAGCATAGAATTCTTCCAGGTAATCCAGCTGAAGTTAAAACATCAAAATTCGTAGAAGGTGATCAAATACCTAAACCACCCTCATCAGGAGGAAAAGGAAGTGGTAAAGGAAAGGGTTCTAATGACCCAAGTGTGGGTGAAGATGAATTTATAATTTCTATTTCGAAGGATGAATTTTTAAATTACTTTTTTGATGATTTAGAACTTCCAGATTTAGCAAAAAAGTATTTAATGAGTGAAGATGCTAAAAAATATAAGAGACACGGTTTTAAAACTGATGGACCATTCTCTTCTATGGATATGGTTAAATCTTATAAGAATTCTTTAGCTAGAAGAATAGGGATGCAAGTTTCTATTGAAGAGAAATTAAAAAAATTAAAACAGGAATTGGAATCAGAATTATTAAAAAGTAATACTGATTCAGATAGAATAAATTATTTAATGTTAGAGATTGAAAATACTGAAAAGCAGTTAAAATCAATTCCATATTTAGATGATAAAGATTTATCATATAAGAATTTTGAACCTAAGCCTGTACCTAACACACAAGCAGTAATGTTTTGTATTATGGATATTTCTGGTTCAATGGGTAAAAAAGAAAAAGATATTGCTAGAAGATTTTTTACATTATTGTATTTATTTTTATCAAAACAATATCCTAATGTTGAAATAGTATTCATTCAACATCATACAGAAGCTAAAGAAGTAAATGAAGAAGCATTCTTTAATTCTAAAGAAAATGGCGGTACTAAAATTAAACCAGCATTAGAATTAGCTATAAAAATAATGCAAGAAAGATTCTCATCTGAATGGAACGTTTATGTTTGTCAAGCATCTGATGGTGATGTGTGGGATAAATCTGATGCTAAAGCATCAGCGGAATTATTAAATACTATGATGCCTTTATTACAATATATGGCATATATAGAAATTCCTAATAATGGTTTTACTAAAATTAAATCAGATTTATGGAAAGCATATAGACCAGTCGCCACAGAGAATCCAAATTTAGCAATGAAATCCATAAAAGAAATAAATGAAATATGGACAGTGTTTAAAAAATTATTTGAGAAAAAAGTACCAATTACAAACTAATATGATAAATACTATTACTTGTGGGGATTGTTTTGAACTAATGGATAAATTAGAAGATAATAGTATTAATCTAATTATTACATCACCGCCATATTTTAATTGTAGAGTATATGGTAATGAAACTGTTGGTAGAGAAATTCACCCAAAAGAATATGTTGAAAATTTTCTAACATATACAGAAAAATTAAAAAGAGTGTTAGCTAAAGATGGTAGTTTTTATTTAAATATAGGTGATGTATATTTTGGAACAAAAGGATTTTCAAGAAATACTGGAAAGTATAAAAGAAAAACTGATGAACATTATAAAGAACATAAGATAGCGAAACAAGATGGTAAATGGCTTCAACATAAACAGCTTTTAATGATACCTGAACGTGTTGCTATAGGTATGCAAGAACAAGGTTGGATTTTAAGAAACAAATTAATTTGGGAAAAATCAAATCCTATACCAGTACACTCAGCCGATAGAAGGTATCCTGTTTACGAACATATATTTCATTTTGTTAAATCAAGAAAATATTATTTTGATTTACCACTTGCTAAAAAGTTGGGAAATCATAGAGATGTAATACGAACAAGTGTACATGCATTTGGTGAGCATCAAGCATCATTTCCATTATCTTTAATAAAGCCTTTAATTGAAACTACATCTAAAGTTGATGATGTTATATTGGACCCATTCATGGGAAGTGGTACTACAGCAATTGCTTGTATAGAGTTGAATAGAAAATATATTGGTTTTGAAATTAATCCAGAATATTGCTATTTATCTAATGTTAAAATTAAAACTTTTAGAGAAAATTTAATAAAAACTAAAAGTGAATAATTAAAATGGATTTAAATAAGATTTACAATGAGAATTGTTTAGATACTATGACTAAGATGGAAGATAACTTTATTGATTTAACAGTTACTTCTCCTCCTTACGATGATTTAAGATCATATTTAGGATACTCATTTGATTTCGAACCTATAGCAAAAGAATTATATAGAGTTACTAAACCAGGTGGTTGCGTAGTATGGGTAGTTGGTGATGCTGTAGTAAAAGGAAGTGAAACTGGTACATCATTTAAACAAGCATTATATTTTATGGAATGTGGGTTTAATTTACACGATACTATGATATATGAAAAAAATGGTACATCATTTCCTGCTAGAAGAGATGGTAATAGATATTCTCAAATATTCGAATATATGTTTGTATTTAGCAAAGGTAAACCAAATAAAGCAAAACTTATTTGTGATAAACCCAATAGATGGGCTGGGTGGACAAGTTTTGGAAAAGCAAAAGTTAGAAATAAAAATGGTGAATTGATTGAAAGAGATATGAAACCAATTCCTGATTTTTCTCCAAGAAATAATATTTGGAAGTATAATACTGGTAAAGGGTATTCAACAAAGGATGATATAGCATTTGGACATCCTGCTATTTTCCCAGAAGAACTTGCAAAAGATCATATATTATCATGGTCAAACGATGGTGATGTTGTTTATGATCCTTTTAGTGGTAGTGGTACTACAGCTAAAGTAGCATTACTTAATAATAGAAATTATATAGGATCTGAGTTATCTGTAGAGTATTGTGAAATAATTACAGAAAGATTAAAAAAATATGGAAAGGTATGATGTTTAAAAAATTATACAATATGCTTATAGTAAAACCATTTCAATTGTTATATGGTATTATAACTATATGTATATACATATTTATGTCATTAGCACCTTTCATATCAATAATGACATTTGCGAAAGTTGAACATGGAATTCCTATTTGGTTCATTTATTTATGTTGGGGAGTCTCAATAATAGACTTCATATATTTATCTAATCTTATTATATCTGATAGAAATAAAAGCAATCCACATAAAGTAACTAAAAAGAAAATAAAAGAAATTGTATATGAACAAGAAGAAAAAAAGTAATATCATTCCTACAGACAATGTATGGACATTCGAATTCATAGATGATGTCTATAACGAAATCGAAAGAATTGGTAAAGATTATTTGAAGTTAGATATTTATCCGAATCAAATCGAGATTATTTCTGCTGACCAAATGATTGATGCTTACGCATCACATGGATTACCTATTATGTATAATCACTGGAAATTCGGCAAAGATTATCTTATTAATATGAATAAGTATAAGAAAGGTACTATGGGACTTGCTTACGAAATAGTTCTAAATACAAACCCATGTATATCTTTTAATATGGAAGATAATACTGCGTGTATGACTACATTAGTAATTGCTCACGCTGCTATGGGACATAACCATTTATTTAAAAATAATTATATGTTTAAAGAGTGGACAGATGCTTCTTCTATTGTAGATTATTTAAGTTTTGCTAAGAATTACATAAAAGAATGTGAACAAAAATATGGAGAAAAAGAAGTTGAAGTAGTTTTAGATGCTTGTCATGCTTTACAATATTGGGGTGTAGATAAATATAAAAGAACATATAAATCAAAAACTAGTAAAGCAGAATTTAATAATAAAGTAAGTGAAGAAAATGATAAGCTTTATGATTACTTAATGGAAATGACTGCGCCTATTAAAAAGAAAGATACCATTAAAGAATATAAATTCCCTGTGCAAAGAGAAGAAAATATTCTATACTTTGTAGAAAAATACGCACCGAGATTAGAAACATGGAAAAGAGAATTGATAAGAATAACAAGAAAGTTGTCTCAATATTTTATGCCCCAAATTTCTACAAAAGTTTTAAATGAAGGCTGTTTAGTAGAAGGTTCTTTAATATCAACTGAAGATGGACTAATAGATATTAAATACATTGTAGACAATAAATATAGTGGTAAAGTATGGGATGGTGAAAAATGGGAAGTTATATATGATTGGTTTAAACATGAAAATAAAAAAAGAATTAAAATAAAAACCAAGAATGGATATACTTTACATGGTGGTGAAAATCATAAAATTTTAATAAATTCTAATTGGGTTGAATTGTTAAATTTGGTAATTAGTAATATTGTTGATGTTATTATAGATGGTGAGAAATGTGAAGATGAAATAATTTCTATTGAAGAAGATTATGGTACTACATATGATTTTAGTGTAACTAATTCACATAAATATCAATCTGGTCCATTTATAAATCATAATTGTGCAACATTTGTACACTATCATATTTTAAATAAAATGTTTGATGAAGGATTAGTAGATGATGGATTTATGTTAGAATTCTTAGCATCACATACTTCTGTAGTATTCCAACCAGAATTTAATTCACCATACTATTCAGGTTTCAATCCTTATGCACTTGGGTTTGCTATGTTAATGGATATTAAAAGAATATGTCAAGAGCCTACTGATGAAGACAGAGAATGGTTTCCTGATATAGTTGGTAAAGATTGGTTAGATGTATTCCATGATATAATAAAAAATTATAAAGATGAAACATTTATATTACAATTCTTATCACCCAAAGTAATAAGAGATTTCAAAATGTTTTATTTGCTTGATGATTCTGAGGAAAAAAATTATATGGTTAAGAGGATTCATAATGATAGAGGTTATAGAGAAATTAGAGAAAAATTAGCATCTACATATAATTGGAGTCAACATTTTCCTGATATACAAGTTGACTCGGTAGATTTATTAGGTGATAGAAAACTTAAATTGGTTTATGAATCCCATAATAATTTACCATTACATGAAGATATGAAAAATAAAACTTTAAAATATTTAGAATATCTATGGGGTTATGAAGTAGAGTTAAAAACGATAGGTATAGAGAATTCTGCTAAAATACCAGAAGAAGATTATCATGATTATGATTAAAAAAGAAAAGGAGCTAATTAGCTCCTTTTTTATTCTTCTTTATCTTCTTTATTTTCATCCTCTGTTTCTATTGGTTCAACGGGTTCTTGTTGTTCAATTTCAGCTTCGATTATTTCTTCTTCTTTTGCTTTTTGTTCTTCGTCTTCTTCATTAGGCTTATCTGTTTTTTTAATACCCTTTTTAACAACTTTCTTAGTATCTGTATACTCTATTGGTAGTTCAACTGATAGTCGTAGTATCCTTCTTCTAAATGATTCAATCTGTTCATCGAAATATTTAAGAAGTTTTAAGAATATACTTCTTGGATTTTCGGTATTTAAATTATATTTACTGAAAATTTCTTCTCTCTTATCAACTTTAGGAATTATGGGACGATTAGGAACATCAACTTTTCTCTTATTGATAGCTTTTTCTTCTTTCTCTTCTTGTGCATCAATAGCTCTATCAACATCTTGAAGAATTCCTTTTAAGTCATCATCGGTGAATTTCATTTTAACTCGTTTACCATCTTCAATCATAACAACAGTATGTCCGTGTTTAATTAAATCATACAGAGTATCCAAATTAAAGATATATGCTTGTAAAGACTCCCAGTGAGTAGTCTTTTTAAGTTTGTCCATTAAATCTTTTTGATTAATAGAGCCTGTTTTTGGATCTTTCGAAGGTTTAATTGCTTTTTCTTTTAGCAGTTCATAGTAAGTCTGGGTAACTTTAGCACCAATTTCTTTTTCACTGAAATAGTAAATAGCTTTAGAAATATAGTTAGTTAAAAATTGTCTTGCTTCACTATCATTCTTCTCTGATTTAGTTACTCCTTTTTTATCGGCGGCTTGTTTATTCCAAATAGCAACTCTACCAAATTCTTTTTTGGCAACTTGTCTATTTTTTTCATAGTCAACTTTATCCTTCCACTTATAGTGTTGGTACACATGTGTTAATTCGTGTGGAACTCTTGAGTAAGCTAAATCTCTAACTTCGATTGGATTTTTAAAACTGTCTAATTTAATTTCAAGTTTTAAACCTATAGTAGCTTGTATAATTCTACCATCATCATCAAAGTGTGTTCTTTCTTTTTTGTATGTAGCCTTGGCACTACCTCTTACTTCATCAAAAACTATAGTTAATTTATGTAAAGGGAATTCTGCGGGTGGATTTTCAATGTCAATAACTATGGGTACGTTAATAACTTTTTCTTCTAATGCTTTTATACAAGCATTGAATCTATCTTCTGGTTTTTTGAATCTTTTATTTGCATATTGATCCCTGATAGTGATTATTTCCTTCTTTACACGAAATAATTCTTTTTTAACTAATTCAACGAAAAAGTCCATACCAGGTACTACACCTCTATTTTCATTGATTGAATTATGTTCATCAAAAGACATTATATTTGACATGTTCTATATATTATATTCCAAATTATTTTTTAAACTTATATTTAGCAATATACCAAATATATTTCAGTTTATCTATTGAATAATGTTTTTAATGTATTAACTTTATCGCTCTTTTTTTGAATAGACACCTTAAAATTACAATTATAAGGCATAAACATTGATTGGAAAGAAATGAATATATTATCTTTAATGAATATATTATACATCGTGATTGTTTGCTTTGGAAGTCCTTTAATTTTACGGGACATGGTAAACCCTTTAGCATCGGATTGTGATACTGTCCATTTTTGAATAGTACTTTTTTGTATGGGAAATGCTTTATCTGGAATTTCATCCATACATTCAAGTACTATAAAATCACCTTTAACTAATTGTTTAAAATTTTCGGAATATGATAAATATTTACTCATAGGACAAATATAACAAAATTAATTTACTTTACAAAATTTATATAATATTTTTAAATTACTTTTTTGGACTTATCATCATATGCATATTTTTACCTTCTAATTTAGGCAAACTATCAATTTTTCCAACTTCTTGAATATCGTTAGCTAAACTTAAAAGAAGATATTCACCCCTTTCTTTATGTTGTATTTCTCTACCTTTAAAAACAACAAGAGTTTTAACTTTGTGTCCTTTTTCCAAGAATTCAATTATTTTCTTCTTTTTTACTTCAACATCATTTTCATCTGTATTAGCAGTAAAACGAATTTCTTTAAGCTCTTTATTAATCAGCTTTTGTTTTTGAACATTTTCTTTTTCTCTTTTTTTCTGTTCATATAAAAATTTCTGATAATCTACTATTCTACAAACGGGAGGGTTTGCATTAGGTGATATTTCAACTAAATCTAAATGTAATTCTTGAGCTAATCTTAAAGCTTCTCTATTAGAATAAACTCCTTGTTCAATATTATCACCAACTAATCTTATTTCATGTGTAGTAATATATGAATTAATTCTGTGTTTATTTTCTTGTTGTTTTTTTCTGAAATCTTTTTTGAAATTTTGATTCATTAACGTTTGATTTTTTGTTGAACATAGTTATAAATATCACCTACTGTTAAAATTTTTTCGACTTCATCATCTTTAAAAATAACATTCATTCTTCTTTCAATTAACATTATTATTTCTATTAAGTCGAGTTCGTCTATATTTAATTCTTCATATAGTATTGAATTTTTATTTAATGTATCTAATTTATCTATATTTATTCTTAATACTTCCGAAATAGAAGTTTTCACTATCTTTTCAGAGCTTCTTTTATTTCTTAAAGATATTATATCCATCTAATTTAAACTTCTATTTTTTCCACCAGTGGCATTTCTAACATAATCATAGAAATCACCAACAGTTTTAAATTCTGAAAATAAATTATCGGGTATTTGAATATCAAATTCAGTTTCTATTCCAATTATAATTTCTAAAATATCTATTTCGTCAGCTTTATGAAATCCTTTTATAACAGTGTCAGCGTTAAAATCAATTTCATTAACACTTAAAACATCTGCAATTATTCGACTTATTCTCGCATTAAATCTTCGTTTACGTCTTATATTATTTATAATTTCATTTTGATCTGCCATTTAATGCGCTATAGTTTTTTATTGTGGGTATCACCACCAATAAACCATAACAATTTATTTGAACATGGTATATTTTACATTATATGCATTATTTAATATTTGTTTTAAGTATTAAAATACGAATATTCTTATTACCATATATTTAAGTATATTCCAATTTATGATCCATATTATTATAATTCCGAAAAAGTTATAAATTAGCAATATAAACCACAAAACATCCATATCTTTTTTGTTTGCCAATTTCTCTAATATAACAGAGATAGAAATAGGTATAACATAAGATAGGAAGAATATTATAGTGTAAACAATTTCTTCAATCATTTAATAAATCTTCTATAATGTTTTTCTTTTTTCCTTGTAGAACTTCGAATAATAAAAGTTTTAATTTATCACCAATTTCTTTACCTTTTAATCCTTTGTTCATTAAAATATCACCATTAATAGCTAAATCTGTAATTTTAGATGGAAATTCTTTATTTCTAAATTGTGTTATTTCAGTCTCCAATCCTTTTAAAATTGAAAAATTTAAAACATCGTTAGATTTAGTAATAAGTTCTACCATCAGAAATCTTTTTTCAATTTCTGATAAATCTGTTGTAAATTTATTTCTGAAAATATTCAAAGCTTTGATTCCTTTTATGGTATCAACATCACCATTCAATCTTTTTTCAAATATTGATTCGGGAGAATGAGAACCTTGAAATAATAAGAAGAAGAATTCTGAGCGTGTTATTTTTGAATCTAATTGAAAGTCAATAGGTTCTGAGCCTGTTATTTGTTTAAGAACTTTAGAGTCTTTTAAAAGTTTAAATCCTTTTTGAATGTCTCCTTTTGTGAAAATTTTATCAAGTTCGGTAGTAATTCTTTCTCCGCTTATTTCATCTAAAGATTGAACATTTTTTAAAATAAGATCAAATGTTTCATCTTCAATATCAAAATCAAAGCGAGAAGCAAATTGAATTACTCTGAGAATTCTTAATGGATCCTCTATAAAAGATTGATTAGATGTGGCTTTAATGAGTTTATTTTTAATATCAGAAATACCATTAAACGGATCAATCACTCTTCCATCTTTTAATGATATAGCAATAGAGTTTATCGTTATGTCACGGCGAATTAAATCCTCTTCGATTTCAAGAAATGGATTTGCGTCAATTTTAAAGCCTTTATGTCCAATATCAATCTTTTTTTCTGTTCTAGGTAAAGCAATGTCAATTGGTTCTTTAGTCCATCCTTTGGGAATAAATTTGATTACACTAAAAGATTTACCAACATCTTTTTTAACAAAACCATGAGGCAATAGTATTTTTTCAATAACATCTATTTCTAATAATCTTACTATTAAATCTATATCTTTAGACTCTTTATTCAAAAATGAATCTCTAACTATACCACCAACAAGAAAAATTTCACCACCTTTAGCTGTTAAAGCTTTAATTCCATCAATGTTATTTATGTCTTTTAAAATATTCATATACAAATTTACAGAATTATTTCGTTATTTCAAAAAATATACATATCTTTGTAGAAAAATATTTAAGAATGTCAAACGTAAAGAGTTGGGGTATATTTCTTGGTGGGTTAAACCACGCTGGAAAAACGGGGAAGGTTATTAAAACCATTCCTGATTTTTCTCCTGATGCTGATCCAGAAATGGTTAAATTTAACATTGCTTTAGTTAATGCTAAAAAATATGGACATTGTGTAATTACGAGGAAGAATAAAGATACAGGTTATTTATCAGATACATACAATGATTTAGAACCATTCTTAAATAATGATTATGTTGGTGTTCTTACAACTAAAAGTGGTGATATATTCATTTCTGAATTTAATAAAATATCATCAAGAGCATATGTTAAGGATGTTGAGTGTCAACCTCTTGAAAAAGTATCTTCTATAGAACCCATTGAGCATGATGTTAAAAAAGAGTATAAAGATTTTAATAGAGCATTAACAGCAGCAGCAACTTATCAAATCATTATTAAAGATAAAAATGGATATAATAGTGAAGGAAAAACTGGTTTTGATGTTCTAAAGAAAATTATTAAATATAAATACTTTGGATTTTTCTCAAAGAAGCCTAATTTACTGGAATATGTAAGATTTGGATATAGAAAACTTTCTGATGATTCGGAAGCACCTTTAATTTATGGTGGTAATGATTATTCAAATAGCGGAACAAGTATTGGTGAATTTCTAAAAATAGAAACAAAAATTATTTCAGAACCGAAAAATATTAAATCAAAAAATACATTTTCAAAAGCTTTAATGAGTATTGATGATAATGGTTTTGGTTATATTAAAAGAAAGAGCGATAGTAAAGCTTATGAATGTAATTTTAGAAGTAATACAATATTTACCAATAAGATATTTCCGACTAAAATGATTGATAGTTTCATGAGTAGTGAATATAATGCTATCGTGACGAAAGATACTATATACGAATATTGGAGAGTTGATATTCGTCCTATTGCACATAATATGGAAGTTAATGATGTTCTTACCGAAAAATTAAAACATCAAGGTGTTTGGGAAGGTGTGAAATTTGAAACTGAAGATTTCAATAAAGTTCTTGACGAATCCATTATTTTTGTTAGAGATAAGGATGGATTTAGAGGTGATAAACTAACTCAAGGACAAACAGAATTTATAGAAAAATTAATTAAAGAGGAATTTGAGTATTTTGCCGTAAGAAGTACTACTAATAAACTATATGAATTTATCTTAGTTGATAAAAGAGATAGAAAAACTGCTGAAGAAGAACCTGTAATTTACCGCAAATAAAGATATTTTATGACAATCGTAAGAACATATGGGCAGTTTCTTGGGAATCTTAATCATTCAGGAAGAATGGGAAAGATTATTAAGACTATGCCTGATTTTGAACCTGGTACTGATATTGAGATTTTTAAATTAAATCATGCAATATGTACTGCTAAAAAAATTGGAACATGTATAATCACACGATTAGATAAGAACGATAACTATAATATTGGTATAGGTGATACAACATTGCTATCTACATTTTTAAATAATGAATATATCGGTATTTTATCTAACATAGGAAATATACATGAATATCAAAATTTAGGTTCAAGAGAATATACTTATGGTAAAGATATTGATATGCTATCTTGTTTTGTTGATAATGTTGAAAATTATGATACTGATAAGAAAAATTACAATGATGCTATTAAAGCAGCACATAAATATCAAATAGTCATAAGAAATGACAGTAAGTATAAAAATGAATATAAAGGAACTGATGATGGTATGATAACATACGCACTCAATTCCGATTATTTAGGAATATTTACTAAAAGTGGAAATATTGCAGAATTTAGAAAGATAGGTATTAGAAAAATTTCGGAAAAAACTCCAACGCCAATTTTGTATAATAATGATGTAGTATCAGATGAATCTTTAACTATACACACAGTTATTATACCACCACCAATTCCTATTATACCACCTACAAAAAAAGAGACAGTTGAAAGTAGGCTTTATACAAAATTTAATGAATGTGTTAGAAGAACTAGTGATTTTAATTTAATTAAATATAAAGATGGTGAGTTTATAGATGTGTTTGGGTATATTGATAGTGTAAATTTATTAAGTAGTCTACTTGATGGTAATTATGTTGGATTTCGTTCTAAAAATAAATTAGTTGAATATTACAATCTTGGTACAAAAGATTTGATAGATGATATAGTTCAAAATCCAATTCTTATTAATATGGGATTTACTGAAGAGACAATTAGTTTTTTAAAATCTATTAATGATGCCGTAGAAAAACAGGGGTGGTTTATATATAGATGGAAGAATGGTTCATTCACTTCTAATTATTACGAAAACGGTACTAAAGCGCAAACAATATTAAATGGTGTTGATTATTTTGCTCACATTAGTGATTGTGGTAGAATTACAGAATTTGTAAAAATAGGAGAAAGGGAAATTGAAATGGATGGTATTCCATTACCTAATTTAAATATTAATAAAGAAATTACTCAGCTTGAAATTGATTTTAAAGAAATTATTAAAAGAAATTTATCAATTATAAAATATAAAAATGATATATTAACTGGTGATACTAATGTAATGTGGAATTATAGAATTAAAGGTTCAAAATATTTTGCATTCAGAGTTGGTAATACTCTTGTTGAATATTCTTTATTAGAAGTAAGAAGTATAACAAGTTCAATATTTCCTAATTCAAAATTGAGGAATTATAAAATGGAATTTGAATATGTATTTGCATTTCAAGATGTATTAAAAAATGCGTCTCATAAATTTCTTACAAGAACTAAATCTACAACATATATTGGTGGATGTCATATGAATATTAGTGATTTTGGAAAAGCTGATTATATTGGTATAATTGATAATGATAGAGAAAAAATTTATGAGTATATAAAAACAGGTGTAAGAGAAATTACGCCCGATATGGAACTACCAAAATTTATTTAATATGTCAGATACCCAAAAATATGGAAAGTTTTTAAGTAGGTTGAATCAAAGTGGTAAGATGGGTAGGATTTTAAAAGTTGAAAGAAAACTTTTAAAAACTGATATTATACCATTAAGAAAAGATGGTGTAGTTAAACCTGCTTCAAAAAGTGATATGACTCTACTGGATAGTGCAATGTCTGCTATAAAAAGTATCGTTTCTAATAGTTCTGAGAAAGAACAATTTAATAATATTATCACCGAGGCAATAAATAACGGATATAGTCTCATTAGTAAGAAGACTAAAACATCTGAATATTCATATGATATTAGGGGTACTATTATTGATACAATTTTAAATAATGAATATTCAGGTATTATAACACCTAATGGAGAAATTGTAGAAATTGTAAAAAAATATAATCGTCCAATTAAAGATAATTTAGAGCCACCTAAAGAGATATTTAACATTACACCTAAACTTGGTAAACATGAGAGGGAATCATATAATCATATGATAGATTTTGTAATATCTAAAAAAGAATATTTCTTTTCTAAAAAGAGCGGTATTGGTTATAGTTATGGATATTCTAAAAATTTATTGTATGAGTTGAGTAATTGTGATTATTTTGCTATCATCACAGTTAAAAGACATTTAATAGAATTTGTAAAGAAAGATAGTAGAAAAATTCAAACTAATATGTCACTACCATATTTTATGAGAGCTAAAGATTAGATAATAAATCGAATATATATGGAATGAAAAGAAAGAAAAGTTCTCAGTTAGAAATGAATCAACAGCTTTTAAATATTCTTAGAAAAATTAAAATTTTAGAGGCAAGAATATTGTTTTTGGAAGAAGATGGTATAAATTTGAAAAAGATTATTGAAAATCTACAAACAAATACCCAATAAATTTGTTTATTTAAAATATTTTAATTATTTTTGTATAAATTAAGTTAAAATCATGAGTAAAATATACACTATTCTAAAAAAACATATCAATAAACATTACGTACAATACGGTGATGTTATCAAAAATAAAGTTACTATACCGAAAGATGTAACTGAAAATATGAAAGCTATCGCAAGGGAAAACCCAGAAGAAATTAAAAAGCTTATTGATAGAGTTAAGAATCTCAATAATATTACCGAAAGAATGTGTATTATAACAATTGTTATTGACTATTCGGATGATAAAGATTTACATACTCTATGGAATGAATTTCTGAGAGAAGTTAAAAAAGAAACTACTCTTTTAGGACAAATAAGTTAATAATAAAAAAGAGAAGATTAATCTTCTCTTTTTTATTTTATCATTTTAATATTCTAATAGAATTCGTGAACCTAATGTTGATTTAAATGACATTATTAAAAGCTACTTTTTTGATATTCTACAACAATTTCAACATTACCTGCTGTTATATCAGCGATAGTAGGTACAACTATAATTTTTCTATTTGCTATAGTTGATTTACTATATGTGATAATACCTGGTGTTATTATATTATTTAAAGCTGATGTAGCTGTGTCAATCATTACATTTTGATTATCATCCGTTTCTGTACCAATTTGTAATCGTGCGCCTACACCATATGTTAAATTATTAAATTCTATCATAGCTCTAACTGGATAAACACCAGCAAGAGGTATATAACCCATTTCTATATTAGAACCAACTTGACCATTATTTATTGTACCATTTAAGCCATTTTTCAATAATCTCATTTTTATACTATTATCTGCTAACCAATGAATATTTTCAACCCTAAGAAGAGTGGTTACAGTTGTTATACCATTAAGTGATGCATTTAATGCATCTAATATTATTCTACCTATAAACCCGCTATTTGATATTGTACAATTAGTAATTGATGTACTTGGACCATTTAATGTACAATCAATTATACCTTGTGCTGTTCCTGATGGGCTGTTTATAGTATTTAAGCTGATAAATGAGCCTTTACCATTAAGTACACAATCATATATACCTGGGCTTGTACCACCAGATATAATATTACTAAGTATTGATGTTTGTCCACCAAACAATCTATTATTTCTAATTCTACCACTTGATACAGAAATAGTATTACTATCAATACTACTACCTTCGCCTGATAAAACATTACCCCAAATAATTGCATTACTAGCACTTAAAATATTATTAGATATTTTTGTATGTGCTGTACTAACATTACCAGAATTTAAAATATTATAAGCAATTAAAGCTAATGAACCACTTAATGTATTACCTGTAATACCACTTATAATATATGTTGCATCCGATTTAACATATAAACTATTTGTTGAAATTTTTGATTGTGAACCAGATAAAATATTATTTGTAATTGGACCTCTTATTTCATTTCTGATTATTTGTGTAAATGTTCCTAACATCAAGTTATTTCGCATAACTGCTTCTGAACCTGAACATGAATTAATACCAAAATATGATGAACTTGTTCCAACTACGTTTCTAATAAAAGAAAAATCATCCAATGAATTGGCTTCAAATAAACCATCACCAGCAATATAAACGTCTTTAATATATCCTTTCTTAACTCTTGTGTCAATAAATGCTCCATCACCCCATCTAAAATCTAAAATAGGAGAAGCACCTAATGTACTATTAGCATAAGCAATATAAGACTTAGAAGATTCAATTTTATTATTAAGAATAGGATCATAACATGACATAATTACATCACCAGTTAAATCATATTTAATTTCAAGTGGATATAAAACAGGATCAGAACCTCTTACAGTATTTTGTATATTACCAAGTGTTATTGTTGTTGCTGTACCAGATATTGTTTGTGCATTATTTGCCGATGCTGCTGTTTTTGATAGTAAAACAATAGTATCTAACATTGCTACCGCAGTATAACCTGCCGAACCATTAGAATTTATATTTGTTGCAACTAATGTTACTGTATTTATAAGACTAGTTGTATAGTTAACTGATGCTGTCATTTGATTTACACCTGCAACAGTAATTGTATCTACTGATCCAGATGCACCACCTGTCAATCTTATCCAACCAAATGATTTAAGATTTGTATTTCTTAACCAAATAGCATTATTTTCTAATTTATTTATAGCGTCTGCTACAACTAAGATTTTACCGCCATTAGTACTATCTGTAATAGCATATTTCTTATTGGGTATTAAAGCATTAGTAGTAATTAAAGTAGCTAGTGAAGTTTTTGTAATATTCTCTGGTGCTAATCTAAAATCAGAGACAATCCCTTCGCTTGGTTTAAGCATAATTGATTGTTGATATTGTAATTTATTATATCTTGCAACTTTAGCTGGACTTTGCCAATAAGTAAAATAATGATTTTTATTATCAAATAAATATTCATTAGGTATATCTTCTCCTGTAGGTGTAGTATAAATATTTGCTATAAATGTTTCGGTATCAATTCTTATTATATTACCAGGTGTAGTTGCTGCTAAACACCATAAATATTCACCGTCATAAACCATACCATAACAACTACCTTTAATTGTTGGAATAGTAAGATAATCGACAGTACTAAGTGATGTTTTACTTGCTCTTGCTATAGTTAATGTATCAACTGCATTAAAAATATATTCCATACCTAAATATACATAATCACCAACTATGGTTAAATCATCAGTATATGACTCACCAATTAAAGCTCCTTGATCAACCAAAGTAAAAGTTAATATATCAATTCTTAAAACGTATTGTTGTACTGCTACAGTTCTATAAGAAGTAGTAACAAATAATGAACCATGTCCATCATACTTAACAGCATGTCCACCAGCAACAATACCTGTATCAAGTTCAGATACAAATGCATAATTTGACAAGTCATACTTTCTAATTTTAAGTGTAACCCCTACTGTTTGTACACCAGAAATAACATACAAATAAGTTCCATCAGATGTGTTAGTTGGATAATACATTTTATAACCAATAGCTAAGTCAGATATAACTCTTGTATATGACATAGTTTCTGGATCAAGTTCAGTTACATTTAAATCATTACCTGTGCTATGATGTGCAATATAAATTTTCTTTTTACTTGGTACATATGTAAGCTGTTCACAACCATTATAAGTTGCATCGGGAAAAATAACTGTTGATTGTATTGTTATATCATTTAAATTAAATCTAATAACTCTACCAGGTTGACCTGATGCTTTTCTGCACCCAGCAAATAAATATTTACCTGCTATACAAGAACCATGTAAGTATTCATATCCAGATGCCAATGTTACAATTTGCTTATCTGATGTTGTTAAGGGAGTTCCTTCGTATTGTGTAGAAATTGTATAATCCGTAATTGGTGGTGTAACTAAATCTAATGGTATTTTAGAATCTATCATTTTACCATCAGAGCCAAAAACTGAAATATTATTAACAATAATATCTTCCGATTTTATTACTGCTTCTTCTTTTACTTTATGAGAACCTGTTGATGATTTAAATGTCATTTATTATATTTTATTTTTTATAATAGGCTTTGTAAAAAAGCTATTTTATTTTGTTCTTCTTCTGTTAAAACACACAGTGATGCTAAATACAACTCTTCATTTTGTGCTAATGATGAAATTGAATTAATATAATTATCACCATCAAATATATTGTGTTTGATAGTATAAATATTTAGTATAATATTATTTTGTTTAACTATAGCAGCAATATTAAATACGATAATTTTATTATACACATCATTTAATATATTTGTTATTTCCACTGAAATTGTTTTCATATATTATTTTTATTTTTTAAAATAATTCTAATCCGTTGTCTATAATAAAACCACTTCCTGAAATCAAATTAGTTACTGTGTATGTACCTGTGTTGGAATTTTCACTCCAATTATTTATTAATTTATAATCCACACCAGCTGTTTCATTAACAACCCAACCACGTGAATCATTTGTGAATTTATTATCATATATGTAAAGATGTTTATTAGTTCCACCACTACCACCAAATCCATTACCTATCCATAAACTACCATATGCTGATTTAAAAGTACATCTTTCAAATATTGCTTTATATTCGGCAGAAGAGTCGTAATAATCTAAAAATGCTATATTGTAATTCAAACTATTAGAATTTGTTCCTGCTTCAAAGATAGTATTTGTAGCTTTTATTATATAAGGATAATTTTTAGAATTATCAGTAGTTGACATTATTAAACCTTTAAAATAACAATTATCTAATGTTAATTGTATATTGCCTGACATATTACCAGCATTAACAGTAGTGGAAACATTATTATCATACGATTCAATTCTACTATTTTTAATATTTATTTTTTTAGTGTAAATATACGAACCATTACCATTAGTGGATGCATTATTTAATTCTCCAACAGTACCAATAAAAGGAAAATTACCTGCATAGAAATCAATACCATCAATATTTAAATTTAATCCTGCTGTATAAGGTGTAATCATAGCCCAAGGATTACTATCTGGTGTACTATTATTACTTCTCCTAAATGAACCTTTACCAAATATTTTACATGTTATGTTATCAACTGCACTAATAGTACCCATTAAAGCTGCATAACCTGTATAAGTTACTTCAGCATTCAAGAAATAATAATCTATATTATTTCCTAAAGGTAATCCAAATGCGCTGCCACCATTATGTGTTCCAGGCATTAAAAATATTAAATCACCTGATGATGATGCATTGAATGCTGTATTAAGGCTTTTATATGGTTTTAAAATAGAGCCTTTTTGACCATTGCTATCATTACCGTTTACTGAATCTACGAATGCTACTTTATTATATTTATTACCAAACAGTGATATATTAATACCCGAATCTACTAATTGTTCACCAGCAGTATCCATTATAGTTAGATTATTAGTTGTATATGATGATGGTTTAAGTGCGTAAGATGTTAAATCTATTACACCATTAACCCAGTTAGTACCATCAAATATTATGGTATCGCCAATATTTAATGTAGTTATTTCAACATCTGCTAATTCATATAAATAAAGATAACCACTTGAACTTGCTATAGAACTAACCTTCCCACCACCCATTATTCTCAATTGTGATAATGGATTAGTTAATGATTTAACTCTTAATTCTTTAGTGGATCTATTTACTTCGAAATCGGCAGATACTAATTCAAAATCATTACCTGAAATTTGTGTCCATAATTGAACAGAACCAATTTCTTTAAATCCTAATACGGTATAATTAATAATATCAAATTCATAAACACCCGAATTTAATACCCAATCGGATGTATTAATATCAACAATTTTTAGTGATGCATTTCCTGTACCACTAGCACCAGATGCAATTTGAAAAACATCGTTGTTTATATCATAAATAAAAATGTAATTAACACCAGCTTTAATATCATCTGCTTCTAAGTCTATTAAATTACCATCATCATTTTTCTTTATAGTTTTAGTACCTAAAGAATTTATATTAATTGTTGATATACCTGTATTTGTGTTTGCAACTTTAATTACATAAACTATATTAGGAGAATAAAATCTTAAATCGGAAGATAGAATATAATCATCTGCTACTGCTCCCGCAGAACTTTCATTTAATGTTAATACTGGATTATTTTTAGCACCAATATAACTCCAACATGTTATTCTAGGTCTTAAAGATGTACTATTTACACCTGTAGGAAATGCGGGAGAACCACCATTAAAGAATGTTAAAACACCACCTTCTGAATCTAAATACCAATCATTAGTACCCATTGGTATAACAGTAGTTCCGTTATTTAAAAATAATTGATAATTATATGAACCATTAGTACCATAATTAAATGGGATAATATCTTTTAATTCAGCATGTGTAAATGCGAACGTACCAGGAACCCAATCTAATAATAATGTTTTTATTACTCTTAATACTCCTTGTGATTGACCATGAGTACCTGATGCTAATGGATTAATATCTGGTATTAAAGCTGAATCAACCCAATAATCTTTACTTATAATACTTTTATTAGCATTTATACTTTCTTCAAAAAAAGCAAATGGTAATGAACCACTATCAGTTTTACCTGTAGCAACCTTTTTAAATAGAATGTCTGCAATTTGTTGTGATGTTAATGCCATTTACTATTTTACTTTTTTATTTTTATAATGGTAATTCGGTTATTGAAGCAAAGCTTATACCAGTAATACCATTTGCAATACCAATTCTCACGTATATATTTCCTGATACTGTACCACCAAATGTTACTCTTCTATTAGTTGTACCATTTAATGAACCTCCTATATCTAATGCACCAGAACCATTTGTATTAACATTAAATGAACCTGAGTTATATGCCAAATTACCATCTAACCAAGCTGTTGCTGTACCACATTTAACATACACTTTCATATTATCTAAAATTTTAGTTGTAAGTGCATCAAATGTAAATCCAGTTGGTGTATTAAATCCAAATCTTATAGCTGGTACATTACTATGTGATCCTAAATCAAATGTTACCCACCTGTATCCTGAACTAGAATTCATCCCTGATGAGTAATCTGGACCAACTTCTGGCCAGTTTGTTGTAAAATTATCTGTATTTGATGGAAATCTAAATAGCCCATTTATTAATAATAATTCTTCTGTGTATCCAATATCTGTTTTAATATTCTTTGTTGAATCAAATGTATTACCATATCCTGATGTTGGATATAAACTAGTATCGGATGTTTTTCTAATTGTTTCATTACTCACTGTATCGATTCTCATTTTTTTACCAGATTGAGTTGTAGCAATAGCTCCTGTTGTTTGTACAAAGTTTCCTGTTGTTATAGTTTGATATTTAGAATTATATCCATTATTAGTAAGTACAATATCTTCTGTATATTTATTAATTAAAGTTGCAACATTTATGTTAGCATTATAATTACTACTATATGTTTTAATTCCTGTTTCTAAAGCATCTACAGATGTTGTCCACGTTGAATTGACATTAACAATTTTAGAATTATAAAATGTTTTAATTGCATTGTGTAATACAAACTGTGAATTGATAATATCACCAGTACTTAATGATGGTACACCACTAATATGTCTTGGTTGAGGTGATGTAGCAGTAGTGCTAATTAATAAATTTGTAATACTTGGTGTTGATGGATCATCAATAAAGAATGTTAAACTTGAAGTTCCTGTAATAGAATGTGTCATTGAAACATTATGTTGCTCAGTTGGATAATATGTTAAAGGATTTAAAATTTGAACTCTTGATAAGAAAGCTTTCCAAAATCCTTGTTTACCTACTACACCAAAATGATAATCAAAATCATCAGTTACAGTTAAACTATGAGTTGTGTCTATGTCTATACTAGATTGACCAGCTTCGCTCGCTGTTGTAAATGTAATACCAGGTGTTGTGAAAGTTGTATTGCTACCACCTTGATCAACAATTAAAACTGAATTTAAAACTCCTGCATCAGCATTATATACACCATTATTTGTTGATGCTGGTGTATTTGTATAAGGTGTAATTTCTATTATAGGTGTTGTATCATCTGTAATATAAGTTCTCGCTGTACCTGTTTTACTTTGAATTATAGATATAGGACTTGTGGTATATATTGGTGATACAGTTAGAGACTTAGTACTTAAATTACCTGGTTTTGAAGGTGCTAATAAACCTAAAATTTCATCTAAAGTAGAAATTGTGGTTGTATATGTATCACCATCATTAATGAAAATATTTGATGTATAATCATTATTTTCTGAAATACCATTAACCCAGTTAGTACCATTATATAATAATACATCTTTTGTTTGTAGATTAGTTAATTCAACATCACCTAATGTTGCAAGTAGTGGATATGAATTGACCCAATTTGTACCATTGTAAATTATTGTCTGACCTACTTGTGAGTTTGTTAAATGAATATCTGTTAATGATGCAAGAGAAATTGGTACTACTACTTGTATGGTATCTAAATTAGTATAAAATGTCAAAACTGTACCCGATGTGCCATTTAGCTCTGCGCTAACATCATAAATAGTTCTATCAACTAATAAATTATATTTATCACGAAAAGCCGTAATACCAAGATTACTACCAATCATTTTTAAATAATCTAAAGGGTTCATTAAATCTATACCTATTTTATTTATATATTAAAAAACAGTAAGTGATTTTTAGAAAGAGCGGTATATTTTGTAGTTACTTGTCGGAAATTGAAAAATTGTATTATCAAATCCAGTTTTTCTTAATCTGAAATGTGTTGAATCGTTTTCATTATTTGTAGCATTAATGTCAGTGCCTTTGCTGATAATTATCCAATCAGTTGCATAATAACCATTTATTATAGCAAAATCAGAAATAGTTACACTATCACCAGGATACCAAAATACATTTTCATTTATTCTAACTATAATATCGGTATTTATATCTGTAGGATAATAGAAATATTCTATAGTATAGTTGAAATCATTCAATTCACAAAATTGAATCACACGAATAGGAAATTTCATCATTTCCACACCATAATTTCTATAATCATAACAAGGATTTGTTATATCGGCAATATACCAATGATATTTAAGTTGTGAATAATCTCCAATCCAAGTCCATGTGCTACCATTAGTACCAAATTCGTTTGTTGTCCAAACGGATGTATCAATTAGATGAATTTCATCACCCATACAGAATGGTCCACCATCACCAGAACAAATACCAACCGTTGGATCATTGGGATCAATATTTCTTTTAACAATATATTTTGTTATTATACCATCTCCTGCCAATTTAACCTGCCCAAAAATATTACCACCACCATCAAACAAAGATGGTGTATTAGAAAGTTCGTAATCTTTATATTCTATTCCATCAAAACACCAAACAATTTGTTCATATCCTTTATATTTAACTTTACATAAATTTGATACTAATGCTTTATCTTTTGTGTGATTTAAATAAATTAAAATTTTGAATGGATCATTATTAGCAAATGTATTACCTAATTCTATTACGAATCTTAAATCATAAACATTTAAAGCAATGCTTATTTCATTAGTTATTAAATCTTTATTTACATATGCAACACTTGGATTACTTAATTGATTAAATAAATTAATATCTTCTGCTTTTTGTAATACCAAGTTAAAATTAGTATTTGAAAGAGTACCAAGCCCTATATATTTTAAATAAGCTTTAAGCCAATCTTGTTTTAATTGTGATGACCAATCGGATGATAATAAACTTTCAATTGTTAAATCACCACTTAAAAAGTCAACACTTTCTGATGTATACCAATTTAAACCTATTTTAGCAATATCACCAGGTCCACAAATAGAACCTGTTGGAATACTAGGTAAAGTTGTAGTTGTAATATCTCTAAGAGAAACATTGGTAATAATCATTTCAGTCCCACTTGCTATAATTCCAATTCTATTATTACCAGAAGCACCAAAAGAAAAGTCATATGTAAATGTTCCAATTGATGGTGTACTAACAGTTGTTAATAATTGTTGTGTTGAAAAAAAATCTCCTTTTTCAATTATAAAAGATGCTGTATTAACATTTAAAATATCAAATGAAAGTCTATATGTTTTAGCACCATTAACTGTAATAAATCCACTAATAAATTTACCATTATGTATACCTAATAAGTCATATTGACCATTTAAACCAGTAATAAGAGTATTAAATTGTGAATACCAAAATAATGAAGGATTGCTTAAATCATTATTACTAAATAATTCAGTTCCGAGAAGTACCCCAAAAGAAGTAGAAGCTTCATAGCTCCCTGAATAAGTACCAGTAGAAGTAAATGGGAAATACTTTATCATTAAATGAATATATTTTACTTATATATTCTATTTTATAATATGAAATACGGTATTTTTTATAGTATAAAGTAAAATTGCAATTAGATAGGATAAAGCATAGCTCATAATAGGTACTTTCATATCCATACCAGCCATTTCATTTAATAGTCCCATTGTTGGTAACATCAAAAGTGTAAATGCTATTATAGATAACAAATTTCTAACAGAATTAGTTATAAGATTATCTTTTTTATAATTACCAATAAAAATAAAAACACAGCATATGAATAACAAAAAAATGTCTCTAAAAGAAATAACTATTTCAAATTTAGTCATGAAGATAGTTAGTGGTGGTATTAAAGCACTAATGCCACCACTAAAAGTCAATACAATAAAAAATTCTTGCTTTAACTCTTTTAAAACTCTTTTAGCATATTCCATAGTTAGTTATACATCAAATTCAAAGAAATGAAGTAATTTATCTGAAAATTCTAGAGGGATTTCAACATCATCTAAATCCTCCCAAATTAAAGGTGTAAATGAAATGCTATGCTTAGTATTTAATATTTCGTTAAATTCGGATACGAAATCTTGTATATTTTCATTGGATACAAAATAGTTACCATCGACATCGACAACACCATATTTATCTTTTATAAGATTTTTTCTTGTTTCTTCTGCTATAGATGCGAAATCTTTTAATTTTAATTTCAAAAGAGAAATTTTTAAAGCAGTTTTTCCTTTAAATTTAAGATTTAAATTTTTTATTGAATTTGGTATTTCTGTACCACCTTCTAAAATTTCATAAGCTCCTATTATTTTGCTTAATTCCAATTCTATTACCATATTAAATATACTTTTTTATTTATATGAATAATATTAAAAAAGTTGAATTATATTTATAAAAAAAATGAGTTTAAAATTGCTATCTTCTTTGAAGATTACATTATCTTATACGTCTAGCACTTATAGTACCAGAGAATTGAGGATTAAGTAATGTGAATGTTGATTGTGTATTCAAATAATATGAAGTAGTTGATGAGATACTAACACGTATACGCATTGAACCACAAGTTTCAATGGATGTTCCTAGTAATGCTGCTTGTGGTATATAAGAAATAGTTTTACCTTCTATAGCACCTGTTGCGCTTGCTGTTGCTGTTGCTATATTAAATATAGCATTAGCACCCGCTGTTATTGTCGCTGTATTTGAATTAAATGTACCAAAACCATAGATATCCCAATCACCAGCAGTTAAAGATATTGATGTGATATTTTGATACGTTGCAGTTGTGGTATAATTAGTAAATGTACTTATTGTACTTTCTATCACTTCACCAACATTACCAGCCGATGCACTAGAAGCATCAGCAAATCCTTTCGATGTAATCGTACCAGAGAATAAGCTCGGTGCTGTACCCGCATGATATTGAGCATATGCAGTACCACCACCAGTTGGAGCTGCACCTGAAATATTAGAGTAATAACCAACAAACCTACCAGAAACATTAGTTAAAGCAGCAGGTATTGCCGAAAACATTGATATTTGAGTACTTCCAGAAGTTTGATTTATAGTATTGTTTGCAACAAATGATGCAGCATCAGCAGTCGATGAGCCTACTGTTATTGTTCCACTAGATAGAAATGCATAACTGAATCCTGACGCATTTTGAAATGCATAAGTAGAAGCAATTGCACCATTTGGAATAGTAATTTGAGCAGCCACTAAACTAAACGCTTGAATAGATACGCCATTTGTATAACTAAAACTGGCATTAGAAAAGTTAAATCTATTTGAACCAACTGGTATAGAAGTAGTACCAAACCCACTACCTACAAATAATTGATTTGTTGTACCAGAATTTGTTAAAGCATTTTTATATGTAATACCATCAAAATCTAAAATTTGTATTGTTGGTGATTGAATAATCCCAGTAGTACCTGCTACTGTTATATTCCCTGTAAATTTATGTGTACCTGTACCTTTTGTAAAATAGCTTATACTTACATTAGTATCACCAGATGCGGAATGTGCGCCTATTGATATATCATTAGTAGCAGAACTATTATTAATTCCAAAGTAATTAGTTGCACTACCTACTGTAGTGGGTATTCTAGCCACAAAAACACCGTTAGAATCTGCTATACCTGTACCAGAACCTAATTGTATTTTGTGATTAAAGAAAGTAGATGCTGCACCATTATGATATCCAGAATAAGTTGTACCACCACCTGTACTAAACGAAGCGACATTTGAATAATAACCTACATATTTTAAAGCTGCTTCTATCCTTGTGAAAGAAGGTGAAGCATTAAAACTATAAATATCACCTAAAGCACCTGATGGTTGATTGATAGTATTTATGGCTGAAAACGATGCTGATGTTCCTGTTGCACCACTCGTACCAGTAAGTGTTGCACTGGTTCTTATACCATAAGAGTTTGTTGAACCAGCCGCCGCGAAATTTTTAGAAATATCTATTAAACTGGATGGAACTAAAATTGTGGCAAATGAAGATCCAAAATTAATAGCATTTACACTTGGTGAATCAAAAAGAGTACGTACAGTACCACCTGTATCAGCCATCAACAAATTACCTGCTATGTATGTCGTAGAATACCCAATACCAATGTTTAATCTATTAGTTGTTGTAGAAGATAGAGCAGTTTTATATGTAACACCATCAAAATCTAAAACTCTATGTATTGGAGCATCTAAAGTAGCACCACTTGAACTACCACCAATAACTGTATTACCAGCCAAGTAATTTGGTGCAGTACCATCAATGTATAAATTATAACCTGTATTACCACTAGTACTATTATTAACACTAGATCTTAAACCAATTACTTGAGTTGAAAGTGGTGATGATATAGTTGGGTTAATGTATATACCATATACTGGTTGATTAATACCAGTTGATGTTTGACTAATAGTATGATTGATATATAAAGATGCTTGTATACCAACACCAGTTCCAGATTGTGTGAAAGTTCCACTTATTTGTGCTATTTGATGACTATTTGTAGTGGCAGTAATGTTTCCATTTTTTACAAGATAAATACCATTGCTTGGATTTGCATTAGCGAATGTTTGTAATAGAACGTTAAAATTACCAGAAGATTGTATGGTTAATTGACCACCAGTATTTGCAATAACATTATTACCACCAGTAAAATTTAAAGTAGAAGTAGGTGTTGTTAAAGTAGTAAATCCGTTACCTAATCTTAATGTATTTAGTGCTGATGAATCTAATGCTGTTCTATAAGTAACTCCATCAAAATCTAAAACTCTATGTATAGGTGCATCTAAAGTAGCACCACTTGAACTACCACCGATAACTGTATTACCAGCAAAATAATTTGGTGCTGTACCATCAACATAAATATTATAGGTGATTGCGCCACTCGTATCGGTATTAATTCTACTTCTTAACCCATATAATGTAGAACCATTTGTAAGACTATTTGTAATACCAGGATTAATTTCTACCATAGTCATTACTTGGTTTGCGGTACTGCTAAGAGTTAAAACTGGTGATACACTTACAGCCTTTAAAGTTCCCACACCAGATGTACCTATCACATAAGAAGGGTTCACAGTTAATATGTTTCTAATAGCTGTAGCACTTGTTAAATTACCATCAGTAGTTATTATAACTCCTTGTGAATTGTTATTACCACCTAAAACACCCAAACTAAGGGTGGATCCAACTGTTCTATTAGATATAAAAGTATTTCCACCTGTAAGTTGAATTAATGTTACTGGTGATGTTAGTGTTGTGAAACCATTTCCTAATCTTAATGTATTAGCTGCTGATAGATCTAATGCTGTTTTATAAGTGGTGTCTAATAAATTATAAATAGTAAAATTTGAAGATGTACCATATAAAGCACCCCCAATCCCCACACCACCAGCAACAATTAGCGCACCAGAAGAACTAGAAGTAGAAGCAGTTGTATTGCTAATACTCAAAGCACCAATACCAGTATCACCAGCTTTATTTACTGGTGTATAACCTAATGCTAGTTGATAACCAGCAGTTGAATGATTACCCCAGCTATATGCTGTAGCACCATTAATAACATTTGAATTTGCATTTACT